TCCAGTGTAAACGCCACGACCTCGCGGCACACGGGGCAGACGACGATCGGGATCTCGCCGCCCTCCCCGTCGCCCACCTCGTCGTGCTCGACGTCCGTGTGCAGCGGCCCGACCTCGCACCCGCACGCCAGCCGGGTCGGGACGTGCTCGTAGAAGTACGCCGGCTCCGGGGAGAGGCTGTAGACGTACTGGATCTCGTTGACGACCAGCGTCATGTCCCCGATCTGGTGCGTCCGCGGGCGGCCGGCGATCGGGTACGCGGTGCGGCCGGCGTGCGGGTTCGCCCTGACGGTGCTCCGGTCGGCTGGGACGAGCTGTGGCTGCATAGGGACCTCAGTGGGGCCATCGCGTTGTCCCCCAGCACCCAGGCGAGCGACTGTTGGATCGCCTGGAGCTGGGCGTGACGTTCGAGCTGCTGCTTGGCGTCAGGCGACAGGAGCCGCAGGCCCCGGAGCCGCAGGCCCCGGAGCCGCAGGCTGCTCTGCGCCACCGCCAGGTTCGCCCGCCGGTACTCCCGCAGGATCGCCAGTCTGGTCTTCATGCTTGTCCCTCGGCTTCATGTACAGGGCGGTCGGGTGCGTGGCGAACGGCACGGACACGGCGCGGGGCAGGTTGGTGACCGGCACCGGGATGCCCATGCCGTCGTTGCGGATCGTCGGGCACATGAACTGCAGGCCGCCCGCCTTGCGGATCTCCTCGTGCAGCTCGCCGAGCAGGGCTCCGAACCGCTTGCGGAGCACGAGCAGGTGCCCGCCTTCGAGCCCGGCCTCCAAGTCGGCGCGCGGGTCGATGAACGACGTCGGCGTCCACGACCGGAACGTCAGCGGGCGGCCGCCGAACACGAAGTAGATGAACGGCTCGGCCGTGAACGGGAGGAACTCCTTGTCGCCGGCCGTCTGGGCGACGTGCTGCATCTTGGCGTGGACCTCGGCGACCACGGCCCCGCACATCTCGCCGACCTGGTCGACGAAGGCTCGGGGGCTCGACCACTCGCCGACGTCGGCGTTGATCCGCGGGGTCAGCGTCCGGCCCGGCTTCTTGACGCCCTTGGTCACGAGGTGAACGCCGGCGAAGAACTCGATCATCCACATGGCTGTTGCTCCTTCTCAAAACTGGTTTTTGGATCGGCCGCCAACACCATGAACGCGCTGCGGGTCACCCGTCCCTCCTCCCGGAGGAGTTCGAGGGCACAGCAGGCGTTGGCGTACCGGTAGAGGAAGACGTCGAAGTCCTGCATCCCGCCGGCGACAAGCTCGGCGTGGATCAGCTCCGCGTCACGTCGGATCTCGATCAGGGTTCCGGTGCACATGCGACGGCCTCCGGCGGTAGAGGGGGCGAGCGGAACGGGACGCCGAAGGAGTGGCCGTAGGGAACGTAGCCCCACTTGCCGCAGCCCAGGCACTCGAAGACCGTGCGCTGGGCCTCGGCGTCCTCCCGCACGATCTTCATGACGCCGCTCCCCGCCCTCGGGGTCGTGCAGTTCGAGTGCCAGTGGCACCGCGGGGCCTTCTCGATCGTGATCTCGACGAACTCGACCTCGTCTGCCATGGCGTCACTTGCCCTTCGGCTTGATGGTGAGGGTGACCTCGCGGCCGACCTGGTACGGGGCCGCCTTGCCGTGCGGGACGCGGAACTTCAGCTCCCCGTCGTTGTGCCACTCGCCCAGCACGACGCCGACCTCCACGGTGCCCGGCGTGGGCTCCTTGTTCGGGCCGCCGTTGGTGTAGCTGATGATCTGGACGGACTTCACGGTGCCGGTGATCGTCATTTCTTCTTACCCTTCTTGGCGGGCTTGGGTTTGTAGTTCGCCACGACCTCGGCCAGCCCGTTGTCCCAGTTGTCGCAGCAGATCTTGAGGTTCTTCCGGTGCTTGTTCTCCAGCTCCTCGCGGTCGGCGTACAGGTCGGCGTCCTTGATCCCCTCGATCGAGTCCTGGATCAGCTGGTCCAGCACCGAGGGCTCCAGCGCGTCCAGCTCCCAGCTCTCGTCGCCGTGCTCCTCCTGGTACTTCTTGTACCGGGCGTCGGTCGTCTTCGCCGGGTTGGGCGGGGGATTGTACTGCTCCACCTGCTCCATGGTCAGGGCGATGCGGCGGACCTCGATCATCTTGCCTTCGAGGAAGCGGCCGGCGGGGATGCCGAACAGGTCCTCGGCCCGGGCGCAGACCATGTCGACCTTCACCTTGCCCTTGTCGTCGCGGAACGTCAGCCCCGAGTCCTTGATGTCCTCCATCGTCTCGTGCAGGAGGTCGGTGTGGATGAACGTGTTCAGCCGGTCCTCGATGTCCCGGCTCATGTCGATGCCCGAGGGGTCGTGGTCGCCCAGGTGGAGAATTACGACCCGCTGGCGGTTCTTGATGTGCTTCTTCAGGCGGTTGGCCGACTCCCACAGGCTCGACAGGCTGCTGTACCCGCGGCACGAGAAGATCGGCACGTCGTGGGCGTGGGCGGCCTGCTTGGCGATGCCCTCGACGGCGTCCTTCTCGACCCAGACCTCGATCCGGTTCCGCTGGGTCAGCCACTTGTCGACGCGGAAGCTGTTGTGGCAGGCCGAGAGGATCGCGGCCGGCGTCTCCCAGTGCGGGACCTCGTCGACCTCGCGGGTGCGGTCCTCGATCGCCTCCCAGTCCATGAACCCGCCCATCCGCGCGTCGCTGACGACGTCCCCGAGCCACTTGTAGTTCGGCTCGGCGTTGATCGTCCCGTTCGGGTCGCGGACCCACTTGTCCGTGCCCGGGATCTTGGACCACTTGCGGCTGGCGGGGAAGAGGTCGCCGGCGACGAACCGGTAGTAGAGCTGCCGCAGGGTGAGCATGTACCCCTGCGACTGGTAGGACTCGATCAGCACGTTCGCCTTCTCGATGGCGTCGAGCTTGTCGGCGTCGCGGATCGTGATCTTCTGGTAGCGGATCTTCGGCATAGGAGACCTCTCACCCTTTCGGGGGATAGGTTACTCCGGTGCCTCAGGGAAAACAACCCGCCGCCCGAGCCCTGCCGGCGTGGTCGACGAGGTCGGCGACGCCCCACGGCTGGCCGGCGTTCGCCACGAGCCGGCCGGCGTCCACGTCGGCCTGCGTCAGCTCGGCGTGGAGGCGGTCGGAGTCCTGGGCGGAGAGGCCCGGGTCGTTCGCCTCGGCCCGCACCTCGTCGCTGGTCGGGATGGCCGTCGCCGGGTCGACCCAGAGCGGCACGGTGTTCACGCCCACGGCCCACACGCGGCGGATCAGGTCGACCTCCTCCTGCCCGTACCCCCGCAGCTGCTCGTTGTGCCCGCCCATCTGGCGGAAGAGGGCCGACGTGATCGCCACCCGCCCCTTGTGCCCGCCCGCGCCGTAGCCGGCGTACAGGACGGCGGCGTGCCGGAAGTCGTGGCGGCGGAGCTTGTACAGGTAGCGGGGGTCCAGGCGGTTGTCGGCGTCGACGTTGACCAGCACCGAGCCCCGCCCGAGCAGGTGGCAGACGTTCTTGGCGTGCGATCGGAGGAAGCGGTCGGCGCTGGCCGTGTAAAGGCGGAGGCGGCCGGCGGCCAGCTCGCGGGGGAACGCGGCCGTGACCCACTCGGCCGTGCCGCTGCGGTCGGCGTACACGACGAGCACCAGCTCCTCGCCGGGGCCGAGCAGGGACAGGTTGACCGGCAGCGTGGCCTTCAGGTCGTCGAGGCGGTTGCCGCACGTCGTGCAGTACGAGATCCGCACGGGGCGGGTCAGCAGGGCGAGCCCCCGGTGCGTGTCCCACGCCCGCACGCCCCAGCCCCTGGCGGCGTACCCGGCGACCAGGGCGCGCTCGCGGTCGCGGCGGGCGTCGTGCACGAGCACCAGCGGCGAGGCGGCGGCGCAGACGGCGGCGGCGTTGAACCGGTTGTACGGCGGGGCCTCGGGGATGCCGGGCGGGCCGTCGACGAGGGCGAGGTCGAACGCCCGCCCCTCGATCTCCGGCAGCGACAGCCGCTCGGCGTTGGCGTACCCGTGCAGCTTGGCCCCCGCCGGCAGCTCGGCCCGCAGCTTCGCCAGCCACGCCGGGTCGTGCTCGTACGAGGTCACGTCGAGCCCGAGGTCGAGGAAGGCGGCCGTGCTCGCCCCGGGGCCGAACTCCAGCACCGTCCTGGCCCCGTGCGTCGTCGCCACCTCCCGCATGGCCGCCACGTCCTGGGCATCGACCGACCAGCCCTTGTGCGAGTGCCTGGGGGCCGGCTTGACCTCGCGGAGCCGGTCGGTCGGCACCCGCCACCCGTTCCGCTCCAGCGCCTCGCAGATGTCCTTGCTCTCCCGCCACCACGGCACGTCCAGGTCGCGGTACCGCTCCCACCGGTCCCGCAGGCGGTCCCCGAGCGTCGCCGTCCACTTGAAGTGGTGGACGCGTAGGTCGACGCCCCGCAGCCGCTGCTCGACGCCGGGGCAGCCGTGGCAGCCGCCGATCATCGTCATGCCCGGCACGGCCTTGAACAGGACGAGCTTGCGGTGGTTCACCCGGGGGCACAGGCGGCGGGTCACGTCCCCGCCGAGCGGGAACTGCCAGTCGAGCGGGACGCCCGGCAGCACGGCGGGCATCTCGCCGCCGGCGGCCACGCGGTCGACCCAGTAGCCGTGCACGCAGTTCGCCCCCGAGGCATCGGCGGCCCCGGCGAGGGCGGGGAACGACGCGTGCCCGGCCGGCAGCTCGACCAGCTCGTCCACGTCCGCCTTGGCCCACCAGCCGCCCTCGGGCACGAGCCGCCGGCGGTGGGCCTCCAGCCGCACGTCGGTGGCGGTGCGGACGTCGTACGGCACGTCCTCCCACGCCAGCACCTGGAACTCGGCCGGGCGGGAGGCGAGGACGGCCTCGACCTTCTCGCGGAGGCCGGGCGGGGCGGTGTTCAGGTTGACGATCGCGACGACCCGGCAGCCCCGGGCGGCGTAGTGGTCGACGAAGTGCGGGAGGAGGTCAGCATCCCGGTAGACGTAGGTGAACATGAGCACGGGGCGTCTCTCCTCGGATCGTCTTCGTGGGGTGCCGCATGCCGCAGCTGACCTTCGGGTCGAGCCGCGACTCCATCCAGTGGTTGAACCGCATCTGCGGGTCGTATTGGACGGGCACAATACCGTGGCGGAGGGCGAACGTCCCGACGCGGGCCTCGCAGTAGTCAAGCTCGTCGCCGTGGTGGCAGAACCGCTCCATCGTGCGGCGGTCGAACAGCAGGCCGTTGAACGGGTGGCAGACCGCGTAGCTCGCCGGGTCGGTCCACCCGCGGTGGAAGCTCGGGCACCGGTGCCAGTGGTTCCACACCGGGACGTCCTTGCGGGTGAAGAACCGGCTGCAGCCCAGCTCCGCGTGCCAGGCGGCGGCGAGGGCGACGGACAGGTCCCCGGTGACCTCGGTGTCGTACTCCAGCCACAGGTAGCGGTCCGCCCGCAGGTCGAGCTGGCGGACGGCCCCGACGAGCAGCTTGTCGGGGCTCGCCCACTCCCAGTCGGGCTCCCTGGTGCGGAACGGCGGGTGCCGCACCGTCCGCACCTCGGCCGGCAGGTTGCGGCCCGCCCACGCCACGGGCACGCACCGCAGGCCCGGGTTGTGCCGCGTCAGCAGCGCCCAGTGGTGGCGGGCCAGGTCGTCCCACGCGTGGGTGCCGAACAGCACGATCGTCTCGTCGGCCACGGCTCAGCCTCGCTTCACGAACCGGGCGACCGCGTGCTGGCTGGCCAGCCCGTTGCGGACGGCCACGGCGCGCACCATGGTGTTCTTGTGCACGACGAACGGCTCGACGTACGGGTAGCCCTCGTTCACGCCGGGGTCCGCCCCGTTGAGCGTGTACCAGATCTCGCAGGCCGGGATCTCGCACCGCAGCTCGACCGTGACCGGGTGGGTGAACGGCCCGCCGTTCGGGACGATCTCCGGGGGCATCGGGGCCGAGCCGTCGTCCGGCGGGGGCGGCGGGCTGGCCGGCTGCGCGTCCACGGCCGGCGGCGTCGGCTCGGGCTTCCGCTCCTCGGCCTTGGGCTCGGGCTCGACGGCGGGCGGCAGGACCAGCGGCTGGCCGTCCTCCCGCAGGCGGTACGACCCGAACTCGACCGGCGGCGGGTTCCGCAGGTCCCCGTCGTTCTCGAACCGCAGCGTGTTCCGCCCCACGGCCGCGGCGGTCACGCCGAACGTGGCCGAGCGGGCCTGCGGGGAGAGCTGGAGCAGGCGGGGCGTGACCTGGAGGCCGTCGCTCGGCTTGACCCACACCCGCACCGGGCGGTCGAGGTCCTGGTCGGTGGCGAGGAACACGCCGAACAGGGCCTGGTCGCCGACGCGGAGGCCGAGGTCGGGGGTGAGCGGCGGGGTGTACGTCTCGAAGGTGGTGGCTTGCACGGTGGATGAGTCCTTTCAAAAACCGGCTTTTGGATCGGGTGCGAGGCGACACGGACGCACGCAGGGCTTTCACCGTACGTTCGCGCGGGCGGGGGTCGAAGGGCGAAGGGTCCGCCCGGGGCGGGGTGATAACCCTCGCCCCGCCACGCCACGTCCGTGCCGGGTGCCCCTGCTGGCTGGGGCTTCCTCCCGGGGAGGGCACCTGCGACGGCGGGCGGTTTCCCGCCACCCGCCGCCGCTAAGGCCCCGCCGCCATGGTCTCGGGCGTCCCGTTAGTCGCCCTGCCCAGCCGGCGGAGAGGCCTCGTGCCTCGCACACTTACATTCGGTGCTGGAGGGGCAGCACGACTTGCCAGCCCTCCGCACGCAGTTCGGTCTCGGTCGCCAGCCGCAGCGGGTCGTCGACCACGCCGATCTGGTGACGCCTGTACAGCACGTCCGCGGGGGTCACGCCGAGGGCCTGGCAGGCCGTCGCCACCATCGTGACCTCGCACATGAACCACCAGAGACACGGGCCTCGGTCCTCCATGACCGCCTCCACGTTCGGTGGACCCCGCACGCTACAGCTCGATCACATCATGTTCCCCGTCTCCCGCGGCGGTAGAACGCCCGCCTCGCCCGCCTGCTGCAGCTGTTCGAGCTGCTGGCGGAACTGCGGGTCCTGCATCTTCACCTCCAGCAGCTGCTTCACGGCCGGGTCCTGGCTCGTGAACGCGTCCGGGGGCAGGCCGTTGCCCTGCAGCAGGCTGACGACCTCGGACTGCAGGGCGGACTCGAAGCCCTGGTCGCCCTGCTGTTGCTTGGGGGCGGCGGCGGTCGGGTTGGCGTCGCCGCCCCCGCCGCCGGCCGCCGGTTGTTCCTTGCCGATGCCCAGCTTGTCCCCGAACAGCCCGGCGGCCATCCCGAGCCCGCCGACGACGGCCAGCCCGGCCCCGAGGCCCTTGCCGCCCAGCAGGGCCGACACGCCGCCGGCGACCACGCCGATCCCGCCCAGCATGACCAGGACCTTCTGCACGCCGCTCATCTTCGAGCCGTCCATGCCGAAGAGCCCGAGCATCTTGTTGGCGACGCCGTCGAGCACGCCCATGATCCCCGCCGCAGCGCCGCCCCCGCCGCTCAGGAGCCCGAGCAGCCCGCCGCCGGCCCCGCCGAGCAGGCCCTCGACGGGCGTGCCCCGCACGAGCTGGGCGAGCCACTGCGTCTTCTGCTCGGGCGTGACGCTCTTGACCGCGTGGTCGATCAGGGCCGAGGGGTTCTCCCGGAACTGGCTGACCGTGTCCATCAGCCCCGCCGCCTGCTGGGGGTTGATCGGGACGCCGTAGTTCTGCATCCCGACGCCCAGCTTCTCCGTGCGGAGGGCGTTGGCGGCCAGCTCGGGGTTGAACTGGCCGGTCTGCGGGTCGATGCTCGCCTCGTACAGGTCGGGGCGGAGCTGCTTGAGCTTCGCGTACCCGTCGTTCGCCCCGTGGAAGATCGCGTTCTCGGCGTCCGTGATCTGGGCGAACCGCTGGCGGGCCGCGTCGCCGATCCCGGCCTGGCGGAACGCCTTGTCCGTCTCCTGCGTGGCCCGGGTCGTGATCTCCCGCCCGACGACGTCCCGGGCGAGCTGCACGCCGCCCACGCCGGTCGCGGCCATCCCGCCGGCCATCAGGGCCTTGGGGCCGAGCGTCCCGCCCACCGTGCCGGGGGCGAACATGTTGCCGGTCCGCTGGCGGAGGCCCGGGGCGTTCGTCCCGAGGCCCGCCATGGCACCGAAGTACCGCAGGCCCGCGTCGCCCTCGGCACCGGCCATCCCGCGGACCATGTCGCCGCCGAACCCGACCGAGTGCCCGACCGCCATCCGCTGGCCCGCTCCGGTGTACCCGGCCGCCGTCGCACCGGCCGCCGTCGCGAGCCGGCGGGGGTCGGCGTACCCGACGTTGTTCCGGTCCCAGTTGGGGTCGAAGTAGGCGGACGCGCCGGAGCCCACGGCACCGGGCGTGCGGGCGGCCATGTTCAGGGCGGTCTGGCCCCGCATGCCCGTGGTGGCCGCCTGTGCCGCCTGCTGGGCCGCAGGGGCGACGGCAGGGGCCGCGGGGGCCGCCGGCGGGGGCGTGACGGGCTTGGGGCCGCCCGCGGGCAGGGAGAACGTGCCGCCGGGCGTCGGGGGACGCACGGCGTTGGCAGCGCCGGCCGCCTCGTCGGCGAGCCCGCCCAGGTTGAGCTTCATCGCACCGCCGGCCGCACCGGCCACGGGCTGGGCGACGGCGGGGGCGGCCTTGGCGGCGGCGGCCGTCAGGGCCTGCGTGGCCTTGGGGGCGACCTTCTGGGCGACCGGGCCGGCGACGCGGGCCACGTCGTCCGCCACGGCACCGCCGCCGGCCGCCTGCTTGGCCAGCCAGCGGAGGTCCAGGGCCTGCTTGTCGTCCTCCTCTTCGTCGGGGCCGCGGAACATGCCCTTGAGCGACTCCCACAGCCCCTTGTCGGTCAGCGTGGTGCGGGGGTAGCTCGCGTCGATCGCGGCGTCGATGGTCGGCTGGCTGATGTCCAGGTCGAACTGCGGGAGGTTGACCAGCCCGGCGGCCTTCACCGGGGCGGCGGGCCGGCGGCGGATCGTCTGGCGGGGGCGGGGGCGGCGGCGGGGCGGGGTGAGCACCTCGCCGAGGCGGCGGACGTCGTCGGGGGCGACGATCGGGTCGGGCTCGATCGCGGGGGCACGGCGGCGGCGGGGCTCGTCGGCGGTCGTGGCGGCGCTGACGGCGGCCATGCCGAAGCCCGGACCCTTGGCCTGCTTGGTCAGGCTGACGGCGGCTTCCCTGGCGAGCGTGCTGAAGTCGAGGGTCATGCGTGGGCGTCCTTGCCTAGCGTCCCGTGCCGTCCGTGGCACCCGTTCATCGTACCCGGTCAGCGGCCGACCTCAAAGTCGCTCCACCGCTTTGCGTGCTCGGGCTTGGTGGTGGGGCGGCTCCAGACCTTCTGGCGGGCGTACCAGACGCCGGGCATCCGCAGCTCCATGCCCGCCTCGTTGCACGAGATCAGGACGACCGGCTGCCCCGGGTACTTCCGCTGCAGCCTGGCGATCGCCCCGTCCTCGCCGTCCGCCCTGATCGAGGGGCCGACGTCGGGGATCAGCCACCACTGGCCCTTGTGCGTGACCGTGTCCCCGTGGCAGACGAGGACGATCGGGGCCTCGGTCAGGTGGTAGCGGAACTCGTCGGCCCACATCTGCTCGCCGCCGCTGATGTCCCCGTTCAGGGTCACCCACTGCGTGTGCTTCGACCAGACGGGCGGGCCGGGCCTGGTCGTGGGCTGCGTGCTCGCGGCGTACGACGGCCGGGGGGCCTGCGGCTTCGGGACCGGCAGCGTGACCTCAAGCCGGATCGGCTCGGGGTCGTGCATCCTCGCCTCCTGCCGGGCGATGCACCCGGTCAGGAGGGCGAGGATGAACGCTGCAACGCTAAGGGCTGTTCGCCTACGCACGGTGGACCTCCTTGTCCGAGCCCCGGGCGGCGAGCGATCCCAAAACCGGTTTTGAGATCAGGCCGCCTTCACGTCGTTGTCGCTGTCCCCGCTGCGGATCGAGTCCGTGGCGGGCTGGTACTGGCGGACGGTCTTCTCCGCCTTCATCTTCCGCAGCCGCTGGGCCAGGCCCGGCGTGACGGCCGCCTTCTTCACGAACGCGCGGAGGGCGGCACGCTTGACGAGCCGGTCGACGGCCGACCCCTTCTTCAGGGCCGGGCCGACCACCTCGCGGGACAGGCCGATGCCCGTCCCGATCCCGCCGCCGAGCAGGGCTCCCTTGCCGACCGTGGCCAGGGCACCGTTGCCCTTCCGCTTCTTCTCCTCGTCGCCCTTCATCAGGTGGGCGATCCCGGCCACGCCGCCGCCCAGCGCCGCCCCGACCCCGGCCCGGCCGGCGACGCCCGGGAGGGCGGCCTTCCAGTCCGTGTTCTTGACGTTGTCGAGGAAGCCGGCGGCCTTGCGGTAGTCCCGCTCGTCCGGGCGGCCGTCGTTGACGTGCCCGTCGTTGTCGCCGTCACGCTCGCTCCACCCCCGGCGCTTCTCGGCGGCCCGGGCTCGCTGCTCGCTCTCGATCGCGTCGCGGCGGGCGGTGCCGACCACCTTGCCGCCGACCATGCCGCCGATCGCCCCGGCCGGGCCGAGGAGCGGGGACAGCGTGTTGCCGATGTACGAGCCGTACCCGGCCGGCAGGACCTTCGCCCGGTCGTACTCGTGCTCCAGGAGCTTGTCGCTCCCCTTGCCGAGCTGCGATTCGAGGGCCTTCCAGCTCTTGCGGTTCGCCTGGGCCTCGTGCCACAGGTTGACGCCCGGGATGCCGTAGGCGAGGCGGTACAGGTCCCGCACCGTCCCGCGGCCCTGGCGGCCGAGCCACGAGTCGCTGACCTTGCCCTTGCCCTTCTCGCTCGACACGGTGTTGAAGTCGATCGCGTGGCCCAGCTCGTGCTCGGTCACGCCCCGCTCGTCCCAGTAGTTCGTGGCGACGTCGGTCTCGGGGTTGTAGTGCGGCGCACGCAGCAGGTTGCCCTGCAGGGCGGCCAGCGGGGTCGAGATCAGTCCCAGCGCCTTGCCGAGCGGCCCGGTGCGGGGGTTCTGGAAGTTCCGCCCGCCGATCTGCTGCGTCCACGGGAGGTCCTGCCCGGGCTCCTCCCGCTTCCACAGGAGGTCGTCGACCAGGTCCGACCCGCCGAGGCGGAGCTTCGTGCCCGAGAGGGCGTCCGGCTCGGCCGCCTCCAGCAGCCCGGCCGACTCCTCGTGCTTCTGCCGCCGCTGCGGCGTGCCCTGCGGGTTCACGTACGACCGCAGGGACATGATCGGCCCGGCCAGCCCGAGCGTGTTGCCGACGTGCCCGACCGTGTTCGCCAGGGCGCGGCTCGGCAGCCCGCCGTCCTCGACGGTCAGGGCCACCTTCTCGGCCTCCTCGTCCTCCCGCAGGTCGTTCTCCGTCTGCAGGAGCCCGGCCGTGGCGGGGAACGGCTTCTTGGCGGCGACCGCGGCGGCCGCCTTGGCCGTGCCCGGGAGCGTCGCCGGCTGTTCCGCCTCGGCCTTGCGGCGGCGGAGGTATTCGACGAGGGCACCGCCGGCCCCGCCGAGCAACGCCCCGCCGCCGACGCTGTTGACCGCCCCGGGGAAGGCGGTGGAGTCCGTGCCCATCGCCGCCAGCCGCGAGGGGGCGGTCGGGTTCGCAGCCACGTACGCCCCGCCGCCGAGCAGGCCGCCGAGGGCGGCCCCGACACCGGCCAACGCGCCGTACCCGGCCGCCTTCGGCATGGCCGGGGCGGCACCCGTCACCATCGGCGGGAGCTTGGTCGCGGCGGCGGGGCGGCCGGCGGGGGCCGGTGCCGGGGCCTGCGTCGCCCCCTGGTAGATGCCCTGCCGCTTGGCCTCGTTGGCGAGGTTGGCCGCCTGCTTGGTCCCCGGGGCGGGCTTCACGCCCCGCTTGGACAGGATCTTCTTCACGAGCTGGGCGAGCTTGTCGCCCGGCTTGCTGTCCTGCCCGAACGTCGTCTCGCCCTGGCGGGCCTTGGCGAGCTTCGTGGTGCTGCTCGACGGGATGCGGCGGTCGCCGCCCTTGGCCCCGTGCTTCAGGTACTTCGCGCTGTTCTCCCACGCGGCCGGGCCGCGGTCGTAGTCGTCGTTGCGGTGGGCGAACCCGACGTTCGTGCTCTCGCCGCTCGCCGAGGTGCGGTCCTTCACGCCGTTGTCCTGCCACGCCTGCTTGCCGAACACGAACGTGCGGAGGGCCGCCTCGGCCGCGTCGTCCTGCACGGTCGAGCCCTGCTTCGGGATGCCCTTGAGCACCTGGCTCGCCGGCTTCCCGTTAATCATCCCCGAGCCGGGGGCGACCGGGGCCGGACGGGTGGCGGGCGGACGCACGGGCACGGGCTTGGCGGCCGGCGGGGCGGTCGGCAGCGGCTGAGCCCGCCCCGCACCGGGCTGAACCGGCACGGGACGCGGCTGGACGGGCGGCCGGGATGCCCCGGGGAGGCTACCAGACGGCCCAGGAGCGATTTTCGGGGCCTGGGGTGTGCCCTGAGGGGGTCGAACGCCCTGCGGGGCTCCTGCGGGCTGCGTGGCGGGGGCCGCCGGACGCGTCGCGGGCGGCTTGGCGGCCACGGGCGGGAGGGCGGGCTTCTGCTTCACGGCGGGCTGCTGCTCGGCGTCCATCGCGGCGAGGTCGCCCTCGACGTCGAACAGGTCGCCCGGCGCGGCGGTCTTCGCGAAGCGTTCGAGCCCCCAGTGGTCGGAGGCCTGCACGATGTTCTGGAACTTCATGTCGTCACCTGCGGAGTCGGGAGCGTTCGCTTCCTGAAAGAGTTCCCCCATGGACTGCTGCACGCCGGCGTCCTGCTGCATCGTGCCCGGGGGCATCTGGGCCGGTGCCTGACCGGGGACGGGCGGCATGCCCGGTGCCGGTGCCGGTGCCGCCATCCCGCCCGCCGCCGGGGCAGGGGCCGGAGCCTGGGCCATCCCGCCCGCCTGTCCGCCCATGGCGGGGTCCGGCTGCGCTGGGGGCGTCCCTCCAACGGGTGCCGGAGCCGCCGCTGCCGGTGCTGCGGGCGGTGCGGAGATGGCCGTGCTCATCGGCCCCATGCCCGGGTCGGCGGGGAGGGCCTGGGCGGGGGGCGGCACGGCGCTGGCGCGCTTGTTCGTTAGTGGCAGGGCTCGAAGGGCGGCCCATGTGGACGGATTGCCGTGGAAATCCGCCGCCGCCGTCGAGGCAGCAGCAGTTACGGCAGCCGCCGCCGTCTTCTGGCCCTTGGGGAGGCCGTCCACCCCGGTTTGGGCCTGGGCAACGGTGCTCCCCGTGCTCTGGCTCTGGCCTAGCTGGGCCTGATACTGCTCGTAGGCCGTCTTCACCGGGTCGACGCTGCTGGGCTGCTGCAGACCGGGCTCGTTACGGCGCGCCTCGAAACCGGCGATCTTGGCCTGGGCGTTCTGCTGGTGGGCCTGCTGTGCCATCTGCCCGACCACGTCTGCGGTGGCGGGCTGGCTCTGGGGTGCCTGGGGGTGTGCGGCCGGGTTGGGCGGTGCCTTCATGCCTCGCCCCATGCCACCGAACAGGCTGCGGGGGAACGCCATGCTGCCGCTCATGCTCGGGGCCATGCCCATGCCGGGGCTACCCATCGGTCCGCCCATCTGCTGTCCGGGGATCATGCTCATCTGTCTGGTCTCCTCTGTGCTGGTGATGCTACTGGTCTAACGGGGTCTGAAAACCGCCGAGGGTCGTTTGCGGGGACGGTCGCCCCTAGCAGTCGACGCTGTCCTCGTTCCGCTGGCGGAAGTACGCCCGGCACCCGTCGCGGAGGCCGGGGCTGCGGTCGGTCAGCTGGTACAGGCCCTGGCTGTCACGCTTCAGGTCCAGCTCGGGGTCGAAGCCGTGGTCGTGGAAGATCCGCCACCGGTCCTTGTAGCCCCGCTGGGCCTTCTTCCCGTGCCAGTAGTGCAGGAGCAGGCCGGGCACGTACCCGACGTCGCCCTGGATGTACTTGTCGGCCCGGTCCTTCCACTGCTTGATCCACCGGACGTAGTTCGGGTGCATCCACGAGGCGAGGCCGACCTCTCCCTTCCCCGTGAGCGCCGCCCCCATGATGTAGTCCGCGGCCCCGAGGATGCTGTAGTCGATCAGCCCGCCCAGGTGGTCCCACGCCTCACGCCGCGCGGCCCAGGCGAAGCCCGGGTGCCAGTAGTACGTGCCGCCCTGCTCGCCGTACCCGTCACAGCTGCGGTCCATCTTCCCGCCGTTGGCCAGGCTCTTGCCCAGGTCCGTGTTGGCCATCGGCACGCCGTTGACGTGGCAGTAGCCCCAGCTCGCGGGCTTCAGCGTCTCCTTCCCCGTCTTGTAGAACCACTCGCACGGGGCGAAGTCCGGCTTCAGGTCGAGCGTGTGCGACCACGGCTGCACGAGCATGTGGTGCTGGAGGGCCTGGATCGTCTCCGTGGCCCAGGCCGGGTTGGCGAAGCTGATGTCCGCGTCGAACCAGCCGACGTACTCCCAGTCCGGGTGGATCTGCGACAGGTGCTGCACGCCGATGTTGAGGGCGTTCTCCTTGTGCCAGATCTCGGACCAGGTGCGGAGCTGGACGTGGTTCACGTTGTCACGCTCGGTGACGCAGAACGGGCGGTCGCCCAGCTGCACCTCGACCGTGATGAGCGTGACGCCGGCGTCCCGCATCCGCTTCTCGAACTCGAAGTACAGCTTGTAGCGGCTGGCGTACCTCACCGGGTTCGAGATCGCGGTGACGACGTACAGCTTGTTCGCGTCCATGCGGGCGTTGTGTTGCATGCGAATACCCTCTTCCTTGAGGAGATCCAAAAACCGGTTTTGAGATCGCGGTCACCTCAGGCGGCGGGCGGGATTACCAGGCCCCGCCCGCCGGTCCTAAGGTAAAGCCGTCTCGGACAGATCACGACGAGGTGGTTAGAAGCCTGCGAAGCCCTGGGTGGGGCTGCCGTTGAAGCTCATCGGGCTCGTGGTCGGGACGTTCTGGGCGGGCGGCGAGCCCATGCCGCTGCCGGCGCTGGCCATCCCGCCCGGGGCAGCGCCCATGCCGCCGAGGGCGGCCCCCATGCCCATCATGTCCCCGCCCGCCCCGCCGGCGTCGGCACCGGCCGGCATCGGGGCGGCCCCGCCCATGCCCATGCCGTTCGCCCGCTTCTGGAGGGCGGAGGCGGCCTTGACGATGACGGAGAAGATCCGCTCCCGGGCCTGCTTGGTCCGGGTGGGGAAGGCGTTGAAGATCGCCCAGTGGAGGTCGTGGGAGCGGAGCACGTCCGCGGCCACCTTCGAGAACGCGGGCTCCTCGACGGCGAGCACGGTGGCGGCGTCGGCGGCGAACTTGGCGGCGGCCTTCTTGTCCGGCAGGCCCTTGTGCTTCGTCTTGGCGAAGTGCCCGACGCTGTCGGGGCTCATCTTCTTGGCGGCGGAGGCGACGGCGGGGTTCTTGGTCCCCTTCCCGCCCTTCTGCGCGGCGTGGACCATACCGAAGAACCGCTGCTGGCTCTTACTCTTGGCGGGCATCTGTCACTCCTTTGACTTCGGGGGCGTTGTCATCCTTGACAGAACCCATCATCGCCGCCCGCACGTTTAGCGTCAACGAAGACGAGCCGCCCCGACCGGGACGGCCCGCTTCCTCACATCGCACGGAGGCGTGCAACTCGTTTCGGGGGCTCAACCCTCGTCGAACCCGCCCGGCGTCTCCTGCTTCAGGTGCTGGCCGGTGATCTTGGCCTTCACGTTGTCCGGGATCTCGCCCGGGAAGAGCTGCTCGACGAACGAGATCAGCATGTTGGCCTTGTGCCGGTCCTCGTCGGTGAGGCGGATCGCGGTCGGGTCGGCGACGTCCACGACGCCCTCGCCGCTGTGCCCCGCGGCCGTGGGTGCCTTGGCGATCAGCTGCCTGACCAGGCCCACGATCTTCGGCGAGACGAAGCCCTGCATCTTGGGGGCGTGCTTGTCGTGCAGCACGTCGAGGCCGGCGAGGCTGATCTGGGTGGCGATGTCCGGCGTGCGGGTGATGACCAGGTGCACGACGTGGGCGTCGTCGAGCGGCTCGCTGCTGACGTCCTTGTGGGCCAGCATGTTGATCGGCACGACCGTGCCGTCGACGAACTGGATCGCCACCATCATGTTCACGCTGTGGACCTGGTGCCTGCGGGGGCGGTCCTTGAGCGTCAGGAACGGCCACAGGGCGATGATGTGGTTCGGCCCGTAGCCCTTGAACGGCAGCTCCAGCATGAACCGGGCGGAGTCGGGCGTGATCTTCACCGGCTCCAGCGCCGCCTGCAGGGTCTCGTACGTGTACTTCGCCACCTGCGTCGGCAGCCAGTTCATGAACGGCTTGGGGTCGACGCTCGGCCGCATCTGGTCGGGCACGTTGTGCTCGGCGCAGAAGTTGTCGAAGAACAGGCCGCCGATCGCCTTCAGGTGCTCGTCGCGGATGTCGGGCCGAGGGATCTTGCCCATCTGCTTCGACTCGACGGGCTCGGGCTTCTGCTCGGGCTCGGAGGCGTGGTTGCTACCGCCCATGGTGGGCTCCTTCTCTTCTTTACGGGTCAGGGGAACGTGCCGCGTGCGGACCTTACCGCAGCGGCTGGGCACAGAAGATCGCGTTGTCGCCCACGGGGTAGGGCTCGAACTTCTTCGTGGTGTTCACGGCCGCCTTGCGGACGACCGCGTCGTAGTGGTGCTTCAGCTTGAACAGGACGTCGCCGTCCTCGGGCTTGGAGTCCTGGGCGAACTTCACGACGCCGAAGTACCGCTTCAGCAGCCGTTCGAGGACCGGGCGGTTGTAATGGAAGTACGCGTCGGTCGGGGCCGAGTGGCACTTCTGCCGGCCGACGAAGTTCGCCGACAGCAGCAGGACGCCGTCGTTGGCGAGCTTGGCCGCCGCCTGCTCCAGGAAGAACTCCCGGTGCTTGAGCATCTCGAAGACCTCGAAGGCGGCGATCAGGTCGGCCGGCTCCGCCGTCTCCTTGTGGTCCTCCCAGTGGTTCTCCAGGTGGAACTCGGCCCACGCCAGCCGCGGATCGGCGTAGTCGCCCCGGGCCATGTTCAGGGCGGCGGGCTGCAGGTCCACGCCGACGACCCGCTTGACCTCGGGGATTTCCAGCAGGATGCGGGAGCCGTACCCGCCGCCGCACCCGAGGTCGTGGACGCGGGCCGTGTTCATCAGCCGGCCGACGTCGAACGCCCACCAGTAGCGGAACAGGTGACGCACGCCCTCGGCGTCGTTGGCCGTGATCGTCTCCTCCAGCTGGAGGCCGTGCTCGGGCGTCTTGAAGTATCCGTGGTTCTTCATAGTTTCAGCCGCTCCATCACGCCGATCAGCTGCCGGACGGCCTCGATCCTCGACCGTGCGGCGGCGATCCAGCCCTGCTTGCTCTCCCACGCCTCGACCGGCTTGCCGGCCTTGAGCAGCTCCAGCATCTGCATGGGCCGCTCGTCGACGAACAGCTTCGAGAACCAGTCCTTGTGATCCTCGGGCGTGCCGTACTTGCGGCGAGCGAACGCCTCGAACTTCTCCAGCGTGCAGGCGTCGACGCGGATGAGGTCCCCGCCGCCGTACATGCTGGCGAAGTAGACCACGTCGGTGTCGGTGGAGTCGACCATGGCGTCAGATCGGGTGGGAGCCGAACCCCTTGCCTTCCATCACGTCGACCGCCCCGCTGGGCTGCATCTGCCCGCTGTTGGCGTTCTCGCCCTGCACGTTGATCGTGACCCGGGTGTTGTCGGCGAAGATGAGCCCGAGCCCGTCGTCGGCGTACCACGGGGCCGTGACGCGGTGCTCGTTGAGGTAGTCCTCGCAGAAGCCGACGAACCCGTCGAGGCTGATCGCGGCCTGGTACGCCTTGCCCTCGGGCGTGTCCGGGTAGGCCGAGGCGTGCTTGGTCCCTTCCGGGGCCGGGGAGCGAGACGCGTCGGAGGCCTTGCGAAGCTCCAGCACACGCTCGCCGTACGCCCGACGCAGGTGCTGCATCAGGGTCGGGATGGGTTTGTTCGGAGGTGGCATGGGGGAGGAGTCTCTCCCCCGAACGGGTGGAAGTCAAGAGGCGAGGGCACACCGCTCGACGACCGCTTTGAGCATGTCGAAGTCGCACGGCTTCACGATGTAGTCGAGGTAGCCGAGGGCTCGGGCCGCCGCGATGCGCTCGGGGTCGGAGTAGGCGGAAATGACGACGGCACGGACCCGCCCCACGGTGGGGATCAGGTCCATGCCGTCGCCGTCCGGCAACCCGATGTCCGTGAGCACGAGGTCGTACTCGCACTCCCTGCACAGCGCCACGCCGGCCGAGAACGTCTGCGCCCACTCGACCTCGTGGCCGAGAGACTGGAGTAGGCGTTGGAACGCCCTACCGATGCACGGCGTATCCTCCACGAGCAGCAGTCGCATCTCGGTCCTCCATGACCATGACACGTCAGACGGCCCGGGATGTTAGGCGCGACCGGGAAACCCTACTTCGGGGCCTGTGCGTCTTCCACTCCCAGGTACGAGGCGAGACGGCTGTTGCCGCCCCCGCCGGCGGGGATACCGCCCTCCTTGGCCAGATCGGCGAGCAACGCGAACGGCAGGGCGAGCCCGCCGACCATGACGTACGCCTGCAGCCCCGGGTCGGCCCCGAGGTACACGCCCCGGTGCACGACGGTCCGCGTGCCCTCGGGCTTGTTCGTGGCGAGCGTACGGTTGAGCTGGGTGAACCCGGCGTCGAAGTACGCCGTGGTGAAGCGGTCGAGCACGTCCTGCGACCCGACGAACAGGCAGGCGGCCGTGTTGCCCGTGGTCAGGTCGACCTGGGCGAGCACGCTGCCGGCGATCTGGTCGCGGATGGCCGAGCTGATGTCGGCCGGGCTGTCGATCTGCTGGATGTCGCTCGTGCCCATCACGACGAGCCCGCTGTCGAGCAGCTGGGCGAACTCGCTCTTGTCGAACGTGATGAACTCGGAGTGGACGGCGGCGAGCTGGTTGAACAGGTGCAGGTAGGTGCTGGCCGTCTGGTTGGCCGTGGCGAACACCTTCGTGAACGACGGCTGGTAGACCTGTTCGACCCGGGCGTTGTCGATGACGATCAGCGGGCTGACCCCCATCTCCTGCAGGGCCTTGAACCCGTTCACGGCGTTGCGGCAGACCTGGAAGCCCTCGGCCCGGTTGGGCAGGCTGACGATCGCGCCGACGCGGGCGGGCTTGCCCTGGTCCTTGAGGTACTGGCGGGCGATCTTCACCAGCTCGGGGGCCGTGCCGCTGCCCGTGCCGCCGCCGAGGCTGGCCGAGATCATGGCGACGTCGACGTCCTGGCCCCACGCCTTGGTCAGGAGGTCGCGGACCTCCTCTTCCCGGCCCGAGAGCGAGCGGCGGGCCAGCTCGGTGTCCTTGGCCGACCCGCCCGTCTTCAGGTTCAGCTTGACGATGTCCTCGTTCAGCCCGTTGAAGTCGGAGTCGGTCGTGTTGAACACGCCCACCCGGCGGTAGCCCAGCTCGTAGAACGCGTTGGCGATCCGGCCGCCGCCCTGCCCGGCACCGAGGAAGGCGAAGCGGAACGCGACCTCGTGGTCGAACGCGTCCTCGATCTTCTGGGGCTTGGTGGCGGTCGAGCGGTTTGCGTTGGCGACCTGGGCGGCCACGTTCGCGATCCCGGGGCGGGGCCGCGGGGCCGAGACGGCCACGGCGGCGGGCTTGCGGGCGGCGGCGTCGGTGCTGGCGGCCATGCGTTGTTCTGCGTCGTTGGACATCGGTGCGAAGCTCCTTCTTCTAAAAACCGGTTTTGAAAACTATCCCACAAAAGGGTGACAATAGCGAGTCAGCGGACCGTCTGCACTTCCAGGGCCTCCTGCCAGAAGGACCGGAAGATCTCGTCGTGCGTCATCTCGGCCCGGCGGAAGCTGTACGTCTGCTTGCGGATCAGCTTGTGCGGGTCGCACAGCGTGTCGTCGCAGGCCGCCACCAGGGCGTCCGTGTCCCACTCGGCCGTCTCGGCCCCGCACATGCTCGTCGTGTGCCCGCAGTCGACCAGCAGGCCGTCGCGGCCCCGCAACAGGTCGTCGCAGATCACGCCGTCCATCGGGTTGACCCGCCACGCCACCGGGGCCACGCCCATCGCCCGGGCCTGGCTGACGAGCAGCCCGCTCCCGTGCCGCAGGCTCGCGTCCACCAGCCAGTCGGCCTGGTTGATCTCGGACATCAGCGTGTCGACTCCGACCCGCAGGCCGGCGGAGAGGCGGTCCTCGTTGTCGGCCATGAGCCGGCGGAGGGCGGCGTGCTCCCGGCGGTCGGGGGCGAGGTCGAGGGCGAGGGCGAGCCGGAGCGTGGGCATGTCGGCCAGCAGGCGGCCGGCGGCCGTCAGCACGTCGAGCCCGTGGTGCCGGCAGGTGTGCGAGTCGGCGACGAGGATCGCCTTGGGGCTGCCGTGGCGGAGGAAGCCGTGGCGGAGCGTGGGCTTGATGCCGCTGGGCCACTCGCACACCCGGAAGGCCCCCTGGTTGCCGAAGGCCGCCTCAAGGGCTCGCATCATCGGGCGGTTGGGGCACACGATCGTGTTGAACGCGGCGATCGTCGCGTGGTCGGCGGCGACGATCGAGTGCCAGGGCGGCACGAGGATGTCCTTGGCCCGGTGGTTGGCCGACTGGGCGAGGCGGAGGATCTTGTTGTCGAGGCCGAACCACACGCGGCAGTCCGTCTTCCTCGACCACTCGGGCACGCGGCCGCGGGTGGCGAGGCGGACGTTGTCGTCCCAGTACGGGTGGATGCGGTCCGTCTTGCAGGGGGCGAGCCAGCGGACGGTCCAGCCGCCGCGCATGGCCGCGAAGGCCAGGCGGACGGCCATCGCCGTCGCCTCGCCACGGTTGTAGGGTGCGAAGATGCCCAGACGCATGTGGTTCACCTCAGTGGGGGTAGAAGGTGAAGTAGGGGCTCTTGTACCTGGTGCCGGCGACGTGGTTGTACGGCAGCCCGACCTTGCGCGCGGCGTAGTTCACGCTGAGCTGGTCCCTCAGGCTGTCGGCCGTCATCTCGGCCCACCACAGTTCGTTGAACCGGTCGACCTCGGGCCGTTGGTGGTGGCGGCGGAGGAACACGCTGGTCTCGAACAGCCCGGCGTGCGGCTTCACGCCTTCCTTGCGGTAGCGGTCGAGCTGCCGGGCGATCACGGCCGGGTCGTCCTTGCGGAGCTGTACGCACGCCTTGCCCTCCTCGTACACGCAGTCCCGTTGGCAGTGCTTGAACGTGGCGATCGCCGCCGTCCTGGAGAGGTAGCGGTCGACGAGCGACCACGGCTCGACGTCGAGCTGGTGCGACCCGTCGAGCCAGAGGCTGTAGTGCGGGGCGTCGGCGGCCAGGGCCTGGTGGGCCATGACCTTGTGCCAGCGGGCGGTGCGGCGGGGCGAGTCCTCGTGCTCCCACGCCGGGAGGCGGAGTTCCCAGTCGGGGGCACCGGGCGGGTTGGGCGGGTCGGTGAAGTTGAAGCTGAAGCCGTCCGTGAAGCACACGTACTTCACCGGGCGGCCCATCGGGTCGCGGGCTACCGGCAGCGGCCGGAGCCGGTCTGGTCCTTTGCCGCCGATGATGGCGGTGTACACGACGAGCATCTCATCCTGCCTTCATCCTGTGCCAGTCCCCCTGCGCGTGTTGCTCGCCGCGGGTGACCGAGCGGTAGTGGAAGATGTACGAGCCGGTGCACGCCCCGGTGCGGCCGCCCGCCTTCTTGATCCTGTGGTTGAGCCAGTCCTCCTGCCCCGTCATCAGGGGCGTGGGGTTCCGCCGGCCGCTGGGCATGACGTCGATCGAGGGCGGGAACATGTGCAGCGGGGCGTCGTGGGCGTGGGCGAGCCACGTCGACTTCTTCGCCATCATGAAGAAGCCGTTGACGTCGCACGGGGCGACGTTGTTGCCGTACGCCTTCTGGACGATGCGGGGGACGTTGGCGAGCGAGGTCCGCGTGTCGGTGGTGCCCACGCCCCTCGCCCACCGCTTGATGTCCTGCACGCCCTTGGAGCTGGCACCCGGGGCGTTGGACAGCGGGCCGACGAGGTCCCACCCGTGTTCGAGGGCGTGGACCATCGGCCGCCACCAGCCGGCGGTGAAGATCACGTCGCTGTTCGTGGCGACGACGAAGTCCGCCGCCTCCGCGCACTGGTCGAAGGCGAAGTGGAACCCGACGTTCCACGCCTTGGTCAGCCCGCCGTTGTTCAAGTAGTTGATGATCCCGATCGAGCCGCCGCCCACGTCCTTGTACCACTGGTCGTGCCAGTCGGGGCTGCCGTCGTCGACGACCACGGCGGCCACCCGCTCCTTGTTCGAGTGCTCGAACATGGACTGGAGCGTCTTGCGTGCGTAATCGAACGCCCCGTAGGTCGGGACGATCACCAGGATGTTCGGGCAGTCGTCGTCTCGCATCGGTGCAGACGGCACACCGGCCAGCGGCGGACGCGGCGTGACCTCTTCCTTGAATTGGCCCTGGATCGGCGGGCAATCATACCCTCGGCCGAGCCCGTATCAAATCGAATTACGCCGGGGCTTGTCCCCCCGCCTGGGCGAGCACCTGAGCCCCGCCCTGCGTCTTGGCCTGGTTGCGGATCGTGTCGAGTCGCGACCGCACGATCGCGTGCATGACCTCGTTCTTCTGCTTGAGCAGCCGGAGCTGGCTGTCCTTGACGCCCTCGGGCTGGCCGAGGAGCTGCTGGGCGAGGCTGTCGGCCGCCGCCACCATCTCCTGCGGCTGCACGGGCGTGTTCGGCCCCATGTTCGCCAGCCACTGGTCCACGGGACCGCCGCCCGGCATCATGCCCGGGGCGGCGGCAGGGGCTCCCCCCTGAGCCCCGCCGCCTTGTCCCGGAGGTGCCCCGCCCGGCCCGCTCTGCTGCGGCCCGCCGCCCGGCCCCGGGCTGACGTTGCCCTTGGCCATCTGTGCGGCGAAGCCCGCCTGGTCCATCTCCTCCTGCATGCGGGCCTGCTGCTCGGCCTGGAAGCGTGCCTCCTCGGACATCCGCTTCTGCTGCTGCTTCCAGTCGAGGCCGACGCTCTTGAGGCCGTCCGTGCCCGACACCTGCTGGCCCATCATGAGCTGCAGCCGCATCATCTGCTTCTGGATGTCGTCGGCGATCGTCACGCGCTGCAGGGTCGGCTTGACGACCTCCCAGCTCATGATCTGGCCGACCTGGCGGGCCAGCCACCGCAGCCAGTTGTTCCCGTCGTGCACGAGCGGGTGCCACGTCGCCTCGAACAGGCGGAGGGCGACCGGGGCGGTCTGGAGCTGGAGCGTGCCCTTGTACAGCTCGACGGGCGTGCCGACGTCGTTCAGGAGCTGCTCGGTGCCGTTGGCGATCAGGTCGACCGGGGCGAGGTTCGAGGCGTCGCCGCCGAGCATCTGGTACTGCACCGGAAAGGGCAGCACGTTCCAGCTCGCCGGGTCACGCCGCCGCTTGCGGAGCATCGACTGCACCGACGAGCGGAAGTCGCCCATGTTGAACGCCATCATCGGGTCCATCGTCTGGGCACCGCCGCCAGCGCCGCCGGCCCCGGGCCGGGGTGCGGGCGTGATGAGGCGGAAGGGGATGACGTAGTCGAGGGCGATCGCTTCGTTGTAGCGACGCAGCACCTGCACGTAGTAGATCTGCCTGAAGTTCGACAGCGTGCGGGGGATGCCCCACCCGCGGTTGCGGATGCCGGCGAGCGTCGGCTCCTTCATGTGGTGGATGACGTCCGCGTTGAAGCGGAACATCTGGTTCTTCTTGATCGCGTCGAGGACCGGGACGCTCGCCCGCTCCAGGTGGTACAGGTTGCCCTTGCGGACCTGTTGCTTGTAGTCCTCGGGGATGCGCCAGAGGTAGGCGGTCTCGTTCGTGTAGTAGTCTTCGAGGATCTCGATCTCGTGCGGGTTCCAGTGCTTGATGCGGATCTTCCGCTCCTCGTCGTCCGGCTTGTCGTCGACCTTCCACGGCCCCCGGTACCCGCGGCCCACCTTGCACACGGGGCAGGTGGCCGTGAACTTCATCTCCTGCCAGGCGAAGTTGAAGACCTTGTTGTTGTAGACGACCTTGAGCGGGTAGGAGCTGCCGCACTTCGGGCACACCAGAAACCGCTTGAACGGCACGAGCACGCTCGTGAAGCCGTTGCCGTAGCACATCCGGTTGCGGTAGCAGCACTGCAGGTTCGTGAACACGTCGAGCGTGTCACGCATGAACTCTTCCCACTTGTCCTTCTCGTCGTCGCTGGCCTCGTCGTCGACGAACTCGATGTCCGTGAGGAAGTACGAGATGATCCGCTCAAGGGCCATCCGGTACGTCCCGTGGGACATGTAAATGTACTCGCACCACTGCAGCGCGTTCCGCATCGACTGCGGCATGCTGAGTGAGGCGACGTCGAGGAAGGGGTCGGGGAAGTTGTCGAGACCACCACTGCCCCGACCGATCCCGCGCATGATGCCAGCGCTCATCGTGTTCGTCCTTGAACGAGTGCGGTGACCGGCGAGTCCGTGCCGGTCCTACTCAGTCACTTGCGGGCGGCGTTGGCCACCGCGTCGGCCGCCCGGGTGGCGGCGTGGTCGGTCCGCGAGCTGTTGGCGTCGTTCGCGGCCTTCGTGCGGCAGCAGTTGGGCTTGGCACACCCGCTGGGCGAGCCGTAGAACCGGCCGCCGGGCGTGCCCTTGACGGGCGTGATCTCCTCGGGCGTCTCGTCCGTGATAGCGCCGTTCTTCTCGATCATGGTAGCGACCTCCGTGTCGGCTAAGGGTCAGGCTTCAGTTGTCAGTACGGACCCGGCGGCTCAGCCGTTCAGGTCCTCCTCGTCGGCGTCGCCCATCAGGGCGTGTTCGGGGGCGGCGTCCTCGGCGTTGACGAGGACGATCACGTCCATGCAGCCGAGGCTGAACTGCAGCCCGAACGACCGGACGGCGATCGGGTCGCCCGGCTTCCCGGCCTTCTTGGCGTCCGGGATCGCGACGGTGAACGCCTCGTCGGTCTGGGGCGGCACCCACTGCTCGCCGTCCTCGTAACGAGTATCGTACACCAGAACCACGCAGTCCGCACCTTGGATGATCTCGTGGTACCGCTTGCGGAGGATGCCGCCCGGCCCGAGGTCGAACACGGCGGTCTTCTTCGGCTTCTCCGCCTCGACGCCCGAGACGAACGACAGGGCCAGGGCGGAGAACAGCTCGCCCATGTCCGGGCCACGCTGCGCGGCCTCGGGGGCGTCCTCCTCGTAGAACTGCTCCTGCGGCCGCTGGCGGGGCACCGGGCGACGCTGCGGGGCCTGGGCGCGGCCCTGGCGGGGCGTGGGCGTCCCGGGGCGGTGGATCGCCGACGTGGGCGGGTGGCGGTGGGCCGGCTGCTGAGCCCGGCGAGGGGCCTGGGCCTGGGGCGGGAAGTCGACCTCCTGCTCGTCGAGGATCTCCTCGTCCTCGTCGACGAACGCCTCCGGCTGCTCGTCGTACGCCTCCTCCTCGGGCGGCAGCTCGGCCACGCGGCGGCGGGGCTGCGGGCGGGCGGGGGCGAGCTTCATGCCCTGCGACGCGGCCAGCTTGGTCAGCAGCTCCAGCGGGTCGACCTCGACCTCCTCGGCGACGGGCTGCGGGCGGGCGGCTGGCCGGCGGGCCGGCTGCTGCGGGGCGGGGCGTTGGGCGGGGCGGGCGCTTCCTTGCTTGGCCATGACTGGTGCTTCCTCTTCGTAGGGGAGTTTCTCTTCGTACTCGGGCTCGACGTCGAGCACCGGGGCTGTCGGTTGCGGGCGGGTGACCGCCCGGCGCTGGGGCTGCGGCGCGGGCTTGGCGTGCGCCGGTGCCCGCCGCTGCGGGGCGGGGCGGGCGACGGGCTCGTCCCGCACGGGCTCGACGCGGCGGCGGACGGGCCGGTTGGCCGAGGTGCCGAGGTCGTGACGCTGGCGGCCCTCGCTGTCGCCCCGCGGGGTGACGTACGAGTTGGGGGCGTACCGGTTCGACCGCATCTGGTTGACGGCCTGGTCGGCGGCACGCTTGACGGGGCCGGACGCCACCGAGTCGATCAGGTACTCGGGCGTCACGTCCTCCAGCGTCGCCTCGCTGATCGGCTTGCTGAGCATCGCGATCGCGGCGTACGTCTCCTGGTCCGTCTCGCGGCCGTAGCCGACGTTGTAGCCGACCTGTTCGAGCGCGTCCTGCGTCTCGGCGTTCTGGAGGTTGTCGAGGTCGAGCACGACGCCGCCGTCCGGGGCGTTGGGGTCGACGACGACGACGCCCGCGCGGTTGTGGTCGAAGCCGCGGGAGCTGCCGTCGTTGCGTGCCCGGGGGATCACGGCACCCATCAGGCCGCGGGGGCCGTGCCCGAGCTTGTTCGCCTGGTCGCCGTCCGAGCTGGTCGAGTGGTACTTGGTCGGGTCGGGCGTGTGGGCGACGACGTCGTTGTCGCCGCCCTGGTTGTTCGCCTGCCACCACGGTGCGACGTGGCCGCCGGCCGCTGAGCTTCGCATGCCTGCTCGGGACATTGGAGTTCCTTCTCAAAACCGGTTTTTAGATCGTCCTTGACCTCGATGCCCCGGGCATCTTAGCAACGCGAGCCCTCCCCCACAAAGGGGTAGGTTCCGCTGATAGGTAAAGAAAAGCAAGGCGGCCCCTCGCGGGGCCACCCTGCCTTCCTTGCGTTGGCTGTTGCGGGGCCGCCCCGCACGGGCGGCGGCCCCAGGACAGCGTCAGGCCTTGACGGTAGCCCGACGCGCCTTGTGCTTCTTCAGCTCACCGCGTCCGACCCGGCGGTCGAACCGGTCGTCGTTGATCCCGGCGTCCAAGGCGACGTCGCCGGGGAGGCTGAACCGCAGCTTGTCCCACTCGTGCACCCGCAGGGGCGGGAACACGATCGCGTCCAGGTCCGAGTCCGTGAAGCGGCCGGCGGGGCAGATGTCCCACCAGATGCCCGTGGGCTCGATGCCCTTGGCCGCCAGCCCGACGAGGTCGGACGGCCACAGGATCTGGCCGGGCGCGTCGGCGTCGACGACGGCCTGGTGCTCGAACCACGCCTGCTGGAACAGGCCGACGTAGTCGTGCCCGCCGCAGACGCCTTCGAGCTGCTGCCACTTCGCCAGCCGGTCCTGCGACGACCAGCTCGGGCTCGGGTTCTCGTGCAGCCCGTACGCCCAGACCTCGCCGGCGTCGAGCACCTGGCCCTGCTTGGCCACGATCCGCGAGAAGGCCGGCAGGTACACGAGGTACTTGTCGCCCGTCACCTCGGACCGGAACCGGTGCGGCACCAGGTCGGCCGCGCACCGCGTGACCGCGTCGGGCAGGTTGGCGTTGTCCCGCTCGCGGGCGTACTGCAGCGGGCCGCAGTACACGCTCTTCCCGACGCTCCGCAGCGGGAGCCCCTCCCCCAGGTCCCGGGTGAACCGGTCCTTGAACGCGATCGGGAAGTGACGCACGATCTTCGCCGGCACCATGTCCTCCAGGTGCCACTTGTGACGCTGGCGGCAGGCCGGGCAGTCGGCCACGAAGTCGCCGCTCTCGAACGTCTGGACGTGCAAGCTCTTCGCCCGGAACCGGAACACCTTCGCGTCGACGTGCTCCTTGCACTTGGAGCACATGATCGCGTGGCCCTCCGGCTTCGACTCGGTCGCCTCCCAGTAGATCTGGTCGGCCTTGGCGATCGGGAAGCCGAGGTACGAGGACGGGAACCACTTGTACGGCGGCTCCACCTCGACGGTGCCGACGCCCTCGGGCTTGGCCTTGTGCCAGCTGGGCCGCACGGGGCGGCCCTGGTGGTCCTTGGCCGCGAACGCGAACCGGGTCATCTCGGCGCTGAGCTTGTTCAGCACGCCGAACTCGCGGGCGTCCTTGACCGCGTGGAGCGTGTCGCCCGGCACGGGCAGCTCGGCGGACAGGAGCTTCGTCATCTCCTCGGGCTTGAAGCCCAGCTTGGCCAGGGTGTCGAGTTCGGCCGGGCTCGGCGGGACCAGCCCCGTCGACGGCTCGAACTTGAAGTCCCAGCTGTTACGCGGGTCGCGGGTGAAGTCGATCACCGGCATGCCGTAGCGGAACTCCGCCTGGGCCAGGGAGGCGAGGTTCACGTCCCGGCGGTTCATCGGCTGGCTGCCGGGGAAGTGCCCGATCGGCACGTCCCGCAGGACCAGCCACTGCATGTGGCTGTTCGGCATCAGCATCAGGTCGCCGTGGTTCAGCGCGTGCTCCGCGTTGCGGAACAACGCCGCGAGGCCGACGCAGCCGCGCCACGCCTCGGTGAGGGGGACGCGGTGGCGGACCGTCCGGTCCTGCCGCCACTGTGCGTGCAGGGGGCTCTCGCCGGCCTGCTTGAACGCATCGAAGGACGTGAACGACGCGGGGTGATTCTGTTGGCTCATGGCCAAACTCCTAGTGAGAGACCTTCGCTCGTCGGCCGGGTAACGTCGGCCGCGCGACGAGCACGTTAGCTCCGAACGCCGTCAACGCAACGGCGCAATAGAAAACCGGGACGCCCGTGGGGCACGTCCCGGTTAGCTAGGGGGAGCCGAGCGGAAGCTGTAAGCGTCTGCTCACCTATTATGCCGCGTTTCGGCCGGGGATTTAGTCGCCGTCCTCCCCGGCCTCGTCGGGCTCGTCGTCCTCGTCGTCGTCCTCGGGCGGGCCGGGGATCTTGCCCTTCTTCGCCTTCTTCGAGTCCTCGTCCTCGTCGTCCGGCCGGCTGGTCACGATCGACAGCTCGGGCGGCCCGAGGAACCAGTCGTCCTGCAGCGTGACCTCGTCGTGGATCTCCTCGATCACCTTGCCGTCCCGCGCCCGCACGGCCGAGTTGTCCGGCAGCATGACGAGGCGTTCCGGCCCCTTGGTGAGCGGGAGCGGGATGCCGAGGAACGGGATCGCGACGGTGTCCGTGCCCTCAAGCTCCTTCAGCCGGGCGACCATCGTGTCGAGGTCCGGGAAGATCTTGAGGGCCAGCCACTCCCCGTCCTTCTGGAGGGCGAGGCAATACTTCGGCTTGCGGCCCTGCGGCCACTCGCTCTTCGTCGCCGCCTCGTCCCTGGCCGCCTGCTGGGCCGCCGGGTCGAGGTCGTCATGAAACTGGCGGAAGGCGGAGCGGTCCTCGGGCTCGACCACCAGCTCCGCCGTCCCCTTCAACTGGTGCCGGGCGGACGGGCTCACGGAGCTGAGCCACTGGTTGAATCGGTCCCGCTCCGGGCTCTCCGGGGTATTTGACATTGGACTGCTCCACGGCGGGCACGTAGGTCACGGCCAGCGTACGCGTCTCCTGCACGACGCCGCCGCTCGGGTAGCTCTGCTGAACGTGGAGCGGCCCGGTGGCGACGATCAGGTTCTTGGTCTCGTTCACCCAGGCGTCGATCTGCACCTCGATCGAAGCCTCCTGCGAGAGCGTGTCGATCCGCGTGCGGCCGCCGTTCTCGGACTGGAAGTGCTCGCGGCACTCGAACGTCTTCACCCGGTGTAGCCGGGTGGGGATGATCGTGTTCATCGGCGGTCGTTACCTTCCCGCCGGCCGACCGGCTGTGAGCTGACGCCGGGGGTGGTCGCGGCCGCCGGGGGCGTGGCCTTGGGGACGGCCTTGGGCTCGGCCTTCTTCTTGTCCACCAGCGGCACGACGCGCTCGATCACGTCGGTCCGCTTGACCTTCCCGTTCGACCCGCTCGCCGTGAGCGTGAACGTGTCGAGCGACTCGCCGCCCTCGGTCAGCGCCTCGCCCCGCACGACCTCGCCCGGGCCGTTGGCCAGCGAGAAGAACGGCGTCACCTCGATCGCCTTGACGTCGTCGTTCGTGAGGACGGTCCCATCCTTGGTCGTGATCTTGAGCACGGACCCTGCGGCCGGCTTGAGTGTCACCTTCATCGTCGATCCTTCTGTTTGTACGCCTCGATGTCGCGGATCAGGTTCGCCTGCTCCGCCTGCGGTAGAGATTGGATGTCGATCAGCTGGAGGTCGCCCTCGTCCGCGGCCGTGGCCATCGGGTCCGGCGTGCCCAGCGCCGCGTCGAGATTCTCCTCGACGAGCACGTCCTTGGCAAACGCGACCATGTCCGGGTCGGGCGGGTTGTACCGGAGGATCGGGAGCGACGCCGCCGGGGCCTTGTCGTCCCAGTACAGGCTCACGCGGCGGTGGCTGGCGTTGACCCCGAACGCCACGATCGGCAGCAGCGGGCACGCGGCCGAGAGGGCCGGGCGGCGGTCGACGTGCAGCGGGTCGGCGACCAGCACGTCCTGGGCTCCGGCCCGGTAGACGCGCTTGGCCCGCTGGTCGACGAGGGTCAGCGAGAGGAGGAAGCTCTCCAGGTGCGGGTACGCGTCGGCCTCGACGGCCCACAGCCCGTGGTTCCAGTCCTTGTCGCCGTCCGGGGTCTGCAGCCCGCGGAAGATCGGGCGGTCGAACTTGTGGAACATCAGCCGGCAGCTGCCGGCCACGTCGCGGAGGAAGTCGAGCAGGTGGGCGTCGGTCAGCCGGCCGTGGAGGTACAGCAGCGCCGGGGTGAAGAACCGGTACTGCTCGAACACGCCGAGACGCTCGGCCCGGCCGAACGTCATCTCGTACTTGGGCGCGATCTCAGGTGACTGCATGACGAACCCGTCCTTGGGTCAAGAAGTTCGGCCTCATGCCGAACGATGGTTGAGGGGCGGGCGGCAGCGACGGCAGCTTGATCGCGATCGAGGAGAGCTTGCGGACGTTGGCGGACGTCTGGCACGTTACGCGGGTGGCACGCCTGGACATCGCGCGGGCGGCGACCTCGGCGGTCGTCAGCGTCTCGCCCCGCTCCTGGGCGTCGGCGAGGACGGCGGTGCAGTCGTCGCACCGGGTGGCGTCGCAGATGGTCACGTTGCAGTAGCGGCACGAGCAGATCGCTGCCATTACAGGCCTCCAAAAACCGACGCCCCTCCGATGGCTAAAGAAAAGCCCCGGACCGGCCACCGGCCGGGGCTTCCCTCTCACTAGGCTGACGGCGTCGCCGCGTCGTTACCACGCTCCGCCGTCACCCGTCCGTCTCGTTCAGCATCCCCAGCTGCGACGCCAACCGGGTAGCCAACTTCAGATCCAATCCTACGTCAATTCCCGGACCTTTCCAATCCTTGAACTCGTCCCGCAAGCCGCGTGCCTTCAGGACCGAGTTCCAGGTGAGGTACTTATAATCCCGGGGCTTCACCGCCTCCTCGATGTCGCGGTGGTCCGAGTTAGGGTACCACATCGACAGCGGGAGCACGTTCATCTTCTTCGGGTCGGGCTTCCCGGCGGCGTCCTTCGGCTGGTTGTCAGGGTACGAGCACTCCTCGCCGAGGATCTTGAGGAACAGCCGCGGGTTGAACCCGACGAAGATCGCGGTCGGGACGCGGCGGTCCGTGTGCGTCGTGTGCGGCCAGGCGTTGGGGAACTCCTTCAGCAGCCACGCCCGCACGGCGAGGCAGGCGGCCTGCTTGCCCTCCTTGTTGCCCGGTGCCCGGTACACCCACTTGCCCTTCCGCTCGTTCACCAGGTCGGCCACCTGCACCTCGGCGAACGTCGCCGTGTACGGCTGGTACAGGCACTCCTCCTTGAGCTTCTCCTCCAGCTCGCCCCGCCACTTCGCGATGGCGTCCTCGCTCTTGTAGTTCGATGGCGGGTCGAACTCGTCGGCGGCCGGCACGAGGTCCGGCACCAGTTGGGTCTTATACGCTACGATGAGCTTTGCTGGCATGTTTCCTTCTTCGGGTTGAGGAGCCGGTAGCCCCTCTTCGGGTTCGCCAATCCAAAAACCAGTATTTGGATCGGCATGCCGACGAGCCACTTCGTGGGGTCCTCGCCGGCGTCGGGGTTGGGGTCGTGGTAGTAGACGAAGCCGGCCTTGAACTCGCCGGGCGTGTCGGTCGGCTGCTCGTCGTACAGCCCGACGATCGAGTGGTTCCAGTCCCCGCGCGGGCTCTTGCCCGAGAGGATGACCGGCGTGTCCACCACCAGCCGCCCGATCGGGAGCTTCCGCCCCTCGCGGATGATCTCCTCGAACGGGATCTGGATCTCGATCGCCTGCAGCCCCCGGTCGCACAGCCACGCCTGCAGCTCGGCCCACCAGTCGCCCGACGAGCTGCAGAAGTTCGGCACCTCGTCGAGCGTCAGGCCGAGGACGGTCGCCACGCACGCGGCGAAGCAATCGCCCTTGTGGGGCTCGCTCAGGTCGGTGTGACGCTGGTAGACGCGACGCATCATTTGCCGGGCACGATGATCTGGCTCTTCGGCTCCAACAGCGCCGGGTCGACGTCGACGTGGTAGGCGTCGAGGCCGACGACGATGCGGACCTTGCCCTTCTCCAGGTCCTCCGCCTCCTTGACGACGGTGACCGGGCGAAGGATCGCGTGCGTGCGGAGCCGCTCCCACTCCGAACCGTTCAGCGGCACGACCCGCTCGTCGTGCACGGGGACGCCGAACAGCCCGGCCGTGTGGTTGAGCTTCGCCCACGCCATGAGCTTCTTGTGGGCCTCGGCGCAGCGGAACGGGGCGGGGCCGCCGACCCGCTGGGGAGCGCCGGCGGTGATGATCCCGCTCGGGTCCACGGCACCGAGGTCGTCGACCACCAACAGGTCGGGGGCCAGCGTGAGCGACGGCTCGACGTTGTTGGCGACCATGACGTTCAGGGTCTTCATGGTCCGCGTGCAGCCCTGCCACGCCTTGCGGCCCACCAGCACGAGCCGCTCGTTCTCGCTCGGCCGCACCTCGGGGTCGTCGGCGAAGCGGATGACCGAGAAGACGCGGTTCGGGTTCTTATCGTCCGTGGCGGCCAGCACGACGTTGGTCGCCTGGTCGAGCAGGTACTGCACGGCCGGGGCGTACCCGACCAGCACCAGGGCCTTGTCGCGGGGGAGCTTGCCCGCCTGCTCGGGCTCGTCCTTCGACCCGGTCCACTTGATGCCGACCGGCACGAGCGTGCCCGCGCGGGCCTTCTCGTCCTCCATCTTCATCACCTGGCGGTCGACGATGTCCTGCTTGGCATTGATCTCGATCCGCTTCTTCACCCACGGCAGCACGGAGTGCGTCAGCCCCTCGAACACGTCGACCTGGCTGAACGGCTGCTGGCCCTGGTCGCTGGCCGCCTGCGTCATCACCTCGATCGTCAGCGGGTGGACGGGGCGGAACTTCGCCTCGCCCTCCGCCGGCTCCTCGACCTCCATCTCGATGTCGGCCAGCAGGTTGCCCAGCTCGGCCGCGCCCATCTGGTAGAGCTGCCGGGCGGCGAGCATCGTGCTGACGGCGAGGCGGACGTCGTTGTTGGTCTTGGCGAGGTGCGTGGCGTCGGCGGCGGCCGCCTTCTGGTCCTTGTCGTCGACCAGCTCCAGCTGGTTCTTGTGCTCGTCGTAGGGGACGATCACGTAGTCCTTGAACTCGCCCGGGACCTTCTTCAGCCGCAGGCTTTCGAGGATCGCGACCTCGGCCGCCTCCTTGTCGTCGTAGAACTCCCGCTGGTGCTCGGCCGGCGCTCCGGGGGCGAACGCCCACCGCACGCCGATGTCGCCGTTCTCCTCACGCTTGTGGATTGCGAACTGAATCTTCATTTGCTCTTCTTGCCCTTCTTCGTCACGGGCTCCGTCGCCGCACGCCCGAGCGTCTCGGTCAGACGCTTCTGCGTGAAGGTCAGGCAGCCCTTGCTGATGTCCATGCCGATGTAGTTCCGCCCGGTGAGCAGGCACGCCTCGCCGGTCGAGCCGCTGCCGTTGAACCGGTCCATCACCGTGTCGCCCGGGTTCGAGCACACGCGGATGATCCGCTCCAGCATCGGCACCGGGATCTGGTTCGGGATCGGCGTCCCGTCGTCGCTCTTGGCCTTGGCCCTGAACGTGCCGCAGATCCGGCTGAAGAACCAGGTGTCGAGGCACTCGGCCGGGGCGGGCTCGACGAACTGCGGGCGGAGCACCCACACGTCGTCGGGCAGCCGGCCGCGCGGGTCGGCCCGCTTGTCCTTGTACACCGTCGCCCGGTTCGAGGGGATGCGGACGCCCGGGTCCAGGGCGTTGAACGTGTACCGCGTGCGGTGCTTGCTGAAGTACAGCCAGTGCGTGTGCGACGCGGTGAAGTTCTTCGAGTTGTGCTGGCCGAAGCTGTAGTGCCAGATCACCCACTTGCGCAGGAAGAAGCCGGCCTTCTCGCAGATCAGCTTGATCTCGGCGACGTTGTCGTCGTTCATCGCGATCCAGTACGACCCGAGATCGTGCAGGGCCTCGTAGGCCCGGACGATCCGCGGCTGCATGAACTCGTAGAGGAACTCCTCCTTGCGCATGCGGTCGACGTGGCTCGCGTAGCCTTGGCCGATGTTGTACGGCGGGTCCTCGACGCCCAGCGTGGGCAGGCCGGACTTGATGAACCGGGAGGTCCCGGTCAGGCAGTCGGCCTGGTACAGCTTCCACGACGGGCCGGCGAGGGTGATGGGTTTGTCGGTCTTGGTGCTCATGTGAGTGGTACAGGCCCGCGCTTCCGCCGGCTCCGTTTGGGTTTGAGTCCCTTCATCATGCGGGCGATCGTCGGGTCCGTCTTCAGCTTGACCTTCCGCGTCCGCTTCAGGTTCCCGAGGCCCTTGCCGCCCTTCGGGGGCGGGCCGACCTTGCGGGGCCTGGGCTTCGGCTTCGGCCACTTGTGGTCGTTCGCGTCGAGCCGCCGCTGGTACTCGGCCAGCAGCACGGCCTCGGCCCGGTTGTGGTCCCCGACGAACTCCACGAAGTGGCACGCCCCGGGGTAGAGCCGCATGGTCAGCGAGCGGCTGTAGTCCTTGTTCTCGGACCCGCCGCTCAGGCCCATGCGTCGCTTCCACACCGCCGGCTTGATCTCCTCGACCCGCAGGCCGAACGCCGCGAAGTACAGCCCCCACATGCCGAACCCGACGCCGACCTGGAACGCCGTCTTGGGCGTGTCCTCCTGGTACGGCTGGCCGCGTTCGAGGCAGATGACGACCTTCTCCCGGTAGTCGATCAGCGGGTCGAGGATGGCGACGATCTTCGCGTGGTCGTACTCGTTGCGGTTCCCCATCACGGCCTTGCCCTTGCGGGTCGTCTTCACCCTCGACGTCTTGGTCGGGATGTCGACGATCACCGGGTCGAGCTTCCGCCGCGTGGGCACAAAGGCGATCGCCCCGGTCATGCCGGGGTCGATGCCGACGTACAGTTTGTCCTCCGGCCGGAGCCGCTTGAGCGTCCACCTAAGGTCGCTGGCGGGGTCCGGCAGGTGGAACCGCATCTTGAGCGAGCGTGCCACGCGGGTCGCCTCACTTCTTCAGGGTCTCGACGGCGAGGATGTCGTCCTCGGTGAGGATGAGCAGCGTCTGCTCGCCCACCTTCAGGTCCGAGCCGGCGTACGCGTTGAAGTACACGAGGTCGCCCACGGCGAGGGCCGCGTCGTCCTGCTTGGCCGCGAGCATCGGGTCCATGCCGGCCTTCCGGGCCAGGCTGCGGGCAGACTGCACCTCGGGGCCGATCGCGAGCACCGTGCCTCGGCGGGGCGTCTCCTTCGACTGACCCTCGACGAGGTGGATGCCGGACGGGGTCATCTTGGCGGCCTCGTCCCGCTTCACGATCACCTTGTTGCCCAGCGGGCGGAGGTTGCACGTCGGGTCGGGCGGCGTCGGCGGTGTGGGCTGGGCGGCCTTGTCGGCGGCCCGCTTGGCGGAGGCTTCGGCTGCGGTGGGGATCTTCTTGGCCATGGTTATCGGTTCCTCTGCTTGCGGCGGATCGGTGCCGCGGGTTGTGACGAGGCCACGGCACGCACGGCGGCGTCGCTCGCGACCACGATCGGGGTTTGGGGACGGACGACCGCCTTCGCCGGCCGGGGCGGCAGGCCGATGGGGGCGGCGGCGGCGACGGGGGCGGCGGCCGGCGGCGTCTTGCACGCCTCGCACAGGACCTTGAACTCCTCCATCAGGCAGTGGAGGGCGTAGGCGTCCTCGCCGGCGGTGTGCATCTTCGTCGGGTCGAGCCCGTACTTCTCGACCAGCTTGTACTTCTTGAGGCAGTGCGTATCGAGGTTGCTGTAGACGCCCGAGGCCCGCCAGCCGCTGATCCGCTTGAAGTAGTCCAGCAGCGTCTCGCCCTCCTTGGGCAGGGCACGCTCCGGGTGCTCGCTCATCAGCTGGCTGGCCTTCTCGATGCAGCCCGTGTCGAAGATCTGGTTGGGGTTGAACGCGAACTCTTTGTTCAGGTCCTGCCTGAAGTGCTCGACGAGCATCGGGTTGTCGAAGTTCCACCCGTTGTGGCTCACGAGCATCATGCCCTGCTGCTGGACCTCGGTCAGCAGCTCGTAGATCCACGGGATGGCCTTGTCCGGGTGGACGCCCTCGTCCCGCAGCACCTCCTCGGTCAGCCGCCACGAGCGGCCCTGGTTCCGCATCTCCCGGCGGATGCGTTCGAGCTGGTTGGTCAGCCGCGACGGCGGGATCGCCTCGGGGCACTTGTACCAGTTGATGACGATGTTGTTACGGTCGACGACCTTGCCGTCGCGGACCATGCAGTGGCCCCACTCGACGATCACGTCGTCCTTCCGGCTGAAGCCGGAGGATTCGACGTCGTAGTGGAAGCGGTCGACGGGGAAGGCCCCGCCGTACTGCTTGGTGAACCACGGCTGCCACCGGGTGATAATCATGCCGGCCTGCTCTCGTTCGCGCTGGATCTCACGGGGCGTCTTACTGCTTAAAGGCATCGCGGGCTTTCGCCAGCTTGTTCTTCAGCTTGAGCCACGGGCGCTTCCACCGTGGGGCGGAGATCAGCTGGTGGAACTCACGGCCCGCGCGGACGACGCCTGCGACGTCGCTGCACGGGCCTTCGCCGCCGAGGGTGGCCTCGCGGGCTCCGTTGAAGTAGATGCCGCTCATGACCGCCCCGAGGGTGGCCATGTAGATCGCCTGGGCGCTGGGGTGGCAGTCGAACCAGCCCGACCGCTTCAGGGCGTCGTACATCTTCTCGTTCTTGTCCTGCGTGGCGGACACGACGAACGTGATGAACGCCTGCGAGGCCTGGCCGAGCTGCTCCGGGGTGGGCTCGGGGAGCACGACGGCGTGCAGCTCCTTCCAACGGTGGTCGGTCAGCCGCTCCGCCACCTCGGTGACGACGAAGCGGAAGTTGTGGGCCACGTCCCGGTAGGGTGCGTAGGCCCGGTTGTCGCCGCCGTTGGGGTTACGAAGCTGCATGCTCATCGCGGTCGCTCCTTCGGTTGGATGACAGGGGTTTACCCGAACGGGGGAGATCTTAGCGGACGGCGAGCCTCGCCGCCAGTTCCGCGGGCACGGGTTCCGTCCCGCCCCGCCGGAGCAGCAGTGTGACCTTGCGGGGGTGGTTCGGCTTGGGCGAGTCCTGCGACAGGACCTCGACCGCCTGGAGCCCGAGCAGCCGCACGTCGCAGGGCCGGTAGCGGTCCCGCGTCTTGCTGTGCCAGCTCTTCTCCGCCCCCGGCGTCGCCACGTCGTTCGTCAGCAGCGCGTAGTCGAACGGGACCATCTTGGGGAGGAACGACTGCACCTCCTCGGGCAGCCAGTGCTGCATGACGTCCTTGACGACGAGCAGCGAGGCGACCACCGGGTTCACCGGCGGCAGCGGGTCGACCAGCACGTCGGCCCGGCGGAACTCGACGTTCCGGTGCTTGTGCGTCTCGACCAGCTTGGCGCACACGGCGGGCACGATCTCCAGGCCGACGTACCGGAGCGGTCGCTCGTGGTAGTTCATCAGCCCGCCCACCCGCCAGTCGCCGCACCCGACGTCGACGACCAGGCCGAACGGGACGGCCCGCAGCAGCCGGTCGAGCAGCTCGCGGTACCGGGCGGAGTTCGCCGGCGAGCTGCCGGACCCGGACCCGCCGCCGGACCAGTGACACTTCGCGTACACCTCCGAGAAGAACGCCTCGCGACTCATGTTGTCCTCCGCTGCAGATGTGAGGGCGACGCGGGGCGGGCCGCCTAGCCCGCCCCGGTCGCCGTAGGTGTTATGCGGCGGGCAGCAGCTCGTTGAGGGCGGCGGTCGCGCCGTCCTTGAGCAGCTTCTCCGTCGCGGGGGAAAGCCGTTTGAAGTTGCGGAAGGCGGCCTCGTTCAGCAGCTCGACGTCGGGCAGGCCCTCGACCGTCACGTCGTACGGCTGGAGCTTCATGCCGTACACCTCGGGCAGGCCGTCGACGATCCGCTCCTTGGCCCCGTGGAAGACCATGGGGAACTTGTCCTTGATGAGCTGGTAGATCTGGGCGAAGACCGCCCGGATCTCCCACTCGGCGAACCGCTGCGTGCGGATCTGGACGCAGTGGCGGAGCGTGCGGATGTTCACGCTGAACGCGATCTCGTTCGCCTGCCCGTTCGGCAGGATGCGACGCAGCGCCGACGTCAGCTTCTTCTTCAGCTCGAAGTTGTCGACGGTCACCTTGTACGCCGCCAGCTCGTCCGCCTCGGCCTGCAGCTCGGCCAGGAGGGAGCCCTGCGCCCCGACCATGTCCTCGCGGACCTGCTTGAGCCGCTTGGCCACGACCTCCGGGTCGGCGATGCCCAGCTTGATCTCCATGTCCTGGTAGTTCATCGCCAGGTAGGAGAGGACGTTCTCGATGTTCTCGCGGACGGGGTCGAGGATCGGGTCGTGGACGAACGCGATGTCCAGCTCGCCCTGCTCGTTCGGGACCGGGCGGACGTACCGGCCGCTCGTCTGGCTGAACGCCGTGCCGACGCGGTGCCGCACCAGCTCGTGCGTGAACACGCGGCTGCAGTCGGTGACGATGAAGTTGAACCCGACGTGCTCGAACACGGACCCGTGCCCGCTGGCGAACGTGCCGGCCAGGTTCTCGCGGACGGCCCGCACCTTCTTCACGTTCGCGTTCTGCCCGAGCACGAGGCTCTTGTAGCACATCTTGCCGAACATCGAGCACAGGGCCTCGGCCGGGCTGATGCCGTCCTCCTTGGCGGCCTGCAGCTCGCCGGCGAACAGCTCCTGCTTGGTGTACCGCAGGTACTCGGACACCTGCTCGAAGTCGACCTTCGTGTAGCCGACGCGGAAGACCTTGGGGAGTACGAAACTCATGCACGCTCCTTCTCAAAACCGGTTTTTGGATCGGCCCTCAGTTGGGCCGCTGCGAGGCGGAGGCGAGGTACACCCTCACCTCGGACGTGTCGTAGGGCGGGGCGACGGCGACGCGGTCGCCCGCGGGGTCGCGGGTGACGCGGATGGCCGCGTGCGGCACCCCCAGCTCGGCCAGGTGGTTCAGGATGTCGTCCAGTCGGTCCTGGCCTTGCTGGGGGTGCTCCGTCACGTCAGTCGTCCCTTCGTCGCTTGAGGCGGCCCTCGCGGCCGCGTCGTTGGCTGTGGTCGATCATCGGCACGGGCTGCCACCGCCGCTGGAGGTGCACGGTCGGGACGGACGTGCCGCAGTGCGGACACCGCCCCGACTTCAGCTGCTCCTTCGGCACGTCGCGGTGGCAGAACGGACAGGTCATGACTCGTCGGTCCTCGGGTGCGGCGTGCGGTAGTTCGCCTCGTCGTCGAGGTTGCTGAGCGTGACCCGGACGTTCTCGACGGCCCCGAGGACGTTCTTTACCCGCTTGGCGATCTCCCGGCTGCGACCCTGCAGCAGCACGTTCGTCTCGACCAGGACCCGCAGCGCGTGCACGACCGCCTGCGTCTCCTCCTCGTTGAACGTGCGGCCCTCGCGGACGCGGATCAGCTCGGGGCGGGCGGACATGAACCCGGGCGTCAGGTCGCCCGGCAGCTTCACGTCCTCGGTAAGGCTCGTCCAGTCCCGCAGCGGGGCCGGCGGGCCGTTGGGGTCCTCCTTCGGCGTCGGCTCCTGCGACCGCTCGCCGTCGATGAACTTGCGGAAGCTCACGCCGGGGAACGGGTGGGCCTCGCGGAGGTACGCCTGGTAGCGCCGGCGCTCAGCAGGCGTGGCGGAGTCGGGGATGCTCGTGTCCGGCTGGGGCTGGGCCGGCGTCGTGGCCGTAGTCCTCGATCCACCGGAGGTAGTCGCGGATGCAGCAGTTGAAGAAGTCGGGGTAGGTGTAGACGTCGCCGCCGGGGTCTTCCCGGACCTCGCGGCGGTACTTGCGTGTCGTTTCACGGAACAGCTCCTTGATCGGTGCTCGCAGCGCCTCCACCCAGTCGAAGTCGGGCTCGGTGCGGTGCCTGCCGTACACGGTCCCGAAGATCGTGTACCGGCGGTCGTGCAGCTCTCTCGTCGTCTGGGCGAACAGGATCAGGTCGTTACCCTGGTGGGTGTGGCAACCCGTCTCGAACTCGCCCTCTTCCAGCGGCCGGCTCATCCAGCTCAAGTCTTCCGGCAACGCTACCTCCTCTGGAGGATCTTTCGCTCGTAGCACTCGACGCACATCTCCTTCGACACGGACGTGTCGTAGGGGGCGCGGTCGCGGCCACATTGCTCGCAGTAGTCGAACTCGTAGTCGGTCGGGTGCACGGCCGCCCGGCAGGTGCTGATCCCGAACGGGCACCGGCAGCACGGCACCTGGTGGGTGACGCCCTGCGGGCACTGGTAGCCCGGGTCGTACCGGTCGCGGTACTTCATCTGCTCCCGGTTCCAGTCCAGGTTGGCCGAGGAGATCTTCGTCTTCTCGAACCCGGGCTCGGCCGGCGTGCACAGCTTGGGGTCGATCAGGAGCGTGAGGCGTAACGTGACCAGCTCCATCGGGCTCTGGAACTGGTTGCGGGGCAGCTGCGTCGACCGCTCGCTCGGCCGGCGGCGTGCGAACCCGAAGTCGCCGGCCATGTAGCGGACCTGTTTGTCGGTCCAGAACTTCGTCGTCTTCAGGCCGGCGGAGAGCCCGGCCAGCACCTGGATCGTGTAGACGTACCCGAGGTCGCCCTTGCCGCTCAGCCGCCGCTTGGCGGACGCGATCTGCGCGGGCACCCACTCCGGGAACGGCTGGCGGGTCCAGGTCGGCACGGGCGTCTGCTCGGCCATCCGCCCGAGGTTGCCGGCCAGCCGCCAGCACACCTGCCGGAGCACGTCCGAGGTCAGCTTGGTGCCCGCCAGGTCCTCGACCGAGGCGTACACGGTGTCGTAGTTGATCGTCTTGGGCAGTAGCTCGTAGAGATCGTTGACGAAGATGTCGAACGTGTCACCCCTCGGGGTCTGGTCCAGGTACGTCTTCGCCAGCGTCGCCCTCCACCGCTTCCAGTTGTCGATGATCTGGTTGACGGGGTAGGTCCTCTCCGAACCCTTGATCGGTTCCTCCGGGGAGGACATCTGGTTCGCTCGCTTCCTGTTCTTGTAGCTCCCGGTTGATCTCGTTCAGCGAGACGACGTCGAAGAACTGCTCGTCGGCCCACCGGATCGCCCACGGGCTCTCGGGCGAGTAGAAGACGTGCTCGTACATGCCCTCGGTGGTCACGCACGAGTCGATCAGCTGGAACGACCCGCACAGCGCGAGCTGCAGGTCGCCGCCGATCATCGTGCTGAACCCGCTCAGCACGTCCTCCAGTTGGTTCCAGTCGCCGCAGGTGTTCATGAAGCGGCAGACCGCTTCGAGCAGCATGATGAGCCGGCGCTTCTCGCCAATCTGCTCGGGCGTGGGGTCCTTTCGCGCCCACACCTGCTTGCTCATGCCGCCGCCGATCCGCCACGGCGGGGCCACCGGCACGCCGCCCCGGCGAAAGACGAGGTGGAGGGAGTGCTCGCCCCCTACCACCACGTCCTTCACCCGGAAGCCGTCGTGCGGGTCGGCCTCCGCGACGATCGCCTCCACGTCCTCTTTTCGCACGAAGCTCATGGTCATCCGCCTTGCTGGTCGTCGTCGGTCTCTTCGTCGTCGTCCTGGTCGTCCTGGTCCTCGTCGGCGGCCTCCATGTCGTCGCCGTCCTCGACGGGCTGGTCGTCCTCGGGCTGGTCGTCGCCCGCCTCCTCGTCGGCCGGGGCCGCCGCCTGAGCGCTGGCGGTCAGGATCGCCACCAGCCGGTCGACCATGGCCTTCGCCTTCTCCGCTCCGGCCAGCATCTGGTCGAAGTGGAGGTTGACGAGCGGCCCGAGCACGGCCGGGCGGTCCTCCGGCGGCAGCTTGGCGAGGTTGGACACGATCTGCCGGGGCGTCCCGCCCGGAGGGGCGGCCTCCCAAGCGAACCGGGGGGCCGGGACGCCCGTTTGCGCCCCCGGCTTGTCGCCGGCCATCATGTTCTGCAGCGTCGAGTACGCCGCCATGCCGTCCTCGCAGAGCCGCAGGGCGTCGTACGCGTCCGCGAGCAGCTGCGTGGGGCTCGGGGGCGGTGCGGGTGCCTTCGGGGGCCTGGCGGCCCTCTGCGGGGCCGCTGCGGGGGCCGCCGGGGCCGCCCTGCGGGACTGCGCGATCTGTGCTGCCTTGGCCATTGCGTGAACTCCTTCATTCGACCTGGACCGAGAGGCCCAGGTAGAAGCGATAACCTTCCTCGACCGCGTCGACCTTGTGCCCGAGCACGAGGGTGATCTCGACCGGTTGCTTGTGACATCGTCGGCCCAGGTCGAACCCGGCCCGGAGCCCGTGCTCCATCGCCGCCGCCACCAGCCAGCCCTTGGCCTGCTCCGGGGTGCGGTACGCGTTGAGCGGGATCGAGACGTGGTCGCCCTGGTTCGTGACCTCCCACTTGATCGCCGGCTCGGTGATCGCGTTGCTCGGCACCCAGAACTCGCCCTGCCGGCCGACCCGGGCCGTCCCGAAGATCCCGGCGTTGGCCGCCCGGTTCTTCCCGCCCACCTGCGGGCGTTCGAGGATGGCCCGGGGCTGCACCTGCTTTTGGAGTGCCTCGCTGACGTCGATCCAGTGGAGGTTGAAGTTCATAGTCCTGGTACCTGTGGGGGTCGCCTGCGGTACTGCCTGCCGAGCTGGTCGACGGTCCGCTGCACCTGTCCGATGACCTCCGACTTCGGCCGCCCCACCCACCACTCGCCCGCGTTCGGGTCTACCGCCTCGATCTTGAACGCGTGGTAGGCGGCGGTGTCCTCGTCGGCCGGGTAGTTGTACCAGAGCGGCTTGCGACTTTCACCCCTTCGGGGGGCCTTGCTCGCGTTGCCGTGTTCGTCCGCGTTGATCCACACGCCCTCCGAGAAGTTTCTGAGCGACAGCCCCTGCTGCCGCATCAGCTCCCCGAGGACCGTGTCGCCCCCGTTGTGCGTCAGCTGGCGGAACGGGTAGTCCCACCGCTGCAGGTGTTTCGTCCGGCACGCCCACCACCCGCCGGTGGCGAACGTGAACTTGCCCGGCACCAGCTTGCCCGTGTACCAGGGCTGGGCCTCGATCGCCTGTCGCTGCCGGGGGGCGACGGGGAACGTGTACAGCTTGCCGATCATGTCGGCCTGCTGCATCCGGTCGTAGACCCGCCGCCACCAGGTGTAGTCGGTGTCGGGGTCGATGCACGAGTCGTCGTCGAACCACATGGTGTGCGGCGTCACGACCCGGTGCTTCGGGTCGTTGAACATCTTCCGCATCATGGGGTACTTGAGCCGGTTGTGGGGTCCGGCGTCGTAGACCAGCGTCTCGACGCCGGCGGGCACGATCGTGGTCAGCAGCTCCAGGGCCGCGGCCCGGGAGCGGTCGCTGACCGCGTTCATGCCCACCCTGATCGACCGGCATAGGGCGGGGTCACAGTTGTACGCGATCGACCCGAGTGAACGCCTGGCCAGCTCCAGGTGGTCCCCGTAGAGGAGCACGAAGACGGTGAAGCCGTTCATCTCGTCGCCCGTGGGGTGACTCATAGCTAAAGCCCAAAGAGAACGCCCCGGGCGGCCGCGGTACTCTCCGCAAACCGCCCGGGGCGTCACGTCGTCAGACAACCGTCGCCGCTCTCAGGCGGGAGCGCTTAGGCGGCAGCGGGCCGGCGGCTCTTGCCGGCCTTCGCGTCGGCCTTCTTGCCGACTGCCTTCTTCGCGCCCTTGCCTTCGAGCTGCTTCTCTTCCTTCTTGTGCTCGGCCTTGGCGTCGGCCTCTTCCTTCGCCTTCGCCGCCACGACCTTGCGGATGTGCTCGACGCCCTTGTCGTACTTGCCGACGTACTGGGTGAGGTTCTCCTCCAGCTTGTGCAGCTCCGCGCTGGCCTTCTCGGCCTTCTCCAGGACGATCTTGTCGATCTTGTCCGGGGGGAGGTCGGCGATGGCCGTGAACACGGTCTCGTCCCAGCCCTCGAAGCGGTTGTTCAGCTCCTGCGTCCGCTCCGCGATCTGGGCGATGCCCGCCACGGGGCTCGTCGGCTTGGACGGCTTGCGGCCGCCCGAGCGCTTGTTGGCCTTCTCGTACCCGGCCGACACCTCGCCGGCGAGCTGGCCCACGGTGAGGGACTCGGCGAACACGCGGTCCCACAGCTTCTTCCGGTCGGCCTGCTTCTTCACGCGGACGATGGCCATGACGTGGCCCATCGTGATGTGCCCGCCGTTGGCCATCTCGCGCTCCGACAGGGCGATGATCTCGTCCTTGTCGTAGGTGGTCACGACGTTCCGCAGGTCGTACAGGTCCGTCTCCGAGCGGCCGAGGAAGGCGGCGAGCTGCTTGACGGCGTTCGCGCCGTACTCGGCCTCCTCCTCGATCACCTGCTTCACCTTCACGCCCATGTCGTAGCGGAGGGTGAGGTTGCCCTTGGAGGCGACGGCCTCCTTCTTGCGGAAGTCGTCCGCGACCTTCTTGAGGGCCGGGGACATCTCTTCGTAGATCGCCGCGCGCTTCTGCTCTTCGGGGAGAAGCGTGGATTCGTTCTTGCTCATGGTCTTGGGGTCTCCTTCTTCTGTGAGTGGTGTTCAGTCGTTCCGGCGACGTGGCCGGAGTCTATCCCCCGTCAGGGGGAATGTCTAGGGGATCTAAAAACCGGTTTTGAGATCTACTCCCCGGGCGGACGCCACCCCCTGCCTCCCTCGTAGATCGCCTCCACGAGGGCCGACAGGGGCTGGACGTACAGGCGGTTCTCCGTCCCGGGCACCTTGTACACCCACGACAGTCCCTCCGTCCAGAACTGCTCGGAGGAGTCGTTGTGCATGACCATCCCGTGCAGGAACCCCTTGCGCGGGAAGATCAGTGCCACCTTCCGACCGTTGGCCCGACCGGCCGACGCGGCGTAGAAGTCCTTGTAGGCCCCGACGAACGGGACCTTCGTGAAGTTCTTGAACCGCGCCGGCTCGGTCGAGGCCGGGTCGAGGTAGATGTGGTAGTCGACCGGCGTCACCTTCTGCTGCCCGCTCTTGGACACGCGGCCGGGCATCGGTACGCCCTGGAGCTTCGTGCACCCGATCAGGAAGGGGAAGGTGGGGAACACTTCGTTGAACGCCTCGAACCGAAGCTCCGAACGGCCGGTGTCCGCGTGGTAGCGGCGGATCACCTGGTGCATCCGTTTCTTCAGCCCGAATCGCTGGAGCAGCCACTTCAGCCGCTCGGCCTCGAACTGCAACAGCTCGTGGTCCAGGCGGCCTTGGGCGTTCTGCCCCTTCATCCGCTCGCTGAACCAGTTCTTGCGTGGTGCGTCGTCGCTCATGATGTGTCGGGTGTCCGAACGCGTGGGTTATTCGCCGTCGTCATCGTCGTCATCGGGCCGCCGCTCGGGCGGTTCCTTCACGGCGGGGGCCTCGGCGATCACCAGCCGCTCGCCCTCCGTCTTCAGCCAGGACTTGAGGAAGTTCATCGCGACCACGGTGGCGTCGAGGTCGTCGAACGGCACGGCGTCGTCGGCGATCCGGCGGTGCCGGTCGGTCGACCAGGGCTCGACCTTGATCGCCGCGTTGCCGCCCTTCGTGGTCAGCTTACCGACGACCTTGATCCGTTTCGAGACAGTGATCGTCCGTTCGAGCGTGATGACGTCGTCGAGGGGTTTGAAGCCGTCCGGGAACACCTCTCCCCGAACCGCCGGCACGACCGGCAGCTCGGGGAGTGTGGATGTCCTGGTGCCCGCCGAGGCGGGCTTTGCGGGAAGGGTCATCGTGTCACGGGAGCTGCTCTCGCAGCCCTTCCAGTTGCTGGAGGTAGTCGCCCTGCAGGAGCGGGCGGCGCTTGATGCCGAGGCACTGCCTGATGGTGTTCAACAGAACGGTGTCCTTGGCGATCATCGCGCCGAGTTCGCTCCACGGCACGGCGTCTTCCTTCTTCATGCCGAGGTTCTTGCTCCACGCGAGGTTCTCCACGTCGGCCTTCTTCGGCGCGTCGACGTGGACGCCGGCTTCCTTCAGCCGAGCCCGGATCATGGCGCTCAGCATGTTCTCGCCGGTCAGCAGCTGCACGGTGGACCAGTGCCAGTCCCAGCGGGTGATCTGGTCGTAGTCGCCCGTCTCCTCGTTCATCTCCTCCCACCACAGCATGCGTGCGTCGATGCGGCGGTGCGTGGGGCCGAACGAGTTCTTCGTGCAGCGGATGCCGATCTGGATGCCCTCCCACTCGGAGCACTCGATCTTCGACTTGCGGACCTTCGTCTCCAGCTCGAACGACTCCTGGAAGTTCAGGCCCGCGCCGCCGGTGATCCGCCGGACGTCGTGGCCCTGGTCGTCCTTGCCCATCTTCAGGTGGTTGTTCAGCACCAGCGCGAACGGCCACCCGTCGATCATCTGGGGCACGGTCTTCATGAACCCGGTGATGCTCATCGCCTCGATCGGGAACGACCGGCCGTGGAAGCCCTGGTCGTTGACCTTCTCCTGCGTCTCCATGCTCAGCTTGCCGCTGACGCTGTCGACCGCGAAGCAGATGGGCACCGTTCGACCCGGACCCGGGATCTTGTTGGCCTTGTCCTCCCAGGTCAGCAGCTCCTTCTGCTGGTCGATGTTGTAGAGCAGTTTCCGCTGCCAGTCCTCGACCGAGTCGCACCGGTCGACGATGACGTTCGTCTCGTCCTCCGCGTACCCGACGATCGACCGCATGAGTTCTGGGGAGAACTTCGTCTCCACCTCCTCAAGGTGCGAGCCGCCGCCGGCGTTGCGGAACCAGCGCATGATCTCGTAGATCAGCGAACTCTTGAGCGAGCCCGCCAGACCGACGATCTGGTAGATGAGGCCGAGGGGGAAGACGTCCTGGCAGAGCAGGTACTCGAAGGCGAGCGGGCACGGGATGCCGACGATCATGTTCTCGTCGGTGTGCCCCGCGAACACGGCGTTGTGGCCGAACTTTCGACGCGAGGCACTCATCATGCCCTGCATGTACTTGTCGAGCTTCTTGCCGTGGTTCTGGCCCCGCCACTCGGCGAGGCGCTGCTTGCCCTTCTTGGGGATCTTGGAGAGGTCCCGGTTGTCGAGGCTGTGGACGGGCCGCGGGGCGTGAACACGGTCGTTCGGACCGGTGCTCGCGCCGGTGGGGTCCTCCCGGGGCTTCAAGCGGCGCTTGAGCGTGCCGGGGGCGGACCCGGTGGCCTTCTCCGAGGCTGCCGGCTTGGCGGCCGGCTTCGCGGCCTTCGTCTCCTCGCCGTCGTCCTCGTCGCGGGGCTGTCGCTTCGCGACGGGGACCGGCTTCCGTGCCTTGCGTTCCTGTTTCGGCATGTCGAGGTTCCTCAGGGGTGTACGCAGGAGCGGGGGCGGGTCCTAGTGGCACCCGCCCCCGTTCCGGGCGTCGGATCAGGTGTAGCGCCGGCGGGCTACTTCTTCTTGCCGGTCTTGCCGGCGGCGGGCTTATCCGCCGGCTTCTTGTCCGCCTTCTTGTCCGCCGGCTTGTCGGCCGGCTTCTTGTCGGCGGCGGGCTTCTTCCCGTCGCCCTTCTTGTCGGGCGGCAGGTTGGCACGCTTGCCCGCGCGGTCGCGGGCGGCGTCCGTGGACTTCTTCATCGACGCGGTCTTGTCGTCGTCGGCGTCGTCGCCGGCGTCGTCATCGTCCGCGTCGTCGTCGTCGTCCTTCTTCGCGGCCGGCTTCTTGTCGCCCTTCTTGCCCGCGGGCTTCTTGTCGTCGTCGCCCTCGGCGAAGTAGCCGGCGTTCTCGTCGTCGTCGTCCTTCTTGCCGGCCGGCTTCTTGTCGGCCTTGCCCGCCGGCTTCTTGTCGCCCTTCTTGCCGGGCTTGGGCGCGTCCGCGTCGTCGTCGTCGTCGTCACCGGCGTCATCGTCGTCGGTGTCGTCAGCGTCGTCGTCGTCGCCAGCGTCCTCGTCGGTGTCGTCGTCATCGTCACCGGCCTCGTCGTCGTCCGAGTCGTCGGCGTCATCGTCGTCGTCGCCCGCCTCGGCTTCGCCCTCGGCCTCGTCCTCGTCGTCGCCGGTGTCGTCCGTGTCGTCGGCGTCATCGTCGTCGTCGCCGGCGTCGTCATCGTCCGCGTTCTCCGCGTCCGTGTCGTCGTCGGCGTCGTCGTCCTCGTCATCGTCCTTCTTGGCGGGCTTCTTCTTGTCGCCCTTCTTGCCGGCGGCCGGCTTCTCGTCGGCGTCGTCATCGTCGTCGCCGTCCGTGTCGTCGTCCTCGTCGTCGGCCGGCTTCTTCTTGCCGGTCTTCTGCGTGGGGTCGGTGCGGACCTTCTTGCCCGCCTTCGGCGCGTCGTCGTCGTCGTCGCCCTCCACGTCATCGTCGTCGTCGTCGCCGCGGGCGGCGTCACGCTCGTCGTCGTCGCCCGGCATGGCCGCCGTGCGCTTCTGCTTGAGGATGTCCTGCACCTCGCCGGACAGGAACTCGTCGTGGTCGCCCCAGGCATACGTCAGCAGCTTGGGGACGTCCTGGAACGCGCGGGCGATCAGCACGCACTGCTCCTCGATCGAGGGGACCTTGAGCAGGCCCTTCTGCCCGCTCTCCTCGTCGTCCCACCAGAACTGGAACGTGTCGCGGACGCGCTCGGCCCGGTCGTTGTCGAGGTCGGGCGTGAACTTCGTCCCGTCCTCGCTCTTGAACACGCTGGCCAGGGCCGTCTCGTACCCCTGGGTCTGGCTGATCTTGCCCTCCCAGCTGGACCGGCTGAGCATGAAGCTCTGCCCGCCCACGGTGACGATCTTGCCCTTGTCGCCGTCCTTCACCTTCGCCCGCTTGGGGTTGAAGACGTAGATGAACTTGCCGCCCTCGACGCTGCCGTCCTCCTGCGGGACGCCGGTCGGGTCGCCGAACTTGAAGAACTTCCAGGGCTCCTTCTCCTCGTCACCCTCCGCGTCCGGCTTGGGCGTGTCGAGCAGATCGAGCAGCCGGTCGAACGCGGCCCCGGCGATCTGGACCACCTGCAGGTCGTCGCCGTCCGCCGCGCCGAGCGGCAGGGTGCGGTCGTTGCCGATGTAGTCCTTGTCGCCGTTGGCGTAGATCTCGCCCTGGAAGAAGCCGACCGCGTTCGGGTTGGACATCGGGGCACCGCCCGTGTCGTCGCCGCCGATCGTCGGCATCAGCTTGTTCCAGTCCGCGTCCCACTTCCGCCCGGGGCCGAAGTTGCCGGCCTTGAGGGCCGCCTTCGCCGCGCGGTAGAGCACGAGGTACGGGTTGTTCTTCTTGACCTCCGGGTTCGTCTCCACCTCCCACGGCTTGTAGAGGATGAAGGTGAAGTGCTCGTGGATGCCGATGTACTTCGCCACCGGGGCACGCACGATCCAGTGGTTCTGGCCGTGGCTGTCGATGTGCTTGCGGCCCGGCACGAGCTGCGTCGGGTCCTCGTACCCCAGCGCCGGCCACGGGCGGGCGATCAGCGGCCCCTCCTTCCACCGCGCACGCACCAGGTTCACGCGGGCCACCTGGGTGTTGATCGTCCGGTCGTCCGGCGGGCCGCCGCCCTCGCGCCGGCCGTGGGAACGGTTGTCGTACTGCCCGCTGGAGCGGGGCTTGAGGCCTCGGTTTCGAGCCATGGGATCTGTCTCCTAGAACTGGTTTCTCTCGACCACTGGGGAACCTTCGGGGACCCGGATTGAGTGGTCGCATTGTAGCAGAAGGCGAGCCGGATACCACCCTAACGGGGGGTCACAGCTCCTTCGGTTGGAAGAACTCCTCGGCGGCCTCGACGACCCGGTCGAGGACCGTCTGGAGCCTCGCGTTGGCGTCCACGACCCGGGTCACGGCCGGGTACATGTCCTGCCACTTGGCGTACCCCGTGCGGACGTTGCGGTAGAACGACTCGGACATCTCCCGCCACCGGTTGTTGGTCGGGTCGGCGGCCTGCAGCCGCTTCACCGCCGACTCGACGGGGACGTCGAGGATCAGGACGAGGTCCGGCCGTAGGTCGTCCGGCACGGCCGCGTCGTAGATGTCGTCGATCACGATGTAGTCCATCCCGCCGCCCCCGCCCTGGTAGGCGAACGTCGTCGAGGCCCAGCGGTCGCACACGACGGTGAAGCCGGCGCGACGCAGCGGGTGGGTCTTCTCCCGCACGAGTTGCGCCCGGGCGGCCATGAACATCAGGGCCTGGGTCTCCGGGCACACGTCCCCCACGCCGGGGGCGATCAGCAGCTCGCGGAGCTTCTCGCCGTACGCGGTGCCGCCCGGCTCTCGGAAGTGGGCGACCCAGTCCGGGTAGGTCACGTTGTCGCACGACGGGTCCGCCCGCCGCCGCGCGTCGCGGATGACGTCTACGAGCAGGGTCGAGACGGTCGTCTTGCCGGACCCGTTCATGCCGTCCACGACGATGAAGGCTCCTTTGAGCCGTTCCAACAGTCGCGGCGACAGGGGCGGGAATGAGATGGTCTCTCGGTTCATCACGCTGCCTTTCCTTTGGCGTACTTGAGGGGGATGCCGTGCTCCTCGCAGAAGTTCGGCGTGAGCGGCTCGCCCCAGTGGTCGAAGATCTCGGTGTCGATGCCCAGGTGGTACGGACCCTCGCCGGTGGGCACCCCGTCGAGCGTGGTCGGGTAGATCTCGACCCGCTTGGTCAGGTTGTACGGCAGCACGTCCTCGACGACCCGCTCGACGTTGGCGTAGGGGACGTGCAGCAGGACGGCGTCGTGGATCTGGAGGGCGAACTTGAAGAAGTCCGGGTCCCCGATCGTGTTGTTGCGATAGTCCTCCATGTAGGCCAGCGCCCGGTCCATGGCCGAGGCGATGCCCGACTGAATCCCGAAGTTCATCGCCTGCCGCTCGAACTCGCCCTGCAGCGAGAAGTCGTCGGTCTGCGGGAACCGGCGGAACGCCCCGAAGCACGAGCAGATCCAGCGGGGGTCCTTCGACCGCTGCTGGGCCTCGGTGAAGAACGGCTTGAGCCCCGGGTACAGCTGGAACACGATGTCGATGATGATCTGCGCCTGCTGCACCGTGATCGGGTTGCCCTCCTCCTTGCACTGCAGCGCGATCGCCTTCGCCTGCCGCCCGTAGGCGACGCCGAAGATCACGTTCTTCGCCGCGATGCGGAGGGACACCTTCCCGATCGACTCCAGCCCCTTCTTCGTCGGCTCGCACTTCAGGTTGAAGGCGAGCACGGCGACGTTGGAGTGGATGTCGTAGTAGAGCGGGTCGTCCTCGGGCAGCTGGTTCCGCGTGGCGTGCTCGATCATCGTCGGGTCGCCCGACATGACCGCCATCAGGTACAGCTCCGCGCCGATGAAGTCCGCCTCGACCAGGACGTGCCCGGGGATGGCGTGCAGCAGCGACCGCAGCTTGTACTTGTAGTCGCCGCCGACCCACTTGCCCTTCTCGTTCTTCGTGCCGCCCAGCAGGCGGGTGTAGTCGGGGTCCCGCCGCTTCGACATGTTCTGCAGGTTCGGCCGGGCCGACCGCCACCGCTTGGTCTCGGTGGTCGGGTACAGGTGCGTCCGCACCCGGCCGTCGCCGCAGATCACGGCCGCGAGCCCGGCGTCGTAGACCACGCCGCCGAGGTTGTCCCGCCCGAAGCTGTACGGGCTGGCCTCCTGCCCGGTCGAGGCGTCGATGCTGCTGGCCGCCTCGGCCGTCTCGTCCCGCACGACCTCTCCGTCCTTGTCCACCACGGGCGGCCGGAGCACGCTCTTGAGGACCTGGTCGAGGAACCGGTAGTCGCGAATCCACTGGACGTACTCGCTCTGCTCCTGGTTCTCCTGCGCGAGCACGCCGAGGATCGTCTTGCCGGTCCCGGGCGTGTGCTCGTGTTCGAGCCCCTTGTCCTTGATGTCGAACCACGCCTTGGGCGGCTTGGACGTGTCGAGGATCGGTTCGAGGTAGAGGCTCTTGGCGGTGTGCTTCGCCCCGTCCACGCCCTTGCGGGGGCGGACGCTGACGATGTCGCCGGTCGGGGTCTTCTTGCCGTTGTACTTCTCGCCGAACAGGAACTCCCGCACCTGGGTGACGGACCGGATGTTGAACTCCGGCCACCTCGCCCACTTGCGGATCTTCTCCTCCTGCTCGGCCCGGGCCTTCATGAACGCGGCCGTCAGGAAGTCGATCCGCTTGCGGTCGACCGGGATGCCCGTGCAGTGCATCTCCAGGATCGGCCCCACGGTGAGCATCGACTCCCAGAAGCTCTCCCGGCAGCAGTTGCCCTCGTAGTCGTTGTCGATCAGCGGGAGCTGCTCGTACATCAGCCGCAGGGTCGCGTCCGCGTCGTAGCAGCCGTACGGCACGATGATCTCGTCGGGGCAGGGGCCGTACCCTTCGAGGTCCTTGGCCTTGTACCCCTTCTCCTTGCAGAACGCCTCCTTCCAGTTGTGGAGCGGGATGTCGTACCGGGGGCACGTCGTGTACCGCATCGCCAGCACTTCGAGGCCGAGCTGGGCGGTCTCCTCGATCGCGTGGCCGGCGAGGCCGGTGTCGTGCCCGCCCTCGAAGTGGGTGCGGACCCAGGCCGGCACGAGGTCGCCGGGGGCGAAGCCCATCTTCCGCAGCTTCTTCCGCTGTGGCTTCTCGAACTCGCCGAAGAACTTGTCGTACAGCGGGACCCGGTACCGCTTCGCCAGCTCGGTCAGGCCGATGAACTGCATCCACTCCAGGTCGGCCACCCCGAAGTGCATCGTGATCCGCTTGGTCGCGAACCACTCGTTCAGCAGCTTGATCGCCCGCTTCTTGGCCGGCTTGCCGTCCTCGTCGCAGAAGACGAACTTGCCGGTCGTGTCGGACCAGATGATCGCGGCCGCGTGCTTCGGCCGCCACGCCAGCTGCATCGTGCGGACGTAGCTGCCCTTGTTCTGCGGGTGCTCGCCGTTCCACTCCGCGTCGAACGAGATCCAGTCGTCCTTCTTGTAGGGGTCGTGGTCGATCTCGTGCAGCAGGGCCTGGAGCTGCTCCAGCGTGCGGATCGTCCGGTGGTCGATGTCGACCTCTTCCTTGTCGAACCGGATGCCGTTCTGGAGCATCGCGAAGCGGGCCATGCCCCGCTCCAGCCGGCGGCGCTGCTCGGGGGCGCGGACGACGGCCGCCGGGTGGACGACCGTCATGACCAGGGCCTTGTGCATCAGCACCTTGTCCGGGTCGTCCGTCGCCTCCATGTGGACCGGGTACTCCAGCTCCATCACCCGGCCGTCCATGTAGTCGACGCCGTACTTCGGCCCGAGCAGGGCCTTGGACGCGTCGGCCCCGAGGCAGAGGATGTACTTCGGCCGCACGATCCGCAGCTCCTGGTGGAGCAGCGGCATGCAGTCCTTGAGCCACGGGGCCTTGATCGTGCCGCTGCTGTCCGGCGGCTGGAACTTCAGCACGTTCGTCACGTACCAGTTCGGCGAGCCCTTGATGTGGTGCTCGCGGATCACGTCGATCAGCAGCTTGCCGGACTCGCCGACCATGTTCCGGCCTTCCTGCACCTCCGTCTTGCCCGGCATCTTGCCGAGGACCATGACGTCGGCCGGGCGGGGGCCGTCGACCGCGATCCGGTCGCCCGCCTCGTACTCCTTCATGTACTGGCCCCAGATGTGACCCGGCACGAACGGCACGCTCTTGCGCATGCCCGGCTTCGTCTGGATCGGCATCGTGAACCCGGGCTCGCGGAGAGCCCTGCGGTGCAGCTCGACCAGCTTGTCGCCGATCGAGTCGAGCACCGTGTCGGTCTTCTTCTTGCCCTGCCCCTCGACCTTCACCTTCTTGAAGTCCGAGAGGTCGCCCAGGTTGCGGGCGTGTTCCATGAAGTCGGGGCCGGGCAGGGGCATGCCCGGGGCGTCGAGCGGGTACAGCCCGCTGCCACCGATCTCCTTGTGTGCCGCCCTCGCTTCCGCCTTCTTCGCGTCGGCGTCGAGGTCGGTGATGATCTTGCGTCGTTTCTTCACTGTCTGCATGTGACTCACCGATCTCAAAACCGGTTTTTAGATCCAGGCCCCGCCGACCCCGGTCAGCTGGTAGACCGCCGTCTCCGGCAGGTAGTTGCAGTTGAGGAACATCTGCAGCTCGGTGATCGGGCCGATGTAGTGCAGGCCCGTCCGGTCGAGGTAGACCCGGCGGAAGTGCCGCATCCACTGTCGCCGGGCCTCACGCGCTGCATAGTTGCTCAGCGGGTGGCATGTAACGGTCGTCATGTTCGAGATCTTCCGAGTTCAGCCAGGTCTTTCGGTCCACCCTGCCGCCGATGCGCTGCTCGGCGGCCTTGGCCACCGTCAGCGCCTCGTGCCGGCTCACGAAGCGGCCCGTGCTGGTCACGAACCCCTCCGCGTCGTGGAACGCCTCCCCGAGCTGGAACATCATCTTCTCGATGACGGCCCCGCCGTCCTCGTACCCCTCCGACCGCAGCCGGTCGGCTCTGGGGCTGTTGAGTTCTGCGTCGACGTGGTAGTCGCCCTCGGTTACGTGGCCCGTCTCCGGGTCGCGAAACGCGGCTGCCTTGACGTGCTCAGCTTCCATGCCGACCTCACCGTTTCTCCCACCGCACCTTGACCCCTTGGGCCTTGGCCTCGCGGCGGACGTACTCCCGGACCCAGTACCGATCGAGGTCGGCCGGGTCGTAAGGCTTGGGCAGCGCGACCGCCGCGAGCCCGTGTCGAAACTGGTCCTTCAGCTCGTCGTACACCTGGTCGTACTTCCGCTTCATCGACGGGCTCTCCAGCACGTCGGGGTCGAACAGCATGACCATCGAGTGGTCCTTGAAGTGCGGCACGACCAAGCGGGACTGGTTGTTCGTGATCGGGAACCCGAGCGAGGCCATCGCCATCGGCCCGAAGTTGAGCCGCGACGTCGGCCCCTCGACGAGGACCCCGGTCTGGTAGCGCTTCGCCTGGTCGAGGCCGTACAGCAGGTGGCCCCGCATCATGTCCGGGCAGTTGAAGCTCTTCGGCGGGTTGGACTTGTCCTTCCAGTCCAGCTCCCCGGCGTACCGGCACTGCCAGCCCCGCAGCTTCCCGTCCTGGACGATCGGGAAGTAGATGCGGTCGCGGGCGAGGTAGTACATCGAGTTCGTCACCAGCCCGACGCCGTACGTCCGCCCGAGCAGCTCGGGGTCGAAGTACCGGTCGGCGAGGTAGACGTTGGCGGGGTGGTTCGGCGGCAGCTTGTCGAGCGTGATGATCGGGCCGGGCGGGTCGACGATCGACGCCTCCTTGCGGACGACGCCCTGCTTGATCTTCGCCTCCTCCAGCACGCCCCGGATCTCGCTCAGCCGGTTGTACAGCTCCTCGCGGGATTCCTGGTCGGAGTAGCAGGTGGGGTCGTTGTAGCAGACGGCCATCCACAGGTTCCGCCGGCCCTTCTCGTCCCGCTTCGCCCACCGGTGGTTGATGTACAGGCGGTGCCGGGTGTCGCTGCACTTGTTGCAGTTCACCCGGTAATACTCGCCCGAGTTCTCGATGTAGAGTTCCTCGCCCTCCTCGACGATCTTCGGCACGTAGCGACCGACGAAGGCGACGCCCTCGTTCGAGATCACCACCTTGCCGAAGACCCTCTTCAGGTTGCGGTAGAGCGCTGGGTTCAGGGGTTCCGACATAGTTCCTAGTCCAGGCTGGACGCCGACCCGCCGCCGGCCGCGGCGCTGTTCTTCTTGATCGCCGAGTTCTCGGGCAGCTTGTTGACGTCGGCGATCAGCATGATCTTCCGGGCGTGGGTGTTAATCATGTACTTGTCGTCGGCCGACAACACGCGATTGAGCCCGCCGTCGATCTTGATGATCGTGTTCATCCGCCCCGGCTGGCGGCGGTGCTTCGTGCAGCCGAACAGCGCGACCGCGTCGGGGTCCTGCGGCTTGCTGATCGAGAAGCTGAAGTCGAGGTTCTCCGCGAAGCTCTTCGACTCCGCCGCGTTCGTGTGGTCGGCCAGGACGGCCGACCCGAAGCTGTTGGCCTCGCCGGCGAGCTGGTGGAGGGCGTACGAGGGGCAGTCGAACACGTCGCCGATCTGGCTCTTGATCGTCAGGGGAGCCCCGCCGATCAGGTGCCGCAGCTCGCTCGTCTCGACGTCGTTGCCGCCCATGTACCGCTTCACCATCGCGCCGACGTAGTCCATCACGAACAGGCCGCACTTGGCCTTCCGCTGGCGGCAGACGTTGGAGATCATCTGCGAGACCTCCTTGATCCCGCCGTTGCCCACGCCCTTCGTCTCGTGGCCGGTCATGTCCAGCACGACCATGTGCCGGCGGAGGTAGGTCAGCGCGTCCATGACGCGTTCCAGCTCCCCGGCCACCTTCTCGCCGTTGTTGATCTTCGCCCGCCAGATCCGCTTCTCGTACTTCTTCAGCTTGTCGGAGGTCGAGAACCCGGCCAGCTCCAGCGGCTTGTCCGGGGCCATCGCCTCCATCGTCGCCCGGCGGATCATCGCGGCGTACCCGAGCGTCCGGTTCCGCATTTCCGGCTTGCGGGCCTCGTAGCAGGCGATCACGGCCAGCTTGGGCGGCTGGCTCGGGTCGAGCAGGTGCTCCTGGTAGAACGCCTTGGCCGCCTCGACGATCAGCATCGACGCGATCGTCGTCTTGCACGACCCGTACGGCCCCATCAGCCCGTACACCTCGCCCGGCGCGTGGCCGCCGCCGAGGAACTCGTCGAAGAACGGGATGCCGGTGGAGAAGACCTTGATGCTGGCGGTCTTGTGCCAGTCGTCGGGGAACGGGTCGAAGTCGACCTCGGTAGAGACGGACGCGATCTGCTCCGCCTCGGCGGCCATCTGGTTCATGAACTCCGGCAGGTTCGCCGGGAGCATGTCCTTGGACTGGATGACCTCCTTCATCTTGGCGGCGAGCCGCTCGTCGAGAAACTTCTTCGCCGTCTTGATGCCCCAGTCCGCGCTGGCGCGGTCCTGGGTGATGTCCGCCTCGAAGCTGTCCTTGTCGAACGCGTACTCGATGAACGACGAGAGCTTGTCGTACTCGGCGTCGTTGAACAGGTTCGGGTTGGCCTCGCTGGCCCCCTCGATCTCCGCCATCAGGAACTCGAAGCCGGGCAGGGCCTCGTGCTCGTCGTAGAACTCGTTGGCCAACGCCCACGCGACCTTGTACCCGCGGTCGAACTCCCCGAAGTGCTCGGGCTTGAGGATCTCCCGGGTGGCCTTGAAGGCGTCCTCGTTGCGGAGGAGGACGGCCATCATCAGCTCCTTCTTCCGCTGGTCGAGCGCCGGCCGCCGCTTCATGTCCTCGAACTGACCCTCTTTCCGCTTCTTCTTGTCGCTCTGCTTGGGCATGGTCGCGTGCTCCTTCACTCGTCGTTGAAGCCGTAAAAGCTGCGGTAGATACGTTGGGCCTTCTCGGACCAGCCCTCGGGCAGGTGGTCCTTCCAGATCTCGTCGTACTCGTCCGCCTCGAAGACGTACTGGATCGCCGCCGCCGTCCGGTAGGTGGCCGCGATCTCCTTGAACTTCGCCCGCTGCTTGAGCCCCGCCTGCTTGAGGATGCGGCGGGCGGTGCAGTACCGGAACAGCGCCGACAGCGGCTCCTCCTCGTTGGTCAGCACCGCGATCCACGTCCCCTCGCTGTCGAGGTTGTAGAACCGCGACTGCCCGAGGACCGCGACCTGCACCTTGAACCGGGAGAGCTGCGACTTGAAGGCGGCCTGGATCTCAGTGATCGAGACGCCGTGCCCGGCCTTGTAGTTCTTGATCGCCCGCTCGCTCTTGAGCATTTCCGGCTGCGGGAGCCGGCTGCGCTTCTCGGTCGGCATCCGGGGCGACAGCACGGCGAACTGCCGCCGCACGAACCGCTCCGGGTCGAACCGGTTCCGCACCACGATCCGGGCGACGTCCATCCACAGGCTCGTCGACCGGTCGACCCGGGCGCGGGCCGGGGCCAGCTCGATGTTCTCCGTCAGGTTGTCGATCCGCCGCTGCCGCCTCGCCCCCGACGTGTCGGTCAGGTGGCGGACGACGTCGTCGGGGTCGGCGACGTCGTCGGGCTCGCGGCCCATGCTCAGGTAACGCTGCAGCTCCACCTGCCAGGTGCGCAGCAGCAGCGTCGCCAGTTGTTCCAGGCCGCGGTCAGCGCCGCCGGCCCGCCTGCGTCGTTTCAAGGTTGCCTCCACGGGTCAATCCTCCCACAGCCGGTGCTGCAGTTTCTCGCCGGGTTTCGTGCCTGGGTCGACCTGGGTCCAGCCGTTGCCGACGTAGCTGGAGCGGCGGCTGCCGCTCTTCCGTTTGAAGCCGGAGTTGAACTGGTCCTTGTAGTCGTAGATGACGCCCTGCTTCTTGCCGATCGCCTTGTTCGTGCGGCTGACGCGGCCGGGGATCTGCGTGTCCATGATCGGGCTGCCGCCGGCGTCGGCCCGCACCAGGACTTCGAGGTGGTTCATCGACACGCCGACGTTCCAGACGGTCGTGACGATCACCTTCCGCAGCTTGCCCCGCTCGAACAGGCGGGTGAGCTTCTGCTTGCGCTCCTCCGTCATCTGCTTGAGGCCCTTCTTCGGCCACAGGCCCAGCTTGCGGAAGTAGCGTCGCTTCTCGAACGAGATGTCCCGCGCGGCGTACACGAGCGTGAACTCGGGCATCTCGCGCTTCAGGGCCAGCGCGTGCTCGATCGTCTCGCAGGTGACGAGCACCTGCTGGTCCGGGTGGCTCCGCGCGTCCTTGGCGATCAGCTGGTTGCGGTGGCGGTTCCGCCAGATGCCCCACCGCTTACGCTCGACCGAGTCCTCGATCCCCTCGCACGGGTCCATGTCCATCCGCACGTTCCGCCACCGCACTTCGAGCGGCACGACGAGCCCGTGCTTCACGGCGGTCTGGTACGTCATCTTGTAGCCGACCGGCCCGAACATGGCCTCGACGCGGAGGTCCTTGTTGTCGATCCGCATGTCCTGCGTGGCGCTGAACCCGTAGTTCAGGCTCTCGTCGTACTTCGCCAGCTGCTCGGCCGCGTCGTCCGCCGCCGCCTCGTGGCACTCGTCGGTGAAGAGGATGTCGCACTTGCCGTCGCTGTGGTGGAGCGAGTCGAACGTGTACCCCTGCACGCGACAGCCGGCCTTCCGCACCCCGCCGCCGACCAGGCCGACGTCGGGGAGCATCCCGCACAGCTCGGGGAAGATGCGGTCCCGCATGACGCTGGCCCGCTTGGACGTGTAGTGGATCTTGGCCTTCGGGAAGAGCATGGCCGCGAGGCCGATCAGGAAGCTCTTGCCGTAGCCGGGCGGGGCGTCGGCGCGGCCGGGGAGCCCGGCCTGCACCTGGGCGACGAACCACTCCAGGAACTCCTTCTGCCCGTGCCGCAGCTTGATGCCGGAGTCGGGGCCGAGAACGCGGTTCCAGCGGGGGACGAAGATCTCAGGCTTTGCCGGGGGCGTCAGGTCCTTAATCCTGACCGGGTAGCCGCGGGCCTTCAGGGCCTTGGTGATGCGGTGGTAAAAGCCGAGGCTGGTCGCGATGCGGTTCTTGTGATCGAGGAAGTAGCACTGGTAGTCGATCAGCTCTAACCGCTTGCCCTTGTTGCCTTCCTCGAACCGCTCGGCACCGTAGAGCATGTGCTTCGCGGTGAAGCTCAGCTTCGTTTCGAGCACCTCCCTGACCTGCGTCGGGGTAGGGGCGACGACCAGCCGGTTGCCGCTCTTGAGCAGCGTTATCTGCGGTTTTTCTGCCATTGCGTAGTGCCCTCAACCTGGACGCGGAGACCCGGCACGGCGTTTTTCGCGCACGCGGGGGCTTGACTCGTATTGCATTGCGTTCAGGAGGGCGCTATGATGTGGGCGTTGGAAACCTTCGGTGGACGCCCGCAGGGGTAGCTACCTCCTAGAACGAGAGGGCCTTCGATGCCGGTCGAAGGCCTTCTTTATGCGCTGACGTTTGACTGTTGTTCGCTCTCCTTCTGTGTCGCGGCGGGAGGGATTGCCGGCCCTCGTCGCAACGCGATCGACTCCACCTGGAACTGTCCGTACTCGCCGGGGTCCCACGGGCTCAGGCCCTTGTACCGGCCGGCGATGTTCATCAGCTGCACGAGGTCGTCGTCGGACACCTCGGACGGGACCGCACAGTTCAGGCCCACCACCTGGCCGGGGAAGAACGCCTCGTGTACCGCGAAGCGTCGCTTGTTGTCCCTGCCGGTGTAGTACCGCTTGAACCACCGGTCGGGCCGGGTCACGCAGTCCACTTCGGGGTCCCAGAGGATCTTGCGTACCGAGCCCTGATGCCGCCCGAGCAACTTCGCCGCGAGGACCATGTTCGAGGCATGCCAGCTCGCGGGGAACATGACGTGGGCGTCCGGGGTGCGGGCGAAGACCATTCGCCCGTCCGCCGCCGACCGGTCAAGCACCCTGCCGAGGCAGTGCTTCGTGAACCTGATCCTGACAGTTAGTTCTCGCACTCCAGCCGTCCTTGGCTGTGCCGCCGAACCGCGCGTTCCGTGCGCGATGCCATTCGCGACAGCATGTTACAGCCGTGTTAGAGGGGCGTCAAATCGGCCCGCCCTCGGCGGGCGTGTGCAGCGTTTGCCGGTGTAAGCGGTACGCCGTGACCTCGTCGGTCGTGTTGAAAAACATCTCGGGCTCGAACGCCTGGCGGCCCTGCGACCGCTCCGCCGCCCACACGTCGCGGAAGAACTGGACGTACTTCCGCGTCGCCAGCAGGAGGCCCTTGCTCCGCTCCTCCGTCGTCGCGCAGATGCGTCGCAGGAACGCCGGGCCGCTCTCGGCCAGGCTCCCTTCGAGCATGTGCGAGACGAGCGGGTCGAAGCCGAGCCACGCCCGCATCGCCGTCCGCGCCCGGTCGTAGTGGTGGCCGCCGTACTGCTTGCCCCCGCAGACCGCCCGGGCGTTCTCCGGCGTCAGCCCGAGGTACGTCCACAGCTTGCTCGGGCGGTGTGGCTTGGCCGGGTGCGTGAACCACCGCACGTCCACGATCGTCGCGAGCGTCACGCAGCACGCGTCGATGTCGTAGGCGGGCGTGAAGCTCATCGCCGGCCACGCCGGGTGGTAGTACATGATCCGCCGCGCCTTGTCGTCCGGCCGCCCGCCGTTGGCCCGCACGGCCGCGACCAGCGAGTAGACGACGTAGTCCGCGTCCGCCAGCTCGTACCAGCTGGCGAACACGTCGGAGCTGACACAGGCGTGCCACAGGCCCGGCAGCACGTCGCCGGGCCGCTTGCCCAGCGCCATCTGCGGGCTCCCGATCTGGACCTTCGGCAGCGACAGCCGCTGCGTCGGGTCCAGCCGGGCCTTGTGCTGGTGCACGGCCTCGACCAGGACGGCGTTGTCCGCCCGGCCGAGGAACCGCACCAGCTTCGCGTCGTGGAACCGCTCGCCGGCGACGAACGCCTCGGGGGACAGGCGTGAGTTGACGGCGACCTCGCGGTCGTCGCCGAACCACACCTGTCCCTCGGGCGAGACTTGCAATCGGAGACACTCAGTTGCCATGTGCACCTAGCTCCACAACCTGGTCGAACGACTGCCGCAGCTCGTTCGCGTGGGTGATGACGATCACCTGCCGGCGGCCCCGGACCTGGGCCGCGTACTGGGCCAGCGCCGCGGCCATGAACCCGCGGTTCCGCTCGTCCATGTCGGCGGTCGGCTCGTCCAGCGTCATCATGCCGATCTCGGCGTCGAACAGGGCGGAGATCGCGGGGCGGAACGCCATCGCGAGCACGCCCTTCTGCCCGACGCTGAGCCGCTGGGCGTTGCGCGGCGGCTCGCCCGGGAAGTGGACGGTGAAGGTCAGGTCCTCCGCCGTCTCGACCCAGAACGGGCTGCCGAACATGTCGAGGATCTTGTTGATGTCGCCCTCCATGTCCTGGAGGTTCGACTGGGCCACCATCTGCGGCAGGGCCTGCCGGTGCATGACCTCGGCGATCTTCTTGAGCTTCGCCGCGAACTGGTGGGCCTTCTTGTTCTTGGCCAGCTTCGCCTTGAGCCGCTCCAGCTCCTCGACGTCCTGGGCCTGGGCCGCCTCGATCCCCTCGACCTTCTGCTTGAGGGCGGCGACGTTGACCTTGGCCGCCTCGTGGCGGGCCATCCGCTTCTTGGCACGCTCCAGCTCCTCGTCGGTCACGACGTTGCCGTCGCGCTCGACCCGGAGGTCCGCCCGCTGCTGGACCACGGCGTCGTGCCGGGCCTTGGCCGTGGACACGGCGGTGACGGCATCGCCGTTCACCTGCCGGGCCTTGTCGTACTTCTTCTCCAACGCATCGAAGTCGTCGACCACCCGCTGCAGAGCCTTGGCGTCGCCCTTCGGCGGATCGCTCACCTTGGCGTGCTTCAGCAGGGCCTCGTACTCCGAGACCTTCGCGTCCGCCTTCCGCCGCTCCTTGTCGTACGCCTCCCGGGCCGCGCGGGCCGCGTCGATCGCCTCGATCAAGTTGGCGAGCTTCAGCCCCCGCGCCTTGAGCCTGGGCTGCTTGACCTTCACGAGCCGCAGGTGCTCGTCGAGGTCCCGGACGCTCGTGCCGCACGTCGGGCACTTCACCACGCCCTCGATCGCGAACGTGGTCAGGAGCGTCTTGTTCTCCCGGTACTCCACCCGCAGCGTGCCCCGCTCCTCGACGAGGCGCTCGCGGTTGTCGTCCGACGCGTGGAGGGGCGGGCGGTCGCCCAGCTCCTTCACCTTCGTCCGGGCGTCGGCCAGCCGCCGCTCGATGTTGCCCTGCACCTCCTGTCGCTCGTTGTACTCGGTGATCCGCTTCAGCGTGGCCCGAGCCTCCTCTGCCAGCGGCTTGTCCCGCTTGAAGGCGGCGGCGAGGGCGTTCAGCTCCGTGGACGTCACCGTGTACTTCAGCTCCGCCGACGACACCTCCTTCTTCCTCGCGACGATCGTCGGCTTCAGGGCCGTGATCGCCTTGACCGCCCGCCGCCAGGCCTGCCGCTTCTCAATAACGGTTTTTGAAAGTAGCCGCCGCTTCTTGGGCAGCAGCAGCGCCGTGGCGGCCGCCAGCTCCTCCTTGGCCGCCTGCAGCTCGACCGCCCGGCCGCCGATGCGGGCGTTGATCTCGTCGCTGTTGTCGTCGACGACGACCAGCAGCTCCTTGTCCTGCTCCAGCAGGGCCTCGATCGCGTCGACGATCTGCTTGGCCTTCTCGGTCCCGCAGAGCATCTGGAACGTCGCCGCCCGGTCGCCCGGGGTGTCGGAGACGAACCGGAACATCTCCCGCTGGGCCACGAAGACGTGCGTGCCGATCAGCTTGTGGTTGACGCCGAGGCGTACCGTCAGCTCACGCCTGATGTCCTCGTCCTTGTCGAACGTCTTACCGTCGACGATCAGCTCGTTGTCCTTGCGGAGGCCCTTCTTCCGCTTCTCGCTCTCGGCCCGGCGGAGGCGGCGGAACACCTCGAACGGCACGTCCCCGTGCTCGCCCCAGACCGTGATGCTCGACTCCTCATCGGGGTCGGCCGTGTCGCGGATGTTGTCGAGTTTCACGCCGGCGAACCGGCTCCAGTCGTTCGTCAGGCAGGCGTAGATCCCGTCGACGATCGTGGACTTGCCCCACCCGTTCGGGCCGAAGATCCCCACCAGCCCGCGCTGGAAGTAGATGTCCAGCTCGCGGTGGCGGCCGATGTTCCTGAAGAGCGCTCGCTTGATCCACATAGTTACCTCAGGCCCGGTCGTAGCACGCCTTGCAGACCACGTCGCCGATCTCGACGCGCAGGCTGCGGGCGGTGTCGTTCGAGCAGACCGTCATCGTCGGGGTCGACTCCGTCAGCTTCGTCGTGCACTTGGCACAACGGGGCGTGACCTCGTCGTCGACGACCACGGCCTTTCCGACCGAGTTGCCGTTGCTGTCCATCAGCGTCTTGGAGAACGTCGCCAGCTGCCGCCGCCCCACCCCGTCCAGGTCGGACGGGAGGAGGTCGAGGATCTTCTCGACCTCGCGGGCGAGCTTGCGGCCGGCGAAGGCGTCGTTGTCAAGGTCGATCTCGATGCGTAGCTTCATCCGTCGTTCGGTCCCAGTGCGGCGTGCCGCCGCAACGGCGAGTCGTCGATCACCAGGGAGTGGTCCTTGGCGACGGCGGCTTTGAACTTGTTGAGTATGCAAACGAGCTGGTCGACGTCGTCGAGCATGTTTCCGAGTTGCTCGCCGCCGGCGTAACAGCGCCGCCACCAGTCGATCATGTCCGCGATCGCCCGGCTCCCCAGCTCCGAGTCGCTGCTCGGTATGCCGTGGCCGGCGTCCAGGATTTTTGCGAACCGCGGGTCTTGTTCGATCGCCTCGGGGTCAGGTCTAGCCACTATTTCAGCGCTTCCTCTCGCATGCGACGAAGCTCGTCCTCGACGCTGCCGGCTTGCAGGAGCCGCGTGCAGTCGCCTTGCAGGTGGCCCAGCTCCGCCTGTTGCAGGTAGCCGGGCAGTTCGGTCAGCAGCGTGGCCGCCCGCCGCTCGCCCTTGGCCTGGGCCTCCTTGCGGCGGGCCACGACCTCCGGCGGGGGCTCCGGCGGCACTTCCTTCCAGAAGATGAACGCCCGGTCGCCGATCGCTTTCACGATCCGGCCCCGGTGCTCGCCCAGCTTGTGCGGGTACTCGACCCAGTAGATCGGCTTGCGGACCCGCTCGTCGTACCCGGCCGTCTCGTCGGCGATCCGCGTCAGCTCGGTGTCGACCGTCTGCAGCAGGTTGTCGACGTCGGCCGCCGCGCTGACGTGCCAGTCGACGCGGTGGCGGGTCTTGAGCCGCACCTTCTTCCAGGTGTAGTCGTCGTAGACGACGTAGAAGAACTTCTTCCACGGCTCGTCGATGCTCTGCATGCACGTCGACCCGGGCGAGATCACGCGGAGCTTCTGGCCGTCCTTGCCCCGCGTCTCGATCTCCTTGCGGACGTGGTAGTCGCCGGTGAACACGGTGCCCACCATCGGCACGTCCGACATCCCGCCCTGCGGGGCCGCGACCGACCCCATGAACTCGCCCCACACCTGGTGGGCCACGAGCAGGTGCGTGCCCTCCGGGATCGCGTTCAGGGCGATCTGGAGCTGGGGGCTGTGGTGGAAGTCGAGACCGAACATGCAGACGGTGTCGATCGTCACCTGCAGGCCGCTCATGTGCTCGGGCCAGGCGTGGCCGCTGAGCCAGGGGCGGTCCTGCATCTCGTGCTGGCCCTGCACGTACAGGCACCGGATCTCCTTCTTCTGGAGCCGGTCGAGCTGCTGGTTGAGGAACACGATCGGGTCGGAGTTGTTGATCGTCTTGTCGATCAGGTCGCCAGCGCCGACCACCGCCTGCACCTCGTGCTCGATGGCGTGGTCGACGATCTGCTTCAGGGAGTAGTAGCTGTCGCCGCTGATGTCACGACCCGCAGCGAGCGTCCACGCCCGGTTCTGCAGGTGCCAGTCAGCCGACATGGACAGGATGGGTTTGGGCATGGCTCCTTCACAAGGGCAGCGGGGCTTGACGGGTACTCTAAACCGTGGCCATAGCGAGCGGGGCGGCATGTGTACCGGCCCTCCGCAACCTCTGGCTCGGCCGCCGTCGCGATCGGCACCGCCGGTGCGGTCCGCTGCCGTTCTCAAAACCGGTTTTGAGGTCTCAGACGTACGTCCGGTCGGCCAGGCCGTTCAGCTCGACCGCCAGCTCGCGGAGGTCCCGGCGGTCCTCGTCGGACTTGCCGGTCTCAATGTCCCTACCCTCTTCCGTGCAGGACGCGGCCAGGGCCTCGATCACGTCCTTGGCCCCGCCCTCCCGTACGTGCTGTTGAATCAGGTCTCTGAGTTGTTGGCTCACCATTGTTCAGAGGAAGTGGTTACCGGAGATCCCCGGCGGCCCGTCGATGCGCCGCTCAGAAATCCCATACCGATCCTCGATCTCGCGCGAGAGGAACCGCCACTGTTCCATGTTCATTCGCGGCGCGATTTCGACGATCTTGACGATGTCCTTTCCGTTGACCTTTGCCACGACGATGATCTTGCCGCCGTGGCGGAAGTCCAGGTCGATCGCCTGCAGCGCCGCCAGCTGGCGACGCAGTGCCGCGACCTCGCCCTTTGCCCCCGCGACCGCCGCCTCGGCCGCCTGCCCCTTTACCTTGGCGACCGTCTCGTTGTACGACCGCGTCATCAACAACAGCCGGTCCGCGATCAGGCTTAGCACCCACTTTTGCAGGACGGACCTCGCCCACCTCTTCACGCGTTGGAGCACAGTCACCTCCGTCCACGTCGTACACGTCCACGCCGTGCACGGACGATACCCGCTCGGCGATCAGGCCGAGCCTTTCCTTGTCGCGTTTACACTTTGGACAGATGCGGATGCAGACGCGGTCGGGGGAGCCGAAGGCCTTTCGGCACTTCAGGCAGGTGACCGTTCCGCTCTTTGAAGGGGGCACTCGCAAGCCGTCCATGGCAGCTCCCGCGGCGGGCCTATCCTTGGCCGCACCGTTACAACTGGCCGGGCGAGAAGGTGCTGACGCAAAAGGCTGCCCGGGCCTGACCCGCGGATCATGCCCGCTCGGGGCTTGACTTGCAACAGGATTGGACTACGCGCCCGCGATCCTGCTTCAGCCTCACCTGCCCCTGGAACCCATTACGGATGAGATCGGCGGCCTGTTCGAGCAGCAGGTTGGTCACGACCCGGTAGGCCGGGTGCGGGATCAGGAGCGTCGGCTGGGGGATCAGGAACCGGTCGAGGACCTTGGCCGCCTGGTCGCCGCAGAGGACGACGACGGACCGCTCCACGTCGTACCCGACCAGCCGGGCCAGCACGCCCTCGACGTGCACGTAGTCGATCGGCGAGACCCCGCACGGCTTGGCCGTCACCTGCGGGGTCGTGTTGTCGTAGTCGAACTCGAACGCACCGGTGGCGTCGACGGCTTTGGTGATCGTCCGCAGACGTTGGCCGCTCCTCGACCGGTGCAACGCCCGCAGCCACGAGTCCCGGGGCCAGGTGCCGCCGGCGTACATCGGGCTCCAGGCGTTCTGGAGGATGAACAGGACCTTCTTCATGGTTCCCTGCAGGGGGCGAGCGCCGGGTCGTCCGGCGGCACCCCGTTCGCCTCGGCCATGGCGCGGTAGCTCTCGTGCAGCTCGTGCCCGCCGTCCGTGACCTTGTCCAAGTCGATCTCGTCCCGGATCACGGCCAGGCGGATCGTCATGTTGTGTGCAGCGCCGTTGAGGAGGAAGCCGGCACAGATCTTCGGGTTCTCGACGCCCGCCATGTGACAGGCGAACGTGTGCTGGTCCATGTCGTACGCCGTGTTCGCCGAGTGGCGGAAGGCCTCGGCCGGGAAGCTCCCGGCCTGGTCCTTCCGCCACGGGCACTGCGGGCACGGCCGGGTGCAATACCCCGCCTCGCCTTGGCCCGTGATCGTGACCACCTGGTGGTCCGGGCCGGCGGGGCGGGCACCGACGACGCGGTTCCTCTGCTTTCGCTTGCGTCGCTTGGCCATGTCACTCGGTGACCTTGTCGATCGCGCGGCGGGCCTTCGCGTCTCGGGCGAAGGCCATCGCCGCCACCTTGGCCAGCAGATCGTTCTGGAAGTTGTTGTGCTCCCGGAGCTGGACCGTGCTGTCGAAGAGGCGGAAGAAGCGGGCGTCGTGGACGGAGAACATCTCGCGCGGCGGGCGTACGCCCATGGACCGCACGAGGTAGCGGGTGATCTCCTCCTGCGCCCAGAACCGGTACGCCTTGGTCTTGACCTTCCGGCCGAGCCAGAGCGTGATCGTGTCCCGGACCGCCTCGACGCTCGCCCGCTTCAGGTACGGGTCCATGTACACGAGGTCCCACTCGCCGCCGGGCGGCTCGTACTTGGGCAGCTCCTCGTACAGGTCGCCCATGACGACCTTGATCTTCGTCGACCCGGGGAACGGGTCCGGGTTCAGGTCGTTGAACATGCGCAGGACCCGGTCGTCCCGCTCGAACACGACGACCTTCTCGACCTCGGGCCGGGCCGCCATCGCCATCGCGACGTAGCCCATCCCCAGGCCGCCCACGGCGACGTGCCCGCGGGCCATCTGGATCGGGACCCACTGGCTCTGGATCTCGGCCGGGGCGTAGCTCATCCAGAGCCGGCCGTCGATCCGCAGGAACGGCACCCACAGCGCCGCCATGTTCGGACAGCTCGGGTCCTTGCCCTCGGCCCGCCAGTTGACCGAGAGGTAGTCGTCGTTGTGGCCCTGCAGGAACCGCCACCCGACCTCGACGCCTCCCTTCTTGTAGACGATCTTCTCCTTGTCCTTGACGACCTTCGGGATCGGCTTCGGGCCGAACCGCTCGACCTCCTGCTCGATGAAGGCGTCGAGGAACGGGTTGTTACATGTTCCAGCAGCCGTCGTCGGAGCCGGGGGCGACTTGCTCGCCGGCTTCGACCGCCGCCTTGATGTCTTGGAGGGACTCCTTGGCCTTGAAGCGGTGACCGATTTTGATCTCAAGCTGCACGTACCTCTCGAACACCTCTCGATTCTCCGGCTGCTGCGCGGAGATCATCAGCTGCGACTTGGGGGCGAAGATGCAGAACCGGCAGGACAGCCGGCTCATGCCGCGCTGGTAGGCCCAGTGCGACCGCATGCCCGACTGGTGGATCTCGTGCCACACGTCCCGGGTCGACCAGTGGTGCACGGGCAGCCACCGGTCGACGTGCCTGAGCGTGTTCGTCAGCCGCTCGTCGATCTCGAACTCGACCATCTTCTTCCGGGCCGGGCTCTCCTCGGAGCGGAAGCCGAACACGCTCAGGAAGCGTACCTTCTTCAGCGACCGCTTCGCAGGACGTGCCGGACGAACGCGAAGTACACGGCCGCCTCGACCGCGATGACCGCCCCAATCCACGTCCGCCTCGTCGAATCCGACGTGGCGTGGGTGCCGATCAGCACGTACGCGATCACGAACAGGGCGAGGTTGATCCCGAACCCCAGAGCCAGCAGTTGCCAGCGCGTCACGGGTCTCCTTGGTCAGTTTGGTGAACAAGCGGGCGATCTGCCCCCGCTTGTGGTCGGAGGTGCAGAACCGGTTCTTGGAGTCGGGCCACATGCCCCGCTCCTCAACCTGCTGCAGCAGATCCCCCTGCGGGCGACGCTCGACCTCGAACCGCAGCCCGTAGTGGGCCGCGTGCTCCTTGGCCAAGTCCAGCGTGCCCGGCCACTCCATCTCGCCCAGGTCCGCGTGGGCGACGACGATGCGGTCGAGCGGGTAGTTCTGGGCCTTGGCCGTCTTGATGACTTTCGAGAGGGACGCCTGAGAATCCTTTCCGGCGCTAGAGTTCACGATCACCCAGTCGTAGCGATGCAGGTCGGGGACCACTGGACCTCCTTGTCCGGTAGATCTCAAAACTGGTTTTTGCATCTCCAGTCTACCCGCCTTTCGGCTGACCCGCGATGATGACCGACCCGGGCTGCACCCGGGCCTTGAACTGCACCTTGCTCACCTCGATCGCGGTCAACAGGTCCGGCGGCAGATCGTGGACGATCATGTTCGCCGTGTCGATCGGGATCTTGTAGTGGTGGGCGACGAACTCGGTGAACGAGCCGAACACCGGCGAGTCGGGTCCGAGGTTGGCCGGCAGGTGGAGCAGCCGCTCGGCGTACCGCAGGCCGATGTTGGCCCGGAAGATCGCCGCGCCGGCGCACTCGCACCCGCTGCCCGGCTGGGCGGCCGCGAGCCGCTCCTCCAGCTGGGTGTAGTCGTGGGTCGAGTGGCACGGCAGGGTGAAGCTGCCGTTGGCCTGGCCGACGTAGACGAACGGGCTGCTGTTGCCCAGCGCCGCCCGGTCGTCGGCGTACGGCTTGCACGTCTTGGAGAACGGGCAGGCCGCGCAGGGGGTCTCGTGTTGCTTACGCTTCGGGGGATTCGCTTCGCTCATTGCGTTCGGGTTCCGGGGACTCGGGCACCGGGTCCTCGTCGAGGAGTGTGGTGCCGTGCGCGTCGGTGACGACGAGCTTGCCGTTGTCGTGGACCTTGGCGACCAGCCGGACGTCGGACCCGTCCGGCGTGAGGTTCACCTGCCACATCTCGGGGTGGCGTTCGACGTACACGTCCGGCGGGCCGACGTCGTCGTTCTCGCCGAGCGTGACGGTCACACCCTGCCCCACCGATACCTGGACCGGCACCAGCGGCTCGGCGTGCCCGCGGCCGTCCGCGTGGTACGTCGGGACCGTCTTCCGCTGGGTCGTCGTGTCGAGTAGGGCCTCGACGCTCTTCGCGATGCCGGTGGCCCCGGCCGCGAACTTCAGCCGCTCGTACGACCGACGCGAGACCGGGATGAGGATCTGGCCCTCCTCCGGCCGGGGGCGGCCCTTGCGGACCTCGGCGAGCAGCTTCTCCAGGGCCTCGGGGAAGCCGACGTTCATCGCCCCCTCGACCTCGCCCGCCTTCCACGCCGCCTCGGCCTGGTCGGCGAGCACGAACAGCGGGTCGTTCGCCGCGGAGCCCATCAGGTGCTCCTGCGACATCTCGATCACCTTGCTCTGGTCGTCCGAGAGGTTGTAGGTGCCCTCCTCGACGATCGTGGTGACGACGCCGTACAGGTCGACCAGGTGCTGCCGCGTCAGCCGCAGCTCCCGGGCGAGGATGTCGGAGTCGACCGCCGCGAGGTCGTCGCGGGGCTCCTCGGGCTCGGGCTCGGTCTGCCGGTGCTGCTGGACGGCCGGCACGTCCGAGGGGAGCAGCTCGATGTAGTGCTCGACCAGCGCGTTGAGCCGCTCGTCGAGCGGGAGGGCGGCCCGGTCGACCGGCAGCCCCTCCTCGGTCTCGTAGGCGTGCAGGAGCGCCCCGAGGGCCTCGACCTGGTTGGTGGCCGCGATGATCGTGTTGGGGAGGCTCCGCAGGCTGCCCGCCACGTCCAGCGACCGCTGGAGCACGACGACCGGCCGGTCCGAGTCCGGCTCCGCGACGAGGACGACCTCGCCCGGAATCCACGACTGGTCCTTCTCGCGGACGTGCTCGACGACCTTGCGGGCCATCTTCGCCAGCGCGAGCTGGAGGATCTGCGGGTTCGCCGCGTACTGGTTGCGGAGGGCCGCGTCGTCGACGACGGGCTTCGCGATGGTGACTGCGATCAAGAGCATGGGGGTCAACTTTCGTCTTCGGTGTCGTCGGCCGTGAACCAGTCGGTGAGGTCGCCCTCGTCGCTGCCCTCGGCCTTCGCAGCGTCCTGCCGCATCTCGGGCGGCACCAGGACCTCCCGGAGGTGCTTCTCCAGGGTCTGCATCTGCGCGTTGTGCTGGTCGGCCGCCTGCTGGTTCCGCATCTCACGGACCTCGGGGGCGACGAACGCCTCCTTGAGGATGTGCATGGCGGAGAACAGGAGGCTGAACCGCTTGCGGAGGGCCAGCTTGGAGTCCCAGCTGTCCTCGTGTTCCCGAAGGGTGTAGTCCCACCCCTCGCGGATCTTGCGGATGTACATCAGCACCCAATACTTGTCGACGACGCTGACGTTCTCCCACACGCTCAGGGGCGGGAAGGAGCCCGGCTCGTCGTCGATCTTGTGGCGGTGCTTGCGGGGCACGAGCGGCACCAGCTCCTGCTGCTGCTCGACCACCCACGCGCGGAGGAGTTCGAGGTACCGGTACAGCCCGGGGCTGGTGGTGACCTGGCTGGGGTACGGGGGAGAGGTTGTTCCGTCTTGCTCGGGCATTACTCTTCGTCGCCTTCTTCGTCGTCGTCCTCGCCGTCCTCGTCGCCCTCTGCGGGCTCGGCCGGCTTGTTGTTGGCGATCCACTTGTCGACGCCGCGTTCCCAGCCGTCGAGGGCCTTCTTCTGCCCCTCGCTGACGCTGCCGTTCGACTTGATCGAGTCGGCGATCTCGCTGGCCTTCTGGTCGATGTCCTCGAAGAACTTGAACGCCTTGTCCCACACCTTCTTGGGGGCGTCCTGGATCTTCTTCTTGATCCGGGCACACTGCTTGAGCGCGTCCGCCTTGCTCGGCGGCGGCTTGTTGAAGTCCTCGTCGGGGTCCTTCTTGCGGCCCCAGAACGTGACCCTTCGCGGGGGTTTCTTTGCCATGGTGAAAATGACACGCCCGGCCGGGTACGGGTCCCGGCCGGGCGTATCGAGTCGCGGGGCTGGGCCGGGGAAAGCGGCGGCAGCCGTTGGGTCAGGCCGAGGCGGCGGCGGCCTTCGTCTTCGTCGTCGCCTTGCCGGCGGCCGGGGCCTTGCCCAGCTCCGGCGGGTTGAGGTCGACGAGCTTGGCGGTCGCCAGGCTGCCGGAGTTGATCGCGTCGACCAGCTCCTTCGCGGCCTTGTCGCGGGGGCCACGCTTCTCGTAGCCCTCGCTCGTCCGCCAGATCTCCTTGCCGCCCTTCATCACGCGCGCGTTGAAGGGTTGCTTCGCCCGCGTCGTGTGCATCTCGACCTTGAACTTGGTTGCCACTGCATCGTCCTTTTCCCGGCTCGGCCGGTGTATGAGTTGTGGAAGACTACCCCCGGACGGGGGACCGCGTCAACGGCCTACGCCTCGTCGGGCATCTTCGAGGCGTCGTCGTTCGGGCCGGAGAGGTCGTCGAGCGGCTCGCCCTCGGGCTCGCCCTGCTCCTCGGCGATCGCCTGCGCGGCACCGTCCGGCGTGTCGTCGTCGGCGGCAGCCGCGTCGGCGGCGTCGGCCGCCGCGTCGGTGGCCGGGCTGGGCACCGCCTCGTCGTCCGTGTCGAGCGCGTCGATGTCGACGGAGTTGGCCGCGTCGATCGAGGGCTGGTCCGGGTTCGCGGCGACCTGGGCCTTCGTCAACCGCTTCGGCTTGTTGGCCTTGTTCGGCTTCGCCGCCGAGACGCGGCCGCTCTTCGTGCCGACCGCCTTCGGGGCCGGGGCGGCGGCCTTCTTCGCCGCCGGCTTGCTCTTGCCGAGCGGCTTGAGCGGGGCCGGCGGGTTCAGGTCCTTCGTCACGAGGTCGAGCGGCTTGGCCCCGATGACCGCCTGCACGACCTTCTCGACGGCGCGGTCGCGGTGCGTGCGGGTGGGCCAGGTCTTCTTGCCGGCGGGCACGAACAGGATGCCGCCGATCGTGACCTGCACGCCGTGCACGGTGCTCTTCTTGTTGCTCGTCTTCTCGATCTTGATCTTCTTAGCCATTGGCTTCAGGGTCCTTCCTACGGGGGATGTGCGGCCGTGGATCGGAAACCGGGGTGCGGCTGCGTCAGCCGCATTTGACCCCGTTGCCGGTAGCACGTCCGCTTGCAGTTGTGGTGACAGGTGCCGCCGTCGTGCGGGCACCGCTTACGGGTTGCGTCGGCCATGGGGCTTCCTCGTCCCGGCCATGATCGTCATCGTGGCCAGGGCGACGTCCGCCTCCAGCTCCATCTGCGTCTTCGGCCGCGTGGGGACCTCGCAGGCCCAGATGTCACCGGCCTTGTCCCGGACGAACCGGATGCGGCCGCCGAACGGGCCGCCCAGCCGCTCGAACGCGTCGAACGACGCGTCCGAGTCGATCTCGCCCGGCGAGGGGCTGCCGGGCGAGATCAGCACGATCATCTGCTCCTGCGTCAGCTGTTCGACGGGTCCGGGGACGTCGACGGTGGCGGGCTTGGTGACCCGTCCGGTGTTGATGCGGGAGGCGCTGCGGAGCTGCTCGGTGTTGGTTGATCCCACGGCTGGGGGCACTCCTTGATCTTGTCGAGGCACGCCGGCTTGGGCGGCACCACGACGTCGTCGTTGTCGCTCGCGCTCAGGCTGCTCGCCATCGCCCAGTTCGCCGCCTCCCACCGCTCGTCCGGGGTGAGCTTCGCCAGCTCCTCCTCGGTCGCGTCGAGGGAGACGGTCGCCAACAGGGTGATGACGAGCGCCTTGGCCGTCACCGGCTCGGCGTTGATGACGGCGTACGGGTGGCCGGGGGTAATCGGCCCGGTCAGGTAGAGGATCGCCTGCCGGTCGTCCTCCGACATGTTCTCCGGCAGGGCGGTCGGGTTGAACCAGTACACACGCTCGTGCTTCTCCGGCTCCTTGTTCTCCGCCTGCGGGCTGTCGGGGTCGAGGTGGCAGGTAATCCAGTGCCGGCGGTGGCGGCCGTCCGGCGTGAGCGTCGTACGCTCCAGCCGCCCGGTCGCGTACGCGACGACGCCCGTCTCCTCCTTCAGCTCGCGTACGGCGGCGTCGCTGACGGATTCGAGCGTGTCCGCCTTGCCGCCCGGCAGCACCCACTGCCCCGCGTACGTGCTCGGCACGTCGGCCCGCCGGAGGATCAGCAGGACGAGTCGGCGGGCGTTGAACACGACCGCCGCGCCGACGTCGACCGGCGTGGCCTTGCCGCCACAGCGGGGGCACCGGGCGGCCGCCTGCCCGGTCGCGTGCTTGTCCCCGCCCAAGCCCTCGCAGTACGAGCAGCCCGGGCACGGGTCGTCCGGGCCGGGCTTCACGGCCGGGGTGAACTTTTCGACCTGTCGCTGCTGGTCGGCCCGCTCGGCCGAGTCCAGCTCCTCGGGGTGGTCGGCGGCGACGTCGCCCGACTTGTTCGCCTCGTCGGTGTCCCAGTACCCGTCGAGCTTCCCGGCCTTCGCGTCCTCGATCGTCCGCACCGCCAGGGCGAGGAGGAACTTGTCGTCGTGGTTGCCGCCTTGGTACTCGTGGGCGGGCAGCCCCTCGACGTGCTGCGGGTACATGACGCGGTGCGAGAACGCCTGGACCGTGTCGATCCACTCGGCGTCCTCGCCCCACTCGATCTTGAGCTTCCGCTCGGCGATCGCCAGCGCGATGCCGGCGTCGCCGCACAGCTTCCAGATCCCGGGGAACCCGGAGAGCGCGTCGGCGTGCTCGTCGTAGAACCGCTGGAACCGCTCCTTCTGGCAGTGGAAGTAGTCGCTGATCGCGGCGGCGTTCTCGACGGCGGCCCGGAGGTGGTCCTCCTTGCCGGTCTTGGCGGGCTTCTCGTCGTTCAGGTGGATGCGGTAGGTCATCCCCGCGTTGACCGCCATCTCGAAGTCGAGGGCGACCTGGCCCGAGGCGAAGTCGAGGACGCCCTCGGCGGTCTGGATCGTCCCCTCTTGCGTGGCCTGCGTGATTCGGACGTGTTGCTTCATGGTGTTGTCACAATCGCCGGACGGTGCCGGTGTCGTCTTCGAGGCTGTTCGCCTCGTGGTGGTCGACCTGGTCGGCGTCGAAGACCCAGGTGCAGCCGGCGGAGGTCAGTCGTGCCTCCCACAGTCGCTCCCAGGCCTGGTCGCCGGCCGTCTGGACGTCGGGGGCGCGGAACGCGACCTCGCCGAGGTGGTTCCGCTTCCCGCCGTCCGGTTCGCGGAAGTACCCGTTGACCTTCCAGTACGGCTCCTCGGCCGCCTTGAGGATCAGCCGGAGCACGTCCGCGATGCTGTTGTCGGCGTTGAAGAGCACGTTGATGAACGTGCCCAGGTTCTCGCCGGTCTTCAGCTCGTCCTGTCGCTTCGCGTCGTTCGGTGCCGCCTGCCGCGCGAGCCCGTCCATGTCGACGAGCATCGCGTCGCACACGGCTTCGAGCGTCTGCTCGGTGGTGCCTGTCTCCTGCGTCATGCCTTCACCGGGGCCTGCTCGGCCCACTCCAGGATCTCGATCATCCGCAGGGGCTGCAGAAGGTCCCACCAGTCCTCTTCGCCCCGATACTCGGGGTTGCCCTGCGGAATCGCTTGGTCGTCGGGGTCGTGGACGTAATCGACGAAGAAGTGCAGCTCGTTCTTCTCCGTGTGCAGCTCGACCGCGGTCAGCAGATCGCCGCCGATCCGCAGCGGCGTGTGTTCCAGCCGCTTGATGAGCACGGGCGCTTCGTCGACGAACTCGCCCTTCCCCGTCACGAGCCGGCACAGCATCGCCGTGACGTTCTCGTGCAGGCCGGTAAGCATCTCGGCGAACTCCTGCGAGGTTACCGCCTTGCTCAGGTGGATTCGCTTCGCCATTCAAAAACCGGTTTTGAGAACCGGCCCTCCAAGGTCAAACCTCGACCTCCGTGAGGAGGACGTCCTCGACGGGGGCGAGGCCGATCGCCTCGACGACGGCCTCGAACAGCTCGTCGCTGTCGTAGGTCCCGTCGTCGTCCTCTTCGTCGCGGTCGGCCGCGTTGTCGTCGGTCTCGTTTCGCAGAGCGCGCTTGCGGTCGAGGAATGCCTCAGATTCCCGCATGATCGCGTCGGTGACCTCCTTCGGGTCGCGGTCCTGCGGGTCGGTGTACAGGCCGGAAGCGGCGTCGGAGCCGCACCCGTCCACATCCGTCTCGATGATTCGGTAGAGTTGCTTCATGCGTGATGGTCAATCGAGCTGGCTCGCGTCCGCCGCACGGGCGGGGGTGCGGGCTTGGTTGTTGCGTAACAGGCCGGCGGTCGTGAACATCTTCGCCCGCTTGGCGGCCGCCGCCTCGTACAGGGCCACGGCGATCGGGGCGTCCCCGTACATCATGCCGAGCGGGTACTTCGCCGCCCACGACACCACCTGCCCGATCGACTTCTTCGTCACCTCGGCCGGCTCGACCGCCATGACGTCGCCTTTGACCCGGAGCGGGTCGAGGTCGATCGCCTGCGGGACGAGCAGCAGCGTGGACCGGACGATGCGGATGCGGCCGGGCTGGCCCTGCAGCGGCTCGAACGTGGTGAGCACGGCGGACCCGCGGGCGGTGGGCACGCGGTCGGCGTCGGCGAACCGGAGGCGGTTGGCCTCCAGCAGCCACCCGTCCGCCCCGCGCTCGCTCAGCCCCACGTCGAACGTCCGCCGGCAGGCGGCGATCCCGACCCGCTGGTGCCGCCGGCCCTCGTCGTCGGGGAAGAACGCGTACGCGGTCGCCTTGTACAGCTCGATGACGACGCGGCGGGCGTAGCACATCGGGCAGACGCGGGACCGGTGGCACTCGTGGCCCTTCTGCCCCCGCCGCGTACGGGCGGCGAACGGCGGGCAGTTGGCGACGCACACGAACCGGTAGTTGGCAGACCGGGTCCCGTCCGCCTTGGGGTCCGCGTCGGCGTCGGCCCGCACCGGGGACCACCCGGCCGAGGCGAGCTTCTTGATGCGGGACCGCCACACGTCGTGCAGGGTCTGGTGGGCGACCGCCAGCCCCGGCTTCTCGAACTTCGTGCCCGCCTGCCGGGCGGCGGCCTTCAGCGCCGGCAGGACGACCGGCCAGAGGACCGCCCGCCGCGCCGCCGAGTAGCCGTGACCCTGGAACAGGCCCTCGGGCTCGAACGGATAGGTGATGAACGCGGCCATTTGGCTCCAAAGTGGAAAAGTCTTGTTATTCTACCCTTAGGGTATAAATACCTCCTCCATTCGGGGGAGTCAAGCAAGACGTCACCCCGAAGAGATCAAAACAACCCCCGTGGCCGGCTTCGCCGGCCGCTAGGGCGGCTCATTTCCACGGTGTTGTTCTTAACCGCCTGGCTTCTCTTCGAGTCGGGCTCGGGGTCGCTTCGCTACGCTCCGCTCCCCGAGCCCTGTCCCGGTCCCCTTCGAGCCTACCAATCGTGCTGGGGGAGGTTGGGGTGGACCGGGCCGTCCGCGTCGAGGTGGACGAACTTGCAGTTCTGGGCCTTGGCCAGCCGCATCAGGGCGATGAGGTCGGCGCTGTACCCGCGGTGCTGGGCGACCCGCAGCTCGTCCTCGAAGAACCCCTGGTCGGGCGAGCAGTGGAGGAAGAACCCCTCCTCGTACTCGTACACGATCAGGCCGGGCTTCGGCCTCGACTCCCACGGCCCGGCGTCCTCGTGCAACAGGTCGCGGTCCTTGAGGGTGATGTGCCCGGTGCTGAGCACGATGTTGTGCTCGATCTCCCACTGCCCCGCCTTGCCCTTGGGCTTCTGCTTGTCGGCCATGGCGTTACTCGATCTCGTTGAACTGGACGGTCGGCTTCTCGCCGGTCGTCGTGTACGGCACCTCGTCGACGACCAGCTGCAGCAGCGGGTTGCCGGTGTCGGCGAAGACGATGTCGTGGATCGTCCCGGTCGTCGGGGTCGTCTTGTTGTGGTTGAACAGCACGCCCGGCTTGACGGTCACCCGCTTGCCCTTGAAGGCCGGCAGGAGGGTCGTCTTCGCCATGTGCTCGAAGTTCGAGCGGATCGCGTGGGCCGGCAGCGCGTCCGGCAGGGACGGGTCGCTGCTCGACTCGGTCGGGGCCTTGAGCCCGTCCAGCTCCTTGTGCGGGAACGTGCCGGCGAGGAGCGACTTGAACGCGTCCTCGTCGATCACGGCCTCGCCCTCGACGGAGGGGTTGCCCTCCTCGTCGGGCTTGGCCGGGTTGTGGATCAGGATCGTGATGAGCTTCATCACCTTCCCGAAGCCGATGTGCATCCGGGCGAGCGTGACGTGCTTAGGCGGGTACGGTGGCTGGGTGTTGACGGTCAGGACCGGCATGTTGGAAGTCCATGTAGAGCCGGGACGCCGTCGCATCCTGCTGCCCCGCGTACTTGCGGGACTGGTAGGGGCGGTGGCGTCGTGAGATCGAGTCGTAGGCGATCTGACAGATCTCGACGTTGGGGTACACCATGACCGGGTGGAGCACGAAGATCTCCAGCGTCCAGGTGCCGCAGAAGCCCACGTCGCCGAACCCGGCCGTGACGTGGACGTTGATGAACAGCCGGCCGATCGAGCTGCGTCCGTTCAGGCACGGCACGCAGTTGAACGCGTTGGTGTTCTCGACCGTGCGGGCCAGGTACCCGACGCCCGGCTTGAGCAGGTAGCCCTCGGCCGGGATGACGACCTTCTTCGTCGGGTTCGGCTTCCGCATGTCGAGGTACGGCACCGCGCCGTTGCTCTTGAGCTGCACGCCGTCGATCAGGTCGTACACCAGCATGTCCGGGTGGAGCCGCAGGTTGTAGCTGTTCGGGTTCAGCCGGCCGCCCTGGTCGCTCGGGGTCGGGTCGAAGTCGTCGATGTGGATGCGCGGCTGCCGCTGCAGCCACCAGAGCCTGGCCCGCTGCGCCCACGACAGGTGGCCGTCGCCGTCCAGGCTGTCGCCGTGCGGGCCGACCAGCGTCTGCGCGATCAGGCTTCGGTACTCACGCTCGCGCCGCACGGCGTCGGCGATCTCGATCCCGGACAGCATGCCCTTGGGTCCACGGAACATGGTCAGCTCCTCTTGCGGTGCTCGCGGAGCTTCTCGGCGAAGTCCTTGAACATCTTCTCGGCGTCGGCCGCCATGCGGAGGCCCTCGGCCTCCAGCGCGTCCGACCGTCGCTTGACGTGCGGGGGCATGTTCGCCCTCGGCCCGTCGTAGATCACCTTGCCCCGCTCCATGATGACGACGTGGCCGGGGCCGAGGTGCACGTTGTAGAACTCCCGCAGCCGACCACGGAGGGCCTTGCAGCCCTCCGTGATCCGCCGCAGGAGTCGGGCTACTCGCTCACGCATTGGGGTTGGGGTTCCGGTCCTTGGCGGTCGTCAGCGACTCGCTCTCGACCGGGCGCTGCTCGGCCGGCGGCATGACGTGCTGCTGCCGGACCTCCGGGTGCTCGGTCGTGGCCGCCTCGGCCGAGACGAACGTGGCACGCATCCGCTTCTTGAGCGTGAGCCCGACGAGGCGGATCTGGTAGCTGACGATGACGCCGCGGTCCTCGGGGTCGGCGTTCGGGATGATCGCCAGCCCGGTCGGGTCGACGCCGTACTTCTCGCCCGGCTTCTCCCCGTACAGGTCCTTGTACCCGTGCCCGCCCTTGATGATCGAGCAGACGTAGCCCTTGAGCGGGTTGTCCTTGTCGTCGGGCTTATGCTCGCACGCCTGTTCGTCGTCGCCCGCCTCGTCGCCGGCACCGGCCTCCTCCTCGGACGCCGGCCGGGCGAACATGCCTTGCTGCGTCATGCCGATGAAGAGGCCCATGATGCCGCCGGGGGCCTGCTGCCCGCCGCAGCTCGGGCACTGGGTCGGGTTCGGTCGGATCTCGCGGATCACCTGCACCAGGCTGCCGTCGAGCGTGAGGAAGAAGTCGCCCACGGCGATCTTGTCCGGGCGGGGCGTCGAGTTCACGAGGTCGATGTAGCCGTTGGCGTTCACGACGAAGTCCTCGGCCACCTTCAGGGACTTGGCGAGGTACTCCGACGCGTTGAGGTCCTTGCGGACCTTCGGCGCTTCGGCTGGGGGTTGGTCTTCGGCCATGCTGTTTGATCTCCTTCTCAAAACCGGTTTTTGAATGTCGGTGCCCGGAAAGGGACACATCCTATCACACCCCCGGTCGGGGGACTACGCCAGCAGCTTGTTCAGCGGGACGTGGTCGGCGTCCGCGTCGTGGTCGACCTCGGCCCGGTCCACGTCGAGGTGGTGGGCGACGCCGTCCTCCTGCACGAACATCGGCTTGCCGCACTGGTCGCAGTCGAGCTGGGCGACCGACAGCTCCTCGCCGGGGTCGCACTCGGTCTCGTCGTCGCCGGTCTCGTCCGTCAGGACGACCTCGTCCTCGGACTTGATCTTGGCGATCTTGCGGTTGCCCGAGCACTTACCCTCGTCGGGGTCCTCCCACCACACGGGGTCGCCCACCTTGACGACGGTGCCGTCGTTGCAGGTGACCGTCTCGGGCACCTCGTCGCCGTTGGCCTCCCGGATGGCGGCCTCCAGCTCGTCGACCGTCTCGACCCAGATCACCTCGAAGTTGGACTTGTCCTCCATCTCCAGGGCCTGGTTGTAGTGCTGTGCCAGCTCCATCGCGTCGCGGTGGGGCTCCTCCGCCAGCGTCCCGGGCATGCCGAGGAACACGCGGCTGGTCTGCCCCTCACCCATCAGCAGCCCGACGTCGATCGCCGGCCTGACCTGGTCGGCGAACGGCGTGTCGCCGTTGTCGAGCACGAGCGTCTGCGTCGTGGTGCTGTTCACCACGACCCGCTTGACCCGTGCCCAGACGCCGGTCTCCTTCACGACGACCTTGTCGCCCTCTTCGTATTGGATCTTCATAGCATTGCGTCCACGAACTCGACCCGGCGACGCAACGTGTGCGACCGCTTGAGTCTTTTGCCGGGTGTGATCGTCGCGACCGCGCGGCGGCCGGTGCCTCGGAACGTGTCGAGGAACGCGAGCTGGCGGGCGCGCTCGGCGTCCTTCCGCTTCTGCGTCCACTCGGCGTCGATGCGGTCCTGCGTCGGGTTGGGGAAGTCCTCGCCCTCGCAGATGTTCTCGAAGAAGGACCAGCTCGCCTGGTACTCCATCTCCTGCTTGTAGTGCCCCGCGTCGAACCAGTCCTTAATCATCTTGACGTACTCGTACAGGAGCTTCAGCTCCTTCCACGAGAGGGGGCCGGTGTCGTCGGGGTCGTAGTCGCGCTCGATCGTCTCGCCCTTGATCTGGTGCCAGTAGGTCGGCTTCAGGCCCTCGGCGTCGATCTTCAGGCGGTACCCGAGGTCGTCCTCGGTGCACTTGTAGCCCTCGAACTCCGCCAGCACGAGCGTGTTGTCGCCGTACCCGCGGTCGACCCAGCCGAACTTTACCGCCACCTCCGTGCCGTCAGGGAGCGTGTTCCAGCAGTCGTCGTCGGGGACGCCGCTCTTCAGGCTGGTCCCGAAGAGCCGCTGCATGTCGTCGTTCGCCCACTCGTACAGCGTGTAGCAGCCGTGCTCGGTCGGGTCGAGGTCGTAGTCGTCCGGGGGGAACTGGTCCTCCTCGGGTACGTCGTCCTCCTCCTGGTCGAGCCCGTCCGGCTCCCACTTGCAATACTCCTTGGCGAAGTGCCGGCGGACGTGCTTGATCCAGAGCGGGTCCTTGGCGGCCTCGCCGCCCTCGCCCTTCTGGTACACCTCCAGCAGGTGGTCGAAGCTGAAGTCGGCGGAGCTGTCCTCGGTGTCGAGGCAGAAGATGAAGGTCTCCTGCTCGTGGCGGTCGTACCCGTCCTCCAGCGCGTCCAAGATCCACGCCGCGATCGCCTTGCGGCTCCGCAGCTTCGGGCTGGGCTTCTTCGTCTCGTTACTCTGCGTCACGGCCACCTCCTCGCCGGAGTGCCGGCGGGAGCCTCAGCTCCTTGATGCCGTCCACGTCGATGACCGCGCCGCCGAGGACGTCCGAGAACCCCGACTCCATGCTGGCCTTCAGGGTGCTCTGGACGTCCTCAACCAGCTTTGCGGGCTTGACGCGTGATCTGTCGTACGAAATCCGCACCAACACCACACAGGTGTCGGAGTTGCTTGCGGCGGCGGCCTTTCCTGCCACGCTTCACCTTCTTCTTTCGGACCACCTTCTTCGGCGGCTTGGGCATGACCGGCGGCTTCGGGAGCTTGACCCCGGCCTCCTTGCCCTCCCGCCGCAGCCAGCGGCAGAAGGCCTCCTCCTGTGCGGCCATGCTCTCGCCCCACCGCGTGGGGAACTCCTTGGCGACGTGCTCGTCCTCGGTGTGGTCGTACCGCACCGGGGGCTCGTGGTCGCGCTCGGAGATCCGGTCGTAGTATTTCTCCAGGTGCTCGGGCCACCGCCACTCGGGCCGCAGCCGCTCGACGTAGCGGTTCCGCTTCTCCTCGTAGTCGTACTGGTACTCGCCCTTCATCACCAGCTCGTCCTCGACCACGATCCCGCCCTCGCCTTCGAGCCGGATCAGGGCGTGGAACTCGCGGGTGTGGTCGAGGTACCGCTGGCACCGTTCCTGGTGCTCACGGTACTCCTCGCGGATCTCCTCCTCCATCTTCGCCCGCTGCTTGCGGATGCGCTTCTCGACGCTGTGGATGCGGGGGAACGCCGCCTCGCACAGGTCCTTGATGCAGTCGAAGTACGAGTCGTAGGCGCGGGCGCTGCGGTACCAGTACCGGTCGGTCGGGTTCATCCGCCGGCCGAGGGCGAGGAGGTCCATGACCTCCCGCTCGTCGAAGCTGTTGCGTCGCTTGTTGCCCCAGCCCCGGGACTCGTACATCTCGCGGCCCCGCAGGTGGGCGTGGCCGATCGAGCGGCCGGGCCAGTGCCCCGGGTGGAGGATGGCGTACGCGCTGTACGTCATCTTCGGGCTGAACTCCGTCTCGAACCGGTCCGACACCTCCTTCCGCTTGCGGCGGTACTCGCGCTGGCGGGACACGTTCGGGTTGTAGTTCACCTGGACGTAGTCGTCGCCGTAGATCTGGCGGTACGCGACCGAGAACCCGGCCTCGTTCGCACACCGCACGCCGACCGCGTCGATGTCGTAGTTGCCGTACCGGTCGGTCGGGTCGCCGAAGATCTCCTTGAACCGCTCGTCGTCGACGAGGACCGGGCCAAGCTCGATTGTGGCGACCTTCAGGTGGTTCGCGTCCTGCGGCTTGGCCATGTAGGCCCGGTCGGTGACGATCCACCCCTTCGTGACCTTCTGGCTGCGGGTGTCGATCCCGCCGGCCCGCGCCACGCCGTGCAGCTTCTTGTACGCCTGCTGCTCCTCGTCCGTCATCTCGTGCCGGTACGTGACGCTGATGTCTGCGCAGGGGATGATGAACGTCGCGTCGGCCCGCGAGCACGGGTGCTTCGCGGCGATCTGGGCCTCGATCTCCTCGACGCTGTCGCCGAGGACGCAGCTCTCGGGGTCTTTCAGCAGCCGGTCGATGTGGTCCACCGAGCAGAGCGCGTACACGTCTCGCTCGTCGGAGGACAGTCGCGGGAACAGGATTGCACCCGCCAGGTCCGGCGAGGAGGAGGCCGCCTTCTTCGTCTTCAACGAAGAGGCGACCTCCTTCCTCTGCCGGCCGATGGCGGTGCGTTCGGAGTGCACGATCTTCATGTTGAACGCACCGGGTTGCTACGCCGCCTCACGCCGGCCGCCGATCAGTCGTCGCCGACCACGGTGGTCTTCGCGTTGGTGATGCTCGACGGCAGGGCCTTCACCGGCGTGCTCATCACGGTGTTGAGCATGTCGCCGGTGTTGGTGATGCCGCCCTGCAGGTACGCCTTCACGAGCGTGCTCTTCGTGCGCATCCGCAGGCCGTTCGGGTTGATGGCGTCGGCCATCTTCTTCCGCACGTCGCGGAGCGTCTCCTCGATCCGGGCGGCCTCGGCGGCCTTCCGCTCGATGTCGGCCACGACCTCCTTCATCTGGTCCGAGAACGGCAGCTCGAACCGGCGCTTGAGGACGACCTCCTTGTCCTTCGTGGTGATGCGGATCTCCCCGACGATCTTCAGCTTGGCGATGTTGACCTCGGGGGTGTCGTCCTCCTTCTTGTCGTAGTGGTAGCGGCTCTCCGGGGCGTCCACGCGGACGATCTTGATCCCGTGCTTGGTGCCCGAGAAGTCGTCCATCCGGGCGACCAGCTCCTTCGTGGCGGTGTCCGCGCTCTGCTCGTCGATCAGCCGCTCCGCCAGCGCGGTCAGCTGCTTCTCCGCCTTGCCGTGGGCCTTGAAGGCCTCCTGCAGGTCCTTCTCGATCTGCTCGGCCTGCATCGAGAGCGCCTCGCGCTGCTCGCTGACCATGATGTCGACCACGTCGTCGGTCTTGATCGTCAGGTCGAGCATCATCTGCGGCTGGGGCATGTTCACCATCGGCAGCGGCTGGACCGGGTGGGCCTGGACCAGGGCGGTGCTGGCGGCGACGGTGGCGGCGGCGGCGTTGCGGACGGTGTTGTTCTTCTTGGAAGCCATAGTGAGATCCTTCTTTCGTTCGGACGTGAGAGAGCCCGGCCACGCGGCCGGGCTGTGTGGTTGCTGCTGACGCGACGGGCTACTCCCCGTCGTCTTCGTCTTCGTCGTCGTCGTCGGGGTCGATCGGGCCGTCGTCCTCCATCGGCTCCGGGTCGACCTCGATCGTCTTGAACGGGTTCTCGCCGGCGGCGATCTTCTCCAGGTCCTCCCAGCTCAGCTCGGGCGTCTCGAAGTGCCCGTCCGAGTTCTTGGGGCTGGCGGACCAGAGGATGCCGTCGTTCGTGACGGACATGCAGGACGCGGCCGTGCGGGGGTCGCGGTCGGCGTCGTTGTGCCCCGCCGTGACGCCCTCGCCGGCGGCGTACCACTCCGTGTTGTCGAAGTCGACACCGTAGACGGCGGCGTTCGTGGCGTTCGCCCAGGTGGGCGTGCCGTCGAAGAACTCCAGGCGGTAGAGCGTGGAGTCGACGTTGTTGACGTGCTCGTAGAGCGGCTTGTACGTGTCAATCAGCTTGCGTGCTTGCTCCGGCGTGACCTCCACCAGGGCGTAGTCGCAGTAGCTGTTGCTGTCCGACGTTCCGCAGAACAGTCGCATCAGGCGAAGTCCTTCCGCCATTCCGCGAGGGCCGCCGTCGCCTGCTCCACGGTCATCGGCTCGGCCGAGCCCTTCTCGCGGAGGAAGTGGTCGACGTCCTCGTTCGTGTCGTCGTCGTACCAGTCGATGAACTCGCCGTCCTCGCCCTCCGGCTTCTCGAACACCTGCAGGCCGCCGGCGTTGTCGGAGACCTGGAGGATGTCGCGGGACTGGAGGTACTTCTCGTAGGCCTCGACGGCTTCCCGCACGAGCTGGTCGGGGATGTGCTTGACGAACGCCAACCGCTCCGCGACGGTCGTGAACCGCTCCTCGGGGTGGCAGACGAGGTCGTAGCTGGCGAGCCGGTCGAGCACGGCCGCGCCCGTGGCCACGTCCGGCACGCGGAACGTGAAGCCGGGGTGCGGCGGCTGGGGGACCCACCAGACTTGCAGGTCGCCCGCCTTGAGCGGCTCCGGCGCTTGGGGTTTCTTCATTCCCATGGGTTGAGGAGGTGCCGGTCGGGCACCTTCGCCGCCTTCTCCGGGGCGGCCGCCGTGTACCCGAGCCGTGCGGCCCGGCTTAGCTCGTCGACGTACTTGTTCAGCCCCGCCGACTTCACCTTGTCGTTGTGCTCCGCCGGCAGCCAGTGCCAGTGCAGCCGCAGGCCCAGGCGGTTGAACATGCCGAAGGCGGTCCAGAGGACCTTGTGCTTCCGCATGTTCAGCTTGCCGCCCTCGCCCGTGCTCTGCACGTACTGGCTGTCGGTGATGATGTGGACGTTGTAGATCTTCGGCCGGTCCCCGACCGTCATGGCGTACCACGTCAGCGGGGCCAGGTAGGCGAGGATCTCGGCCATGCTCACGGTGCCGTCGTTCATGGCCCCGTGGAAGACCTTGCGCTCCATCGAGTTCTTCTGCAGCAGCACGGCGGCCCACCCGAGCGGGTTGCCCCACTTGCTGCCGGACCCGTCACCGACGATGACGGCGTCCCACTTCTCAATCCCCAGCCTTGCCAGCAGGGCCTGGAGCGTCTCCCCCGCCGACGTCGGCGAGGAGGTCGTCGACCCCGCCGGCGGGCGGCCGGACTTCGTGGTCGAGGAGTCGCCGGTGCCTTGCGGGTGGGGCTCCGGGGTCGAAGTCCCCGGTGAACCGGCCGTCCGCTTCCCGCTCTTGCTGCTGGGGCTTGGCGGGGAGCCGGGGCTGGCGGTACCACCAGCCGTCGATTTCCCCGGGGCTCCCTTCCCGGACGTACCCGAGGCTGGCGAGCTGGTGCTCCCCGACGTCTTGGCCGTAGACGTCGCCGAACCCGTGGGCTTCTTTGGAGTCGGTGACTTCGCGGCGGCCGCCGTTGTACCAGATGCGGTCGGGCCAGGGCCGCTCGGGCTCTGGCTCTCCTCGGGGTCCTCCGGTCGGACCCGTGGGTCCGATAGGTCCGGGGGCGGACGCCTCGGCAGCCGCGACGGCTTTGTTGACTTCGGCAAGGCGCTGCTCCCTCTTCACGATCTCGGCACCGAGGGCCTGCGCCCGCTGCACCATGGCCTGCTCGTTCTGCGCCGCCCGGGTGAACATCACCTCAAGCACGCCGAGCATGTTGTAGATCCCGCCGAACATCGCGGCCGGCTCGTTCACCGGTCCGTTATCTCCGAGCCAGATGGCCTTGTCGATCTTCGCGTCGTTCAGTCCTCCCCGGTAGTCCAGGACGACGACCGCCGAACGCACCTCGGGGTGAGATGCGAACACGTTGGCGGCCGTCGCCCTGAACTCGTTCAGCGCCGCCTGGTAGAAGGGCAGGTTTCGGGCCTGCTCCTCCGGCGGTGCCTGCGGGGGCTGTTGGGGTCCTCTCGTTGCGTCACTGCTCATTTCAAAAACCGGTTTTGAGATTCACTCTGCCTGTTGCGGCCCTGCGTCTGCTTGCTCCGCCCCGGACGGCTCTTCGGCCTGATGGTCGCCCGTGACCGGGACGCCTAGCTTATTCGCTTTGGGCGTCTGGTCGAGCTTCTTCATCAGGTCGTGGAGCACGTTCGCAACGCGGGAGACGGCCAGGGCGTGGATCGGGGCGTCGAGCACGAGCCCGAGCACCGGCAGCCTGGGGACGATCAGGTGGTCGACGAGGCCCAGCCACAGGACCATAGCGACGGCCACCCACGGGCTGAGACAGAACGGGCAGCGGAGCAAGTCCTTCCGCCAGTCGTCCCAGCACTCCACGTACGCCCGCTTCGAGCTGAAGAGGGAGGAGTGGTGCCAGATGTTGATTGCCTGCCACACGGCCAAGGCTGCTACGATCAGGTTGAACACGCGCGACTCCGGTTGACGAATGGGTGCGACGCGGCACCCGGGCTACCTGCGGCGGCTCGGCGGCCTGCCGATCGCGGCCGCCGTCCTCACGTTGACGACGGTGGCTGCGAGGATCACGATCCAGTGGATGTAGACCCCGCCGATCAGCGTGATGAGCACGCCGCACGCCCACAGGATGCCCAGGACTGCGAGAAGCGAACTACTGCGACTCGCTTGTCGTCCCATCTTCGATTACCTCCTGAGGCGGGGGCCACGCCCCGGTCACGCCGCGGTCCGGCGGCGGACTGCCCAGCCCGTCCAGCAGCAGGGCCGGGTTGAGCTGGTCCGTGTCGAGCGGGATCGTGTGGATCAGCAGGGCACCGGCGTCGAACATCGGCCGCGGGGTCTGCGGCGTCTGTCGGAGCCCGTGCCTGCGGAGGAACTCGATCGCGCTTCGCGACGTGGTTGGCATGCGTATCCCTCGCCTGTTAGGATGACCTCGTTTTTCGCGGCTTACGCCGTGGCGGTTGCTCGACTGGCGGCTCTGGCCGCTTGAAAGGCAAGCATACCAGCTCAAGCAGCCCGCGCCCAAGGAAGGCGAGGAACAGCTTGAACTGATCCACCAGGACGTCGAGCATGCGCTCGGCCTCGTCCAGTGTGGCCTGGTCCGGGTCGGCGCGCGGGCGGAGCCCGCGGCCACGACGTGAACTCATTTTGTGAGCCAAGGATGGCATCCTCCATTGTGATTCCTGCCGGGACCGTCGATCCCGACGAAGTTACAGCCCAGTTCGACAAGAGCCTCCTCGAAGGCGTCCGCCTCTCGGGCTTTGAAGACAACGACACGAAGCGGCTGCTCGAAGCGCAGCACATCCTCGCCAAGGGCAAGGGTGCCAGCTTCAAGGCCCTGCTCCCCCTCCTCCTCTCGCTGAACGGCGAGCCGTACACGCTCGACCGCCGCCCGGGCAAGCACGCCAAGCGGTCGCCCGGCTACTTCCCGTTCGAGACCTTCTACCGCATGCGGATGCCGCGGAAGGTCATGTACAAGACCGGCCGCCAGGTCGCCAAGAGCACCAACCTCGCGGCCCGCGGCATCGTCCACTCGAACGCGATCCCGTACTTCTCGACGCTGTACGTCACGCCGCTGTACGAGATGATCCGGCGGTTCTCGCAGAACTACGTCCGGCCGTTCATCGAGACCAGCCCCGTGAAGGCGTTGTTCATCGGCAGCGACACCGTGAACTCGGTGCTGCAGCGGACGTTCAACAACCGCTCGAAGATGATCTTCAGCTTCGCGTTCACGGACTGCGACCGGACGCGCGGCATCTCGGCGAACAAGGTGTCCTACGACGAGGTGCAGGACCTCGACAAGGACCACATCCCGATCATCCGCGAGACGATGTCCGGCTCGCCCTACGGCGTGATCGAGGAGTACGCCGGCACCCCAAAGTCCCTTGAGAACACGATCCAGAAGCTGTGGAAGGACAGCTCCCAGGCCGAGTGGGTGATGAAGTGCTTCAAGTGCGGGCACTGGAACGTGCCCGCCCGGACGCACGACCTCGACGACATGATCGGGCCGTACTCCGAGGACATCAGCTACGAGCGGCCGGGGATCGTGTGCGGCAAGTGCCACCAGCCGAAGAGCGTCTTCCCGCAGTTCGGCCGGTGGGTGCACGCCCGGCCGGAGAAGCGGTGGGACTTCGCCGGCTACCACGTCCCCCAGATCCTCATGCCGATGCACTACGCGTCGCGTGAGAAGTGGTCGATGCTCCTCGGCAAGCGCGAGGGCCAAGGCAACACGCCCGAGCACGTCTACTACAACGAGGTGCTCGGCGAGTCGTCCGACACGGGCTCCCGCATCATCACGCTCTCCGACCTGGAGCGGGCGTGCGTGCTGCCGTGGCCCCGCGACCTGACACGGGCCGTCGAGGCGTTCGACCCGTCCGCCTACGTCGCCCGCGTGCTGGCGTGCGACTGGGGCGGCGGCGGGCAGGACGGGATGAGCTACACCGTCTACTCCGTGATGGGCATGCGGGTGGACGGCAAGATCGACGTGATCTTCGCCTACCGCTCGCTGACCCCGCACGAGCACGAGCGGGAGGCCAAGCTCGCCGTGGGGCTGGCGTACAAGTTCAAGTGCCACGCCATCGCCCACGACTACACCGGTGCCGGCTCGCTCCGCGAGACGTTCATCATCCAGGCCGGCTACCCGCTCGAACGCGTGCTCCCCGTCGCCTACGTCCGCGTCGGGGCCACGAGCCGGATCATGCAGTTCAAGCCCGGGTCGAAGAACTCGCCGCGGTCGCACTACCAGGTCGACAAGACCCGCTCGCTCCTGCTGACCTGCAACCAGATCAAGAACGGGTGGATCAGGTTCTTCCAGGACGACTACCACCACGCCGACGACGAGGGCCTGATCCGCGACTTCCTCGCCCTGGTGGACGAGAAGGTCGACAGCCGCCTCGGCAAGGACGTGTACACGATCATCCGCGACCCGAACCTGCGAGACGACTTCGCCCAGGCGACGAACGTTGGGGCGTGCGCGTTGTGGAACATGACGGACAAGTGGCCCAACGTGGCGGCGATCGCGAAGATGGCGGTCCCGTACGACCTCCTCAACGCGATGCACCCCGAGGACAAGGACGTGATGCGGGAGCTGCTCTAGCTGAGCCGGTCCGCGAACCACCGGATCATCGTGTCGCCGTAGGCGTCGGTGTTGCCGTACCAGACGCCGTCGACCTGCACGACCATGTCGTCCGCGTACCGGCCCTCGACCGTGCCGGCCGGCGTCGTCACGACCTCGTTGATCTGGTGGCCCTCGGGGATCTGCTTGCCCTCGGCCTTGATGAGTTCCAGGTACTTCGCCTTGGCCTTCTCCTTGTCGAAGGTCAGGAACTCGGGCTCGTCGCCGTTGTTGTCGTTGCGGGTGATAATCTGGATCTCGCCGGAGAAGGTCTTCAGCACGTCGAGGACCCGCGGCAGGAGCTGCGTGGCGATGTCGGTCTCGCGGTCCGTCCACCCCATCGACCGCACCTCGCCCACGAGGTTGCCCAGCTCCCGCACCAGCTCCTCGTTCCGCACGAGCAGCGGCTCGTTGGCCTCCAGCGCGGCGATGAACCGGTCGGCGAGCGTCTCGGTGTCGACCACGCCCACCAGGTCGTCCGCCTCCTCCTGTGCCCGCGAGCAGTCGCAGGCGACGGCGTCCGAGCCGGCCTTCCGCCTCGCGCAGTCCTCGTCGCACGGGCGGTCGGGCCGCTCGCCCTTGCGGTAGATCGCCCACGCGTCGTCGATCGTGTCGTTGTTAGCCTGGGCCGTGTGGCCCCTCCCCTGTTCCTTCCGGTAGGACACGTTTCATCTCCTTCAGCAGGTGCTCGAACGCGATGAAGTACCGGAGGACCAGCTGCAGGCTCTGGTTCACGACCCGGTGCTTCGCGCCCTTGTACTCGTACTCGAACTCGCACAGGTAGCCGGCGTGGGCGTCGCCCGTGTAAGTGTACTCGTGCTCGCCGTACAGCCAGCATTTCAGCCGCTTGTCGCCCACCCGCTCGACGCGGTTGACCAGCGTCGCGTGGCCCATGTGGTCGTACAGCTGCCAGTGCTGGGCGAGCAGCTCCCGCCCGGCCGTCGTCAGCTGCATGTACATCTTCGCCTGCTCGACCGTGACGTCGCCGTGGGTGCGGCCGCTCGCGTCCTGCTGGCTGAACGACAGCGTCCCGTTGCCGGGGGCGTACGTCCTGACGCCGGCGATCTCCTCGGGCGGCTGCATGGTCGTCGGGACGAACGCGCAGAACCCGTCCGTCCACGACGTCAGCACCTGCACGGTCTGCATCCCGTCCTTGATGAACAGGCGGTACTGCATGTGGTCCTTCGACACCGGCGAGGGGTGCTCGACGCCGTCGTCCTCGAAGTCGAGGTAGTCGTTCGGCACCGCCATCAGCTGCGACTTGAGCTTGCCGCCGTGCCGGTTGGGGATCTCGCCGACGACGAGGTAGGCGTGGTCCTGCACGCCGCGGACGATCCGCGTCGTGACCGGCCAGAGCTTGTCGCCCAGGTGTTCGAGCGCGTGCTTGAACTGCCACTCCTCGTGCGAGTAGCCGGCGGCCGGGTTGCGGCCCTGGTTCAGCTTCTTCGTGTGTCGCGTCAGTGCGTCGGGCTTGAGCTTGGCCTTCATCGCTCGCCTCCGTGAAACACGGACGCCCCGGGCTGCGAACCCGGGGCGTCCTTACCTGGCGGATGTCCATGTCGTCGCGGCCGCGAACTACTTCTTCGCTTCCTTCCGCTCGGCGACGGTCTCGCTGATGCGCTTGCGGCCGTCCTTGCCCCAACCCGCGATGCTCTGCAGCCGCTTCCGCACTCGCGTCCCGGCGGCGTTGGTGCCGCCGTCGAACTTCGTTGCGTCCTCGCGGGCCGCGTCCACTTCCGCCTGGATCTTGTCCAGGATCTCGGTCGCCTTCATCTCTGACCTTCCTGCCCCGCCGGAGCGGGGTCTTGTTCGCCGGCCTTCAGCCGCTCGACCCACTTGTAGAGGTCGTCGACGACGAAGACGGGCTCGTGAAACAGGACGGCGATCTGGTGGAGGTTCGTACGCATCGCGCCGACGGCGAGCACGCCCGCCTCGGCATCGAGCATCTTCGCCGCCATCCACTCCGCCGTCTTCCGCCGGACCGTGTCCAGCTTCTCGATGAACGGGATCTCGGTACCCTTGTACCGGATGACCCCACGGTAGTGCATCGTCCCGGTCTCCCGGTCCTTGATCGCGTGCGTCAGCCGCAGCGTCGCGTTGGACACCTGCCGGCGGCCCTTGCCGTGCCGGCGGCTGCCTTCGAGGTACCAGCGGTCGTGCTGCTCGACGACCTGTTGGTCGTTCAGCTGCACGCCCCGCATTGGGGAGACGCGGGTCGTGTGGTAGTCCCCGCCGAGCTGGCGGAAGATGTACGACACGTCCGCCCCGGCCTGCTCCAGCCGCAGCGTCAGGTCCTGCACCTTGCCCTCGGGCGCTTCGGCCATCCACGCCCGCAGGGCCTCGGCCCACGGCTTGGCGTGCTTGAGGACGACGCGTTCGAGGTCGTTGCCGGGCCGGAGCCGCAGGTAGTGGAGCATGGCCTCCCGGGTCGGCGTCGCCGGCCCGGCCGTCGAGATGCGGCCGTCCGTCTCGACGGCCTGCATGACGACGCGGTGGTCTATTTCCCTCGCCCAGAACACGACCCGCTTGCCGCCAAGGATCGACCAGGCGGTGCGGGTGCGGCACTCCCCGTCGTCCCGCCACACGACCATCGGGATCGACCGCATCGAGCTGCGGAAGTTGCGGAACTGGACCTGGAGGTTGAGGAGGTAGTCGTCGGTGGCGATCACGCTGGCCGGGTCGCCGGCGAGGGCCACGGACTCGATCCCGGCGAGCCCCGCCTCGGACCAGTCGGCCCGCCCTTGCCCGAGCGTCAGCCGGCGGAACACCTGGTCGAGGTGCGGGCGGCCCTCGCGGCCGAGGAACATGAACGCCCGGATGCGGTCGGGTAGGTCGTAGAACGGGACGGTCAGCACCTCGCCCCAGTGCTTGCCCTTGAACACGCGGTAGCTGCTCATCCCGCTGCTGGACGTGGCCGAGGACGGGTTGAACGCGACCTCGACGTCCCGCCACCCGATCGACCCGACGAGGTGGCCCGGCCCGGCCCGCCACCGCTGCAGGCTCACGTCGAGCTTCAGGTTGTGGCGGGTTCGGATCTTGCCGACGTCGGAGGAGCGGCTCTGCGGGAGGTTCGCCTTGGCGGCGGCCCAGAGGTCGGCCATCCGGCGGCGGTAGGCGGGGTAGCGGTCGACGTACGCGGACACCTCGGCCGGGTCGCCGCACTCGGGCGGGAGCTGCACGCCGGCCTCGGAGAGCCTCGCCAGGGCGGTCCCCGGCTCGCACCCCCAGCTCGCCGACGCCAGCTCGATCATGTCCCCGGCGGACCGGCACTCGGCGCAGTGGTGCCACTGACCCCCCGAGATGTTATCATTGAACAGGTCGAGGGCGTGCCGGCCGCAGAGCGGGCACGTCGTTCGGAGCGGTAGGGCCATGCCGGGGAACGGAACCCCCAGCGCCGCACAGACCCCGTCCCAAGGGACACGGACGTTCAAACTGGTACGAGGAGCACTCATGTCGGAGACCATCCTTGATCTCGCCAGCGACACCAACGGGGCGGAACTCAACCGCCTGTCGCTGCTTTACGCCTTCCCTGACTTCGCCAAGCAGGCTTCGGCCGATGACCTTTTCCCGGAAGGGGTTGCGCCGAGCGCGTACGCCGACCCGGTGAACAAGTTGTACCCGTGTCACAACGCCGCGTCCACCTGGTTCTCCGCCCTTTACTTCAAGGAGAAGTCGGCGGAGTACCACCCGAAGATCGCCGCCAAGGTCAAGCAGCGGCTCGACGGGCTGGTGAACTACTGGGGCCTGAAGGCCGCGGTCGACGCGATCGACGCCCGGTACGACGAGCTGTACAAGAACGCGGAGGACCGCCTGCCGGACTCCGACTTCGGCTACGTCTGGGTCGGCGAGGACGGAACCAAGCAGCGGTTCTGCCGCATGAAGTCCGCCGCCGAGACCAAGGCCGCCGCCGAGTGGCTGCTGGAGTACCGGGACACGATGCCGTACGCCGACCGGAACGTCATCGCCGGGAAGATCCTGGAGAAGGCGGCCCACTTCGGCGTCGGGCTCGGCACCGACCTGGAGCTGTTCGTCGAGCGGCAGGCCGGGCAGGGCGTCTGCGAGCCGAAGGAGGTCGTGGCGATGATCCGCCAGCGAGCCCACCTCACGAAGGCCGCCGCCCAGCGGGACCAGATCATCTCCCTCGCTAACACGATCCAGCAGTCGCCCCGGTTCGCGCTGCAGCCCGCCCAGCTCGTGAAGCTGGCCGAGGTGATGGACGACGTCGACCGCACGCTGAACCTCGTCGGCCGGTACACGGACACGATCCAGCGGCCCGAGGACGTGATCTTCCGGGTCACGTACAAGGAGGCCACGGCGGGCATCGGCTCCGCCTGTGCCCTGAGCACCGGCAAGGTGTACGACCGCCAGGCGTTCAAGAAGATCGCCCTCGACGACATCGCCGCCCTGATGGGTGCCGACTTCGCCAAGGAGGTCCAGGCCGGGCTGGAGGTCGACGTCGAGAAGCTGGCCGAGCTGGCCGAGACGATGCCCCGCGACGACGCCGCCCTGTTCGAGCAGCTGCTGACCGAGGCCGGCGTGCCGCCGATCCACAACAAGACCGCCGGCGACCGGTACGGGCTCCGCGGCGCGGCCGCCCTCGAACCGATCGCGATGGGCTACTGATCTCAAAACCGGTTTTTGAAAGCGAGAGGCCCCGGCACCGACGCCGGGGCCTCTTTCGTTCCGGCTCAGTCCCAGCTCCGCCCGCGGGCGACGCCCGCCTCGCCGGCGAGGAGCCGCCGAAGCTCCTTCCGGTAGAGGTCGGGGTACACGTCGCGGAGCTGGGCGGCGATCTGGTGCTTGCTCAGGCTCCGCTCGATCTCGGGCTGGCCCATCCGCCGCCACAGCTCCCGCCACTCGTCCAGCGTGTACTGGTTGAACTCCTCGGCCGAGAAGTTGCGGTGCACGAACTCGATGTACGCCGCCGCGACCGGCTCGGTGACCTCGAAGTGGCGGAACACCGCCCGGGCCGGCTCCGTTTCGGTCCTGAGCATCCGCAGCATGCCGCCGAAGTTGGCCGCGCTGGTCGACAGGTTCGACCGGCACGCGTCCGGCCCGGTGGACCGCTCCCGCCGGCCCGCCGCGTTCAGCGGCTCGCCGTGGTGGCGGCAGACCGCCGGGTCGCGGCAGTCGGGGCACCGGGCCGCGTCCACGAACGTCCCGCCCCTCGCCTCGTGCAGGGCGTCCCGCAGCCGCGCGACGGGCACCGCGGCCCCGAGGAAGTGGTCGCGGATCTCCGGGTACGCCCGACCGCAGGCGGCCGGGGTCCAGTCCCAGACGAGCACGAGCAGTAGGTCGTGCTCCGTCAGCTCGCGTACCAGCTGGTCGAAGTGTGCCTTGGGCTCCTCGGCGGACGCCCGCATGGACTTCACCTCGACCCGCAGCAGCTCGCCGCCCCGCGTCGCCTGGTCCCAGTAGCCGTCCGAGGAGACGAGGGCGTAGTCGTTGTACTGGTCGCCGGCGATCCAGCCCAGCTCGCAGGCGTCGTCGCCCTCGAACCGGGCGCGGAGGTGCCGGCTGACGTGCGTCCCCCACAGGTACTCCAGCGTCGTCGCGAGACCGCTGCCGAGCCGGCCGCCCCGGGTCAGCATGTCCCGGCGCGCCATGGCGTTGATCTGCTTGCACGCCGGCCCGGCCGCCTCCCGGATCGCCGCGTGCGCTTGAACGGGTGTAATCATGTGTCGGACCCTTCACGAAGAGAGGCCCCGGGTCGCCCCGGGGCCTCTCGTGTCAGAACCTTCCGATCGCCGCCTAGTCCATGCGGTCGATCACGTACGTCGCCCGGCCGTCAGCCGTGGTGACTCGCAGCTGGGTGTTGGCCGAGAACGCCAGGCCGTTCGCGGTCCCCTTCTCCGGGTGCTTGAGCGTGCCGCTCTTGCTGTGGGCCTCGATCACGGCCCGCACCTCGTGCAGCTCCGACCGCAGCGTCTCGGGGAAGATCGCGAGCCCGGCGTTCCGGGAGTCGCGGCAGCCCTCGATCGAGAAGTGGATGCCGGTGCCCTGGTTCTTGAACAGGTCCGGCCGCTGCCACGCCTGCGGGCCGCGGAAGATCGCCGTCACCTTGTTCCACCCCGGCGACAGGCCCCACTGCCGGGCCGTCGAGCCGCCGTGGTAGACGTACATCGACACCGGGTTCCGCTCCTGGCCGTCCAGCCCGTCCCACTGCAGCAGGGGCGGGGCCGTGCGGTAGGTGGCGGTCGTCGTGCCGAAGTAGTTGCCGCTCGCCGGGCACGAGATCTCGATCGACAGCGCCTCGGGCAGCACCGTCCGCTCGAACTTCGCCCAGGTCATCGTCCCGCCGCTGATGTCGCGGTTGTGCACCGCCTTCGAGGCCGAGGGCGGCTGCAGGTGACCGAACACGCCGCCGGTCGGGGCCGGCTTGCGGGGCTTGATCGTCCGCGGCTCCCAGTCCTTCTTCAGGACGTCGTCGAGCGTGGCGAACCGGCGGTCGAGCGACCGCTTGAGGCCCATCTCCTCGACCAGCGCCTCGGCCCGGGCGATCGTGCCGGCCTTCGGGGCCGCCTTCGGCCGCATGTAGTTGATCCCGTCGACCTTCTCGGCCCACTTCCGCTTGATGTCCGCGTGCGGGAGGCCCGCCAGCAGATCGTCGAGCAGCGTGGAGATCAGCCCGGCGTTGACGTGGGCGAACCCGACCGGGGCCGTGGCGGCCGCCAGCCAGATCACGTTGTCGCGGTTCCGCTTCGTCGCCCCGGCCACGTTGGCGTGGAGGTCGACGAACCACTGGGCGACGCCGAGGGCCTTCTCGGACCGGGCGAGCGTGTCGGACTTCAGGAACCGCAGCGCCTGGCCGGCGATGTCGGCCGAGTAGTTCGCCAGCGCCCGCTGGATCATGCCGAAGTCCTCCTTCAGCTGGGCCATCTGCTGGTCCGGGGTCGTCAGCCCCTTCTGCACGGCCAGCTCGCCGGTGTAGCGGCCGGACAGGTGGGTCCACTGCCCGTCCTTCGGCTGGCCCCAGACGGCCTCGGTCGGGAGGAACACGCCGTTGACCTTCGCCTTGCCGACCGCGCAGTACATCGCGTCGACGGCCTCGGCGAAGAACTTCGGCGCGGAGATCTGGCCCCAGATGGCGGGCGTCGGGTTGCCGGCCTCGTCGATCGAGACGAGCCCGGTGTACCGCTGGATGAACCGGCGGCACCCGTTGCAGACGTAGTGCTGGCGGTTCGAGGGCAGGTTGTCGAGGTACAGGTTCCACAGGACGTCGGGGTCGATGTCCGTGGTGAACAGCGGGCCGGTCAGCTTGCCGACCGCCATGCGGACCTTGTTCTCGAACACGTCGTACTGCTCGTCGGCCTCGGTGCGGCTGGCGAGGGCGGGCTTGGTGCCGCGCGGCAGGGCGGTCGTGGTGGTGGCGGAGACAGCGACGCTCGAAGCGGACTTGCGGGCCATGTGGCCTCCTTCTGGTCGGACTGGGGCGTGGTGTGACACTCACCGACGCCCGTGGTCAGGGAAACGATTCAAGGGGAGCTTACACACGTTCGGGGGACGATTCTACTGTCGACTCAGGACCTCGGAGACGAGGCGGACGTCGTCGACGCTGGGGGCGGCGTCGTCGTGCAGGCCGTCGTACTTCCACTCGACGTTGCCCGGCTCGGCCTTCGCCTTCTCCTCGGCCTGGGCCGAGTCCTTGGCGGCGACGACCACCTTGCCCTGCACGTACGCGGTGGCAGTCATCGAGACCTGGTACCACTGGTCAGTCCCAGTATTGCTTGCGGGTTCCGTCTTGGTCGTAGCCACGGGAGTCGAGGACGTGGCCGCCCTCGAACCGGCGGAACCCTTCCCACTTCTCGCCGTCCCTCGCCTCGTCGTAGTCGAGGACGTCGTCGGCACCAGGTCCTCCACCGTCGCCGCTGCCGCCGCCACCGGCGACCGGTTCACCTCCGGCGGGCTCACCGGCTCCACCTGCCCCGACCGCACGATCTTCCCGCACGTCGGGCACAGGTAGAACATCGGCATCTCCCCCGCCGACAGCGGTGCCGTCTCGCGGGCACACAGCAGGAACACCGGGCTCCTGCAGTGGCCGCACTTCGACGTCGTCGGCTGCAGGGTGTACTGGCTCAGGTCGATCGGCGTCGCCTTCGACGGCGGCGGGACCTGCAGGCAGTGTTTGCAGTACGTCTTGCCCTGGTTCTCCGGCATCCTCACGTCCAGCGAGGGCTGCGACGGGAACCCACACTTCGGGCACGCGTGGACCTTGGCCATGGTCGATCTCTTCCTGCCTGGCGTCGTTGTCGACCCAGACGTAGTTGTAGTCGCCGACGTAGATCGGCTTCGCCCGGCCGTGCTGCGTCACGCGGCGGGCGGCCAAGAAGTTCTTGACCTCCTCCCGGGTGGGCAGCACGGCGTCGTTGGTCTGCGGGGCGTGGTGGAGGAACTCGAAGATCGAGTCGGGCGCGTGGCTCAGCGTGCCGTCCGGTTCGATGCAGAACAACTCGCTCTCGCCCATGCACATCCCGTTCCGCCGCTCGCCCCACACCATCCCGAGCGGGAGGTCGGGGTAGTGCTTGGACAGGATGCGGAGCATGGCGGTCACGTCGCTGTCCGTGTACCCGTCCTGCCACGCCCCGCGCTGCGTCTCCAGGATGTCGAGCGACTCGTCGGAGGCCCGGGCGGCGATCGCCAGGTCCTCGACGCTCGGCCACTTCACGACGTGGGCGTCGACGGGCAGCGGCTTGACCGTCTCGGAATACCGCCGCAGCGCCTGCACCGGGTACGGGTACGGGAGCATCAGCCCGCGCTTCTTGCTCTTGAGGAAGCTGCGGATGTCGTCGGGCAGGAAGCACAGGTACCCGGGCATGTCGAGCACGGCCACCCGCGTCTTCGTCCCCCGCACCACGCCGGGCGGGTCGTTGCCGGGCCGGAGGAACACGAGCCGGAGCTTGGTGAACTCCCGCAGCACGTCCAGCTCGTCGCGGAGGTCGGAGTCGACGCCGTACATGAAGCAGCCCTGCACCAGGGCGATCTTCGCCTGCATCGCTTCGGCGACCGGGTCGTGCGGCGGGGGCGGGCGGCGGCCCGGCGAGGCGGCCGTCGTGATCGGCACGTCGTCCTCGTCGTCGTCGTCTTCGTCGTCGTCCTCGGACTCGTCGAAGTCGTCGTCATCCTCCTCGTCGTCGTCGCCGTTCTCGCCGGGCAGGCTGCCCTCGTCGACGTCGTCCTCGTCGCGGGACTCGTCGCCCGGCTCCTCGGCCAGCAGCTTGCCCTTGGCCAGCTCCCGCTCCGCCTCGTCGTCGACGCCGAGCGGGTAGTGCTTGCAGATCAGCGCGAGCGTCAGGAAGCTCGGGTCGCGGATCTCGCCGAGCGTCCGCTTCTGGCGGTACAGCCAGTGAATCCACGCCAGGTCGACCTTGACCACGTCGCGGAACGTCACGTTGCGGTACTTGCCCCACGCCGGCGTCGCCAGGGCCTGACGCAGCGCGTTGACCTTGGGGATCGGGAGGGGCTTGCTGGGTTTACGGATTGGACGGGCCTTGTGGCCCTGTTTCGTCTTGGCCATCGGTTGGGCCTTCGTGCAGGTCGTCGATCCGACGCCTCGCCCGCTTCTGCGGTGCCGGCGGCGGCTCTTCAGCCTTGAGTTCCGGCGGGATCACCGCCTCGACTGGCTTGGGCGGGTCCTCGCCGGCGTCCACGACGACCGGGTGCCGGGGCACGACCTTCCGCTTCGGGCTGGGCGTGCTCTTCGTGTGGCTCTGGGCGTTCCACAGCCTCGCCGGCTCCGGCACCTCGATCGGCGGGACCGGCTCGTCCTCCTCCGGCGGCGGGGCCGGCTGGAGCCACGGGAGGTCCTTCTCCTCGACGATGTCGACGGCGAAGGCCCTGGCTTCGTTCAGGCTCTCGTAGTGCCCCGCCGGTAGGTCTTGGTTGTTGATCCGCTTCGGCATGAAGAAGAAACAGCCGGGCGCGCGTGCGTGCCGCGTGACGCGACCCTCCCAGATGCCCCGGTAGGGCGTCTGGACGCGCACCCAGCTGTCGATGGCGGGGAGGTCGGGCATGCGGCTACTCCAACAGCCTCGCCAGCGCCGCGGCGTGGTGGGCGATCTCCTTCAGGGTGCTCACCATCGTCGGCACCGGGAGCGGGCCGGCGGCGGGGAGCGGCGGTGGCGGCACGCTCGCGAGCAGGGCCGCGACGCGGCCGCCCTTCTTGTGCGACCTCGGCGGGGGCGTCGCCGCCGCCCGACCTCGCCGCGCCTTGGCCCCCGCCCGGACCCGGGCCTGCCACGTCTCGGGCAGCTCGACCTGGAACCGCTCGGCGAGCAGCGGCCGGGCCTTCTTCATCGTGTTGTAGACCTTCGTGTCGCCCCACTTCAGCCGCTTCGCCGTCTCCTTCTGCGAGAACCCCTGCAGCAGGTGGAGGTTCACCACGTTCTGCATGTCGTCGGGCAGCTGGTGGATGACGGCGCGGATCTTCGCCTTCAGCTCCTCGGCGATCGTGTTGTCGTGCGGCGACCGCACCTTCTCGTCGACCGGGTCGATGACGCCGGTCCTGTCGCTGTTGGGGTTTCCGTTTCCGTTGATGCTGGCCATGTAGTGCCTTCCGCGCGAGCGGTTGACCCGCTTCGCGATGTTCTTGGCGACCCCGAAGACCCACTTGCTCAGCGGGACCGCGGGGTCGTACCGGTCTGCGATCCGGTGGAGCTGCAGGAGCGTGTCTTGCACCGCGTCGTCCGCGTTGCCGCCGCCCACCCGCCTCGCGAAGAACGAGTGTAGTGGGCGGCGGAACTCGCGGTCGACGGCGTCCAGTGCGGGCAGGGGCATGCGGCCCTCACTTCAGCCCAAGCTCGTCGCCCGGGTCGTGGATGTCGTGGGGACCCATGCGGGCCGCCCGTTCGGCCGCCCGCCGCAGGGCCTGGCGCTGGGCCGGGAACAGCTTGCTGGTCCGCCGGATGAACGCCTCGTTGTAGAACGCGTACGCCTCCTTGATCCCGGGCTCCCCCGGCTTCGGAGCCAGCTCGATCTCCTTGGCGATCACCACGTCCTTCAGCCGGTCGAACCACCGGTTGGCGTTCAGGTCCGTCTGGTCGATCTGGTCGCCGCCGGCGTTCGGGCCGAAGTAGCAGTACCCCAGCGACACGAGCGCCCGCATGATGCCGAACGCCTCGCTGTAGTAGCCGCCGGTGCGGCCGGCGGCCGTCTCCCACCCGGAGACCGGGTAGGCGTCGATCCGGCCCGAGGTCCGCCAGGTGTGGTAGCAGTCGCGTTCCGCCGAGAGCAGCATGAGGCACTCGGCCTCGACGTGCTCGATCATCTCTTTCGTCAGCTTGGGCATAGGTCTGTCACTTGTCCTTGAACTTGAAGTCGGCCTTGCCGCCGGGAAGCAACAGCTGCTTGCCGTCCGGCGAGACCGTCATCGTCTGTCCGCCGCACCCGTTCATCGAGACGGAGAAGCGGACCGTGTTGCCGTTCACGGCCACCCAGGTGCCTTGGAAGTTGTGGTGCGAGGTCGTCGCCGTCATGTCCTCGTGGAGCGTGACGACGAACGGCCGCTCGCCCGGGGCCGACTTCTCCCACTTCGTGCCGATCAGCGTCTTCGTCAGCTGCTCGGCCGTGCGGCCCTTCTCCTTCTTGCCGCCGCCGTTCGCCTCGCCCTTGGCCGGGGCGTTGCCCGCCTTCAGGTCGGCGATCGCGTCGCGGAGCCGCACGGCCTCGTCGAGGTTGCCGGCCTTGGTGGCCCGGTCCATCGACGCGGTCAGGGCGGCGACGAGCTTGGTGCGGCCCTCGTCGGTGGCCCGGAAGTAGTCGCTGCGGGCGACCCGCTCCGCCGTCTCGAACGCCCGGAAGGCGTTCAGGGCGTCCGGGCTCTTGATCCCGTAGTGCGGCGGGGCGGCCGGCTTCGTCTCCTGGGCGAGGGCGACGGCGGCGAGGGCGAGGAGGGCGACGCAGAGGGCGAGGGTTTTGGTCTTCATGGTGGTCTCCGATCTCAAAACTGGTTTTTGGATCTCGGCCCCGGGCTTGCAACACCCGAACGGGGGACGGTATCCTCAGCGCAACGTAAAGTACGAGTGTGGGTTCACAACGAGAGGACGCGAATGAGCAGAGCACACGTCGCGATGTTGCACACCGCAACGCAGGCGATCGGCCAGCAGCTGCTGGCGATCAACCAGGTGGCCGCCGAGCTGGGGACCGATCTGCCCCAGCCCGAGCTGCCCGTCCAGCCGACCGACCTCCAGGCACGCCTCGAAGCCGAGGGCACCGGGCTGCTGGTCGAGCTGGTCTTCACGGCCCCGGCCAACTCCGGCCGGCTGCCCACGACGTTCGAGGTCTGGCGGGACGACGACGTCACGGACGGCGTCGAACGCTGGCAGCTCGTGGGAACCGCCCCCGCCGGCGCGTCGCTCTGGGAAGAACGCCTCCCCATTCAGAAGGACGTGCCGTACGCGTACAAGGTCCGCGGCGTGAAGGTCGGGCTCGACGGGGTGACCCGCTACTCCGAGTTCTCCAACGTCGCCGACCCCGAGGAGTTCAAGGTCGAGGTCCCGCCGCCGGACACCGGGGATCGTACCACGGTGGAGCCGGGGTATAACTTCACCGGCAAGAAGGGCAAGTTCCTCGCGAAGCCCGGGCACTACCCGGTCTTCGACCCCGAGCACGACGTCGACATCCTGTGCAAGGACGGCGAGATGGTGTTCGAGGTCACGGGCGGGAAGATCTTCGCCCACCGCGGCGCGAAGAACGTCCGCCTGGCCGGCTTCAAGATCGACGGCAAGAAGACCGGCGGCAAGAAGGGGCCGGACAACAAGAACGGCATGTTCCAGCCCGGCACCGGCTGGCACCTCACGGACGGCCTGGTGATCGACGGGGCCGGCGTGAACATCGCCTGGGACGGGAGCGACGGCCGCATGCGTCGCGTGAAGAGCCTGCGCGGCGGGGCTGCGGGCATCGGCGGCAAGCACGACCGCTCGATCTTCTGGGACTGCGAGACGGAGGGGTGCAACTACGAGGGGCACCGCGACGGGGCGGGCGAGGGCAAGTCGACCCGCACGAACGCGGCCCTCTACATCCGCTGCATCATCCGCAACGGCAAGAACGCCTCCCGCTGGGGCGACATCAACAACTCGAACTGGGTGATGATCCTCTGCGTCACCGACCGCATGACGCTGGCCGACCCCAAGCGGCTGTGGACGGCCGCCGGGGACAAGATCGAGATCTCCACCGACAAGAGCAACGGGATGGACGACAAGATCGCCCTGTGCCGCGAGGCCGGCGTGCTGTCGGACACCTACGGCAAGGCCGTCGTCACCGAGGCCGAGCTGCGGGAGTTCAACTTCATCTACAAGAGCTGCCAAGGGCTCCACTGCTACTCGTACCCGTGGGACGTCAACGAGACGAAGGACACGCTCATCGACTGGTGCAGCGGCCACCTCGCCCCGGCCAAGGACGAGGGTGGTCACGTCGGTGCCCGCAACTACGAGCGCGACGACGCCGGCGACGAGCGTGACAACTGGCGGCTGCACAACCTCGTCATCAGCAACTTCACCATCCTGGACGACGGCGACACGTTCGTCTTCCAGGGCGGCGGTGCCGGCCCGCGGGTCGACATCAAGAAGAACGCGGTCAAGATCGTCAACCCGATGAAGCGGGACGGCACCCCCGCGAAGATCCGCTACGAGCGGTGCACCGGGCACGACTAGACCCGGATCAGGGCCAACGCCTCGATCGTGCGGCGGAGCCGAAGGAAGGCCAGGTACCAGGCCAACTCCTTCCGCTCCGCCGCCGTCGTTTTGTGTTTGTCGCAGAACGCGAAGAACGTCATAGCGGCCACCCGTCCCACGCCTCGACGGCCCGCACGAGTTCGGGCCACGTCATGGAGTCGGCCCAGCGGGTCCCGGCCCACCAGTCGACGCACCTGTCGTAGAAGTCACGCCAGCCCGCGGCACGCCGCGGGTTGATGATCCACAGGAAGACGATGAGGTGCTTCACGCGGGGGTCGCCTCCTCCGGGTGGGCCTCCGCCCACTCTTCACGACGCTCGTCGGTGAAGAGGTCGGCCACCTCGGGCATGCCGGGCGTCAGCTCCACCGTCCGCTTCACCTCCGTCTGCGGGTCCGGCCGCCACACCGTCGTGACGGCAGCGAAGCGGATCTGCACGCTGCCCGATTGGAAGTCGCCGAACCGCTGCTTCTTCAGCGCCTCGGCGACGTCGGCGATGTCGTCGCCCTCGTCGAGCGTGACGTTGAAACTCATCGTGCCCTTGCCGCCCATCCACAGGTCCCCCTCGATCGTGCCGTGGATGTAAGACTTGGACGGGCCGGTCAGGTCGACCGTGTTCGGGTGCTCCATGTTCAGACTCTCCGCCGGGCGTACCACTGACGCCCGGCCTCCGTGATCTTGCCTTCGGCGTCGAGCAGCTTCTTCTGGATCAGCCGCGCGACGGTCCGTGCCAGCACGCTCGCCGTCAACATCGTGCCCGTGTTGGACATGACGTGGATCAGGACGTGCCGCTCGTTGAGGTTCAGGTTGACCCGCTTCTCCCGCTTGGGCTTGGGGAAGGGGAGCGTGCCTTGCTTCATTTGACCTCGGGTGCGTCCGGCGGCAGCGTCTCGATCCGCCGCTTCCCCGATCGCAGCCGCACCGGCGGGGCGGTCGTGACGACGTCGATGTCACGCAGCTCGTCGGTGTCGGCCGAGATCGTGCAGTGGGCGGCGTCGGACTCGATCGACAGGATCGCGTTGCCGCCGTCCTCGTTGGGCTTGTAGAACTCGACCCGGTACCCGCGCGGCGTGGCTTCGACGAACAGGCGGCCGCAGTCCGGCCCGTCCTTGTCGCCGAGCCAGATCACCAGCTCCCCGCCGCCGGACAGGCCGACGATGTGGAGCGGGCGCTCGCCCCTGAAGCCGTCGCGGTTCACGTTGGCGACCGGGACGGTCGTCCTGAAGGGTAGTGCCATCAGCGGAAGTAGATGTCGTCGTCGGCCTCGATCACCAGCTTGGGCAGGACCTTAGCCTTAGGCCGCTTGGCGGCCAGCGCTGACTTGAACCGCCGCTCGAACGTCTCCCACGGCCCCCGCACCTTGTCGGCGACGACGGCCGGGCAGACGACGTAGAAGCACTCGACGGCCGGGTAGTAGTCCCGCCGCTTGTGCAGGTACACGTACTCGATGCCGTGGAGGCCCTTCTCCCGGGTCACGACCTCGCCCGGCATCCCGTGGGCCAGGCTCTCGATCTCGCACTGTTCGAGGGCCTCGATCGCCTGCGCCCGGGTCAGGTTCCCGTCCAGCAGCTTCACCGCCCGCGCGACGCCGGCCTTGGGCGGCTTGCCCGCCAGCATGCGGACGTGCGTCTGCCGGGGGTCGAGCGTGAAGATCCGCTGCACGAGGTACAGGCCCCACTTCTCGGCGTCGAGCCGGGCCTGGAACGCCCGCCAGACGTGGGCGAGCTTCGGGTCGCCCTCCACGACCGACGCCATCGTCCGGTCCCGGTAGAGCTGGCCCTTGGGGTTGAGGCTGAGCGACACGAACTCGACGAACAGCCCGTCCACCGTGGCGTCGGGGTCGCGACGGAACCGGTCGATGCCGATCTGCGTGACCTTGTACGCCTCCTCGTTGAACGGGCAGAACCCGCACGCGCTCTTGATCCACAGCACCTTGTAGTGCCCGGTCAGGTACGCCAGGCACTCCGGGCGGCCCCAGCCCCACTCGATCAGCGGGTAGTGCCCGGTGCGGGTCGGGCCGTCGTACTTCCGCGACCGCTCGACGCGGCCCAGCTCCTCGCTGTTGAACCCGAACACGACGAGCGGGGCCTGCCCCTTGCCGGCCGGCTTCTCGCGGTCCTTGTTGTGCTGCCTGACGTACTTCTCGCTCTTGGCCGTGCGGCCCAGCTCCCCGGCGTTGTAGCCCCAGACGTGGACGACCGGCCGGGACTCGTCGCCCCGGAACTCGTACGCCATCCACGTCTCGATGACGAAGGCTTTGAACTTCAACGCGCAGCGGTGCTCGCCGCTGTACTGCGGGACCGTGCCGGCGTGCTTCAGCTCGTCGCCGAGCTTGTAGTACCCCTCGGGGTGGAGCTTCTCCGGTGCCCGCGTGTCCTGCAGCACGACGATCCCGTCCGCCTCCAGGTGCCCGCGGCGGGCCACCTCGACGAACCGCACGCCCAGCCGCTTCATCTCGGGGAGCTGGTGCTCCTCCATCAGCTTCACGGTCTCGGCGTGCTCGTGGCCGACCTGGGCGGTCACCACGATCAGCCGGTCCCAGCTCTTGAACGGGCGGGTCTCGGGCTCCTCGACCCACCGCTTCCAGATCGCGGCCGTCTCGACGCCGAGCCCGTGGCTCAGGATCACGAGCGGGTCCCGCTTCCGCAGCTTGGAGATCTTCGTCAGCTGCCGGAGCAGCACCTCGCGGGTCAGGTCCTTCGTCTTGACAGCGCCCATTATGCGTCCCACTTCGTCAGGCGGTTGAGTCGCCGCGCGGAGACGACCACTGCGGTCGGCTCAGGCGGCTTGTTCGTCGCGTTGCCCGTGCGGAACCGGCGGCACGCCTCCACCCAGCACGCCATCGCGTTCCGGTAGGGGAAGGTCAGCGTCGCCCAGCCGGCCTGGATCAGGTCCCACTGGATCGACTGCACCTGCCGCTTCGCCGGCCAGTCCAGCTCCCTGTACCAGGGCGAGTAGCCGTCCCGCTCGGCCTCCAGCGCCGCCAGTCCGGGCGGCGGGTCCGTATCCGACATCCTGCGGTACCTCCGGTGGTAGCGTGTCCGGCGAGTAGAACTTCATCCACACCCGGACCAGTTGTTTCATCTCGGTCTTGAAGTCGCGGCCCGTCGCCTCGCAGGCCTCCTGCATCGCGAGCAGCAGCTCGGCGTACTCGGCGCTGATCTCCTGCTTGCGGCTCCGCTGCTTCTTCGTCAGTGGCGGTGGCATCCGTGCCCTCCATGAAAACGCCCGGGCTGGGCAGGCCCGGGCGGTACGGCGGGGGACGTGGGGTTATCGCCGGCGGCGACGTTGCGAATGGCGGACGCCGGCGGGAGGGGACCGGTGCTTGCCCTTGGCCTTCTTGCCCGTGCCGAAGAGCGGGTTCAGGTACTCCAGGTCGTCCTCCCTGCGGAGCCACGCCGGGTTAGCCTTGCGGTCGTCGAACGGGACGACAGGTGCCGCCGCCGTCCCTCCTTTCGAGGCCACCGCGAACAACGCGATCGCCCCGGTGAGCCCGAGAGCCGGTAACAGCAGTGCGTTCATGTGAGGTCCTCCTTGACCGATGAGGCCTCAGTTTACCGGCCCGGCCCCACCACGCAAGGCCCGCCGCCTCGGGGGACGGCGGGCCTGTGCGTACCGTGGAGCGTCTCACTTCTTCTTGCGCTGGAACCGCAGCTCGCGGTCGCCCAGCTCGCGGGCGTAGTCGAGCAGCTTCGTCAGCCGCGCGACGTCCTCGTCCTTCCAGGCGCTGCGGCCGCCGAAGTTGTACGTCGGCTGCGACCACTGGCCGTTCTCGTGGTGCTTCAGCTCCACGGTGACGGTGAACCGGCCGCGGAGCTTGCGGTCCGTGACCTCCATGCGGACGCCGCCGCCCCACTTCCGCCCGGTGTCGTCGTGGACGGTGACGTGGTACTTGTCCTCGACGCAGTCCTCGTGCACGAAGTCGTACTGGGCCAGCCGGAAGCTGTCCCAGCGGCCGACGTGGAACGGCTTCTTCGGGTCCGACTTCGCGTACTTCAGCACGGTCCAATTCCGCAGCCCGTGGGCGGGCGGGTCCTGCTTGGCGATCCTCGACGACCAGTACCGGTCCGGCTCGTGCGTCGGCCCCTCGGGCGGCCGGATCGCGTTGAGTAGGTCCACCAGTACCTTGCCGCCCTGGTACGGGCGGTGCTTGGGCGTGAGCCCCTGCCAGGGTTCCATCAGCTCTTGCCTTGCCGAGCGGCGACCGACCGCTCAAGTTTCCCGGCGGACCGTCCGGCCTCGGCGGCCTTGTCGATCGCCTTCAGTTGCTTCTTCGCCAGCTTCTGGCCCGTCTGCTCCGCGACCTTCGGGACGTACGCCAACGCGGACGACACGAACTTCGACAGGCAGAGGTGCGTCATGTCGTGGTACTCCTCGAAGAACTCCTGGTCGTGGTCGTGCTCTTCGAGGTCGGGCGTGTGGTGGCACGCCTCGTGGATCAGCAGCATGCCGACGTCCGTGATGCCCGCCACGTCGGGCTCGCGCTTCAGCAGCCACTTCCGGTTGATCGCGACGTACGTCGACGCGTCGGTCCACCCGTGGGCCGCGTCGGTCAGCCCGATCATCAGCTTGCGGGCGCTCGCGCCCCGCCAACTGGAGTAGCACCCGCGGCCCTCGGTGCAGAGGAGGTCGGCCTTGGCTTCGAGCAGCCGGAGCCAGAGCAGCTCCTTCGGCGTCAGCTCGTTCTCGTCGAGGATCGTGTAGTCGTCGCTCAGGCCCTTCCGCAGCTCCTCGAACGGCTTGTAGGGCTTCTTGCACGCCCACTGCGTCTCGTAGTCGCGGGCGAACGTCTTGGCGACCCACTCCAGCAGCTCGGGCACGCCGGTGCACTCGAACCGCTCCAGCGTCTGCGTCGCGAAGACGAACGCCAGCCCGCGGTTCATGACCAGCTCCCCGGTGCGGTCGCCCTTCGGGGCCACCGAGAACGCCTTGTACCCGTGGGCGTCGATCAGGTCGTCGGCCGCGAAGTGCCGGCCGGTGACGGCGGTGAACAGCCGGAGCTGCCGGCTCGCCTCGTCGCCCTCCATCTCTCCCCGGCGGAGCTTGTCGGCGAGCCGCTGGCGCTCGTCGTCGTTGAGGCTCTTCTTGTCCTTCACCCGCTCGCTCGCCCGCTGGTCGATGAACGGCTTGACCTTCCGCCAGACCGGGCAGTCCGATTGGATGTCGTTGCGGGCGAAGTTCACCCGCAGCTGCTGCTTCGAGACGACCTCGCCGCCGGTGCCGAACTTGTGGGCCGGGAACTCGCAGACGTACACGCCGAGGTTGTAGACGACGAGCGACCCCTTCTCCTTCAGGTTGACGAACGCCTCGGGCGTGCGGTCCGTCCACTTCCCCAGCTCGGGGTTGTTGGAGATCATGTCGCCGTTGAAGTACACCCGGCACGGGTACACCCACTTGCACCACAGCTCCAGGTCCCGCCGTACGTCGGCGACGCCCGACAGGCCGATCGGCTCGTACAGCTTGATCTCGATCCGGCAGCCGGGCACCTTCTTGGCGTCCGTCTCCAGGTCGTAGTCGAGGCCCTTCTCGTTGATGTCGACGTGCATCCGGTAGGTGCCGGTCTGCCACTCGTTCGACCCGAAGGCGAACAGCTGGCCGCGGCCCATGCGGAACGTCCCGAACTTCTTGCCCTCCGAGGCGTCGTGCGGCTGCCCGAACACCTCGAAGAACTTCACGATCGTGTCACGGCTTTTGAACCCTTCGCCGTCGTCCTCGATCACGAGGCTGTCCTCTGTCAGCGAGATGCTGACCTTCTTCGCCCTTGCGTCCTCGGCGTTCATCACGCCTTCGAGGATGGCCTTGGACAGCGTGCCGGCCTGCCGCTTGATGACGTCCATCAGCAGCTTGGGGTGCATCCGAAAGTTTCGCGTTTCCTTTGCCATGTCGTAGCTCCGGGACCAATCGCCGCACGATGCGTGCGGCCTTCTGTTGCAACTCTTCGTCGAACTCGTCGAGGGTCGGCTGGTGGCTGTCCTCGACGTACCAGACCGCGATGTGGTACAGCTCGAACCGGTCGACGATGCCGGCCTCGCTGTAGTAGTCCGTCGCCAGGGCGTGGCACACGGCCCGCCTAAGGCGTTCGGAACTGAAGTTGAGTTTCGCCAGGATTTCGACCGACTTCTTCAGGCCCATGTTTCACCTTCGTCTTGCCGTAAATCCCGTGCACGACCCACGCCTCGTGTTCGAGCTTGTCCTGCCACGTCGGCCCCCGGCTGGAGAGCCCCACCGGGACGCCCACCTGCTGCTCGATGTACGGCAGCAGGTGGTCGTAGTCGACCGCCTGGTAGCTCACGTCGAACCGGGGGAACTGGCTCGGCTGGGCACCCATCAGGAACTCCGTGAGGATCTCCTGCCCGCCGAGCGTGGGCCGGCGGGCGACCGGCAGGTGCCTGACCTTCTTCGCGTCCGCCCGGTACTGGACGTAGTGCGTGCAGACCGGCACCTGCGGGAACGCCCCGTGCAGCCGGTCGAGGCACGTCACGGCCAGCCAGTCGATCGTCTGCGTCGACCACGGCACGCTGCACGCCTCGATCGCGTACCGCAGGAGCACGGTGTCGAGCCAGCCCACGCGGAACTTGCCCTGCCACTCGTGCTCCTTGTTGGCGTCGGGGGCACCGAGGTGCTCCCACGCCTTGCCGCCCCGCTCCCACGTCGGGAACGGCCCGGCCCCGTGCCGCGTCTGGTACGCCCGCGTCACGCCGACCCGCTCGACCTCGCCGCCGACCGTGCCGGTGATGTAGTTCGCCTCGCGGATCTTCTCCAGCACCCGGTGCGGGGTCACCGTGCTCCACGTCGTGTAGGGGTGGAACCCGTAGTGCTCGTCGAGCAGGACGCCCTGTGCTCCCTCGCACACGACGACTTGGTCGCTGTCGCAGTTGAAGACGTGCTTGTCCTCGTACGCGTCATCGGCGATCGTCACCAGGTCCGCCACGCGGCGGCACTGGTCGAGGAACCACTCGACGGCCGATGGGTCGAGGCCCTGCCCCAGCTGGTGCTCCTTGTACTTCGGGTAGTAGACGAGCGCCTTGCCCTCGTTGTACTGCCGCACCCACTCCAGCTTCCGCCGCAGCTCGTCGGCGGGCAGCAGTAGGTCCTTGACGCGGATCGCGACCTTGTCGCGGCCGGTGGCGTCGGACATCGCCTCGCCGATGCCCATCCCGCAGCTCCCGTGCGGCTTGTCGCCGCGGGCCACCTCCCGCAGCCGGTTGGCCGTCCGGTGGAACGGGGTGACGACGAGGCACTCCTCGTGCACCGCGAACCGCTCGAACGCGTCGGTCACGCCCAGCGCCTGCAGGGCGGCCTCCTCGCCGAGCAGGGAGTTGGGGTCGAACAGGACGTCCTCGGTGAGGTACGTCTTCACGCCCGGCACGAACGTCCCGCTGCCGAACTGGCTGAACGGGTGCCGCCGGCCGTCCGGGAGCGTCACGTTGTGGGCCGCCTGTGCCCCGCCGTTGAATCGGACCACGGTGCCGGCCTTGCGCGTGCGGACCAGGTAGTCCACGACCGTGCCCTTGCCGGCGTCACCGAAGCCCAGATCGACAACGACGTAAACCTTCGTCTGCTGCATAAAGGGTAGGCCCCGGCGTCTCCGCCGGGGCCTCCTGTGGTTACGGGGTTACGGTGCGGGTCGCGGTTACAGCCGCTTGGCCTTGCCGGGCTTCTTCACGGCGGGCTTGGTGGCGGTGGCCGTGCCACCGCTGCCGTGGTCGTCGGCGTCCGCGTCGTCGCCGCCGGCGTCGTCGTCCGCCGTCGCGAAGACCTGGCCCTTGCCGATCGCCTCCTCGTTGGCCGCGATGCAGTCGGCCACGAGCTTCGCCGTCTGCTCGGCGCTGGGGAGCATGATGACGTTCTCGCCGAACAGCTGTTGCCACCGCTGGCGGACGGCGGGCTGCTGGCCGGACGCGGTCGGCGCGATCAGGACGTAGACGTGGAACTTCTTCTTCAGCTCCGCGACGATCTCGTCGAGCGGGATGTCCGCCTCGATCTCGGCGGTCGGCCCCATGATCCGCTTGACCTGGTCGCGCTTGACGACGTCGTACGGCATCTCGTCGCACGCGATGAAGAGGTAGCCCTTGCGGTTCCGCTTCTCCAGGCAGTCCATCGCGGTGTGCCGGGCGGCGAAGTACATGCCCAGCTCGTAGCTCTCGTGGCCGCCCATGTGGCCGGGGCTCCCGCCGCCCTCGATGTAGAGGCGGTCGAGGTCCTCGTCCATCTCGTTGCCGGACTCGAACTGCCCGACCTGGAGCGGGACCGTGTCGCAGTAGGCGTCGCCGACCGCCATCATCATGATCGCGGCGTCGGGCAGGTGCCCGCCCTTGACGAGCGTCTCGGGCAGGACCGGCAGGTGCTTCTGGATCTGCACGGGCACCTGGCCCATGCTGCCCGTGACGTCGAGCAGGAAGATCACGCCCGTGCTGTTCGGGTGCACGGCGCTGTCGCGGCTCTCGCGGACCTTCACGCCCATCGGGCTCATCTTGTCGTGCAGCGCCGGGGCCTTGCCCTCGCTGACGGCCTTGGTGTGCATCGTGGACCGGCCCGCGACGCCGGCGCTGGCGCGGAGGACGGACTTCGTGGCGTACGCTTCGGAGGAAAAGTTGCTACCGCCCATGGGTGGGACTCCTTCTGACGGACACTACCGGATCTCAAAACCGGTTTTTGGAACTGCCCCGCGGTTACGCCCGCGGCGGCATGTGGAACTTGTGGAACTTCTTGGGGCCAAACACCTGCTTGCAGATGTCGCCGAACTCGTCGTGGAGCTTGAGGGCCTCCTGCGGCCGCTTCGACGGGTCCTGCTGGAGCGTGATGTACCGCAGGAACCCGGCGATCGGCTTCGGCACCGACGCGGGCAGCTTACCCGAAAGGGGGTCACCGCCCAACAGCTGGATCGCACACTTGCTCATCATCCACAGGTCGACCGAGAAGTTGTGCGGCTCCTTCTTCAGCACCTCCGGCGGGTACCACGCCTGGTACGCGTCGTCGACCGCGACGACGTCCTCGCCCGGCTTCAGGTTCGTGCCCGAGCCGTCGTGAACCTCGTACGCGTCGCGGGCCGCGAACGACCACTCGGTCATCAGCCCGGCGTGCGTGTCGGCGTGGACGTGGAAGTTGTGGGGCAGCAGCGCCCCGTGGACGACGCCGGCCGTGTAGTTGGCGAAGTGGATCGCCTCCAGCATCCGGTTAATCATCCACGCCGCGTGCTTCGGCTCGACGCCCTGCGGGTACTCGGCCAGCACCTCGGCCAGCGAGTAGAACCGCGGGTCGTACGGGAAGACGAGCGCCTTCCGCTTGCCGTCCTCGTCCGACACGTCGACGACCTCGACGAGCTGGGGCAGGTACTTCTTGCCCTCCGCCCAGACGCGGGGGTAGACGTGGCTCAGGATCTCGACCTCACGCTCGGCGAGGTCGTTGTCGTCCGGGTCGCGGACGATCTTGATGAAGGCGGGGTCGCCGACGCCGGGGGTCGCGAGGTACAGGTCGCTCGTCGTGGTCTGTCCGACCAGCTTCCCGACCGTGTACTCGTGCTTCGCGCCCCACACCGTCGCCCCGGTCCCGAACTTGCCGGAGACCGTGGGGATGTCGAGGCGTCGCTTCGGCCTGGGTTTCTTCATCGGTACCCGAAGACTTCGCCGCCGAGGGCTGGCGGCTCGATCTCGACTCCGTGCCGTCGCAGGAACGGGGCCTTGATGTTGTAGGACTCGAACGCCTCTTGCTCGGGCGACGAGTTCTGCCGGCCGAGGACGGAGGCGATGACGCACATGCCCTCGGTGAACCGATCGTCGCCCCGGGCGGACATCGTGTTGCCGTCGCCCGGCTCCTGCTCGCGGCCGGTCCACTTCAGGCCGTGAGCCCAGAAGTGCTCCATGGACACGAGGAACGCCGTGGCGCTCATGTCCTTCAGGTCCGCGACCATCTTCACGAACTCGGCCGCCTGCTCGTCGCCGAAGTCCTTCTTGATGCCGGCCCACAGCTGCTGGAGGTGCTTGTCGTTCAGGTCGCCCCGCTTGGGTCCGCGTCCGGCGTAGTAGCCGGGCCGCGGGTTCAGCGTGCGATCGCACCAGGTGATGATAGCGGTGTTCAGTTCCATGTGTCAGGGCATCCCGTTCTCGGCGAGGTTCTCGGCGATCTCGCCGAGGCGTTCCGCCGTGCTGCTGAGCGTCAGGTGGTAGCCGTCGCCGCCGAACGTCGCGACCTCCAGCGCCTTCCCGCTGGCGCGGATCGGTTCGAGCACCGACCGGAGGACGTCCGCGAGGTCGCGGGTGTCCTCCTTGTCGCACTCGCACAGCGCGTCGCGGACGGCGTCAGCGATCGCCTGGAACCTGACCGGCCGGTCCTGCAGCGGGTTCTTCGCCTCCGCCTCCAGGATCTTCTCGATCAGCGACGCCTTCGCGATCTCCAGCGTCTCCCCCGTCAGCCGCCGGTAGATCTCCTGCAGCTTGCTCGGGAGCAGCTTGTACAGCTCCTTCCGGCGTAGCAGGCTCGCCACTGCTGACCGTGCCATCGTTGATCCTCCAGCCGTCCTTGTACTCGACGAGCCCCTTCCCGCAGGGGTAGCTCATCTTGCCGTCCGACCACACGACGACGACCCGGCTGCCCCGACACCCCTCCATCGAACAGGGGAAGGTGGTGCCGTTGGCCCGGCCGTACTGCGTGCCGTCGCCCGTGTAGACCTTCAGGCCCTTGTACTTGCCCTCGGCCACGCCGGGCGGCGGGCTCGGGAGCTTGTCGAGCTTGGGCCAGACGTTCCGCTTCCGCCGCTCCATCATCTCCCGGCCGAAGCCGGGCGGCGGGTACGGCGGGTTGTTGTGTCCGAACTTCTGCTGCATGGCGGCGGCCCGCACCGCCGGAGGCTTGTCGCGCACCTCCGGCGGCACGGGCTTCAGGCCGCCCTGCCACATCATCGTCTTCGCCATGGCGTCCCTACTCGTAGTCGCGGATCGCCTTGACGCACGGGAACCGGGGGCTCCCGTCCGGGGTGTAGTTCTGGAACTGCACCGTGGCGACCTTGCCCTTCACGTTCTTCTTGTCGGCGAGGAGCTTTCGGAAGAACGCGCGGTTGCCCATGATCGCGGCGGTGAACTTACGCCCCGCCGCGGTCTTGAACTCCAGCGCGCCCGCCATCCCGGACTTGTTGCCGACGCCCTCGATCACGTCGACGACCTTGAACTCCTCCTCGACGAACTGCTTGAACTTCAGCAGGCTCCGGGACCGCTTGTTCTCGTACGGCCGGTCGAGGCGGATCATCGCCCCCTCGTACCCCTTCGCCCGCCACTGCCCGAAGAGCGTCTCGATGTGCTCCATGTCCTGGGCGACGACCGTCTCGACGAGCACGATCGCGGGGTGGTTCACCAGCTCGACCACGTCGCGGAGGAACGCGTGCCGCTTCGAGAACGGCCGGTCGGGCAGGGCCGCCGAGTGGGCGTCGTAGACGTGGTACTGCAGGTGCTCGGCCGACTCGGCCAGGTCGGCCGGCTTCGGCTTGCCCTTCTTCGCCAGCGAGATGATCTTGTTGAAGTCGTCCGCGAACTTGTCCGCGTACAGCTCCCCGTCGAACGTCACCTGGGCGTAGTGCCGGAGCTGCTTGGACAGGGCCTCGTAGACGTGCGGGGCGGACGGCACCGGCTTGCCGTTGCGGCTCCACATCCCGTCGAGGCGGGTCACGCACCGCATGCCGTCCAGCTTCGGCTGGCACATCACGGTCTCGCCCGCCGCGAACGCGGCCTTCACCAGCTCGGGGAAGTCGTCGTAGTGCTCGGCCAGCATCGGCCAGAAGGCCGTCTGGACGTCCACGTCGGCGACGTTCACCTTGTAGCCCTCGTCCTGCTTCTTCTTCCACAGGGCGCGGGCCTCCAGCTCCGCCTGCTGCTGGGGCGTCGTCGCGTTCTTCTTGCCAGGGTTCTTCCCGACGCACTGGGTCCACTCGCTGGTGACGGTCTTGCCGTCCTCGATCCCGCTGTGGACGCGGAACCGGCCGGCGGGGTCGACCTCGATGCGCCAGGTCTGGATCTTCTTGTCGCTCCGCCGGCTGTACAGCACGGGGAGCCCGGTTTCGGGCATGGTCTTCGTCGCCAAGGCTCACGTCTCCTTGAAGTAGTCGTCGTCGTCGCCGCTCAGGTCGAGCTTGGGCAGCGGCTTGGCCGGGGCCTTGGGGGCCTCGGTCTCGTATTTCTTGCAGAGCTGGCGGACGGACCCGTGCACCAGCGCGGCCGGCATGGTCGAGCCCATGAACCCGCCGCCCGGTGCCCGGCCCTCCTTCGGCGGCGGGGTGTACCCGACGACGTGGAGCACGGTCGCCTTCACCGGCTTGTGCTTCTCGCGCGGCTCCGGCCCGTACCCGCCGATGTCGAGCGTCGCCCCGTCCGGGCACTTCACGTCCCACCGGGGCTCGCCCGGGGCGCTCGACTCCTTCATCAGCTTCGGGTTCGCCTTCAGCACGGCCGCCAGCCGCTCGGTCAGCAGCTCGTCCTGCACGGTCGTCTGGATCTTCACGAGCGGCGGGATCGCCTTCGGGTCGACGTCGTCGGCCGGCACGAGCCGCTGCGGGGCGGGGTCCTCCTCGAAGTCGAGGTCGTCCGCCCCGGGGCCTTGGTCCTCCTGGGCGTCGGCCTCGGCCGCCACCTCGGCGTCCGCGTCCGTGTCCCAGCCCTCGACCTCCGCTTCGAGGTCCACCGGTGCCTCCGGGACGGGCTTGCGGGGCTGCCTCTGGGCCTTTCCGGCCTTCGGGGGCTCCGTGGACACCTCCCGGGCCTTCTTCGTCGCTCCTGGGGCGTCTGGCGGGGCCTGGCGCGGCTGCCGCTTGGGTGGGGCGGCTTCCGTTTTGTCGGGTTTCTCCTGTTGAGCCTGCTTCGCGGGTGCTGACCGCGTCGTTTTGTCCGGTTTGGGCATGTGGATGATCTCGGGCTTGCGCAGCTCCCGGGTCCCCTCGACCACCTCCGTCACCACGTCGTCGAGGTGCTGGATGTCGGTCTTCCCGAGGAGCATGCCGCACACGATGTGCTGGCCGGTCGAGACGAAGTGCCGGCGGTCGGTGAGCGTCGCCTCGGGGCCGTTGTAGCCCTGGTTGACGTGCTCGTCGCCGCCGTAGGTGGCGATGCGGATCTCGATCACCTGCTTCGTGTTGGGGTCGTACTTCAGCTGCGTCAGCCGGCCGACCCGGAAGCCGTTGTGGTGGCAGCAGACGAGCTGCCCCTCCACCTCCGGCACCCAGATGCGGGGCTTGTTCTCCTTCTTCTCGGCCAAGGTCACTCCTTCTTGAATCGTTCGAGCGTCTGGACCGCGTGGGCGAAGTCGCGGCCCAGCCGGGCGTGACCCCGCCAGACCTTGCCGGCCTGGTCCGGCTTCGCGCCGACCCAGACCTCGGCGTCGTCGGGGATCGCGAGCTTCTCCTTCAGCTCCCGGAGGTGCTCCACCGTCAGCAGGTGGGCGACCCCGAAGTGGCTGAAGTCGTCGCCGTCCGTCCGCTTGTACATCACCAGCTGGCCGTCGAGGTAGTAGCCGCGGACGTGGTCCTGCATGCCGGTGCAGCCCGGCTGTGCGGAGATCCACCCCTCGGCCATGAACCACTCGCGGTGGGAACGCCTGTCGCCGGCCGCCGCGATCTTAACCTCGTGGTGGACGATCGCGAACATCCGCCGCTGGGCGTGGAACTCCGACTCGGTCACGGTGCCTCCTTCTCAAAACCGGTTTTTGGATTCACGCCCACTGCTCGGCGGGCGGGTTGCGTTGCTTCCACTCCTCGTACGCGGCCTTGGCCGCCTCGCGGCGGGTCATGCCCTCCTCGCTCGTGTCCGTGATCCCGTGGCACTCGCACTGGCCGCGCTGGTGGCCCACGGAACCGGACACGCCGCGGATCAGGCACTCCAGGTGGATGCCGCGTGGGATGTTGTTGATGGTCCGCGCCTCCTCGAAGTCGAGGACCGGCTCCTCGCAGTGGTTGCAGAACCGCACGGTCATCCTTCCTTGGGCACCACGTTCACCTTCGGGGCACCCTTGGTCTCGGCGTACGCGTCCACGATCTCGAAGTCGATCATGTGGTCGGGCACGCCTTCCTCGTCGCTGGGGAACTTCTCGGCCGTGTACTCGCCCGATGACAGCAGCACGCCCAGGTAGTCGTGCGCGTTGGACATCATCGCGTGGACGAGCCTCGGCCCCGATAGCACCTCGCCGCGGTCGAGCGAGACGCTGAACAGGAGGCTGAGCCCGAGGTCGAGCGTGACCGTGACCTCGTGGACGGTGTCGTTGCGGAACCCGACCCGGATGCGGTCGCCGGTCGTCGCCACGCTCTTCGTCCGCTCCAGGTCGGCCTTGAGCCGCTTGAGCAGGATCGGCCCGAAGTCCTGCACCATTGCCTTGTCGTAGCTGCCGGCCGGCGTGTACGGGTGGCCGGGCTCGCAGTTCTTCAGCGTGTTCTCGACGGCGGCGGCCAGCGCCTCGTCGTCCAGCTTCGGGTAGAGCAGCTTGTACCCGTAGCTGTTCGTCCGCAGCTCGTTGTACTCCTTCAGCGAGATCGGCTCGGGGTCGAGGAACCGGGCGACGATCTGCTCGTCGAGGTTCTCCATCCGCCGGTCCCGCATCTGGTCGCCGAGCTTCCACAGCGTGCCGCCGGCCCCGGGCCGCGGGTCCACGTCCTGCAGCAGCCCGCCGACCCACTCGTCGCCCTCCTGGTCGATCACCAGGTCGAGCCCCTCGCCGAACCCGACGTTCAGGTCCGTGGGCAGGACCTTGCAGTCGAGGGCCTTCGTCGGGTGGTGGCGGGCGAGGTACAGGCCGACCTGTCGGGCCGTCGCCGCCTTCACCCACTTCACGAGGTTGTCGGTCGCGTCCGTGCCGCCGTCGAAGCCCGGGAAGAGGACCTCCCAGACGGGCATCTCCGCGATCGGGCACGCGTCGCCGGGGCTGCGGTTGCAGTTCTCCCCGCACCCGCACCCGGCCTCGGGGTCCGGGTCGGTCGACGTCTCGACCGTGAGGTTCTTGTTGAAGTCGTTGACGCGCTTGGGTCGTTGCCCGCTGATGGTCAGCTCGGTCATCGTTGACAGCTCCTGGCCAGTTCGAGCTGGCCGCTCTTCCTGCTGAACCGCTTCTCCAGTTCCGCGATCGCGGCCGGCGGGAGGAACAGGTGCTCGATCGCGCTGTGCACGAAGTACACGCACGGGTGGCCGGCGTAGGTGCTCCGGTGATAGCGGACGTGGTAGTCGCCCGCCATCATCAGGCCCTTCGCCGGCGCGTTCTCGTACCCGAGCTTCCGCTCGACGTCGTGGAGGCTGGCCGAGTCGACGTACTTCAGGAACGTCCGGCGGGAGATCTCCCGCTCGCGCTCCACGCAGTCGTTTAGCAGCTCGACGTCGCGGTCGTCGTGGTTGACGCAGTCCTTGTAGTACCTCAACGCTTCGGCCATGGGTGCCTACGTGTGGATCGACCAGAGGCCCCCGCCGCCGGTCAGGTTGACGGCCCACTGCTCCCCGGCCGCCGGGCCGTGGTACAGGAGGCCGCCGTTCATGCTGCGGGTGTAGCGGTACGCCGGCCCGCGGGGGAACCGCTCGTCGTACTTCGCCACGTACTGCCGGTCGGCGACGTTCTGGTGGTCCGGGTGGACCGCGACCAGCCAGAGGACGCTGAACCCGTTGATGCCGCCGTCGTCGCCCAGCTCTACGATGTAGCGGGGCGTCTTGACGTCGTACCGCCGCGGGTTCGGGTCCTCGCCCACGAACGGGTCGACCAGGTGCCCGCCGTAGCAGGCGAGCCAGTCGAACTGCTTGCAGATGTCCGCCGCCGCCTGCCGGGCGAACTTCAGCGCCAGCGAGTCCGGCTCGTCGGGCACGGACGCGATGCCCGTGATCCACCCGAAGATCTGGCACGCGCGGGCCATGCCGGTGTCGGTGAACCGCAGGCCGTGGAGGCCCTCGCCCCACCGCTTGTTGATGTGGGCCGGCAGGTACGAGTAGACGGCCCGCCGCACGAACTCCAGCGGGTCGGGCAGCGGCTCGATCGTCGTCTGCTCGTTGTTGGTCTTCATCGGTTCCGCCGTCGCGGCGGTGGTGTTGGTGTCGGTCATGTGGTTTCCTTGCCGGTCTTCTCGATCAGGTACCGCGTCGCCCCGAGCACGTCCGCCAGCTCGCCGTACGCGAACGTACGGCCGTGCTCGCGGACGCCGTTGAGCATCAGCACCATGCCGAGGCACACGGTCGCGTTGTCGAGCCCGACGCCGGCGATCGCCTTGAGGGCGGTCTCCCTCGGGTCGTCGCCGTCGCCGAACACGACGTTCAGGATCGCCTTGGCCTTCACGCCGGTCGGCGTGACGCCCTTGTCGCTGTCGATCGCCGGCCCGAGCAGGGCCTTGACGATCCCGTCCGCCAGCTGGTCGACCTTCAGGTGCTCCTCCAGCGCCAGCGTGTCGACGATGTCGAGGGCGGGGTTGCCGCTCGACCCGTTGAAGATCTCGCCCAGCTCGTAGATCTGGTGGAGCGTGATGACGCCGGACAGCGTCAGCGACGCCGTCCGGGGCCGGGCGTTCGAGAACGACTGCCACGACGCCCGGGCGGCCGCCACCAGGTCCTTGTCCCGCGTGACGTCCGCCCGGCCCTTACTCAGGTTGCCCCGCGTCCACGCCGTCACCCGCTGGACGAACGTCTTGGGCTGCTTCGCCTTGGGGTTCTTTCCCTTGGCCATTGACCCACCTCGCTTGTACGTGCTCGACCTCGACGGCGAGGGCTTCCTTGCGGGTCCGCAGCGGGGGCCACAGGCAGTACGCGAAGCCGTCCCCGAGCGGGGTCATGTCGACGTGCCACCAGCCCGCGTGCGGGCCGGACTGGATCGGTTCGACGTGCGACGCCCTCCGCGGAGGCGCACACCCGTGCACCTCCATGAAGGGGTAGTCGTCGTCGTGGACGGCACGCACGGTGCCGCCCAGCCCGAAGTTGATGACGATCTCGTCAGCCATTGGGCCTGGTTCGTTTCATGAACAGGAACCACAGCAGGCCGGCGAACGCCAGCCAGACGCCGACGCCGAAGGCGACGTTCATCCAGTTGTAGTTCGGGTCCACCTTGACGCCGGCGATCGTCCCGACGCTGATGCCGAGGGCCGAGAAGAACAGGCCCTGGTAGAAGCTGCGTGGGTCGCGTCTGCGGATGCTCATCTCAGCCGACCTTCCTGTACGTCCACCCGCCCTCGCCGTCCGGCTCGTAGAGCAGGATGTCGCTGGCGGGGTTGTCGCACTTCTTCCTTGCCTCGACCGCCTCCTCGATCGTGAAGTGATTCGAGAGGGCGGACATGACGTGGTACCACGGCCGCACCGGCTCGATCGTGGCTCCCTTGAACCCGATGCGGCGGAGCCGGCCCTCGGCGGCGCAGGCCTCCTTGTGGAAGAACTGCGTCGCGAGGCCCGGGTTCGTGACCGGGCTGTCCGGGGTCTTGTCGGAGAACCAGCCGGGCAGCTGGCTCCCCGTGTTGATGATGTACCGCGGCTTGGGGCCGGGTTTGCCGGCGGGCGGCGGTGCCGTCCCGACGTTACCCCTCGGCCCCCTCTTCGCTTTGCTCATGGTCGTCGTCCTCGTCGGGCTCCTTGACGTTGCCGTTCGTCACCAGCGGCTGGCCCAGGTCGAAGCCGCCGGCCCGGGCTCCCGCGTTGGTCAGCTTCTTCCGCTGGCCGGCGAGGAACCCGAACGCCGCCAGCATCGTGTACAGCTCGTGCCGCGGGATGCTCGGCCACGTCAGCTTGCCCGCCACCACCGCCCAGCCCGGGCGGGTGTGCGAGCTGTTGGGGTGCATGACCGCCCGGGCCGTGAAGCACTCCACCCCGGCCCTGTCGCTCACGCGGATGCAGCCGTCGCGGACCTCGGCCGTGAAGTGGTGGTTGGTGATCTTCGCCATCAGGTCAGGCCTTCCAGCAGCCGGGCCAGGTACAGCCTCGGCCGCGTCACCTCGGGTCCCGGGGCGTCGAGCCCCTTGCTGCGGAGGTAGTGCCCCAGCAGGTGGTAGTCGCCCTCGGCGTCGTTGTCCTCGGCCACCGCCATCAGGGCCGCCTGCGATCGGCGGTCGCCCTCGGGGTCGGTCATGTGCTCGTCGAAGAACGCGCACCCGTACGGGGCCACGTCGTGGATCTGGCACCGCCCCTCCTTGAGGAACTTGCAGTGCCCGTTCTCCTGGCGGGCCGGCACGAGCGTCGGGAGCCGGATGGCCCCCGTCACCTCGCCGGTGCGGTTGTCCCGCATCCCGATCTTCCAGCCCGGCGACGCCCGCAGGTTCTCCTCGGCGAACTTGCCCAGGTCGGTGTACCCGAGCTTCGCCGCGATCCGCGGGACGTCGGCCGGCACGAGGAAGCCGGGGATGTGCTCGCAGTTGATGCTGCACTTGCGGCACCCGCACTTCGTCCGCTCGAAGCCGAACTCAGTCCGTGTCGTACTCATCGTCGTCGTTCCTCCTCGACCGCCGCTCGTTCGGGCAGCCGGCCTCGTGGATCGCGACGTTGTTGACGACCATGGCTTGGCACTGGTCGCAGCCGACGCGAACGTACCTGGGCGTGTCGGACACCCGGGACTTGTTGAACCCTTCTTTCCGCAGCCTCGCGGCCGTCTGCAGCTGAGCCTTACTCGCCGCCATCGGGCTTCTTCCCTTCGTCCTCCTCGACGCGGACGCCGTCCTTGAAGACGTCGCTCTCCGTGCCGTCGCCGCCGACCACCACGACCGGGCCGTCCGTCGTGATCTCACTGACCTCGCGTGCGAGGTCGTCGAGGTCCGCGACGTTTCGTGCCCAGTTGGTCAGCTTGTTGACCGCGTCGTCCTCGCTGATCTTCTGCATCGGTCTTCGCCTTTCGCTTGACCCAGTCCCGGACGGTCTTCACCGGGAGCTTGTGGCCGAACATGATCTCGCGGACGTCGCGTTCGCCGTGGTGGTAGACCTGGGCCTCCACGGCGTCTTGGAACACGTCGTCACGCTCGCCGATCCGGTCGGCGTGCGGGGCACCGGAGGGGTGCCGCACGAGCTTGCAGGTGTTGTTGGCGTAGGCCAGGGCTCCCGTGCAGAACGGGGCCTTGTCCCACGCCTTGTCGAACTCCTTCTTCGTCTCCTCGCCCTCCGCCCGCCCCCGCTTCTCGCGGGCCTTCTCCAGGATCGCGTTCACCCGCATGTGGCAGGGGAACTTCCCGTCCTTGTGGACGATCTGGAGGATCTCGACGAAGTGCTTGTGCGGGCCGGTGTAGCCCCGCATGCTCGTCTTCTTGAACGGGCACTGCTTGCACGGCGACGCCCCCGGCTTCTCACAGTCGGTAGTCGGGCGGGGGTCGGCGGGGCTTCCGCCTGCCGGCTTTCGCTTGGCCACGCGGCCGCTCCTTCTTCGTCTCCTCGGCCGGGTCGTCCCGGTCCTCGTCGGCCAGCAGGCCGACGTCGATGCGTCGCTTCTTTCGGGCCAGGCCGGGGAACGGGACGACGGCCTTGGGCGGGACGAACTTCTTCGCCTTCGCCGGCACGGCCGCCGGGTGTCCGTTGGCGTGGTAGTGCATGTAGCAGTACACCGCCATCTGGTAGATCTGGTTGTGCCGCCCGCTCTGCACCTTGTGCTCGGGCACGATCCCGGCCTGCAGGGCCTTCTGGTACGCGACCCGGATGTCGTGGTCCCGCACGGGCGAGATCACGTCCTTGTCGTCGAAGTCCCGCGTCACCTTCCCGCTGACGAGCACGAAGCGGTACCGACGCGGAGGACCACCCGGCGCGCCGGTGTCGGCGGCCGGGTTGTCCTCCTGTGCGGCGACCAGCAGGAAGTCGTCCGGCCCCATCAGGACCTTCTTGTCGAAGTTGCTGAACGTCAACGAGAAGGCGTACCCGCCCGACTCGTTCAGGTTCAGGTCCGATGGGCGGGTGACGTGCTTCACCCACGCCAGCCCTTGGGGCGGGTAGTCCAGCCAGTCGCTGCCTCGCGTCGGGAACATCGCGTGCTACTCCTCGGCCTCGACCTGGTCGTCGGCCATGATGGTCGTGTCCACCTTGCGACGCCGCTTGGTGAACGTCTGGATCTCGCCGGCGAGCTTGTCCGACGCCTGCTGCATCAGGGCGTGGATCGTGCCGCGGAAGCTCTTGCTGACCCGCAGCTCGTCCCCGATGTCGACGGCCTTGTTGCCGGCCTTCTTCACCTGGGACTCGATCTCGTCCACCAGCCCGGCGAAGTCCTTGCTCGCGGAGATCGTCGCCCCGAGCGTGCGGAACTTCGTCACCATGTCGAGCAGGTTCTCGACCGTGCTGTTCTTGAACGTCCGGCACTTGTCGGCCGTCTCGTTCGGCTTCAGGTCCGCGTACTCGGCCGTCGTCATCGGCGCGAGCGTCTCCTCCGTGATGTTCTTGTCGCCCGGCTTCTTGTACCGGACGACGAGCTGCACCTTGCCGACCGGGACGTCGGGGTCCTCCTTGTTCGTGATCCGCTGGCGGACCTCCGCCCCGCTCAGCCGGGCGAGCTTGTGCTCCTCGTCCGGGTAGATCTTGACGATCGGGCCGAGGGCCTCGACCCAGGTGCCGATGACCGCCTTGAACTCCTCCATGAACTCGGCGGCGGCGTTCTCGTACACGCCCTGCCACCAGCCCTCGGCCTTCCGCCGCTCCCGCTCGAACATCTTCGGGGCGAACTTCTCCAGGTACGCCGGCGGTTCGAGGTTGACCGCGTAGTACCCCATGCGGAGCTGCACGGCCGGCGGGTAGTCGCCCTCCTTGAACAGCTCGCCGAGCCGCTGGCGGTCCGCCTCCTTGATCGAGGGCATCGCGTCGTTGACCTTCTGCTCCATCGTCTTCAGCTCGGCGATGAACGCGGTCATCCGCTCCTCGAAGTCGGCGAGGTCCTTCTTGCGGATCAGGACGACGCCGCCCTCCTTCTTCTTGCCGCCGGCCTCCCCGAGCTTCGTGACCGGGAGCGAGATCCCGCGGACGTAGCCGGTGATCCGGCCCCGCAGCTCGTTCGCCTCCTTGATCGTCGGGTGGGTGGAGCCCATCAGCCGCTTGTTCGCGCTGAACCCGCTGTCGGTCGTGCCGGCCGCCGTCGCCATGGCCGCCTTCGAGGCCTTGTCGACCTTGATCCCGGTGCGGAACCAGGACCAGGTGATCTTCACGGCCCCGCACTCGGCCATCAGCTTCTTGGCCTCGGCGTCCACGTCGACGCCGGCGACCTTGTCGAACAACGACGGGAACAGCGACTGCAGCATCGCCTCGACGCTGTTGCCGTGCTCCCGGTGCTTCCCGATCAGGACGCGGCCGGTGATCTTCGCGCCCTTCAGCTGCTGCAGGCCGTCCTCGCCGCGGAGCTTGTACACGCCCCGGCAGATCTCGATCGCCTCGCTGACCTCGGCCTGGGTCAGGGTCACGTCGTTCTCGGCGGTGGTGGTCGCCACCTCGCTCGCGAGCTTGGCGACGCGGGCCTTCCGCTGGCGGTCCGCGTCGCTCTGTTGTGGTTTCTGGGTTGGCCCCTCGGGGGCCAGCCTGGGTAGCGGCTTCTTGGCCGTCATCGTCATCACGGTCTCCGTCTGCTAACGCAGCGGGCCACGGCGCGGTGGTGCGCCGTGGCCCGTCTTCCTTGACAGGGCTACCTGTCGTTCGGTCGCGTGTGGTTACGCCCGCGTGACGCGGCGGCGGGGGCGGGCGGGGGCACCCTCCTCCATCGTCGTGACCAGCTTCTTCGGCCCGTTGATGTCGTACATCCCCGGGTAGTCGGAGCTGAGCGTGCGGTTCGTCGCCCACTGCTGCAGGGCGACGATCTTCTCCTTGCTCGTCTTGTACACCGGGACGATGAACTTCGACGCCTCCTTGAGCGTCGTGTTGTGCAGCGTCGCCAGCCGGCAGTTCGCCTTGATCTCCGCCGGCGTCCAGTTCTCGTCGTCCGGCCGCTCGGCGATCATCTCCTTCGTCAGCCCGTGCTTGGCGTAGTAGGTGGTGTAGATGTCCCACACCATCTCCCGCTGCTCCTTGCCCGGGAGGTCGAGGAAGAAGATGCCGTCGAACCGCTCGGCCCGGGTGAACTCCGGCGGCAGCCCGGTGATGTCGTTCGAGGTCATGATGATGAAGACCTCGCTCGTGTGGTCGTTCATCCACGTCAGCAGCGACCCGAGCAGGCGGGCACCGACGCCGCTGTCGTGGGCACCGCCGCCGCTGCCGGCCAGGGCCTTCTCGACCTCGTCGACCATCAGGACGCACGGGCTCATCGCGTCGATCGTCTTCAGGGCACGCCGCGTGTTCGCCTCCGTGTCGCCGACCAGGCTGCCCATCAGCTTGCCCGGGTCGAGCCGCACGGTCGGCCACCCGATCTCGTCGCCGAGGCTGGTGGCGAACGCGGACTTGCCCGTGCCGGACGGGCCGACCAGCATGACGCCGAGCGGCCGGACCTTCTTGCTGCGGTTCGGGCTGTCGAACATGTTCTTGCAGAAGCCCTTGAGCACGTTCAGGCCGCCGAGCATCGAGAAGCCGATCGGCGTGTCGTTCGCCGCGACCGTCTTCTTCGTCAGCATCTCCAGCAGCCCGGTCTTCTGGAGCATCTTCGCCTTCAGCTCCCAGAGCACGTCGGGCTTGAGCATGCGGTGCTTCGCCTTGCTCTTGCTGAACGCCCCGAGGGCCTCCAGCCGCGTGAGCCCGGCCGCCGCGTCGGTCAGCAGCTTGGCCTCGGGGCTGTCCTTGGCCGGGAGCTTGGCCTCGTTGTCCTCGACCGACGCCATCAGGTCGTGCAGCTCCTCGGCGTCGGGGAGGTCGTGGTCGATGATGTAGACCATCTTCTCCAGCTCGCGCGGCACCGCGAGGTTGTCGTAGGAGAGGATGACGACGTGGTGCCCGTCCTGGGCTCCCTGCTCGATCGTCCGCTGCAGGACCTGCAGGAACCGCGGGCTGCCGACGCGGCCCTCGGCGCTGGCCAGGTACGGCAGCACGTTGCGAAGCACGAGGATCGCCCGGTTCTCCTCCGTGTCCAGCTTCAGCAGCTGGTGGAGGGCGATCGCCGGGTTCGGCTCGTCGTCGCTCGGGGTCGGGTTCTTGTCCTCGGGGCTGCGGACGCCGAACTCCGGGTCCCAGGTGATGAGCTGCCAGGTGTGCTCCTTGCACGCCTCGGAGATGGCGGCGAGGGCGTCCTCGTGCTCGTAGCTGTTGATCCAGATTCCGCTGAAGGCGGCCGCGATGGCCTCCTTGATTTCCTTTTTCAGTCGAGCCATGTGCTTACTTACCTTCGGGAAGCGAGCCGGCCCCAGGTGGAGCCCGGGGCCGGCGTGGTGTCGTCGTCGTCGTCGGGTACGTCTCGCGCGGGTCGTGGGGTCAGAACGTCTTGCCGCCGCCGGCCTTGACCTCGGCCCCGACCGTCGCGGGCTGAGTCATCTCGGCGGTGGGGACGTCGGCGACGACCTTGCCGCCGATCGCGTCCTCGAACGGCTTGGAGAACGCCCGGCACGCCGAGCCCTTCACGCCGTTCACGCGGACCTCGACCGGCTTGCCGATCGCGAACTTCATCAGGATGTGGGGACCTTCCACGGGGTGCTCCTCTTCTAAAAACCGGTTTTGGGATCTACCGGGGTGCCGCGGCCGTGGCCGCTCAGAACGTGGCGGACTTGCCGCACTTCACCGTGATCGAGCCGTCCGGCTGCGGGATCTCCTGGAACGAGAACCCCTTGGCCTTGGCGACCGTGCGGGCCGCCTCGATCTGGTAGAACATGTGGAGCTTGTCGGGCTTCACGTTCCCCTTCGCGTCCTTCGCGCCGCTGCTCACCTTGCTGGAGAGCGAGCTGCTGAAGAAGTCGAAGAGCATGCTGTAGGTGCCGGGGTTCTTCTTGCTCTCGACGATGCCGATCTCGTAGCCCTCGGTCCCGCGGACGCCCTTCTTGCCGGGGATGCCCATCGCGTGCAGGCACTGCCCGCCCACGATGTCGGCCTGGGTGTACCCCTGCGGGACCGGCCAGTCGCCGACGAGGCGGCCGTGGTCGGTGGCCCAGGTGTGGAAGCTGGTCTGGCCCTCGCGGAACTCCAGGCCGCACCGCTCGGCGGCGCGAGCCAGGGCCGGGAGGTCCCGGATCTGCTGGTCCTTCTCGTCGGGCTCGAAGCTGGTCACATGGCTCATGGCCGGTTGTCTCCTTGGTTGCAGCTCGGGCAGGTGTACGCCTCGGTCTCGGGGTCGTACGCGTGGCCCTTCGTGTCTTCCATGACCGGGGTGCCGCAGCGCTGGCACACCCCCCGAACGATCTTGCCGCCGATGCTCTCAAGCCGGGCGGTCGGGTGTTCGGCGAGGAAGCGTCGGGCCGCTTCCTTGGGGTCGGCCGTCGCGGCCGCCGTGGTCACGGGGTGGATGGGGATGGTCCCTTCGACTAGAAGCAAGGCTCTCCTCTTCCTCTACTCGTCGTCATCGTCGAGGTCGTCTTCGTCGTCCTCGTCGTCTTCGTCGTCGTCGAAGTCGTCGTCGTCCTCGTCGTCGTCATCGAGATCGTCGTCCTCGTCGTCGTCGAGGTCGTCATCCTCGTCGTCGTCGAGGTCGTCGTCTTCGTCGTCCTCCTCGTCCTCGTCCTCCTCGTCGTCGTCGAGGAGGTCGCCGTCGTCATCGTCCTCGTCGTCCTCCTCGTCCTCGTCCTCGTCGTCGCGGGCCTTGGCGGCCTGCGGGTCGAGGGCGTCGACGCCGTGGACGGACGCGTGGGCGAGCAGCCGCAGCTCGACGGCCGAGTAGTCTGCCGTCAGCAGCACCGGCTTGGGGTCGCCGAACATCAGGCGAATCCGCCCGCTCTCGACCCGTTGGGCGTCGGTGAGCGGGACGGGGACGTTCTGGAGGTTCGGCTCGCGGGCGGTCATGGTCATGGGTCGCTACTCCTTATCGTACGTTGAATGGAAACCTTGGGTGCGTGGAATACCCGAACGGGGGAAAGTGTCAAGCTCCGGGCCGGATGTTCTGCCGGAGCTTGTCGCGGAGCTGGTCGGCGCTGCCCGTGACGAGCGGCAGCTGCTCGATCTGGGTGAGCAGCCGCTCCAGGTTCTCCCGGATCAGCTGCTCGCACTCCTGCGTCTTGGCGGTCTGGCTCTCGTGCAGGGCCTGGAACATCTCCGGGTCGTCCGCGAACGTGTCCCTCACCTGGTCGGAGAGGTCGGCGTCGAGGGCGATGCGGAGGATGTCCGGTGCCTGCACGTAGCCCTCGGCCCGCAGGATGCGGCCGACGTAGTGGCGGATCTCGTCCGTGAACGGCTCCTCCTCGTCCGGCGGGCAGATGAGCAGGGCCTCGGTCGTGCCCCACGCGCAGTCGGCCGCGTCGGCCGGCTGGTACACGCCCGGGTTGAAGTCGTCGCCGCTCAGGACGTTGCAGGTGTCGTTGAAGACCGACAGCCGCTTGTAGAAGTAGTCCGTCGTCACCAGCGTGATCGCCGCCAGCAGCCGGTCCATGTTGACCCGCGGCACCTCGACCGCGAAGTCCTGGCCGACCTGCATGGCGATCGTCTCGGGGTGCCACTCCAGCCCCTCGGTCCCGTACCGGTCCACGAACAGGACCAGCAGGGTCGTGGCGTAGCTCTCGGGGCTGGCCCACACCTCACGGGCCTTCGCGTGGCCCGGGGCCACCTTCGGCGGCAGCTTGCTGACCTCCCCGTACGACTGCGTCTGATGTTGCGGCATCCTTGCCCTCGCGTTGATGTTGGCGGAACGCCTCCATTCTAGCGAAGAGTCGGAGCAACAGCACGTTCAGGTCGCAGGCGACGGTCGTCAGGGCCTGCTGGGGCATCACGGGCAGCCACTGCTCTTCCTTCACGTCGAAGAACATGTTCAACGACCCCTGCAGGCGGTCCTGCGGGACCGGGCCGAACACGGCGTACCGGTAGTCGTTGATCGCGAGGATGCGGGGCGTGTACCGCCCGTCCGCCTCCTCCTGCTCGAACAGCCGGGCCACGCTCTCGAACCGGTCCGGCGTCGAGAGCAGGAGGATCAGCTTGTTGTCGGACGAGAGGACGTCGGTCGACGTCATCCAGTCGTAGGCGGCGATTTGCAGCACGGCTACGGTGGGAAGCGGGGCGTACTCGTCCACCGTCGAGATCCCGAGGGACCGGCAGAGGATCGAGAACGTCTTGGGCTCCACCGAATGGAGCAGGCCGAGCAGCTCTTTGCGGCTCGGCCTGCTGGTCGGTTCGTTCATGGGCGGGTGTTGCGTCAGACGAGCTTGCGGCACACGGGCACGTTGGCCCGGTACCGGTACGGCTGCATCTTCGGGTGCTGGGGCGGGTAAGGCTTGCCGCCCGGACCCTTGACCTCTTCGAGCGGCGTGCCCTCCTCGTTGACGGCGTACGGCCCCTCGATGTTGCCGTTCAGCCGGGCGTCGCCGACGCCGGCGGCGCTGGCGTACGAGATCGCGAGGTTGCGGCTGGCGGTCGAGCCCAGCTCCTCGATCGCCCGGGGGAAGTCGGTGCCCTCGTGCTCGACGACGATCGTCGCCTTGGCGTTGTCGGCCGAGAACGCGCACTCGGCTTCGAGCACGACGACCGGCATCTCCTCGCACCGCCACGGGTTGTCCGCGGCGGCCGGGGCCTCGTCGACTTCGGGGAGGGGGACCGGCGCACGCTTGGTTGTGGTCTTGGCCACGGGTAGCTCCTTCTGTTCGTGGACACTGTGTTGGGAACCCAGGCGGGCATCCTACCCGCCGCGACCGCTAAGGAAAAGGCCGGCGACGCCGACCGATACCTACTCGCCCTCCCCGCTCATCGTCCGCCGACAGTCGATCAGGAACTCGCGCGGCCCCGTGAGGGGTCGCCGGGTGGCTGTCGCGTCGGGGTCGATGGCGGGGAGGGTGCGGCGTCCGATCCCTTTCGGGAGGCGGACGTCGCGTGGCCTGCTGCCGAGCGGTAAGTAAGATCCGCTCAACTATTCTGACGCGTTTGCGGCGGTTCTTTAGAACGTCAGCTGGGTCGGTTTTCCGCTCCCGGTCGTGTACACGACCCGGACGTGCTTGGCGCTGAGCATCTGCTTGAGCTTCCGCTTCTTGTCCTGGCCCATGCCGGCGATCGCCGCCTTGGCCGAGGTGTACGCGCTCGCCCGCTGGTTGTTGCTCCCGCCGCACGTCCCGCACCCGGCCTTCGGCACGGACTTCAGGGACCGCAGGAACGGGAACTCCTTGAGGAACTTCTCGTCGCTCGCCAGGGCGGTGAGGGCACCCTCCTCCAGGACGTACAGCTTGTGTCGGGGTTCGGTGTCGGCCATGTTCAATCGCCTCCTTGCGATTAGACGGACGCGCTGGACTCGGACTCGGGCGGCTGGCCGCAGTCGACCGTCTCGGCGACGACCAGCTGGTCGGCCCGGTTCAGGGCTGCCCGCAGGAAGCACACCAGCTCGACGACGAGCCGCCAGATGTTCTCGACGTCCTTCATCGAGCGGACGTCCAACTCGATGAAGCTCTTGCGCAGGAACGGGAACGCCTTGGTCGGGTCCGGGTCGTTCGCCGGGTACTCGGCCAGGTCGGGGAAGCTCGCGACGGTCAGGAACTCGTCGACGACCTCGCCGGTGTGCGGGTTGGGCGGGTGCCGGGCGTACACGAACACCTCGTTCGGCATGCCCACGGCGTCGCTCGCCTCGACGCGGATGCGGAAGCCCCGGATGTGGTAGTGGTTGACCTCTTTGATCTCGGAGCGGGTCAGCTTGATGTACCTGGCCATCCTTGGCCCTCCCGGCGTCAGAACTCGATTCGCTGCGGGGCATCCGTGCCCACTCTATAGTACACGCGGACGGGCCTCGGGCGGTAGCCGCGTCGCTCCGCGATGTACGCGACCAGCGGGTCGAGCATCTCCGGGGCGTCCCGCTGGGTCGAGATCAGCGTGCGGACGAACGTGGCCATCGCCGGCCCCATGGCCCCGGTCGCCCCGCACCCGCCGCACTCGCCGGCCGCGAACGCCGCCGCGCACGCCTCCGCCTGCTCCTTCATGAAGAACAGGACCGGCACCCGGCGGAAGAACGCCGGGTCGGTCACCATCTGGTACAGGAGGTTGTGGTCGAGGGCCATCGGCGGCCCGTCCTTCACGACGCCCACGGGAACGCCTCCGAGTAGCCCCGCCGGCCGCCGCCCTCCTTCGTGGGGCACCAGACCAGGGCCTTGTCCTTGTTGAAGCCCTTCACCTTGTAGCCGGCCTGGTGCACCTGCTCGCCGATCGTGATGTCGCCGCCGTTGTGGTTCAGCCGGGGGCACGGGACGTTGGCGGCCTTGATCGTCTCGGTCGCGATCGCCCAGAACCAGCCGGCGGCGAAGTCGATCACCGTGCCGTTCGGGGCCTCCTGCCCGCGGCCGCGGACCTTCAGCCCCCGCCCCCGGAACCACGGGGCGGACCGGAACCACGCGAGCGGGTCGCGGCCGCCCTTGGCGTACATCTGGAGGTCGTGGATGAACGTCGGGCCGTAGAGCCGGCTGCCGAGCGGGTGGTTCGCCACGATCGTCTGGCAGAGCTGCGACCACATCGACGGGTCCACGACCTTCGCGTCGTCGTCGAACCAGACGACGTACTTCGTCGTGATCGGGTTCGCGCCGTCGTTGAACATCTCCCGCATGGCCGGGTACTTCTTGGCGTTCTCGGCGTGGATCGTCAGCCCGATCGGCACGTCGAGGCCCATGACGTAGTCCATGGTCGCCTGGGACACGGCGTTCAGCCCGATGCGGAGGTCGAGGTTCTCCGCCGGCAGCGTGTCGAGGATCGAGCCGATGCAGCTCTTGGCCAGCTCGGTGTGGTCGCCGAAGCACAGCACGCAGACCGTGAGCTTCCCGCCGATCAGCGGGTGGTCGATCATCGACGGCTGGGGGATGGTTCTCAAAACCGGTTTTTGGATCTGCGGGTCGAACGGCTCGCCGAGGGCGGCGTTGTAGAACTCCCGCTCGGCCGCCACCTGCGTCCGCACCGCGGCGGGGCTCAGGCCCGGGACGTGCGGGATCTTGAACGACCGCACCGGTAGGTCAGTGTCGACCGCCCGGTCCAACTCGTCTTCCGTGTTCACTGCGATCGGCGGCAGCGGCTTTCGCGTGAAGCCCTTCGCCTGGCCGATCGGCGGGATCTCCCCGTTCTCGTAGTAGCTCATGACTGCCTCGACAACGTGGTCGCTGGAGATCATCTCCAGGCACTTCGGCGTGCTGGCGTGCGGGAGGATCACCGGGAGCTGGCACCGACGCTCGGGGCCGTCCCAACGGTCCTGGTTGCCCAGCGGCACCGTGCGGTGCTTCCAGCAGCCCTTCTTCTTGCAGCAGTCTAGCAGGCCCATCGTGTGAAGGAAGCGGTGCTCGGTCGCGACCGGGGCGCACCGCGGGCCGAACGCCTTGTACGCGTTCGTGTAGCTCTCCCACCACGGCTCCTCGCGGCCGCCCGAGAGGACGACGCACGGCTTGTCGTAGCAGGCGGCGATGTGCATGGCCGAGGTGACCGGGCACATGACGCCCTCGGCGTGCATGACGAGGTTCATGAACTGCCGGGCGTCCGGGTACTGCCCGAGCAGGTTCAGGACGTTCGACAGGCTCGGGTGGCGGTGCTCGCGGAACGTCGCCCCCGCCTGGACGCACGAGATCCCCTCGGCCGCCAGCTTGTCGACGACCTCCTGCCACCGCTCGGGCAGCCACCACTTGCAGGTGATGTCCAGCTTGCCGCCGGCGAGCACCAGCCAGTACCGGCCGTCGACCAGCGGCTTGCTCTCCTCGGCCGTCAGGTGGAGGTCGCCCTTGGGCAGCAGCGGCTCCAGCTCCATCCCCGTCTTCGTCGCGAAGTCGCGGTGGAACCACGACAGCATGTGGACCCGCTGCCCCCGGCCGGCGGCGTGGATGCCGTTGGCGTAGGAGATGTCCACCCGCGTCGTCGGCATCGTCGAGGTCTGGTCGCCGCGCAGCAGCCGGGCGTGCGGGTTGTTGGTCCACACCTCCCGGCAGTGCGTGTCGACGAGGATCTCGAAGTAGCCGGGGTACGCCGCCTGGATGTCCCGCACGAGGGCGGTCATCAGGACGGTGTCGCCCAGCGCGAACCGGTGGTCGAGGATGAGGCGACGCTTAGCCATGGGTGTACGCCGACTGGTAGAAGGCGGTGTTCGCCTTGAACTGGGCCTCGCTGTACTCGGGGAACCGGACCTTGGCGAAGCCCTTGCGGACGCCGACCAGGCCGACGACGGCCGTCGCCCGCTTGGCACCGACCGCCTCGTTCACCGCGACGACGATCACGCCGCCGTCGAGGAACGAGCACGACAGCCCGAGCGCGTCGACGGCGTGGGACGCGACGCGGATCGAGCCCGGCTCGCACGCCTTGATGAACAGCGGGTCGATCGGGTGCCGCGTCGTGCCGCACCCGCACTCGTCGATCTCGACCTCGACGTCCACGAAGTCCTGGAACCAGACCTCCGGGCCTTCCGTGCAGAACAGGCCGCGGTACTTGCCGTCGATCGCGACGATCGCCGTCTTGCCGCCCTGCGGGCCGGTCGGACCGCTCGGCCCCTGCGGGCCGTCCGCGCCGTTGCTGCCGGTCGAGCCGGTCGGACCCTGCGGCCCGATCATGCCCTGCTGGCCCTGCGGCCCTTGCTGGCCGCTCGGCCCCATCGGACCCTGCGGCCCGTCGCTGCCGTTGTAGCCGCTCGGCCCCATCGGGCCTTGAGCCCCGGTGCTGCCGGTGTAGCCCATCGGACCCTGAGCACCGCTCGGCCCCACCGGACCCTGAGCGCCGGTGCTTCCGGTGTAGCCCATCGGACCCTGCGCGCCGGTGGCACCCGTCGCCCCCATGCCGCCCTGGTAACCGGTGGGACCCATCGGGCCTTGGGGACCCGTCTGGCCGGTCGCCCCGGTCGGACCCTGTGGGCCGGTGGCACCCGGCGAACCCTGCGGTCCGGTCGCGCCGGTCGCACCGGTGGCACCCTGCGGCCCGGTCGGACCCGCCGGACCTTGGACGCCTTGCGATCCCTGCTGGCCGCTCGGGCCGGTGGGGCCTTGCGGACCTGTCGAGCCGTTCTGGCCTTGGGCACCGGTCGCGCCGGTGGCACCCGTGCTGCCCTGCGGGCCGACCGGACCGGTCGGACCCTGGTAACCCTGCGAGCCCTGTTGCCCGCTCGGGCCGGTCGGACCCTGGAGCCCGGTCGCGCCCGTTGCTCCGGTCGGACCCTGCGGCCCGGTCGAGCCGTTCTGGCCTTGGGCACCCGTGGCACCGGTGGCACCGGTGGGGCCTTGCGGGCCGGAAGCGCCGGTGCCGCCCTGGAACCCGGTCGGCCCGATCGGCCCTTGCGAGCCCGTCGAGCCGGTGGCACCGGTCGGTCCCTGCGGACCCGTTGCACCCACGCTGCCCTGAGCGCCGGTGGCACCCGTCGCGCCTGCCGGGCCTTGCGGGCCGGTCTCGCCGACCGAAGCCGGGCCGGCTGGCCCCGTCTCGCCCGTTGCGCCGGTCGCTCCTTGCGGGCCGGTCGGGCCTTGCGGTCCGACAGCGCCGTCAGCACCGTTCGCGCCGGTCGGCCCGGTCGGCCCGGTCGGACCCTGCGGACCCATCGAACCCGTCGCCCCGGTCGCACCCTGCGGGCCGGTCGGACCCTGTGGCCCCGTCGCCCCTTGAGCGCCGGTGGCACCGGTCGGTCCCTGCGGACCCATGTCGCCCGTGCCGCCGGTCGGACCCGTGGGACCTTGCGGGCCGGTGGAACCTTGGGAGCCCGTCGCCCCGGCGGCACCCTCGGGGATGCCGAAGGTGAACTCGAACGTCGGGTTCTGCGGCCCGCCGGCCGTCTGCGAGACGGTGGCCGTCGCCGCCGACCCGGCCGGCAGCGTGTTCGCCGTCGAGGTCAGGGCCATCTCGGGCGTGGCACCCGTCGCGCCGGTCGGACCCGTGGGGCCTTGCGGGCCGGTGGCACCCGTCGAGCCTTGAGGTCCGATCTCGCCCGTGGCACCCGTCGCGCCAGTGGCTCCCTGCGGGCCGGTCGGACCCTGCGGACCGACATCACCGGTCGCACCCGTAGCGCCGGTCGGACCCTGTGGCCCAACTTCGCCCGTAGCACCCGTCGCGCCGGTAGCTCCTTGCGGGCCGGTCGGCCCTTGGGGACCGACGTCGCCGGTCGCACCGGTCGGGCCGGTCGGACCCTGCGGTCCCGTGTCGCCGGTGGCCCCTGTCGCCCCGGTCGTGCCTTGCGGGCCGGTCGGGCCTTGGGGGCCGGTCGCGCCTTGGGCACCTTCGGGGATGCCGAACGTGATGAGGAAGACCGGGTTCTGCGGCCCGCCGCTGAACGGGATGACGTCTGCGGTCGGCGGCGAGCCGTGCGGCAGTGCGTTGGCGGTGGTTGCGAAGCCGACGTCGGGCGTGTCGCCGGTCGCACCGGTCGCGCCGGTCGGCCCGGTCGGGCCTTGCGGGCCGGTCGCCCCGGTCGCCCCCGTGGCACCCTGCGGGCCGGGGGCACCTTGAGCGCCCACGGCACCCTGAGCACCCATCGGGCCGGTCGGACCCTGTGGCCCGGTCGGACCCTGAGCGCCGGGCGGGCACTGCGGGCAGACGCCGTCCGCCCCCTGCGGGCCGGTCGGACCCTGCGGGCCGGTACGCCCCTGAGGACCCTGTGCCCCCGTCATGCCTTGCGGGCCGGTCGGCCCCTGCGGCCCGGTGCTGCCCTGCGGGCCGGTCGGACCCTGCGGACCCTGGTACCCGCGCGGCCCCTGCGGGCCGGTCGGCCCCTGCGGACCCTGCGGCCCCTTGGGGAGCTGGAACGCGAACGTGAACACCTTGTGGCAGCCGGACTGCTCGCTGACCTCGACGGAGGCGCTGGCTGCGTCGCCCTCCGTGGTGGTCGCCGACGCCGACGCCGTCACCTGGGGGCACGGCCCGGTCGGGCCGTACGGCCCCTGCGGCCCCTTGGGGACCTGGAACGCGAACGTGAAGCTGTACGCGCAGGGGTCGTCGCCCGTCTTCTGCACGTCGAGGCTGGCGCTGGCCTCGCCCTCGGTGCTGGTCGCCGACGCGCTGCCCGTGATCGTCGGGCACTGCGGTGCCTGCGGGGCGGGCGGAAGCTGGAACGCGAACGAGAACTTGTAGGAGCACGGGTTGTCCGACTCCTTGGTCACCTCGACGCTGGCGGAGGGGCTGCCCTCGGTGACCGTCGTGGTAGATGTAGCCTCGATTTGCGGGCAGGGAACTTGAGGGGCCGGTGGAAGTTGGAACGCGAACGCGAACTTGTACTTACACGGGTCATCGCTCTCCTTCGTGACCTCGACGCTCGCGGACGGGCTGCCCTCGGTGACCGTGGTCGTGGCCTCGGCCTCGATCTCCGGGCACTGCGGGGCGGGCGGCATCTGGAACGCGAAGTTGAACAGGTAGCGGCACGGGTCGTCCGCGGTCTTCGTGACCGTCACGCTCGCGGACGGGTCGCCCTCGGTCGTCGTCGACGTGTACTCCGCCTCGATCTGCGGGCACGGCGGCGGCGGGGGGAGCTGGAACGCGAAGTTGAACTTGAACCGGCACGGGTCCGGCGGGCCGCCCGGGAGCGTCTCCACCGTGACCGTGGCGTCGGGGTTGCCCGGCGTCACCGTCGTCTGGGACTGCACGGTGATCTGCGGGCAGGGGATCTGCGGCGTCGGCGGCAGCTGGAACGCGAAGTGCATCTGCGTGCCGCACGTCGCGTCGCCGCACGCGTCGGTCGTGTTGGTCGAGGTCGTGGTCAGCGTGACGGACGGCGGCCCGACCTTCACCTCGAACGACGCCCCGACCTGGATCTGCGGGCACGGGATCGCCTGCTCGGGCGGCGGGATGTTCACCACCGGCTCCGGGCACGCCAGGATCGGCTGCGGGGCGGGCGGCACGATGCAGACGTTGATGATCGGCAGCTGGGGGATGCCCGGCACCTCGGGCACGCCGCACTTCACGCGGGCGCGGGGGAACGCCTCCGGCGTGGGCGGGTAGGTGACGATCGTGACCTCGGGCGTCTCGGGCGGGACGCCGGGCGGGATCGGGACCGTGCACGGCTCCAGGAGCTGGAGCGTGTACTTCGGGCTCGGCTTGCCGCTGATGTTGTCCGAGTACGGGCTGTCGGCCAGCCGCACGCCGATCTTGCCGCCGCCGTGGTTGAACTCGAACGGCGGGGCGTTCTGGTTGGCCGCCTCGGCCTCGCCCTTCGTCGGCCAGCCCTTGCCGCGGATCTTGGCGTTCGGGTTGGACCCGTCGCCCTGGTGGTTCACCTTCGGCAGCCGGTTCTCGACGCCCGGGGCCTGGCCGATGTCCGTGGCCCCGCTGCCGGGGTCGACGCTGACCTTGAACGTCGTGTCGACGCCCCAGTCGAAGTCGTGGCGGAACTTCAGGCAGCCGCGGAGGTACTTGATCCGGTACCGGCCGGCGGGGAACGACATGCCCCCGGCGAAGTACACGGGGGTGCCCTTCGTGATGTCGGTCTCGATCGTGTGGACCGTGCCGCTCGGCGTGAAGACGCCGGGCGTGGAGCCCGTGCAGGGGACCGGCATGACAGACCTCCGTGTCTGGTGCGACGGCCGTCCTTGGCCGCCGGTGGTACTACAGCGTTTCCGACACTTCCGAGAACTCGCTCGACGCGAAGCACGCCGCAAGCCCGCCCATGTTCACGTCGACGACGACCTTGTTCGACGCCGGCAGCTGCGTCACGGTGACGCCCGTCCCGCCCAGCAGCGCGGCGAACTTGCCGCCCACGCCGTTGATCGAGCGGATCACCTCGTTGCACCGGGGGCCGCCCTCCAGCAGGGCGCTCCCGGCCGGCGGCACCTCCCCGTCGAACAGCGGCACCTGGTCGCACGGCTGGCCCTCGCCGGCCCCGACCTCGGCACCGAAGATCAGCAGGTTCGTGTCCGACTCCTGCCGGACGATCGCGTTGTACCCGGGCTTGAACCGGATGTCGCCCCGCAGGCAGCTCGCGTTGACGAAGATCACATCTTCGCCGGTGTCGTGGGGCCAGGTCAACGGCGGGCAGTCGCCGGGAGCGTCCACCCGCGTGCGGTCCGCGTTGCCGACGTTCACGCTGCCGATGTACGAGTTGGCGTCGTTCTGGACCAGCGCGGGCTCGACCAGGCCCGCCCCGACCGCCCCGGTCACCTCCCCGTCGCCCGGGAGCACGGTCAGGAGGTCCGCCAGCCGGCCGGTCACGAGGTACCCGCCCCACAGGGGCTCGCCCTCGCACGTCTCGGACGGCGTGGTCGTGGGCGGCGGCGGGGTCACGACCGGGCTGCCGGTCAGCTTCCCGACCAGCGACCACTCGACCAGCCCGGGGCACGGGTGCTCGCCGGGGATGCCGTACTTGATCGACTCGCTCGTCGGCCCGTCCGGGTCGCACATCCGCTTCACGCCCTGCCGCTCGTCGAACTCCACGAGCCCGCTGGCCGTGTAGGCGTACGTCTGGCCGGCGATGACGTCGGGGCCGGGCACGCCGTTCGGCTCGGTCGACGGGACGACGAACGTCTCGCCGTTGATCGTGACGGTGAACGACCCCTTGTTGTCCGCGAAGTTGTCGTCGTTCAGGAACAGCCGCATCGTGCCCGTGCAGCTCGGGACGAAGCTGCCGCTCTTGCCGAGCTGGATGCACCCGCAGTTGACCGGCGTCGGGTCGCCCTCGCTGACCGACTGGGACACCGCGCTGACGATCACGTACCCCTCGTCCAGCACCTCGACGTGCTCGGTCTCGTACTCCTCGGCCGACGCGGCCGACCGGTGGAACGTGAGCGGCTTGCCGACCAGCGCCGGCGCGTCGGAGGCGAAGTCGAAGTACACGTCGTCGCCGACGCGGCGGACCTTCTCCAGCCGGATCTTGTGGACGCCGTCGATGAACCCGGACCGCAGGCCGAGGACGAACCCGGCGTCGACGACCGTGGCGGCCGGCAGGGCGGCAACCGTGTCCGCGGCGGCCAACAGGTCCCCGACCGTGCCCTTCACGAACGGGAAGGCCCGGTTGCGGTTGTCGTTGTAGAAGCCTGGCTTGGCCATGATTCAAAATCCGGTTTTTAGATCACCGCACGCTCTTCATCAGCGACCCGACCACGCCGATCTTCGTCCCCGCCTCGGTCGGGTGGACGCGGAGCACCGTGTCGGCCGCGAGGTCGTTGTTCACCGTGACCTTCACGTCGCCGTACGGGCCGGGGCCGCACTCGACCACCTGGCGGCCGTCGCTGAATACGATCGACTGGACGTACCGCGGCGTCTCGAACAGGTCGGTCGGCGTGCACAGCCGGCGGCGGAACAGCGGGTCGCCCACGACGTCGACGCGGATCACCGTGTACGCCCTGGCCGGGCCGCACCTCTCGGGCGGGACCTCGACCGTCTCCTTGCGGAGCACGACGCCGTCCTCGCCGACGAACCACACGTCGCCGGTCAGGACCGTGCCGTCCGGGACGCGGATGCCCCGCACGCCGACCGCCGGCTGTGGGAAGCACACGGTCGCGGCCAGCGGCGTCTGCTCGGCCTCGAACGCGAACGTCCCGAGGCCCCACGCCCCGAACAGCCCGAGCCGGGACGACTCGCTGACCAGCAGCCCGGCCGACCGCCCGAACGCGTCGACCAGCGGGACCGTGTCCGGCGGCGAGACCAGGTCGAACGACCCGGAGCACAGGCGGGCGTCCGCCGCGTCGCCGAAGAAGACCGTGACCCGGTCGTGGTCGACGACGACGGCCGACAGGTACAGGTCCGCCCCGCCGCCGATCGGGTACAGGCAGGCGTCCAGCAGCGTGCCGGCGGGCAGGAACTGCTCGCCGTTGGTCAGCGTGGCCTCCGAGGCGAACGGGTACCGCGTCGGCTCGTGCTCGGCCCGCCACTGGGGGAACTGGATGCGTTCTGCCACGTTACGCCTCTTCGATTTTGAGGTACGAGAACTCGGACACCGCCCGGTCCGCGTGGAACCCGACCTTGCCCGTGTCCGGGGTGTACTGGGACGTCTCCAGCGACAGCGACGCCATCAGGCCGGCTCCGAGGCCCTCCAGCGACGTCAGCGTCGCGGAGATCTCCACGAAGCCGCCCGACGTCGCCGTCTCCACGTCGAGCTGGTACCAGCGGTCGAGCTGCAGGTTCGTCAGCTGGGCGACGGCGGCGGTCGGCAGCAGCTTCGCCCCGTTGAAGTAGCTGATGCGGAACTGCTGGGAGTCGTAGTCGATCTCGGCGACGTGGTAGACGGACCGGCCGCTGAAGTCCGGTGCGGGCCGGTAGTTCAGGACCAGGCCGGCGTTCCGCCGCGACCCGCCGCTCCGCAGCCGCACGGCCGTCCGGTACTTCTTGCCGACCGCCGCCGACTCGAACCCGCGGTATAGCGTCACGTTCCGGTCCGACGCCCCGCCCGCCGTGCTCCGGCTCCGGCGGACGGCCGGGTCGAAGAAGATGCCGTTCATCACGGCGTTGCACGCGGCGGTGCAGATGACGCGGAACTTGACCGCCCCGGAGATCTGCCACCGCAGCCACACGCCGTTCTGGTAGTTCGCGACGCTCCGGGTGTCGAGGACGGCGTTGGTCGCCGCGTCCCGCAGCTCGACGGTGAGCGACCGGGGCGTGAACGTCGCGCACGCGTCGTAGTCGCAGAAGTAGAGCGACGCGGCCTTCTTCTGCCCGGCCGCCACGGTGACGCTGACGTCGAAGGCCGTGCCGGGGCCGCCCGTGGTGTACCAGACGTCCGCGACGCGGCCGACGCCGAACTGCAGGAGCCGGGGGTCGCCGGCGTCGTCCGGCCAGCCGTTGAAGACGAAGTTCCCGGTCACGCTCACGGTCGTGCCGGCCGGCGGGCTGTTCGTGTGCGTGGCGATGACGTTGCCGTCCGCCCCGTACGTCCCGACCCAGTTGCCCTGCGTGGCGTTGTCCTGCCCGAGGAACTTCACCCCGTCCGCCGGCTGGCTGGGGCTGTCGTTCGTGACGAACGAGAACGTGCCGGCGACGGTCTCCCACCCGGACGCCGTGCCGTCGTCGAACGTGTCGACGTACGGGTAGACGCCGGGCACCGGGGCCGAGTCCGACTCCTCGGAGATGTACGGCGGCTGGGGGCCGACGCTCTCGGACACGACCGGGTCCTCGCTCTCGCTCTCGATGCACTCGTCGGGGTACTCGTTCTCCAGCTTGCCGGTCGGCTCGGGGAGCTGGTCGGTCACGCACGCGTCGATCAGCCCGAGGCCGCAGTCGATGACGATGCCGCACTCCCCGGTCACCCGGGCGATCCTCGCGCACCCGCGGAACTCGATGAAGATCTTCCCCTCGCAGTTCGGCGGGACGGCGTTGATGAACTCGACCGGAGCCCGGTCGCCGCAGTTGCCGCTCTCCGGCCGCTTGCCGCACGGGCCGGCGAACCGCTCGAACACGCTCTGCTGCTCGGTCAGCAGCGTGGCGTCGGCGGTCGGCTGCACGAGCCCGATCACGACCACGTCCCGCAGGATGCCGGCGATCTCCCGCTCGCCCCGCGACACCTCGACCGGCTGCTCGCCCCGGACGTTCACGATCCCGGTCAGCGGGGTCGCGTCGTGCAGCAGCCCGAGGCTCGTCACCGGCAGCGGGCGGTACCCGCGTGCGGCTCGCGGCGCGAGCAGGCCGCCCCGGGCGTCGAACCGGCCGGTGTAGGGCTCGTCGATCCCGGAGCCGAACACGACCCACCCGCCGACGCCGGGGTACTGAGGCTGCAGGGCGTACTGCCGCCGCTCCTCGACCGTCTCGCGGCGGGCGGAGAAGGCGGCGACCGGGGCGTACGTGCTCGGGTCGTCCGGGTCCGTGGCGGCCTGGATCGTCACGCTGACCAGCGTCGGCGTCACGGCCACGGCCGAGACGAAGACGTACGGCCCGAGCGTGCGGGGGTACCGCAGGTTCAGGTCGACGAGGACGCCGGGCGGGAGGGCGACGCCGCCGGCCGAGACGCTCGTGGCCTGGTCGGCCAGCGGGTAGCCGCGGGTGGCGTTGGCGTTGTACCAGTGGAGGTTGCGTACGCTCATGGGCAGGCTCCGCACCCGGCGGTCATCGACACCGGCGACACTTTCTGGACGATCGCCCGGGCCGGGAACGGGGGCGGCTTGCTCGCCCAGATCGCGGCCACCTCGGCCGGCGGCTCGACGACGGGCAGCGCGCACCGGTCGCCGGACACCGCCTCGAAGATGTCGGGCATGTGGACGCTGAACGTCACCCGCACGCTGTCGGCCCCGCCGGCCGGGAACTTCAGCCGCGTGCGGAACCGGCTCTGGGCCATCGGGTCGGCGAGCCCGAACGGGTGGTCGATCACGGGCCAGTTCTGGACGGGCTGGTAGTCGACCTCGTCGTAGTTCGTGTCCGTGCCGGACCGCTTGGTCTCCTTGCACTTCAGCTCTGTCGGCTGGACGCCGGCCGGCGACCCGTTCTGGAAATACTCGAACGTGGTCCGCAGCAGGAGCGGGACCGAGCAGCACTTGGTCATGTTGCAGTGGACGCCGCCGACGAACAGGATGCCGCCCCGCTCGGCCTGGAGCACGAGCTTGGCCGTCTGCAGCTCCCGGCACGCCCGCTGCAGCTCCCACCGCTCGATGTTGTCGAGGAACGTGTCGCGGGTCGCCTCCGCCTTCTCGCCCATCGTCTGGTAGCGGTAGAACAGCCGGCGGATGCCCTCGTAGGTGCGGACGAAGTCGTCGCACGGGCAGCACGGGCCGCAGTCGTTGAAGATCTGCAGGGCCGCCGGCACGGCGACCGCGACCGTGCGGGGGGCCGTGCCGGTGACCGTGACCGGCCGCTGGATGCGGTAGCACCCCTCGGTGTCGACGACGAAGTCCCCGCCCTTGGTCGGCGGGACCGTGTTGATCCGCTGGATGGCGATCTCGGCGTCGTCGCACCCGTCCGGCCGCCCGAGGCCGTCGCCGGGGCGGGCGCGGAGCATGACCCGGCTGACGCGGCGGCCGCCGTCCGCGTTGGCGACGGGCGGCGTGGTCAGGCTCATGTTGTAGCCCTCGACGAGCCGGAGGTCGCTGCCGGTGAACGTCGTGAGCCCGACGACGATCGAGCGGACCCGCTTCGGGAGCCGCTGGTACGTCCGGGCGTCGAGCGTGCCCTCCTCGCCGAGGACGCCGCCGGCGGGCCACTGCAGGTCGGGCTCCCACGGCGGCGGCTGGAGCCGCTGGGTCAGGCGGAGGCTGAACTCGCCCTGCTTGTAGCTGTACGTGACGAGGTTCTTGCCCCAGGCGTTGGACGTCCGCGTCGCCGCGGCGGTGTTGAACACGGTCGTGCCGGCGGCGTCGCGGATCTCCAGGTTCAGGTTGCCCGGGATCAGGGCGTCGGAGATCGCGCCGATGCGGAGCGGCAGCTCCAGCTCGCACGCGTCGTCCGGGTAGCTGAACCACAGGTCGCCGAACATGTACTTCCACTCGGGCGGTGCCTTGGCGAACGGGTAGTCCGCCCCGTAGCCGGTGGCCGCGAGCTGGTTGACCGCGAGGGTTTGAAAGTCGTTCGCCATGCCGTCACCCGCACTGCACGCAGCCCCGGTCGCCGGTCTTGCTCCCGAGCACGACCATGTCCATCGCCGTCACCTCGGACTGCAGGCGGTTCACGAACCCCTCCAGCGTGGCGGCCTTGGACCCGAACGCTTCGAGCTGGCGGGTGATCGCCTCCAGCTCCTCGCACCCGCAGCACGGCTCGGAGCACACGTCGTTCAGCTTGATCCCGTTCTTCACGCCCTCGACCGTGAGGCAGGCGTTGCCGAGGAACGTGAAGTTGCCGTCCGCCGTGGGCGGGATGCCGTTGATCCGCTTGATGCAGGGGGCGTCCTCGTCGCCGATGCACACGCACTCCTCGGCCAGCCCCTCGCCCTTGATCGCGCTGATGCGGATCTGCGGGTTCTGGCCGGTCGCGACGATCGGCACGAGCTGGATGTTGTCGCCGGCGACCAGCTCGATGTCCCCGTACATCCGGGGGCCGACGCTCGTGCCGCTGACGACCGAGAGGCTGCTGACGCCCCGGACGATCGGGCGGACGCAGTCGGGCTCGATCCGGGCGTCCTCGAACGAGAACTGGAAGAGGCCCGAGGGCTGCTCCTCCATCTCGTCGAGCCGGCCGACGACGACCTTGCCCACCGTGTCCGCGTACGAGTTGATCCCGCCGAGGGCGTACACGTTGCCCGGCTGGTGCGTCCCCCGGGGCACGAGGGCCGTCGCCACGTTCACCGCGCTGCCGCTGGTCGGCTGGTAGCCGATCACGAGCAGGAAGCCGGCCGAGTCGACGCTGAGCTGGCGGAGGAAGAACCGGGCCGGGGTGACGTTCAGCCCCTGGTGGATCGGCATGTCCAGCTCCAGCAGGAACGACGCGGGGAGCGCGAAGCTCCCGCTGGCGTCCCGGCCGGACGAGTCCTCGGTCAGCGGGTAACGCCGCTGGGCGTTGGCGTTCAGCCACTCCAGGTTCCAAATCGCGGTCGGCATCCTTGCCCTCTCGGTTAGGCGGCGGCGAGCACGCCGGAGATCCGCAGCAGGCCCACCTCGCCCGGGTACCCGTCGCCCGCGCCGCGGAGGACGGTGACGAACACCTCGTCGCCCGCCGCGACCGCCACGGCGGTGCCGGCCCGGTCGATGTACTGCTTGGCCTGGGCGGCCGTGAACCCGGTCGCGATCGTCAGCGGCGAGTCGACCGTGGGCAGGTTCGCCGGGGCGTTCGCCGCCGGCACCCGGCGGAACGTCACGGTCAGGTTCGGCACCGCCCCGGCCGCCAGCCCCATGACGCGGAGCTTGAGCGTCAGCGTCGGGTTGACCAGCGCGAGCGTGGACGGCACCTGGAACCGGGCGCGGAGCGACTTCTGCTCGCCCGCCTCGAACCCGAGGTACATGACGTTGTTGACGAACTCCTCGGTCGCCCCGTCGCCGCCGAGGCGGACCAGGTCCGGGAAGATCTCGCGGTCGTCCGCCGTGTCGAGGTCGATGCCGACGCGGCCGTGGTGCAGCGTGCGGGCGACCCCGCCGATCGTGGCCTGGGTCTGGGCGTCGCTGGTCAGCGTGACGCCGGCGCTCTTCGCGTAGACGGCGGTGGCGACCGGGCCGCGGTGGAACTTGCCGGCCTCGGCGTCCCACTCCTTCAGCGCGAGGTGGCCGCCCGGGTCCGCGTCGTCCGACAGGAACTCCAGGTTCAGCCTGATCTCCAGCGGGCCGACGTGCTTGGGCACGAGCGGGTCGCCGCCCTCGCAGAAGATCGAGATCCGCTCGTCGCGGGTCGTCAGGCTGGTGACGACGGTCTGGTCGGTCAGGAACTCGAACTTGCTGAAGAACAGGTCGAGCCGCATCCGGTCGACGTACGGGCAGTCGTCCGGCGTGATGCTGACCTCCAGCGACTCGGACACGGCCTCGAACTCCGTCGACAGGTCGGCGGGCCACGGGACGGTGTCGTTGCAGTCGCTGAGCCACCAGATGCCGTTGCGGTCGAACACGACGAGGCCCTGGTCGCCGTCCGGCACCATCACGCCGCTCTTGACGAGCACGGCGTTCTCCGGCGGGAGCGGCGGCCACGCCTGGCGGAGGGCGGGGTTGGCGGCGATGTTGTAGCCGAACTTGGCGTTGAAGCACGCCTTGCCGTTGAAGCTCGCGTGGTTCGCCGGCAGCCACCCCTCGACGGCCGGGTTCGGGTTCGTGACGACGTGCCGCGCCCCGGGGGCGGGCGGGACGTGCGTGCCGGCCGGGCGGGGCTTGAGGCGGAACCGCAGGTGCGTGTGCTTCGTCAGGTCGTCCCACTGCGGGTTGACGAACACGTACCCGTCGCCGCTCGTGCGGAGGATCGGCACCGCGATCGGCTGGCGGCCCGAGACGAGCTTGCCGGCGCTGGTCCGGGACAGGTAGTAGGTCGACGGCCGGATCGTCTCGCCCGCCTGCAGGGCCGGGGTGATGTCCAGCTTCGCGTACCCGAACAGCAGGAGGTCGCAGAGCGTGCTGTTGATCTTCTTGAAGACCACGCCCCACGCCTGCCCGGCGGCGCTGGCGACGAGGCCGGACGTCTGGGCGTCGAACTCCACGCCCGCGATCGCCCGCTCGAACCGGCTGGTCGCGGCGTTGTAGTAGACCGGCTCGCCGACCAGCACGTCCGGGGCCGTCGTCACCTGCCGGGCGAACACCGTCGACCCGATGAACGACGCGTTGAGCACGTCCCACAGGTAGCGGGTCCGCGCGTCGATGGCGGACAGCGGCCGGTTCGGGACGCCGGCGTCGAGCGGCTCCCCGTTGCGGATCAGCTGGATGAAGTCGTTGAAGTCGAGCGGGTTCGGCGTGGCCATCCTTGACCTTTCCTGTCGCCGTCCTTGGCGATCTCAAAACTGGTTTTTAGATCCCGACACTTGCGCGGAAGTATCGGTGTTCCTATCCCAGCGTGATTTCCCACTCGGGGCCGATCTGGCTGGTCGCGAGCTTCACCTGCTGCTTGTTCGCCGGGACGTACAGGCGGCTCAGCACGAGGTCCTTCGTGCGGTCGGCGGCGTCCGGGATCGCCACCAGGGCGGCCCCGTACACCTTCGAGTTCACGACGTCGCTGAACGCCCGCCCGTGCACGCCGACCACGCCCTGCGTCTGGGCGAAGAACGTGACGCGGTTGCCGTCCGGGAACAGCTCGGGGTCGGAGCTGGACCGCACGGCCGCGATCAGCGGGACGCGGAGGTAGTCCACGTCGGGGCTGCCGGCGAGCCCGTTGTAGTAGCCGATGCCGCCCGTGCGGTCGAACGCCGGGGCGGCCACCGCGTCGTTCGGGCTGGCGACGTTCTTGTACTCGATGTACATGCCGCCGATGCGGTACGCGGTGCCGCCGTCCGCGAGCTGGCGGCTGACGATCGAGGCCCAGTCGTACAGGATGTCGTTGTGGCTCCAGCCCGGGTTGCCGTTCCACTCGCCGGGGAGCTGGACGAACGGGAGCGCGTTCGGGTCGACGCTCTCGCCCTGCACCTTGTGGAGCGTCTGCGTGCCGGGGTGGCCGGCGACCTGGTAGAGGCGGACCCGGCCCTTGATGGCGGCGGGGCCGAGGATGAAATCTCGCATCGCGTGAGTCCTTTCACTGGCAGCGTCCGCGGATCTGGCGGAACTGCAGGTCTTCCGTGACCAGGTTCGGGCTGATCGTCTCCGACAACGACATGCCCAGGAAGAGCTTCAGGGCCTCTTCGTAGCCGGGGCGGGTCTCGGTGGCCGGTCCGTCCATGATAACCGCGTCGTCGGCCAGCTCCAATTCGGCCAGGACGATCATGGCCGTCTGCGGCGGCACGACGCGGCGGAGGAACTTGGCCGCCGCCGTCCCGACCCCGCCCGTGGTGGCCGCCACGCGGACCCGGACGACGAAGACGTTGTTCCGCAGGACGTTCCGGCAGAGGAACCCGAACGGGTTGATCGTCGCCGGCAGGGCACCGGCGGTCGGCTCCGTGTCCCGCGCGCCGGCCGGGCGGCGGTCGAGCAGGTGGGCGAGCGTCTGGCCGCGGGCGAGGCCCCGCTCGTGCAGGTCGTCGAAGAACTTCTCGACGTCGCCGGGCCACCCGGTCAGCCGCCAGCTCAGCCGGGTGTTGCCCTCGGCGTCCGCCCCGACGACCAGCGGCACCTCCTTGTTCTCGAACACGAGGTCGCCGAAGTAGCCGGCGGCGAGGAAGCCCCGGCCGAGGGCAAGCGACCTGATCTGTGCCGGCACCTGACCTCGGTTGAACTCGTGGAACGTGAGGGCGTCGCAGACCGGCTGGCCGGCTCGCAGGGCCTGCCCCGCCGCTACGGTGACCGTGGAGGCCCCTGGGACCGCGTATACGGCACGATCGGTCACGACGAGGGTCCTGGTGGCCTCCGCGACCACGGCCTCCACCGTCTCGCCGCCGGCGGCGAGCGGGATGCCGGTGATCGCCGACCACGCCGCGTGTACGGCCGAGCCCGTCGACCCCTCGACCAGGGCGTCGAACAGGGCGTTGACGAGCCGCTTGTAGTGCTCGCTGCTCGGGAGCTGAAGCCCGAGGACGTACCCGAACTGCCGGTACACGTTCTGGCGGTCGACCGAGCACCGGAAGCCCCACAGGCTCAGGGTCCGGTCCGTCTCGACGTTTTGCACGAACACGCTGGCCTTGGGGACCAGCTCGTCGGCGAACGGGTCGTCGCGGAACACGACGTGGCCGTCCCGCAGGACGTAGTCGACGCCCTCGACGAGGGACCGGGACGGGTCGGCGATCCGGTTGAAGATCGCGGGCACGCCGACGACGCCGTCCGGCAGCCGCCAGGCGTGCAGCGGGCGGGCGGTCGGGACGCCCCACGCGGCCGCCCCGCCCCGCTCGAACTCGCCCGGGTCGCCGAACTTCAGCAGCGAGTAGTCGCCGGCGTTCTTCTTCGACTCCTCCAGCCGCAGCTCGACCCACTCCTCGGTGTGGTGGACGGGCACGTCGAGCCGGCCGCACGCGTCGACCAGCTCGCGGCCGTCCGCGTACGCCTGCCGCTGCTGGGCGAGCTTGGCCCGGCACAGGGCGAGCACGAGGTCGTTCCCGAGGTACGTGTTGTCCCAGAGGGAGCCGAGGGCGGCCAGCAGCTCCTCGGGCCGGTCGAGCGTGGACGCTGGGAACTTGAAGTCTGCCATCAGAGTCGCTCGCTAGGGTTTCCGACGAAGTCCAGCACCTCGACCGCGACGCTCGGCACCAGCCACCGGTCCATGTGGAGCGTGCCGTTGTCGACCCAGATCGTCGACACGCCCCGCTGGGGGACGTCGCGGTTGATGCCCATCGCGTCCATCTCGTGCCCGAGCGGGAACTGCCCCTCGGTCCGCGTGCTGCTGCCGCTGACGCAACAGGTGTCGGTGAACGAGATGAAGTCGCACGCCTCCTTGACCTTGATGCGTAGCACGGCGGCCTCCCTCACTGGGGCACGGGGATCTCGGTGCTGACCTGGATCTCGACGTCGGCCGGGTCCAGGAAGAACTGCACGGTGCGGGGGCTGACCATCGCCCCGTCGACGGACGGGATCACGAGCACCTCGTCGCCGCGGACGTACGAGCTGGTCCCGTCAGGGTGGCGGATGCGGCCGAACATGTCGATCGACCCGACGCTCATCCCGTCCTGCAGGTAGCCGGCGATCACGTCCTGCAGGTGCCCGGCGTACAGCCGGCCGGTGAACCCGGTCGTGTTGGCGGCGCGGGCGACGGCGTCGGCGATCGCCAGCACGTCGGGGTCCGCCTGCTTGCGGTTCTTCGCCACGCGGAACTGGACCTTGAGGAAGCACGGGATCGGGGCCTTGACCAACAGGTCGCTCCCGTAGCTCCGCACCTCGAAGTCGGTGACGTAGTCGTGGATCAGGCCGACGAGCGGCAGGGCGGTGACCGTGACGTCGTACTCCCGCGTCGCCCCGGGCGTCAGCGCCCCGTGGTCGGTCGCCACGTCGTGGAACCGGACCGAGGCCGTCTGGTACCTCGTGTACGCCCCCTCGGCCACCGTCTCGACGTCCGGGACGAACCCGTCGCCGGTCAGGTCCACGCCCCGCACGTCGGACGTGATCGGCAGCGTGCCGGCGACGTTCTCCGCCTCGGGCCGCAGGACGGACGCGACCTCGTAGAAGCCGGGGGCGTCGTCCCGCGTGAGGCCGAACGCCCACACGCCCGTGCCGTCGTCGCCGACCGACACGAGCGTCGCCGTCTTCTTCAGCGTCATCCGCTGGACCCGCTCGACCGTGCGGACGTACCAGTCGGCCCGGCCGCCGAGGCTGACCGGGAAGATCGTGTGCTGGTCGCGGAGCATCTCCTCGTCGCCGTGCCCGACGATCGAGCTGTGGACGACGCGGCTGAACTCCGCCTGGTCGCGGAGCATGGCCTGCATGTTCGGCCGGTTGCTCGGGGCCTTGCACGAGACGCCGAGCTGCAGCCGCTCCAGCAGCTCGGTGTTCGTCTCCGGGTTCAGGCCGCCGGAGAAGTCGCTGGTCGCGTAGCTGGTGACGTACCCGTTCGGCTGGGCGACCGGCACGACCAGCGTGTTCTTGGCGATCAGGGACTCGGTCCCCTCGTCGGCCGCCGTCACGTCGATCGTGAACGCGTAGTTCCCGTCGTTCAGCCGCGTGAGCAGCCGGTCGGTCGGGCCGTTGATCTGGGCCGCCTCGGGCTTGGCGGTGAACGCGGAGTTCGCGCTGAACCGCCGGCCGTTGGCGACGAACACCGCCCCGCTGCCGACCGTCACGCTGATCGGCCGGTTGATGACGATCGTCACCTCGCCGGTCGCCGCCGCCCCCTCGCCCCGCGAGAGGCGGAAGTTGCTCAGCACCCGCTCGACGACCAGCGGGTCCGCGAGCGTCGGGTCGGCCTGGATGTCCAGCAGCGACCGGGCCGACAGGTAGCGGTTGATGACCCCGCCCCGGAGCTGGCTGTCGAGCAGCGCGTGCAGGTAGACGAGCAGATCGTGGAACACGCCCCGCTTCAGGTCGAGGGTCGGGTTCGCCTCCTGCACGCGCTGGGCCGTCTGGGCGAGCGACTGCTCGACCAGCGTGGGGTCCAGGGCGTCGAGTTCGGTGATTTCGAGCGGCATGCGTGAACGTCCTTGTTACTTGCCCTTGGCCTTCTGGGACTTCGCGAGCTGGGCCGCGAGCGCGCGGACGATCGCCTGCTGCTTCGCCAGCATGGCGGCCATCGCGGAGCGGGCGGTGGAAGCGGAAAGCATGGACACGCGGACCTCCTTGTCGGCGGTTGGGGACGGACGCTCAGCCCTTGATCTTGGCGATCTGGCGGTCGAGCGTGGCGATCTCCCTGCGGAGCTTCGCCTGCCTGGCCTTGAGGGTCTTGAGCTTCTTCTTCGTTGCGGCAGTCATCGCGACCTCCTTGTCGCTACGGTGTGTCGTGTCAGCCGGTCCTCACCTGGATCGGCAGTATCGCCTTCGCGGTCCGGCCCGCAAGGCTGGTGATGTTCACGCGGACGGTCAGCGAGTCGGCCAGCACGGTCAGGGACTCCAGCGTCGCCGACCCGAACGCCTCGTCGTCCGGGGTGTCGGCCGTCTCGTCCGACCGCAGGTTCAGCTTGATCTGCTGGGCGGACAGGTAGAACGCCTGCGTGGCGTCCACCGTCGTCCGCAGCTCGCTCCGGCGGAGCTGGCCGACGAAGTCGCACCCCCGGCGCGGGAGGTACCGCATCGTGCCACGGGTCGTCAGGAACTCGATCAGCCACCGCTGCACGAGCTTCTGCAGCCCGGTGCACAGCTCGCCGCCCTCGCCGGGCCGGACCAGCGCGTGCGTGAGCTTGGCCTCGCCGGCGGCCCGCACGCCCTGGAAGGCGAGGAGGTCGACCGTGCGGCCCTGGTAGTCGGCGACGTTCCCGAGCTGCGTCGTCATGAACGGCTCTCCTTCACCAGGCCGCGGACGTACTCAAGCTGGCACTGCACGAGCGGCCCCTTGTCGTTGCCGTGGCCCTTGCGGCGTGCCATCGCGTGGGCGAAGGCCCGGGGGCGGCCCATCGTGTGCCGGGCGCGGAACGCCCGCTCCATGACGGCGAGGATGTCGATCTGCGTCGTCGTGACCGCGAGGTCGCCGGTCGTGCCCGGGCTCTTCGCGTCCTCGATCGCCTTCTTGAAGTCCTCGTTGCTCTTGTCCCGGTTGAACGCCTTGTGCATCCCCTCCCAGTCGAACAGGTCGCCGCTCCAGCCCTCCTTCTTCGGCATCAGCCACTTCGGCTGCGCGCCCTTCAGGGCCTCGGGCACCAGCTGCTGGTTCTGCTGCTGCAGCTCCTTGACCTGGGTCTCGAAGTTCGGGTCGACGTCGGCTTTCGCTTGTGCTTGTGCCATGGGTTCACTGGAACGGGCTGAGTTCCTGCTCCTGGTCCAGCAGCTTCTGGATCACGGCCTTGCGCTGGCTGATGAGGCCCGCGCTCCGCCGCAGCTTCGCCGCGATCTGCTGGTTCGACATCCCCTGCCGGTGGTAGTCGAAGATCTTCCGGTCGACCGGGTTCAGGTCGTCGAGGATCAGCTGCTCCCACGCCGCCGTCGTGCTGCGGTTCACGCCCGGCTCGAACCCGCCGCCGTCCTCGCCGAGCTGCGAGAAGTACCCCTGGCTCATCGCCGGGCTGTACCCCCGGACCTTCTGGATGCGGCGGACGTTGAACCCGCTGTGGTCGGCCAGCTCGTCGTCGGTCGGGTCGCGGCCGAGGCGGTCCCGCAGCTCGCCCTCGGCCATGTCCAGCGCCCGCCGGTCGAGCACGACCCGCTCCGGCACCCGCACGCCCTGCGCGGTCTGGGCGCTGTACCGCTTGAGCCCCTGCATCTGGTTGTAGAAGTGGCTCTGGAACCGGCCCTTGTTCGGGTCGTACGTCTGCAGCGACTGCAGCGCGAGGCTGCGAGCCCGGCTCCGCACGAGCGGGTTCACGTCGCCGACGTGGGTCTTGGCGGCCCGGTCGATCAGCGGGTCGAGCGACCGCAGCGTCCTAGCGTTCGTCGCCGGGTCGGGCGGGGCCGCCTTCCAGTCCTTCCAGATCGTGTCGTAGTCCGGCTCCTCCGTCGCGGACGACGGCGGCTTCGGTAGGGCGACTTGGGTCGTCAGAGTCCCGGGCATCCTTGCCTCCTACGGCCAGAAACGGCAACACGAGCAGACACGCCAGCACGATGACGACGTCCGAGAACCAGCGGCTCCGCTCGGGCTCGTCCTTGTCCACGAAACACATCGACGCCTCCGTGCGTTAGATGTCGTGCTCCGGCAGCAGCGGGAACCCCTTGAGGACGTTCGCGCCGTAGAACGGGTGCTCCGCGGTGCTCGTCCGCTCCTCTTGGTTCTCCGTCTCGTTCCTCGCGGCCGAGAGCATGAACGCGGTGGCCGCCCGCCGGCCCTCGCAGTTGATCTCGAAGGTGACGCGGTTCACCTCGACGTACAGGTCGTCGGCCAGCTCGTCCTCGCCGCCGATGAACACCTCCGGGCTCCCCTTGAGCTTCAGCTTGGAGCCCGGGGCGACGTCGAACCGTAGTTTACCACTGATCGTGCCGTTACGCCCGCGCAGCTGTTCGCGGATGAAAACCATCTGGGCGTATTTGTCCAGCACCTTCTGGGCGTCGTCCTTCATCTCGACCGGCGGCTTGTCCGGCCCCTTCTGCCCGCCGTCCGGCGTCGTGGCCGTCTTGATCGGCTTGTTGTCCTTGGCCCCGACCACCGTGCCGGCGTTCACCCCGCTCGTCGTGATCTCGGCGACCCACCGGGGCACCTGGGTGTACATCACGACGCCGTCCGCGTCCTCGACGCTCTTCGAGGCGAACACGCCGCTGACGCAGGTGCTGACCCCCTGGGCGGCCGCGTAGAAGTTCGCCCCGGCCTCCATGTACGACGCCCCGTGCGACACGACGGCGCGGAGCGGGCGGGGGAGCATGGCCGACTGGTCGGTGAACTCGTACTCGTTCGGCGGGATCTCCCGCCACGTCGGGCCGCGGAACCCGGGGCAGTCGGCGGCGACGACCGCCCGGTCGACGCCGGGGCAGACCATCAGCCCGAACTGCTGGCAGTACCCGCCGACCAGCACGTCCCAGAGCGTCATGTTCCACAGGCCGGTGACCGGGATCTCGCCGATCGCCTGGGCGATGCCGGCCCACCCCTGCCCGGCCAGCCCGAGCGTCAGCGCCAGGGCCTTGCCGTACTTGTACTCCAGCGTGCAGTCGCCGCCCGGCCCCTCGATCTTCTTCAGGGCCTCCTTGGCCCGGTCGTTCTTCTTGATCTGCTCCAGCCCGATGCCGCCGGCCCCGCAGATCGGGTTGAACCCCTCGAACGTGCTCATCCCGCACATCAGGACCTTGATCGCCTCCCACAGGTCGCTCTGGATCAGCGGCTCGATCGCCTGGTGCGGCACGAGGTTGCTCAGGAACACGGCCTCCCCGCCGCCGCCCGCGCCGGGCGTGATCGGCTCCAGGGCGGCCGGGAACGTCATGCTGCCCGGGTTCGAGACGTGGCTGACGCTCGACAGGCTGGAGCTGAACGCGAGGTCGCTGAGCCAGTGGATCAGGTGCACGCAGACGTTCACCTTGCCGCCGACCTTCTGGTAGCTCATGCCGACGAAGTACCCGTCGAACACGACCTGTTCGCCCCGCGGCCACTCCGTCCCGTCCGGCTTGAACTCGCCGCGGGGCCGGAAGTAGACCTTCGCCTTCACCATCTGCTTCATCGACCGGGCGGCCGAGTGGATCTTGGCGAGCTGCTGGCCGTCGACGGCGTTGCGGCCGACCGCGAGCACGCACACGCACTCGGGCACCTGGTTGATCGCGAAGCTGCCGGTGACGCTGACGACCTCGAAGCCGACCGCCCCGCCGACGCCGCCGACCGAGCCGTCGATCCGCAGCCGGACGCTCGCCTCCTCGGACAGCGTCGTGTACGCGTAGTTCTTATCCCTGGCCATTGGCCCTCCAGACGGCGTCCGAGCGGTAGGCCACCGCGAGCAGCAGGCCGCCGAGGCGGTACGGCAGCTCCGGGTGGTCGAAGAACAGGTCGCGGAACGTCAGGAACGGCTCCGCCGGGGCGGCCCCGAACAGCTGCAGCAGCGTCGGCTCCCCGCTGACGCGGAGGGCGGCCGCGATCTGCCCGAGGTCCCACTGCGGGCGGGCGTGGAACGTAACCTGCCACCGCGTGCCGGCCGCCTCCTGCGGGACCAGGGCGACGTACCCGCTGTCACCGAGCGGCACCGGGGCCGACAGCCCGCCGGCGAACGCGAGATCCAAAAGCCGGTTTTTGGAAGTCGGGTGGTCCTCGCCGACCGAGATCGTGTCGCCGTCGAGCTGCTCGATCCGGTACGCGTGGTAGGACTGCCCGGTCGGGTCCGGGGCGGCCGGGTCGCCCTGCACGACCAGCGGGCGGCGGCCCTTGGTCTGCGTGACGGCCGGCTCGAACGCGGCCGTGCCGAACAGGTCCGTGCGGTCGGTGCCGAGGTACGTCACGCGGGGGTCGAGGTCGTAGACGTACTGGCCCAGCGCCGACGCGTGCAGCAGCCGGGTGTACTGGGCGAGCCGGTAGTTCAGCATCGACCGGTCGGGGGCGACGCCGAACAGCCTGGCTCGCACCTCGTCGAGGTACGCGGGCAGGTTGACCGGCCGGAACGTCGCCGGCACGGCCTCCTCGCCGATCGCCCAGTCGGGGGCGGCGGGGTGTTGGTTCAGCAGCAGCGTGCGCAGGTGGTTGTACACGTCAGTCCCTTTCCGGCAGCAGGAAGAGCGTCAGGTCCCACTGCATCAGGAGCAGCTTGTGGTCGAACACGCCGCCCGTCATCCCGCCGAGGAACCCGGTGACGGGCGTCTGCCCGATCATCACGGTCATCGGCTCGCGGCGCTTGGACAGCTTGTTGTCCTTGTAATACTTCAGCATCTTCTCGAACCCGTGCTCGCTGTCGCCCCCGCCGTCGCAGTCCTTGCTGACGGCCAGGCCGGAGATCGTCAGCTGGCCGATGCGGTCGCCGAACACGTAGATGAAGATGTCGCCGCCGAGCGCGTGCAGGAACTGGTGGTTCGTTTCCTGGGCGATCGTCAGCCGGGTGATGAGGCTCTTCTGCCCCTGGAACGTGATCGCCGGGTTCGGCTTCACGAGCGGGACCACGCCCTGCAGGGCCGGGTCCTGCAGGGCGATCACGCGGCCCGGGGCTCCGTCGAAGAGGATCGGCATGTTCAGTTACCTCCGGTGTTCGCGTGGTTCGCGCCGGGGGTGTTCGCCCCCTCGGTGCGGGCGTCGAGCGTGCCGTCGACCTTCAGCCGGCCGGTGATCGTCATCCCGTTCGGGAACTCGACCTTGACCTTCTTGTCCTCGCCGTTCAGCTGGCCGGTCGCCAGCTTCCGGCCGAGCATCTCCTCCGCCTTCGCCAGGTTGAAGTCCGTCCGCTGGCCGAGCCCGGAGTCGCCGAACCGGATGAAGCCCGTCTCGACCTGGAGCTGCATCGCCCGCTGGAACTGGGCGTAGTCGTCCTTGTCCCCGAGCTTGAACTTCTCGCGGAACGCCCGCTCGGCCCCCTCCTTCTCGGCCTCCGGCGTCTGCAGGAGCTTCTGGTACTCGCGGTACAGGCCGTCGACCCGCTCGACGCCCTTCGCCCCCTTGATCCCGCCCCGCTCGGCGACGCCGGCGAGGTAGTCCTGCCCGGTGGTGAGGCCGTAGTAGAGGGCCTGCCCGGCCTCGGTCTTGAGCATCCGCCCGAGGCTGTGCAGCCGCTCCCGCTCGGCGTCCGTCTCGCCCGGGGTGACGCCGTACCGCTCCAGGAAGGTGCGGGCCATCTTGTCCGGGGCCATGTGCTCGGCCGCCATCGCGTCCGCCGCCTTGCCCCGCATCCGCTCGTACACGCCGGCCGCCCGGATCATGTCCTCGCCGTTCGGGCCGAGCTTCTCGACCGCCCGGGCGCGGGCCTCGCCCGTCAGGTCCTTGGCGGCCAGCGCCGCCCGCACCTGGGTCGGGTCCATCGAGTGGGCCAGCTGGGCGTCGGCCTCGGACACGCCCAGCTCGGCGGCCGTCGCCTTTGCGTCCCACGTCCGGCCCGACCTGTGCTGGAGGTCGTAGATCTCCTTGACGGCCTTGTCGCGGGCGGCCACCTGCTGGCGGACCCGCTCGGCGACCTCCTCCCGCTCCTTGGCCGGCATCGTGGCGGCGAAGTCGCCGGCGACCAGCTTGCCGATGTCGCCGCCCGTGTGGACGGCCGCCAGCCGCAGCAGCTCCTGGTTCGACTCGGTGATCTGCTTGGCGTGCTTGACGCCGGCGAGCCCGAGGCGGTCGACCGACTCGGGGCTGCTCAGCAGCTTGAGCGCGACGTCGCTCGCGGCCGACCCCTGGCTGCGGGCCGTCTCGCCGAACAGCTTGCCGCTCTCGGTCTTCCAAAACTCGCCGAACCGCCGGCGGACCTCGACCGCGTCCGGCGGCCCGACCGGCTTGCCGGCGGCGTCGAACGTCGGGGCGGTGAACAGCCCGGCGATCTCCTTCGAGAACTCGGCCGACCGGCCGTTCAGGTTCAGCGCCCGGGTCGTGTCGGCGACGCTCAGCCCGCCCTCGACCACGCCCATCCGGCCGAGCTTGTCGACCGCCGTGTTCACCTGGTTGGTCAGCGTCGCGACGCGGCCCTCGAACTGCCGCCGCAGCTCCGCCTTCTTGGTCGGGTCGGTCTCGTTGACGAGCTGCCGCTGGAGCTGCTCCAGGGCCTCCTGCTCCCGCTTGATCGCGGCGAACTGCGGGAGCACGCCCTCCCGGACGTCCTTCTCCTCCACGCCGCCGAGGGCCGTCGCGACCAGCTTGGCCAGGTCCGCGTCGCCCTCCTTCGCGTTCTGCAGGTAGCCCATCGCGCGGCGGACCATGCTGCCCCGGTTGAGCGGGGCGAGGGCCGTCTTGATCTGGGCGTTCATCCGCTCGGTCGTCTGGATGCGGGTGCCGGCGGTCGTCGTCGTCTCGTGGAACGCGTTGAACATGTTCTGAGCGTTGCCGAGGTAGCTGAAGTCGGGGCTCAGCCGCGTGACCTCGCTCCAGAACCCGTAGAAGCTCTCGCCGGTCGAGGTGGCGAACCCGCCGAGCTTCCCGCCCAGCGCCTTGCCCGCCTCGGTGCCGGCGAGGTTCCGCTGGAGGATCTCCCCGATCTTCGCCGTCCGCCGCTCGTTGTTGGCGAAGTCCGCCGGGTCCATGCTCATGATCTCGGCGGCCGCCGTCTGGGCGATCGCGGCGGCCGACGCCCGGGCCTCCTTGTCGCCGACGCCCGCCTGCCGGAGCTGGCCCTGCAGGAAGCCCTGCAGCTGGCTGCCGACCCACGGCTGCACGTCCTTCTTGCCCTGGCTCCGGCGGATCACGTCCTCGACCCCGTACCGCTGGACGTACTCCCGGTTCGCGAACTTCTGGCCCATCATGCTGCCGAGCTGGCCGGCGTCGACCTTGCCCGTCGCGGTCATGATCCGGGTGAACGCCGCCTGGTCGAGGTTGAGCGACTGCTTCTCGCCGTTGGCGTCGATCCAGTAGTCGTACCCGGTGTCCTGGGCCGACTTCAGCCCGGCGACGTACCGGCCGGCGTCGGAGTTCGGGTCGAACCCGCCGAGCCGCTCGTTCAGGCGCAGGGCGAGCCCGGCCCGCTGGGCGGACTTGGACGCGGCGGCGTTCAGCCGGAGCTGGCCGTCGAGCATCGTCATCTGGTCCGGGTTCATCCGGCCCCACGCCGGCTCCAGCCCCTGCTGGCGGAACGCGGCCCCGAACGCCATGCCGCCCTGGTTGGCCGTGACGGCGAAGACGGGCTCCAGCCCCATCTGCCGCGCCCGGCCGCTCAGGTGCTCCTGCATCGCCATCGCGTTGTCGTTGCTGACGCCCGTGGCCTGGGCGATCTGGTGCGTCTGCCGCACCAGCATGTTCAGCTGGCCGGGCTGGATCTGCCCGATCGACCCGTTCGTCATCGCCTCCAGCGCGCCGATCAGCTCGGACATCGGGGCGTTCGGCCGCCCGAGGTCGCCGAAGATGTCCTTGATCGCGTTGACCGCGTGCAGGTAGCCCTGCAGGCTCTTCTTCGTCTTCTCGGTGTCGAACCCGCGGAGCTTGTCCGCCACGGCCGGGTCCAGCGTCAGCTTGTCGAGCTGGTCGCTGGTCAGCTTGGACGCGTCGGTGCCCTTGGCCCCGATCCGGTCCAGCGCGTCGTCGAACAGCTTCTTGTCGCTCCGGGCCAGCCCGCGGACCTCGTCGTACGGGGTCTTCGTGCTGCCGCCGATCAGCCCCCGCTGGCTCAGCTGCTCGTACAGCGTGCCGAGCTGGCCGGCGGAGACGCCCTGCATGTCGCTGAACTTCCCGTTCTCGTACAGGTCGGCGAACAGCTTCTGCGCCTGCGCGGCCACCTGCTCGGGGGCCTGGCCCATCTTGCCGGTCACCGGGTCGAGGCGGTACCGCCCAGCCATCATCATCCGCGCGGCCATGACGGCGGCCGACCCGCGGTACCCGCCCATCTCGTCCATGATCTCCGGCGCGAGCATGTTCAGCGTCGGCGCGAGGTGCACCGCCGCGTCCGTCATGCCCCGGGCGGCCCGCATCTGGTCGGCACCCCACGGGGCACCGGTGACGTGGGCCATCCCCCGCAGCGTCATCATCCAGCTCGCCTGGTCGGTCGCGGCCATCCGCCGCTGGACGTCCTGCTGCTGGCGGTAGAACCGCTGGTTCGAGAGCGTGTCGAACACGTTGCGGTCGTTCAGCCCCATCGGGGCCATGCCCATCTTGCCCATCAGGTTGCCGACGATGGGCTGCAGGATCATCCCGAGCAGCGGGTTGTCGGCGAGGGGCGTGCCCTCGAACCCGAAGTCGGGCGTGAACGGGTGGCCGCTGGCGACCGGCGCGTACTGCCCGGCCATCTGCATCAGGCGTTGTCCGCGTTGTTCGGCCACCTCTTACGCTCCCTTCATAATCTTCGCCCGCAGGCGATCGACCACGGCCGCTTCGGCCTCGGCGTCCTCGTCCACGATGTCGAACTCGCCGGCCAGCAGCCGTTCGATCTGCTGGGCCTCGTACGCCTTGAACGCCGGGTCCAGCGGGTCGAACCCGGTCGCGTCGATGTACATCTGCCGGGCGTCCTTGAACTCCGCGGCCTTGCGTTCCACGAAGCTCTTGCCCTCCCACGGGCGGATCGTGCCGAGCAGATCGAAGTACCGCTCCTTCGCCGCCGCCTGACACTTCTCGAAGCTCTCCTCGGTCAGTCCGCTGTTGGCGACCAGGGCCAGGTGGTAGGCGAACGCGGCGTTGACCGCCTTCTCCTTTCCTCGGCGCTCCAGGGTTTCGAGCTTCACCCTGAGGTACCGCCACCACTTCGGGTCGAGGACGCGGGCGACCCTGAAGTCGACCACGCCCTCGACCGCAGCCTCTATTGCGAGGACTGCTCCCCGGTCGCCTTCCAGAAAGAATCGTTGTCGACCTGCGCCTCCAGCTTGGCGACCAGGCGGTTGAACCGGCCGCAGTGCTGCTGGGCGATCCGGCACAGCGACTCGCTCGACAGCACGTTCTCCAGGTAGAAGTTCTCGATCAGCCGGAGCGGCTGCTCCTCGTCCTCGGGGAACTCCCAGAACGCCTCGGCGTTCGGGTTCGTCAGCTTGCTCAGCCCGTCCGGGAGGTCGTGGTCGAAGTTGTCCGACTGGACCCGCTGCAGCTGCAGGTACAGCCGGTAGCGGTTCACCTTCTCGGTCCAGTCGAACTGGCTCTCGACGTCGCCCCGGTCGCGGTCGAGGTTGGCCTGGCGGTAGCAGGCGTCGACCTCGCGGATCGTCAGCGTGCGGAACGTCAGCTTCAGGTTGCCGCCGAGCAGCTCGTACACCTTCACGAACGGCTTGCCGTCGCCGAGCATCTGCGTGCTCAGGAAGCCCATCTTCTCCGTGTAGTCGGGCTCCGGGATGTCCGGCCGGGCCAGCTCCCACCCGCAGTGCGGGCAGTTCTCCATCGGGGCGATCGGGTCCTCGGTGCGGATCGAGCGGGCGGCCTCCGCCGGGTCCACCGGGTACTGCGGGGCGGCGGGCTTGGCGGCCTTGGGGTTCACGGCCTTGGCGGTCGGTGCCCCGGGGATCGGGCGGGTGGCCGGGCGGGCCGGCTCCCCGTACGCCACCGGGATCATCTTCGCCTCCTCGACCTTCTGGGCGTGCGGGTTCAGCGCCGGCCCGGGCTGCACGGCCTGGACCTCGCCGGTGCGGAGCCGGGGCTGCTGGCCGACGTGGGCGGTGGCCGGCTGGGACTGCAGGGCCTCGGCGATCTGGGCGCGAGCCCGGTGCTGCTCCTCCGGGGGCAGCTCGCTGATGTCCTTGGTCTGGAAGTCGACGGCCGGCGTCGCCGGGTCGATCGGCACGGGCGGGCGGACGCGGGCGTCGGCGTTCATCGCCTGCACGGCCGCCTGCATCTCCGGCGTGATCTTGCCGCCGTCCCAGCCCACCTGCTTCAGCTGGTTTCGCTCCAGCTCCGTCATGCCGGCCGGGGCCTCGAACACGCGGCCGGTCGGCAGCGGGAGGCCGGTCAGCTTCACGCCCTGGTTGACGGGCTGGGACACGGGCGGCGGGGCGGCGACGGGGGCGACGCCGGGACGCGGGCCGGGGGACAGTTGGACGCTCTTTGCCACGGGGGTCTCCTCTTGCTTCTCAAAACCGGTTTTTGGATCAGCCGCCGATGACCTTGAAGCCGGTCTTCGGCGGAACGGGGGTCAGGGTGCCGAGCTTCGGGTCCTCGTACGGCCCGGGGCGGTCCTTCGCGTGCCCCTTGGCCGCGTCGAACATCGTCCACGAGTCGAGCTGCAGGAGGGTCGGCTCGTCCTCCCACTTCTGCTTGCCGGGGTACGGGAGCTGCTCGCGGCCCTGGTACGTCACCTTGGGCTCGTCCCACTCCTTGCCGCCGGACCCGCCGCCGAGCCGGGCCATCATCTGCCAGCGGCTCTCGGTGAACTTGAACTGGGTCGCGTGGTACTGCTGGCCGCCCTCCTTGTCGCGGAACGAGAACTCCAGGTCCTTGATCGTGTCGTCGTTCCCGGGCTGCTTCTCCTTGTAGAGCCAGTCCGGGAACATCGCCTTGTGGGACTCCTTGCCGGCCTTCTTCAGCCCCTCGATCGCCTGGCGGATCGCGCCGGCGGCCTCGGAGATCACGCTGCCCGGGATGTCGCCGACGAACGGGTTGTTGTTGACCGACCCGTACCCGTCGCGGTTGACGATGCCGCCGTCGAACACGGCCCCGCCGAGCACGCCGAGCTGCCCGCCGATCGACACCTGCTTGTCGATGATGGCCCCGCTCTCGCTGAACGAGTAGGCGGCCCGCACCGTGCTGCTGTCGCCCTCGGGGCCGACGAAGTGGTTCACGCTCGACCGGGCGTAGTGGTTGACCGTGGTGCCCTTGATCGCCACCGTGTCGCGGCCCTTGCTGGCGTCGAGCACGATCTGCCCGGCCCGCAGGTTGGACCCGCCCGTGCGGAGGTACACGTCGCCGCCGTACGCGACGACGGCCGAGTCCTTCGCCTTCAGGACGATCCCGCCGCTGACGACCTCCTCGCCGACCTTGTCGCGGAACTCGGCCAGGAACGTCGGGGCCTTGCTCTCCAGCAGGATGCCGGCCTTGTTGCTGACGATCTGGACGTTCATCTGGCCCTTGAGCCGGAGGTCCTTCTTGCCGGCCGAGGCGTCGAACGATTCGAGGGCGCGGAGGTTGATGTCGCGGCCGGCGAGGACGTTGAAGTCCGTGCCCGGCGTGACGTCGATGCCGCCCGGGGCGGACAGGCGGATGCGGCCGCCGGTCATCGTGATCTCGGCCCCGTACCCGTCGCCCCACACCTGGCCGCCGTCCGGCAGCATCGCGTGGTAGGCGACGCGGGCGAAGTATTTGACGTCCCCGTACCGCTCGTCGACCTTCACGGTCCGCGGCGTCGGGTAGTCCATGTACATCTGGTTCGCGAGCGAGCCGAAGTTCAGGAAGTCCTGGGCCTTGTCGGGGGCTCCCGCCTTGTTCTGGACGTCCTTCTCCTGCGGGACCTTGTAGTCCTCCTTGTGGTAGTGGAACGGGTGGAGCCCCTGCCAGTTGAAGGCGTGGGCGATCAGGTCCATGACGCCGGCGACGGTCAGCAGGTGCTTCTGCTCGCCCTCGATCTTCACGTCCTTGATCTTGTGCGGGTCGCCGCCGCCGTGCTTGCCGCTGAACTTGTAGTTCCCCTTGCGGGCGTCGTCGCCGGTCTGCTGGTCCTCGGGGAGCCGCATCTCCTTGGCGACCGGGATCACCGGGTACTTGACGTTGAAGTACGCGCGGGCCGACCGCATCGAGTAGGTGCCGTCGAGGCCGACGTTCTCCTCCCACACGCCCATGTCGGGCTCGGAGGTCGGGTCGTCCTTGTACAGCCGCTTGCCGCTCTCCTTGGCCGGGATGTTCACGACCCGCTTGCGGCCCTGCCCGAGGTACCCGCCGTACTCCTCGTAGCGGGCCACGCTCTGCACGTCGTGCTCGCCGTCCTTCAGGTCGAGCTTGCCCACGGGCTTCTCGAACTGGACGTCGGCGTCGCCGTTCTCGGTCGTGTAGTCGGTCCCGTCCTTGTACTGGCCGAGCGCCTCGTGCGGGTAGGTACTGTGCCGCTCGACGTACCGCAGCTCGCCCTCGTCGGACCGGACGACGACCTCGTGGGCCGCCGTCTGCAGGTCCATGTTCCAGCCGGCGACCCGCAGGTGGTCGTCCCAGTAGTTGGCGAAGATCCCGCAGATCTCGCTGACCCGCAGGAACGTCATGTACGCGTCGACGTGGATGCCGACGCCGGTCTCGGTGATCCGGCCCCAGTCCATCGTGGTCGAGTCGACCGGGCGGTTGGACCCGAACGCGTCGATCCCGCCCTCGCGGTAGAGCTGGAACGGCTGCTTGTACGCGTCCTCTCGCAGCAGCCCGCTCTGGCCGCCCTGGCTGATCCAGTCGGGGCAGGCCATCGTGCCGTCGTGCTGCGTGAGCGGGTAGGCGGCGAGGATGACGCCGTGCTTGCGGCCGGGGATCAGCTGGACGACGACCTGGCTGTAGGGCGGGATCACGCCGGTGGCCCGGGGGCCGACCGGGACGTACGCGGACTCGCCGCCGGCCGTGCACGCGATCGTGCCGCCGAGGCCGTCGAGCTGGACGCGGTACCAGTTGCAGTACGGGACGGAGTAGACGACCACGCCGGTGTGCGTGGTCGGGCGGGCTTGGTGCCCCGACTGCTCCTGCCCGGCCCCGCGGTGGGGGTCGGCCGTGAGCTGGCGGAGCGACTTGTTCAGGACCCCGTGGCTGTGCGCGTCGGTGACCAGGTCTTCGGTACGTCGGTCCCGCCGCGTCTGTCCAGCCCCGGTGCCGTTCGTGGCGTCTGGGGGCATTGCTCACCTTGAAGGTGCGATGTTCGGGCTCAAAGGCCCTGGGGGCGGCCCCCGCCCGTGGTGGGAAGGGGCCGCCCCGGTAGAGTCTCTCCCGCCGTCGTCGGGACGGCCGGGATCAGGTCACTTCCATCGACATGAAGATCATCGAGCTGGACTCGTTGATGACCATGTCCTGCGCCTGGACGCCGATCGTCACCTGCTGCAGCACGCAGAACTTGCAGAGGTACTTGATCGAGCCGCCGCCGACGCCGCCGGCACCGGAGCAGTCCGTCTCGGTCAGCTCCAGCTCGATGTTGTTGTTGCGGGCCTGGCAGACGTCCCCGAACTTCTTGTAGAACGCCTTGATCGTGGCGGTCGGCCCCACGACGCGGTTCAGCTGGAGCTGCCCCTGCGTACGGCCGCCGATGTAGTAGCTCCGGTCGCCGCCGACCTCGTAGAGCCGAGTGATGTTCTGCTGGTAGGACGCGTTCATCTGCTGGATGAGGACGGACATGTCCGCCCCCATGTTCAGCTTCGCCTTGTCGGCCGTGAACACGCCACCCAGGTTGGATGCGACGCGCTGGAAAAGATCGGGCATGGTCGGTTCTCCTTAACCGAGCCCCCGGGCCGGGGGCAGCTTCCTTGCTTCCTTGCAAGACCCCCGGGGGCGACGTTGCCCCCGGGGGAAAGGCCTCACTCACTCGACCGATCACCCGGTGGTGGTCGGCGTCGTCGCGCCCGGCTGGGCGGCGAGGGCGATCTGGGCGGCCGACGCGGACGGCACGACCAGGTGCACCTCGAAGTTGTTGAACGGGTACGGCAGTTCGAGGTTCAGGATCAGCACGATCCGGTCCTTGATCGTCAGGTGCTGCCGCAGGTCGATGATCGTCGCGTTGATGATCTGACCGCCGAGCATCGTCGTGAACTTCTCGGTCTTCAGCACCTCGATCAGCGAGATGATCTCCAGCCGGAGCAGGGAGATCAGGCTCGGGGTCACGTTCGCGATCCCGATGAAGGGGGCGAACGTGTCCTTGAACCGGTACGAGATGCTGTCGATGTTCGACGTCAGCATCTCCTCGCGCTGGTTGATGTCCTCGTACGGTCCGGTCGTGACCGCGTGCCGGGTGAAGATCTCGCCGGTCGGGGCCTGCGTCACGATCCACACGCCGCTGCCCGCCATGATGTCGAGCTGCGGCTTGTTGAACTTCTTGGTCGTGCGGGCGACGTTGTCGAAGCCCTCGACCGCGACGTTCGTGAGGCCCTGGTGCGGGAACACGCCCGAGCGGAGGCCGGCGAGGGCCGCGCACAGGTGGTACCCTTCCTGGATCGTCCCGGCCGTCTCGATCGTGTCCGGCCAGACGGCGCGGACCCGGCGGCTGGCGTACGCCCCGGCCACCTTGCCGATGGCGGTCGCCTCGGCGGTCGGGGTCAGGTTCCGCCAGATCTCGATCTTCGCCGGGGCGTTGATCGGGGCAGCCGGCCCGGCCAGCAGCCGGAGCGACTCCTCGGTCTGCACGAGGTCGACGACGAACTCCTGGTACGTCGAGTTCCCGAACCCGTCGCTGGTGTACAGCGCGCGGACGATGTCGCCGGCGCGGACGCCGTTCTTGATGAAGTCGCCGTTCCCGGCCGGCACCGACAGCAGCGTGTACTGCGTGCCCGCGTCGTTCGGGTTGTCGACGATCTTCGCCAGGCAGACGCCGCCGTCCGCCGTGGTCGCCTGCGTGTGGCCCGGGACCGTGGTGCCGGCCGAGACCACCGGGATCTCCGCCAGGCCCTGCAGGTTGACCCACAGGACGCGCCACAGGCCCTGCTCGGGGCTCGATTGGCCGTCGACGTGGGCGGCGTACAGGCTGAGCACCGTCGCGTTCCGCGTGAGCGGCACGAGGCCGTACACGTCGTCGCGGCCGAGCAGCAGCTCCAGCACGTTCGTCCAGCTGTCGACGTCGTCCGGGTTGCAGACCGACGTGTACTTGACCGGCACGCCGTTGCTGTTGCTCAGGGCCTTGAAGATGCCCCACTTCAGCGGGTTCGCCGGGTCGAGCGGGCCGGAGATCCGGTCGTTCAGCTCGCCGACGTCCGAGATCGTGCCGACCTCGTTACACAGCTCCTGCACCCACGCACGGTACTCGACGTACAGCCGGCCGTAGCCCTGGCTGCTCTCGCTCTCCAGCTCCAGCGCGAGCGGCTCGCCGCCGTCCGTCCACGTCGGGTCGTACGCGGTGATCCCGCTCTTGATCGTGATCTCGACGTCGCTCGTCTCGAAGTTGACGAGCGGGGCCGAGTCGGTGCGGTTGCGGCTGACCTCCAGCAGGGGCTGGCGGATGTACAGCGTCAGGTCCGCGGTGTCGTTGTCGGCGACGTCGCTCGGGATCGAGTTGCCGAGCACGAGCGTCCGCATCGGGCCGACGCCCTCGGCGGTCACGTCGACGTAGAACCGGTCGCCCTTCGCGAGGCCGAGGCCGGCGAAGGTGACGGTGACGCCGTGGCTGCCGATCGGGATCGCCTGCCCGGCGGCCGGCACGTTGGTCGGGCCGCTGATGTCGATCCCGGTCGTGGTCGTGACCTTGATCTGCGGGACGCCGTCCGCGAACTTCGAGCCCTTCACGACCTCGACGATGTAGGTCGTGTCGTTCTCGTCCGTGTAGGTGCCGCCGCTGGTCGGGGCCGCGGTCTGCGTGAACGCCGCGCGGGCGACGAGCTGGAACTTCTGGCCGACCAGGAGGTCGTCGGTCGGGATGCCTTGGTCCTCGGCGGACTGCGAGGCGTCGGCGTTGCCGTTGCCGTTGAAGGTCACGGTCGCGCCGAGCGTCCCGATCGGGGTGGCCACGCCCTGCGCGGACGGGGTCACGACCGCGACGTCGTCGAGCCCGGAGGCCGAGATGACGCGGAGCGTGGCGGTCGTGTGGTCGCCGCCGACCGAGCTGGAGGTCACGACGATCGTGTACGTCTCGGTGACCTTGCCCGTCTTGTACGGGTTGTAGCTGGCCGCGCTGGCACCGGTGATCTGGACCGCGTTGAACGGCCCGCGGACCTGGCTGTGCGTGGCGAGGGCCGTGGCGGTGGCCGCGTTGCTGGCGTCGCGGGTGGCGGCGGCGACGACGGCCGCGACCGCGTCACCGATCACGCCCTTAACGTACGACCAGACGGTGATCGGGTCGCCGCCGTTGCTGAACCGCAGCTTGACCACGTCGCCCACCTGGACGTCGCGGTCGAACAGGTCGGCGTCGCGGGTGAAGCTGCCGTTGGTGACGAAGTTCGTGCCGGTCGCGCGGACGCGGTTCGTGTGGCCCGCGACCTTGACGCCGCCGCTCGTGCTGCCGGCCGCGCCCTGGAAGTACCGCAGGAGCGCGTCCTCGACGAACAGGCGCACGCTGGGCTCGTCGACCTGGCCGCCGGCCGGGCGGTGGGGCCAGTCGACGGCGACGTCGTTCAGGTTGTCGTAGTAGTCGAGCTGGCCGAGCGGCCGCTCCTCCTCGTCGGCGTACCGGAGCAGGTACGCGTGCGGCCCGCTGATGTGGGCTCGCAGGGCGTTCGCCACGACGGCGGGGGCGGTCTGGAGATCCTGAAAGACTTCGACCTGGGGGATGACGTACGTGGGCATGATACTGGCCTCCGTGCCAATGTTGGGGTTGTCGAGATCCGTCTCAACAGTCTTCGATGTTCACCTCGAAGCTGACGGCCGCCAGGGGCAGGGCCGCCGTCTCCAGCTTCCACGTCTGCTGGAACGCCCAGCCGATCGTGATGGGGACGACGTAGTTCTGCCGGGCCTCTTCAACTTCGCCGATAGCGCCGACCTCCGTCACCTGGAACTTGTGGAGGCCGAGTTGCTGGACGATCGCCGGTGCGAACTCCGTGAGTTCACGCTGCACCTCCGTCGCCAGGATCTCGCAACTTGCACCCGATCCGTGGATGCAGAACAGGGTGTGGGAGCCTACCCAGAGGGTCGTGTAGTGCTCCCACCCAAGTCCGTCTGCCACATGCCGGTCCCCGATTCCGACCCTCAGGTTCCGGTAGGCGTTTCGGTTGACCAGGACGGCGGGGCGTTTCTCGACGAGATCGCCCCTCCACCTGTGCACCGTTTCAATCATGATACCCGTGGGGAGGATCTCACGCCAGACGGCCGGGCTCGGCCCCTCCCGCAGCGCCGGGTCTTCGATGTTCCTGACGTTGGCGAAGTGCTCGATCAGCTTCTGCCGCAGCAGGCCGGTCATCAGGATCGGCCGCCACCCGATGTGCGCGAGCGACCCCTTGATGCAGTGCCCCAGCAGCTGCCGCCTATCTTGGGACGGCGGGGTTGGGGATTGAGGCGGGCACCAGGTTGCGGGGGTTTGATGGCTCATACAGGTCGCACACTCCCGTCACTTCGTTGAACTTCAGCTCGCGGCCGAACAGCTGGGCGATCACCTTGTCGGTGTCGACCCGGTAGTTGCGGACGCTGATCGTCGGCGGCCGCACCCGGATCACGCCGGGCCGCTGCTTCGGCTGCTGGCCGGCGGCCGGCGGCACGGCGTCGTCGCACCGGCTCCTGGCGATCTCCAGCGGGATCGGGCTCGTCGTCGACGCGAGCCTCGGGCTCCCGAGCGGCTGCTTAGGGACGTGCGGCATTGGCCCTCACCTTCAGCCGGGCAACGTCGTCGACCTGGTGCGGGACGTCGAGCATGTAGACCGGGTCCGTTGCGGGGGCGGGCCGCAGCTCGACGTTGGCGACGATCGGCACCCCGCGGAACTCGATCACGTTCTGGACGCGGTGGACGTGGAACCGGTCGTCCGTCGTCTTGTGGATGAACACGTCGCCCTCGACCAGCGCCCAGGTGTTCAGCATCCGGGCCGAGACCCCGACGTCGGCGACCGTGCCCCGGCTCTTGTCCTGCGTCAGGTGGATCGTCCGGGGGTTGATGTCCGCCCACACGCACCCGATCGGGAAGAAGTACCCGCACCGGAACCCGGTGCCGTAGCACTCGGGGCAGTAGATGTTCGTGACCTCGCCCGTCTGCGGCTCCGTACAGCTCCGGCACCGGTCGCCGGCGACCCGCCGCTTCAGCAGGTACCCGAGCTGGCCGTCGCCGGCCCGCATGTACGCCTGCTCGGCCCGCATCGTCGCCCGGGCCAGCCGCCAGTCGCGGTGGTCGAGCGTGCCGGTCAGCCCGGTCGGGGCGGAGTAGTACGTCCCGAGCTGGGTGTCGAGCCGCACCCGGTAGTATTGCCACCGCACCTTGCCGAAGACCCGCTGCTCGCCGTCGACGGCGAGGAACGTGTCGACGACCGGCGCGCCGACCGGCTTCCAGTCGTCGGCGTCCGGGTTCTCGCTCTGCCCGACCTCCAGCTGGAACGTCAGCGGCCGGGGGTCGGTGAAGTCGTCCCGGAGGTCCCAGAAGACGTGGGTGCCGCCGGCGACGAGGTAGCTGACGACGACCCGGTCGAACGGGTTGCCGCAGTCGCTCGGCCGGCACGGGCGGCACGCGGGGTTGTTGGGGTCCATCGGCATCAGCTCCGCACCCACCCGCCGTACGTCGACCCGAACGACCCGACGCACGCGGCCATGTTCAGCTCGACCTTCTTACGCAGGACGAAGTCCTTCCACTCGGCGATCAGCTGCTTGGCCTCGCCCAGGTACTCCCGCTCCTTGTTCTTGTCGTCCAGCGTCTTGCCGCCGCCGGTGACCTGGAGCCGCTCCCGGCGGTAGTTCATCGCCGCGATCTCCAGCAGGTAGCCCTTGATCGCGTCGACCCAGTGGGCCTTCCAGGGGAAGTTGCGGGTGTCCCACCGCTGGCTGAGCGGCGGGTTCGTCTCGTTGAAGTATTGGATCGGCTTGACCAGCGCCAGCAGGATCTGCTCGTCGTCGAACTCGACGTCGCCCAGCAGCGAGTTGGCCAGGCCGTCGTCCATCATCGCCATGCGGATCTCGCCGAGCGTCGGCGGCCCCTCGGTCCGGTACCGGCTGGCGTCGTCGAACCCGAACAGGCTCCGCTCGATGCTGAGCATGGAGTTCTGCGTGACCTTGAGCTGGCCGTCGTGGACGTACCCCCAGCCGACCGTGTAGATGCCGCTCTGCGAGAACACCTTGACCGGGATCTTGCAGTCGACGATGCCGTTCTCGGGGTCGACGACCTTGCCCTCGGCCGTGACGCACTCGTCGGCGGCCGTGCTCGACCCGGTGAACTCGCGGAACTTGACCAGGACCGTGTCGGCGTCGACCGGCTCCAGGCTCTCGCTGGTGACGCCGGCGGGCTCGGACACGGCGGTGACGAACGCGGTCGTGAAGTCGATCGGGAGGCCGGTCTGGCGGTGGCGGAACGTGTACCGGAGGGTGGCGTGGACGCCCTCGTTGCTGACGAACGCCTTGATCCGCCGGAGGACGGGGCAGCCGTCCTTCACGGGGATGCCGGGCTCGATGACGTCGAGGAGATCGGACACGGAGCCTCCTTGCTCTGTCGCGTGGGGGCGGCCGTCCGTGGCCGCGAGCCATCCACTATAACCGCCGCCGATAGGTAAAGAAAAGCCGGTGACCGCCCTCGCGGGCGGGCCGGCTTCTCCTGGGGGGATGAGATTCAAAAACCGGTTTTTAGAACCCGGTGCGTCGCTTACGTCGGCCGACCTCCCGGCTCGCGAAGAACGCGTGCTGCCGCTGCGAGCGGCGGCCGACCCGGTAGATGATCTCGTTCCACGCGCTCTCGTACGCGATCGTGTACTCCAGCGACGGGTACCGCAGCTCGAAGTCGCCGTGCGGGAACACGAGGACGCCGAGATTGTTACCCAGGCACCGCGAGATCTTCAACCACCGGAGCTGTCCCCACGAGCCCGTGAACCGCAGGTACTCACACACCTGCGGGGGCACGGCCGGGCTCGTGGGGCGCTTGTCGGCGACGCCGACCCAGTTGTCGACGACGACCGTCATCGTCCGAAGTCGGCGTCGTGAGCCGCCGGCCGTTCGACGTGATCCTTCGCCGCGTCGGCGTCGTTCTCGCCCAGCGGGTTCACCGGGCCGGGCGGGATCTGGGCCGGGCTGGCGTGAACCTCGTCGAGGATCACCAGGTTGCCCACGTCCGTCCCCTCGTCGAAGACGCCGGCGTTGTACGACTCCGGGGAGAGCCGCGTCGACCGGACCCTCTCGGCCGTCAGCCCGAGGTCCTCCAGGATGTGCCCGGCTACCCCGTGCTTCTCGGCGAGCAGGCCGATCAGCAGCTCCCGCAGCCCGATCTGGCCCTCGCCCGCCTCCTTCAAGGCGAACTGGGTCAGGACCGCCTTCGCGCGGGGCGTTGCCTCCAGCTTGCCTGCCGTGGCGATCGCCGGCCCGAGCTTCACCAAGTCGCGGATGCGGGCCTGGATGACCTCCGCCGCCGAGATCGGCTCCGGGGCGATGGCACACGCGGTCAGGAGCTTCTGGCCCGCCTCGGTCATCGCCATCCCGTACAGCAGGTGCTCCGTGCCGATGTACTCGTGGCCCCAGCTGAGCGCCACGTCGTTCGCCTTCGCGATCGCCTCCTGCACGACCCGCTTGAACCGCGAGTTCGGGCCGGTGCCGTGCGTCATCAGGGACCGCTGCGGCTCGGGCACCTGCTGGCTGTCGATCACGAGCTGGACCTCGCCGTTGCCGAGCCGCTCCTCGCGGACGACGGTGAAGCCCTTCTCGGTGAACCACCGCTTCGTATACTCGACCGCCGCCCGCTGGTCGGCCGGTAGGTCGTCCTCCGCCGGCACCGTGATGCCGAGCGCGGCCGCCGCCGCCACGAACTTCGCCCGGTCGGGCTGGGCCTCGACGTCGAACCGGACCGTCTCTCGCCGGGGCCGCCGGCCGGGGCTGAACATCAGCGGCCAGTTGAACATCGAGTTCACCCGGCCGTGGACCTCCCGCCCGAGGACGTCCTTGATCGGCGGGACCAGGAACCCGGTGTCGCCGTCCCGCGACTTCAGCTTCACGCCGTCGACCTCGACGTACTCGGCGTGGGCGATCTCCTCCCGCGTTACGACGATGCGGGTGTGCGGGTCGCCGATCTCCGCCAGCGTGCTCTTGAGCCCGGCCTGCATGGCGTCGACGAACGCCTGCGGGACGTTCAGCCGCAGCCACTTGCCGAACGCGAGCCCCGCCTCCTGTGCGGGCACGGTCTGGTCGAACGGGACCACGACTACAGGGGTCGCCTGGTCGTGCTTGGACATGATCTTCAGTTCTGCCATGGTCATCCTCCCAGGATGTTTGGCGACTCTCGGTGCTCCGGGGCTTGGGACCCGGCCCCGTCGCCCACGCGGGCGATCGGGGGACCTTACACCGGCGGGGGCGTGGGGGCACGCCCCGCGACCGGTGCCCTCGGGGGAGAGAGGGATTGCCTACGCCTTGGCGGCGGGCTGCGTCGCGGGCGGCGCGGCCGGGGTCACCGGCTTACCGGCCTGCGTCGCCGCCGTGGCCTGGCCGACGCGCTGGCACCGCGTGATGTCCTGGAGCACGGGCATCACGGCGTCGTGCTTCTCGACCATCGGCGACAGCTGCTTCAGGTCGACGTCGCTGGCCTTGACGGTGCCGCGGTGGACCGACAGGAGCGTCTTCATCTCCTCCTCGGTCAGCTGCGTGGCCGCCGCGACGGCCGCCGTGTTGATCCGGTCCATCGGGCACTGCGGGTAGAACTCCCGCACGTACTCGACGGCGACCTCGTGGGTGCCGCTGGGGACCTCGGCGTCACCGCCGAGCTTGGCGTCGCAGCCGACGAGGGCGGTCAGGGACAGGGCGGCGAGAACGAGGGTGGTGGTGAACTTGTTCATGGCTTGGTCTCCTTCGTGGTTTCTGTGAACGGTTTACTTGCGGGGACAAAGGCCCGCCGGCAACGCGCCGGCGGGCCGGGGGTCGTCTAACTCAGACGCGGTGCGCGGCGTCCTCGAACCTGTGGCTCCGGTCGCCCGGGGGCCGCTGGTCGTTGTGACGCCGGCGGGGGTGCTGCCGCTGTTGCCGCAGCTTCTGCTTGAGCCGGCGGAGCTGGTTGCGGCGGGTCCGCAGCCGGGCCTTCAGCTCCTCGGCGAGGGCGCGGTACTCTGCCGCGCTGCTGAACAACAGGTCCAGCACGCGGATGAGGCCCGGCCAGATCTTCCGCCGGATCATCACCGGCCGGAGCCCGACGCCCAGCACGAACGCGACCACGATCAGCGTCGCGGCGGCGAAGTGCGGGCTCGGGTGCGGCTGCAACTTCGTGTTGAGCCGCAGGAGGCCGGCGATCACGAAGATCGCCAGCAGGACGCCCAACGGGACCATCAGGCCCCGCTGTTGGAGCACCTGGCGTGCTCGGGTCCAGAACTGCTGCATGACATCCTCCCAGGATGTGGTGAACTGGAACGAGGCCGGGAACGTCCCGACCCCTTAACGGCCGCCGACGAGCGAGCCGTTGTCGAGTACCCCGTCGACGTCGTCGCCGTCGTCGTCGGCCGCCGCCGGGGCCTGCCGCAAGGCCCGCCGCTGTGCCTTGCGGACGGCCTTGTTGTGCTTCGACCGGCGGACCCGCTCCGAGTTGGGGATGCCGGGCTCGTCGACGTCGAGCAGCTCGGCCTCGGTGCCCACGACCGCGGCGGCGATCGCGGTGGCCTCCTTCGCGGCGACGGCGCTGCTGGCGGCGAACCGGTTGACGTGACCGGCCAGGCCGCCCGCCGGCGCGTCGTCGTCCGTGTCGTCGTCCGTGTCGTCGGCGTCAGGGGCCGAGGCGACGACGGGGACGGGCCGGCGGGGCTTTCGCGCCGGCCGCGTGGTAGGGACCGCCGTGGCCGCCGCCGTCGTCGCGGGCTTCTTGGCCCGGGACTTCCGCTTGGGCTTGGCCTTCTTGACCACGACGACCTCCTTCGGCTTCTTCCACCAGGCCCACACCCGCTTCGGCAGCGAGGTGACCCGGCGGCGGCCGTTGCCGAGGCCGTGCGTCACGGCGTCGACGTTCGCCAGGAAGCCGGCGAACTTGCCCGTCTCGGGCCGCGGCCGCATGGCCAGCCCAAGCACGAACACGGCCGAGAACGCCGTCGCGAGGGCCGCCGTGGCGAGCAGCGGCAGCTGCGGGTACGGCACGTACGGGGCGCGGCCGGCGGCGTACAGCAGGCCGGTCACGATGCCGCCGAGGATCGCGATCGCGATCAGGACTCGGCCGGCGGAGGCGAGGGTCGTCTTCATAGGCATCCTCCCAGGATGTGAAGAGTGTGGAAACGCGAAGAGGCCGCCGGAACGCCCGGCGGCCTCTGAATCACCAGTGCCGGGTGACCCCGGCGCTGGTGGCAGTTTGAAGTCGACCCCTGGTTTTAGGGGGTCTCTTCGAGTGAAGGTGGTGAGTAGGTGACGCTTCCCGCTGGTCCGTGGCCTCGACGTTGGGCGTCCGAGGGTCCGGGGCTGGGCCTGGCGTCACTCCATGCGGTGCCTCCTTCCCTAAAAACGTCTTGTCGCCACCGAAGTGTACGAAAAACTGCCGCCCGCGTGGGCTAAGCGGCTGCTCACCTATTATGACACGTTCCGGGCCGTTTTTTAGCCCTTCCGCGCGTCAATTTCGTCGCTGCTCGACGCCCCGGCGCTCAACTGCTTCGCCGGCACCGGGATCTTCCGCTTCAGGTACTCCTCCACGACCTTCGCCTCGATCGCGTCGGGCATTTCGGTCCCGTCCGTCATGACGTGGACGATGCGGTCCGGCGGGGTTTCGCGGCCGACCCCTCGCATGATGCCCGCGTCGTCGATCCAAAAACCGGTATTGAGTTTGGCCATTGGCTGTCCCTTCGTCGCCGGCGGAGGCCGTCCTCGACCTCGTACCGTTCCACCTTCTTGAAACCGATCTGCACGAGCCGCTCTTTGACCTTCGGCACGTTCCGAAGGAACTGGCCCGCCGAGAACATCCCCTCGGAGAACTCGCTCATCCCGTCCGCGCAGTTGAACACCACGCAGGCGGTCGGGCGGTACCCGTACGCCGAGCACCGGCCGTCCGCCGCGAGCATCGGGCACTTCTTCCCGCCCTCGCCGTCGTCCACGAACCGGAACATGTACTCGTTCGGCCGCTCCGGGTGGACCACGGCGATGTCCGGGTGCACGAAGCGGAACCGCTCCCACGGGAAGACCTGCACCTGGACGTACCCGCTCTCGCCCTTGGGCACCCGGCAGCACCGCCCGCAGCCCTCGCACGGGGCGTCGAACGTGTTTGAGATCACGGGCAGGTAGATCCGCATGTGCCGCTTGCCGTGCCGGGCGATCGACCAGGCCTCCAGCAGGTACCGCCGGACCCGGTTCGGCGTCGAGCCGTAGCCCTCCAGCCACTTCGGGTCGAACCCGCTGGCCCGCCACGCCTTCAGCCAGGGCCGGACGAACCCGACGAACTTCCTGAACGCCCGCGGGTGCTGGACCATCTGCCCGATCACCCGCGCGTCACGCTTCAGCTCGCGGAGGCCCCACTCTTCGAGGCGGAACCGCCACCGCCAGTACATCCGCCGGTACCAGGGCGTCGGGTCGTCCCCGAACGACGACACGTACTTCGCCGCCATCTCGACCCGCTTGTCTCGCGCGATCAGCTTGCTCATGGGGAACCTTCAAATGAGTTTCGGCCCCGGGTGCCGCTGACCCTTCAGGGCGCAGAGGTCGACGCGGAGCATCTTCATGTCGTGCTGCTTGTGGAAGTCGTCGGGGTAGAACTCCTCGGACTGGATCAGGTCGAACTTGCACGCCACGCCCGGGAGCTGGGCGGCGAACTCCTTGCGGCTGAAGTGGAGGAACGTGTTCAGGTTGAACCGGGTGCGGTGGAGCGGGTTCTGGTCGGCGTACCGGCCGGTCAGCGCCGGCACGATCACGGTCAGGTAGCCGCCGGGCAGCAGGGCCTCGTACAGGGCGTTCATGACCTCGACCAGGTGCTCGGGGCGGATCAGCTGGAGGCAGTCGCTCGCCGTGATGTACCCGAACCGGTTCTTCAGGTAGACGCTCTCCCCGAGCTTCAGCCGCTGGTTGGACAGCTCGGGCCGGCGGAGCTGGGTCGGGTGGTCGGGGTGCCAGCTCTTCTCCCGCATCTGCGAGAGGAGGTCGAGCGTCAGGTGCTCCTCCCGCCGGCACCACTCGCCGATCAGCGGGGCGAGGTACTTGTGCCGGTTGGCCCGCTGCTGGGCCTGGATCGCGTCGTTGCGGGCCTTGACGGTGTTCGAGGCGTGGTAGCGGTACAGGTACCCGCAGCCGCCGATGTGGTGGAACGGGACCCCGGTCAGGTACGTCCGGCAGATCAGGTCGTGGTCGTCGCCCACCGACATGCTCGCGTCGTGCCCGCCGGCCGCCCAGTACGCCTTGCGGCTCCAGACGCGGACGTGGTCCGGGGCGAAGTAGACCTCGCACAGGGACCGGGGGCTGATGTCGAAGTTGCGGGTGACGAGGAACGGCTTGTCGTACACCCGGAGCGGGTAGTGCTCCCAGCCCCACGACGGGGCGTACCCCCAGCTGTCGAGCTTCCCGTCGTTGAACACGGCCACGTCGCTGTAGACGAACCCGGCCCCCTCGGCGATGCCCTTGGCGACCTTCGCCAGCGTGCCGGGCACGAGGAGGTCGTCGTGGTCCATCTCGATGAAGGCGTCGCCGTGGCACAGCTCGACGGCCTCCCGCTTCAACGCCCCGATCTTGTCGGAGCCGATCGCGGAGTGGTGCACGCGGACCCGCTTGTCGCTGATACCGATCGCCGCGATCAGGGCCTGGAGATCGACCATCGAGCTGTCCGGGCCGTTGGTGACGATCACCCACTCCCAGTTCTCGTACGCCTGGGCCTTGATGCCGTCGTAGACCTCCCGGAGGTGCTTCGCGTTGTGCGTCGGGGTGAACAGTGAGAGCTTGGGCGTCATCGTGCGGCCTCCAGTTCGGCCGCCAGCTCCTGCGATGAGATCCCGGCCCGGGCCAGCGCCTCCTCCAGGCTCTTCGGCGGCGGCGGGCAGTAGATCAGGCCCGCCCGCTTCTGCCGCCGCAGGAACACCATCCGGCGGCGGACCCCGAATCTCAAAACCGGCTTTTGGATCTGCTCGGCCATGCCCGGGACGATACCCGATCGGGGGACAAAACAGAAGCGGCCCACCCGAGGGTGAGCCGCTCCGTTCGCCTCCGTGCGATGTGGGAAGCCTCCGGCTTCCCCCGCTGCAGCCGTTAGGCCGCGACGGCGTAGTCCAGGCTGTCCGAGGTCCGCCAGCACGGGTCGACCGCGCTGAGGGTACCGTTGTTCAGCCGGAGCATCTTGTTGGCCCCGGTCGTCGCGTCCTGGAGGATCGGCGACGGGGTCGTCAGGATCTCGATGTCGCCCCGGTCGAGCGCGTCGGCGAGGGCCTGGTACTGCCGCTTGTCGGTGACGCGGTCGCCCCGGCCCACGGCCTCGATGATGTTGCCGAACACGGTGAAGACCTGGTTGTTGGCCAGCTCGACGCCGTGCGGCGGAAGGAACCCGAACCGCATCTTCTTACCCGAGACGTTCTTGATCGTCGAGTAGAGGCAGTTCTTGTCGAAATGTCCGGTCCTGCTCATGGTCGTTGTCCTTGTTCAAAGTGACTTCGAGCGTGGACGCCACACGGGTGCCGCCGAGCAGCGGCCCTGCGTTAGGCGTTCTGCCCGTACCCGATCTGCGCCGCGAGCTGCGACGCCTCCGCCGCCTTCAGGCTCAGGGCCGAGTTGTAGATGCTCGGGTCCTGGGCGAGCTGGATGGCGGCCTGCCGGCGGGCGACCTGGGCGTCGTTGGCGGCGGCGGCCTTGATCCCGCCGTCGAGCCCGTGGCGGGCCATGACGTTCGAGAGGGCGGCGTTCGCCTCGGCGATCGGGTCGTTCGCATCGTTGGCGGCCTTGACGCGCGGGTCCTGCTCGACCACGCGGAGCTTGCCGGCGAGGTCCAGGTACTCCTGGGCCTGCTTCTCAGACGCGGGCGTGAACCCGTGCTGGGCCAGCCGGCCGAAGAAGGCGCGGGCGTGGACGTTCTGGAAGAGCGTGTCGTAGGCCGTCTTGGGGTCGGGCAGCGCGCCCGCTTGTGCTTGTCCGTTCACGGTTGTTACCTCGCGTGGTTGAGTGGTTGTCCGTTCACTGGGGCGGCCCCGGCCGGCTCAATGTCCGGCCGGGGCAACCCGCTTGTTCACCCGTTACTGGGCTGACCACCCGATCACTGGTAGTCGACGCGGGCGAGGCCGCTGGTGTGGCCGATCGAGCCACCCATCGTCTCGTACGCGAAGAACTCCAGCATGAACGCCTCGCGCCGGATGTACATCGTCGTGTCTTCGAGCACGTACGACTTCCCGATGAACTTCGGGTCGCTGAACATGTACATCGTGTTCGTCGGCACGAGACCCTTCTTGATCGTGATGATCCAGGTCTTGCCCATGAACTCCGTCTGCGTCCACCCGTTCCGCATGATGTCCTGCGACAGGTCGCCGCCCATCTCGTTGCGGCCGAACTTGCAGATCTCCTTGATCGTGATGTGGTTCACCAGGATCGTGTGGACCTCCAGGTTCGACGGGGTGTTCGGCATGATCTTCATCGCGTCCCAGAGGGTGTCGCGAGTGATCCCGCCGCTGATGACCTCGTGCTGGACGACGCCGCTGGTCGGGACGACCAGGCCCGCGCCGACCATCGCGGTGTTGACGGCGCGGACGAACTTGCCGTCCTCCTCCGCCAGCATGTCCTTGATCGCGTTGTCCGACAGCACCTGTCGGATGTCCATGATCCAGGTCCGCAGCTCGTCGACGTCCTTGGTGAAGCGGGGCGTCACGATGCGGTCGAACATCACGCGGTAGCGCGGGCCGCGGATGTACAGGTTCTGCGGCAGCGTCGCGAACGGGATGCTGATCGCGGCCGGGCTGTCCGGTTCCTTGTCGACGACCTTGACCGGCTTGTCGGTGTCGACCTGGCGGTCCAGCTCGTCGTTGCTGATCGGCAGCGGCGGCATGATCCGCCGGTAAAAGCCGTCTTCGCGCATCTTCGTGCGGGTGAAGTCGTTCACCGCGTCCACGGCCTGCTTTTCGAGCGAGGGGTCGTGGCTGGAGAGCTTCTCGAACAGGGCCTCGTTGAGGAGGCGGCTCTCTTCCTGGGTGGTGATGCCTGCGGGCATGGTCGATCCTCCGTGATCGTTGTCGTGGTTGTCGATCCGTCTCCCGCAGGCCTCGCCTCATCCCTGAGGCGTAACCGGCCTACGGTGACTCAAAAGAACACTGCTGCGACTGCTCCCGGTGCTTACGCGATCGGGGGCAGGTAGTACGCCCAGAACGCCAGCGCGTCCTCGCCGTACCCGTTGTCGACCACGCCGCGCGAGACGACGCCGCACAGGCAGTTCGTCTTGATCGTGCCCTTGGTGAGCTGGCCGGCGTTCACGCCGCCGCCCGCCACGGTCGGCGAGGTCAGGAAGTCGTTCGGGGCGTACGACACGGCCGAGTTGTAGTTCGTCGAGACCAGCTCGTACGAACCGATGGCCACGAGGGCCATCATCACGCCGGTCGGGTTGATGCCGATCCACGCGCCCTTGTCGGTCGCGGGGTCGCCGCCCTCGTTCTTCACGTCCGGGTCGTCGCTGGCCTGGAACGTGTAGAGGGGCATGCGGGCGACGTTGCCGACGCCCGGCAGGAAGGTCTTGGAAGCGCTGACGTGCACGACGCTGCCGGGCGGGAGGCGCGTCGAAACCGACGCGTCCAGCTTGGCCTCGAAGTCCACCGCGTTCATCTGCGGCCAGCCCTTGAGGGCGTTCAGGGTCTCGGCCGTCATCTGGCGAGGAGCTGCCATTGTGATTGTCCTCCGTGACAAGGGCCATGGCTGGCCCAGCGAATCCGTTCAGGTTGAAAGAGACACAGTTGGGCGTCGCCGCCCCCGGGTGCTTACCCGAGGTTGACGCCCAGGCCGGCGGCGAACGCGAGGTCCGACGCCTTCTTCACGCCGGTGCCGGTCCGAGCGCCCACGAATGGCGAGCGGAGGGAGTCGTACGAAGCGGGCTGGCTATCCGTGCCGGCCTTCTCCGAATCGACGCCCGCACCGAGGCGGTCGCCGGCGACCTTGCCCTGCCCCTTGAAGGAGGCGAGCTTGGTGACGGCGTTCTTGAGCAGGTGGAGCGATTGGGCGTGGTCGCCCAGCGCGGCTTCGGCCGCGGCCTTCTGGTGCTCCCCGATCACACCGGCGTCCAGCATGACCTTCAGCAGGTCGGGCACGAGGTCGGCGGCACGCTTCTCGGCGGCCTCCTTCTCGGTGATCTGGTCACAAGCCCGCTTGCCGAGGACGCTGGAGACGGTGATGAACTGGAGCACCTTGGCCGGGTCGATGTTGGCCGTTGGGGTCGACATAAGGTGATCCTCCGTGATCTTCTGGGTTTCGAGGACGGCCTCATGCCGCCCGGTTCAGTGGACACACGTTCGTGACTGGCCGCGTTACCGCTGGGCGGCGGCAGCCTTCTGGGCGCGGCTCCGCGAGACCACCTCGCGGACGTAGCTGGCGACGGCCTCCTTCGGGGGCGGGGTCGCGGCGCGGCCACGGCGATCGCCGGCGGCGACCTCCATGCCGGCACCGGCACCGCCCGGGGGCATCCCGGCAGCCTCGGGCGGCAGACCGCCGCCCGGCCCGCCCGGACCGGCCGGAGCGCCACCCTCGCCGCCCGGGGCGGGCGGACCACCGGGGGCACCCCCGCCGGCCGCCTCTTCCTGGATCGCGGCCATCAGCTCCTCTTCGGAGATGCCGAGCTGTTCGAGCAGGGCCTGGAGCCCGCCGCCGCCGGCCTCGCCGCCCGCCTCGGGGGGCAGGCCGCCGCCGGCCGCCGGGTCCTCCGGGGGAGCGCCGCCGGGGGCACCGCCGCCGCCGAGCGCGGCCGCGATGTCCTCACCGCCGCCGCCACCGCCGGCCGCCGCCTCGGGCGGGAGACCGGCCTCGGCACGCTTCTGGGCGCGGGCCTGGGCCTGCTTCTGGGCGAAGAAGTCGCCGAGCCAGGCCGCGGTGCGGTCGGCGTCGTCCTCGGCGAACTTGATGATCGTGTCGATCTGCTCGACGACGACCGCGTCGGTCGCCTGCTTGTCGAGGGTGCCCGTGAGGATGCCGGCCATCTGCCAGCCGACCTGTTGGGCGAGGGCGGGGTCGATCTGACCGGCCTGCTTCTGCTGGGCCGGGGCGACCTGGGTGACGGTGCCGTCGCCGGCCTGCTTCACCTCGACGCCCTGGACGGTCAGGTCGGCGCAGATCGCGTCGCCCAGGTCCTGGAGCATCTCGGCCAGCTTGGTCAGCGGGGCGTTCTGGAGGTCGCCGGCGTACTTGAAGCCGTCGAGCGAGGCGTTGTCGGTGCGGGCGGGGTGGCTGGAGCCCGGGTCGTCCTTACCCGGCTTGGCCTTGCCCGTCTCGTTCTCGGGGTCCTCGCCGGTCGCGGCGACCGTGGTGCCGAGCTGGAGGTGGTCCTCCGCGCCCGGGCCGCCGGCCCGCTTCAGGGCGGCCGTCTTCGCCTTCGCCTCGGCCGTGGAGTCGACCGAGGGCGAGCCCTGGTCCTTCTTCACGTCCTTGGTGTTCTCGGCGGAGCGGGCACCCTCGGTGGCGGCGCTGGTGTTGTCGTCGACCGACTTGACGGGGTGAGTCGTCGCCCCGCCGATGCTCCCGGGCTCGGTGTGGGCCTCGGCCGCCTTGACGTTCCCGCGAACCTCGCTGAGGAACGACTCGACGGTCGCGAAGGCCGGGCGGCCCGATGCTTGCTTGGTTGCCATCCTTGGTCTCCTGTGAACCGCGTCCTTGCAGTCTGGCCTCTTGCCGAAGCCCGGTGAATTACCAGACCCTATTCTGCCCGACCGCAAGGCGCGCTGTCAAATTGAAGTCCCCGTCGTTCGAGGCGATCCGGTAGAGGGCGGCCAGCTTGTAGACCGCGTACTCGTCGGCAAGGGAGGCAGCGTCGGGGTGATCCGCCGCCTGCTTCTCGTTCCAAAAACCGGTTTTGAGAACCGGCACATCGCGGTGACGCACCGCGCTCCGCATCGCCCGGTCCTGGGCGGCGGCCTTCTCGAAGGAGAACGCCGGCACCAGGTTGCTCGCCAGCCCCCGCACTGCGACGGAGGCCGTCTTCGCGTGTCCGACCTCGAACAGGTTGTGGGTCAGCCGCTCGCCCAGGTCGTCCGACTCGGCCAGCCGGCCGAAGACGCCCGTCAGCAGCTCCGCGGCCGCGTCGGCGGCGGCGGCCTTCCCCCGCCACCGGGCGAAGTCCGCCAGCGGCAGGATGATCTTGTGGTCGGCCAGGGCGGCGAGGGCGGCGGCCGCCTTCTCGCTGCCGGCGGGGCCGATCAGCGCGAGCTGGGCGTCGCTCAGGCTGCCCATGACGCGGCCGTCGCACCACCGGGGGTCGAGCCCGGTGCCGGCGAGCGGGGCGTGCTCGATCGCGGCGAGGGCCTGGGCCAGCTTGATCTGGCCGGCGACGTGCTCGCCCCAGTAGGCGGCGTCGTTCTGCCCGATGCACACGCCCAGCGGGGCGGTGACGCCGAGCATCTCGGCCATCTCGGCCCCGGGCGTGAACTGGTGGCTCGCGGCCTTGGCCAGCCAGTCGGCGCGGGCACCGTACGCGATCCGGTCGGCCGGGCGGTAGACGTTGCTGATGTCGAACCAGACCGGGTTCGGGTTGTCGACGTGGAGGATGTGCCCGTCCTCGGCGATCTTCGTGAGGTTGTCCTTGCACCCGCCGTACTTGCACGTCCCCTTCGTGCAGTATTCGTTCCGGGTGCGGGCCTGCTTCTGGCACCCGCTGCAGATGTCGAACGGGACGCGGCACGCCATCGAGACGGGGATGTCCTCGTCCTTGGCGAGCTTCTCCAGCTCCTTGTCGGCGACGAACCCGCCGTTCCGCTCGGCCGCCTCCTTCGAGGCGTTGAGCATCGCGAGCAGCTCGACCCGGTGCATCGCGTCGTTGTACGCCGACTGCTTCACGTACCCGTAGAACGGGTCGTTGTTCGACAGCTTGTTCTTGTGGTTGCGGAACCACTTGGCGTACTTCTCGAACGTCTTGTGGTGCTCCTTGCAGGTGGCGGCCTTGAACCCGTCGCCGTTGCGGTTCGGGCCGTAATACTCGGACGCGCCGAGGGCGACGAGGTGGATCGGCACCTCATCCTTCGCGACCTTCAGCCCGTCGATCGCGTCGAGGAACTGGTGGCCGGCGACCTTGATGAAGTCGCGGCGGTCGGAGCCGATCAGGCCCCGGCTCGACACCTTCACCATCATCGCGACGGGACGGTCGAAGTCCCAGCCACGCGGGTCGATGATCTTCGTCATTGCCATGGCGGGATGCTCCTCAGTTGCCCAGCAGACCGTCGATCTGCTGGAGGCGGGCTGCCTCGTCGGGGTTCAGGCCGCTGTTGTTCTGGGCGTACTGCTGGGCGGCGATCAGCAGCGGACCGCCCCACGCCAACGCCCGGCCGCCCTTGCTGCCGGTGATGCTCTTCCGCGCGTCCGCCCGCAGGCCGGCGCGGCTCGCCGCGACCGCCCCGGGCAGGTTGTTGCCGGTCAGCCCGCCGTACTGCGGCTTGGCCGTCGCCGCCAGTGGCGTGTACCCGCTGGGCATCGACATCCGCGGGGCGGCCGTCAGCGGCCGCATCGGCTGCTGCGGGGGCACGGCGTGCGGGGCGTGCATCGGGTTGGCCGAGTTCCGCCACACCTTGTTCGCCACCCAGGTCGCCGCGTTCTGCGTGCCGGTCACGGCGTTGCCGGCCGCCACCCGCGCGCCTTGGACCTTGCTCGCGGCCGGGGCGAGGGCGCGGGAGCCGTTGCGGTCGACGACGCCCCGGAGGAGGCCCCGCTCGCCCTCGGGCACCCGGGCCAGCAGGGCGGGGGACACGGCCCCGTTGTTCGCCATCGCCGCCTGCAGCGCCTGGCGGGTGGCCGGGCTGGCCCCGTGCATCGCCTGGGCCTGGGCGGGCGTCAGCCCGACCGTCTTGAGCGGGTCGCCCTTGGCGGCGTCGAACACGCCCTGCAGGGCGGCCGAGCCCCGGGCGGCGTGGGCGCGGCGGGCGAGGATCTGCCCCTCGTACGCGAGGCCGGGGGCGACGCCGGCGGCGGCGTAGGGGAGCGTGCTGTGTGGGGCGTCGTAGGCGTTGCCGCCGGCCTCGATCGCCCGGTTCAGCAGCCCGTTGCGGTCGCGGAGCGCCGACTGCTCCGGCACGAGCCCCAGGCCGCCGGGGACCTCGAAGTCCTGGCCCGGGTTCGCCGCCTGGAACTCGGTCTTCTTCCGCGTCAGCTCCGCGAGGGCGGCGTTGTCCGGGTTGCCCTCGGGCACCGACACGCCCGACCGGCGGTAGTTCGACCGCCACGTCTCGGGGCTGAGCACGCCGGGCTTCTCGCCGGGCTTGCCGCCGGCACCGCGGGGGACGGCGTCCAGCGGGCTGCCCTTGGGCTTGCCGGGGATCTTGAGCGTGGCGGGCTCGCCGACGCGGCTGAAGTGGTTGTAGGCCGCCTGGCCGCCGGCACCCATGGCCCCGCCGACCAGCGCGCCCCGCAGGGCACCGGACCACGGGTGGCTCTCGCCCTCCTCGTCCTCGGTCAGCCCGCCCAGCGCCGCCCCGCCCAGGCCGCCGAGCAGGCCGCCCTGGATGCCGGACTGCGCGGTCGAGCCGAGGCTGTCCCAGATGCCCTTGGTCGACGCCAGGGCTCCGCCGAGGCCGACCTTGTTGGCCGCCCCGGTCACCCCGTCCGAGACCGTCTTTAGCGCGCCGGGGGCGTACTTGCCGGCCAGCGCGCCGAGGAAGCCCTCCGCGGCCTTCTCGAACGCGACCTTCTCGACGGTCGGGCTGCCGCCGCGGACCGCCAGCGCGCGGCACGCCAGGGCGGCGGCCGCCTGCTTCACGGTCACGGCGGTCAGGTCACAGGATGGAGAGTTCGGCGTCATCGGGGATGATCCTGTAGGGGTCCTCGGCCGCCTTCACCGGCGGCTTGGCCTTGGGCACGTTGGTCTTCGGGATCGGCTGCAGCGACTCGGGCGTCGGGGCGTTCGTGCCCATGATGCCCGACTCGATCGACGTCATCTGCTGGGCCTCGTGCGGCTCCAGGTTCGACTGCAGGTGGTGACGCAGGAGGCTCCGCACGGCGATCGGCTGCGTAGCCGTGCGGGGGGCCATCTGCGAGATCTCGTTGTACGCCTTGGCCACGTCGTCGGGGTCGTACCCGCCGATCACGTCGTCGTTCATCAGGTCCGTCAGGAGGGCCTGGCTCTTGATCTGCCGAAGCTGGGCGTCGTGCGCCGGGTCTTCGAGTTCGAGGTAGGTGCTGTTGATCTTGGGGGCTGGGTCCTGGTCCCCGAACGCCTTCTCCAGGAGCCCCCGGGTGCCCATGCCGACCGCCGTTCCCTTCGCCCAGTCGAGCGAGTTGGCGGCCTGCTTGTCCACGCCGGCGAGCAGCGACCACTCCTCCTCGGGGGCGGCGGCCTGCTTCTCCGGGGCGGCGGCCTCCTTGGCGCGGAGGCGGTGCGGGAGGAACGCCCGCACGTCGTCGGCGTCGAAGTAGGCGATGTCCTTCTCGGGGATCAGGCTGTCCGTCGCCCGCTTCAGGATCTTCGGGGACGCGACGTACGGGGCCAGCTCGCCGATCGCATGGGCCTCCAGCGCGTCGTTGGCCGCCTTCTCGGCCGCCCGCTTGGTGTTGACGGTCTGGGCGAGGTCCAGGCACTCCTGGATCAGGTTGTACGGCGCGCGGGTCGGGTCGGCGTGCACGAGCGGCATGCGGTCGCCGGCGCGGGCCTCCTTCATCTTGTTCCGGCCGTAGACGAAGTCCATCAGCTGCCGGCCGGCGTTGCCGTGGTAGGTGACGGCCGCGAACTCGGCGGCGGCGAACTTCTCGCGGCTCTGCGGGCTCTGGCGGAAGTAGTCGGCCAGCCGGCCCATCGCCGAGATCAGGCGGTCGTTCGCCTGCCCGGCCTTGGTCCGCGCCTCCTCGGCGGCCCGCTTGAGCGACAGGTGCGTGTTGTACACGTACTCGACGCCGGTGCGGGTCGGCTTGGGGGCGGGCGGGTTCTCGGCCGCGTGCTTCTCGCGGGCGGCCTTCAGCCGGCCCTGCTCCTGCTGGTGGGCGCGGAGGCTCGTCCACTGCGGCGGCTGCCGGTAGTCGAGGGAGACGCCGAGGTCGGACGCCTGCTTGAGCACGGCCTCCTTCGTCTCGGGGAAGATCTGCCCGATGACGTGCTCGGGGTCGACGATCGGGAAGTCGGCGAACTTCGCGAGCGCGGTGTCGGCCCCCTCCCGCTGGGCGGTCTGGCGGCCGGTGTTGTACGCGTGGGCGAGGAACCGGATCTTGTGCGACCCCAGCTTCTCGCGGCGCGCGATCTTCTCCACGGCGGCGTTGGGGGACATGCCCCCGCCGTCGACCAGGTCGACGGCCTCCTTGGCCGCAGAGATGATGGCCTGTTCAGCTTCCTTGCTGAGCGTTCGCATGCTGTTGGTCCTCCTGACCAGCGTTGCCACGCGGCCGCGGGGGCGGCAGCTTGAATGTCTCGATCCCTTCGATCTTATCAGGTTTCCGCCCCGCCGACAGCAGGAGCACCTCGTCGTCGCGCAGCTCGACGGCGGACTCGTCGTACTTCTGGACCAGCGTGCCCTCGACGAGCTTGTTGCCCTCGTCGCCGACCGCCCAGTCCATGCTCGTGAGCATCGCCTGCACGGCCTTGTGGAAGTTGTCCTTCGCCTGCAGGGCCGCGTCCTTGTTCCGCTCGATCTGGATGATCTGGTTGTTCAGCTCGAACAGCTGCATGATCTGGTAGCGGTTCGGCTCGAACGTGTGCATCGCCATGTTCGAGCGGTGCCGCAGCCGGTCGATGTAGTTGTTGTCCATCCACTCGCCGACGCCCTCCCGCTCCATCACCTGGTTGCCCCGGCGGAACCCGCTGAGCACGTAGTCCAGGCAGAAGACGCCGCCGAAGTAGGCGAAGAACTTCGTCGTGCAGTCGAAGTACGGCCGGCTCACCTGCTTGAACGCGACGTGGGCCGGGTTGACCTCGTCCTCCTCCTCGTCCAGGTGCTCGGCCTCCCACGCCGGCATCAGGACGTGGTCGATGACCCAGTCGTGGTTCTTCAGCCGGTCGCGGACGTTGAAGAAGACCTTCTCGTACCAGTGCACGACGCCCGGCACGGTCCCCAGCTCGTCGGCGATCTGCTCGTCCGTCTGCCCGGCGAGGATGCGGGCCTCGACCATGATCGCCTTGCGCTTGCCGTCGTCCTCCCGCCGGTCGTGGATCTGGTAGGCCCAGAACAACCCCGGGTTCTCGTACCCGAGCTGGTTGCGGGCGGCGTCGTCGTACGCCCGGTACCGGAGCATGAAGTTCCGCAGGCCCTTGACGTAGTCGTCGTCCCGCTTGGTCGACCGGCCCGGGTTGGGCATGCGGTCGACCATCTGCAGCACACGGTCCATCCGCCAGTCGGGGCGGCGGAACGGGTTGAACTTCTCGAAGTCGATCTGCTGAGCCATGTCGGTCGTCCGTGACCAGGAGGAGCAGTTTCAAAAACCGGTTTTGGGATCAGCCGCCCATGCCGATGCCCTCGGCCGACCGGATGACGATCCGGTAGGTGCCGGCGGCGAGCACGCGGGCGTAGATCTTGCGGGGGGTCCCGATGTTCCGCTTGGGCTCGGGGTCCTGGTTCTTGTACTCGAACTCGGCGGCCGTCGTCTGGATGCCGGCACCGGTCAGCCCGGCGACCTTGAACAGCGGCTCCTCGGCGGCGGGGACGACCGTCTGGGCGGTGCCGCCCTCGGCGTCGACCGAGTAGGCGACGTCGAGCGTCAGGACCAGGGCCGGCACCTGGGCGTACACCCCGGCGGTCGGCGACTGGACGACCTTCGTGACGCGGCGGGTGCCGTTGTAGTCGGCGTGGCTGCCGGCGATCGTGACGGCGTCGCTGGGGCGGACGGGCAGGAAGTCCTCCAGCACGACCTCGGCCTTGCCGCCCGAGCCGCTGCGGACCTTGCCGATCGCGATGACCGGCCCGGCGAAGGCCCGGGAGTAGAAGTCGATCGTGTGCGACCCGCCGCCCAGGTTCAGCGCCTGGATCGACCGGATGCGGCACCGCCCCGGGAAGTCGAGGGCCACGACCTCGTTCGCGCCGGTCGTGGTGATCGTGAACTCTTTGCTGTAGGGCGTCATCGGAGCACTCCGTTGCTGTCAGGGGTCGCGGCGTCCTTGCCACGCGATGCTGCGGGGGATCAGTTACGGGCCGCGTCCTCGATCGTCGGGTCCTGGATGTCGTCCAGCCCCGGCTCGATCGTCTTCTCCTTCAGGAACAGCACGACGTCGCCCAGCGTCTCGAACGCGTTGCGGAGCGAGTCCTCCAGCTCGGGGAGGTCGCTCTTGCCGTACCGCTCGCTGAACTCCTCCTGGTGCCAGTAGAACATGAACAGGAGGCGGCCGAGCTTGTCGACGGCCTTCATCAGGTCGCCGAGGTAGCGGTCGACCAGCGTGTCCTGCCGGACGGCCTTGAGCATCCCGGAGATCATCGCGGTGTCGAAGACCTCCTTCTGGCCCTCCTGACCGGCCTGCTGGGCCATGCCCATCGCCTGCTGGTCGGGGGTGATCCGAAGGAACGGGTCGTAGATCCGCGGGTCCGTCCGGTGCGAGGACATCCCCGGCACCGGGATCTCCTCCTCCTGCGGGTAGATCGCGTTGACGTTGTTGTAGCCGATCGCCTCGCTGCCGTACATGGGCTGCGGGATCGCCGGGGCGTTCGGCCCCTCCATGCCCGGGTAGCCGTTGGCGTACTTCAGGCGGTAGACGACCGGGGCGCGGACGCGGCCCTTGGCCTGGGCGGCCTTGAGCATCTCGGTCGCCCCGGCCTCGCTGCACCCGTGGACGCGGATCAGGTGGAAGAGGGCCTGGCCGTACGGGAGCCGGGCGCTGCCGGTCTTCTCCGTCGTGATCGACACCTCGTGGGCGTCGCCGAGCAGCTTGACCCGCGCGGTCTTCTCGGTGAAGAGCAGCTGGAGGTCCTTCAGGTCGCCCGGCGTGATCGGCTTCGGCTCGCTGCCGCTCTCGTCGCACGAGACGGACGGGCAGCACGACAGGATCGAGTCCTCGTCCTTCTTGGGCTTCGGCGGGCTCTTGAGCCGGAGGAACTTGAAGTCGGCCTCGGGGACGTGCAGCTCCCCGTTGACCGCCCGCAGCTTGCAGTCCTTCCGCTTGTTCACGACCAGCAGCGCGCCGTACCCGCTGATGTACTCGCCGCCGGGCTCGCCGGGGCCGTCGAGCGCGGTGCGGGGCAGGTTGCCGGCGCGGGGCTTGTCGAAGTATTCGCGGAAGTCGACCTTGTACCGGCCGTCGTCGTACGCCTCGCGGACCGTGAACGGGGTCGTGCCCTGGCCGCTGTGGTTCAGCGCGACGTACACGCCGCCCTTCTCCAGCGACTGCTTATCGGCCAGCCCCTTGAACCACTTCTTGTAGTCCTCGTCCATCTCGATCTTCTTGGCGAAGATCGTGGACCGGTGGGCGTTGATCCAGCTCTTCTCGCCGTCGCCCTTGCGGATGACGGTGCAGAAGCCCTGCTTGCCCGCGTTCGTGTACGGGTTGGTCAGGACGATCATCTGCTCGAAGTTGCCCGGCCGCTCCAGGACCTCGTAGATCCCGCTCTCGTGCGGGTTCGTCAGCTCCTGTCGCATCTGGGTCGCGTAGACCTTCGTGACCTCCTCGGGCTCGCGGTGGTCGCGGACCAGGTAGCCGTCCTGCAGGGCCTTGCCCTTCTCGTCCTCGTTCAGCTCCTGGACGTTGGCCTTCGCCACGTCGTCGCGGGTGACGATCTTGACCTTCTCGTCGCCCGACGCCTGCTTGACGCGCGGGGCCTCGGGCATGATCGAGATGCCGGGCATCGCGGCGGCGGCCGCGCGCTTCACGCGGTCGGCCGGGAGGATGTTCAGGTCGGACCGGTCGGCGGCCTCCTTGATCCGGGTGGCGACGCGCTCGAACAGGTCCGGCCCGTAGAACCGGTCGAGGGCGAGCTTGATGCCGGGGAATTGCCGGGACCAGTCGAACGCGATCTTCGTCAGCTGCAGGCTCTCGCCGAGCAGCGTCTCCAGGTCCTGGTTGCCGACGAACGCGGGCAGGAGCCCGGCCGACGCGAGCTTGGTCAGGTCGACCTTCTCGCCGGGCTGGCGGTCGCGCCAGATGAACCGGGCGGACTTCGTCGCGGCGGCGGCCAGCGGCGGGAGGAACCCGCGCGCCCACTCGTCGCAGTCGAACCCGAGCCCGCCGTCGCTGCCGTACTTGCTGTGGGCCGGCGGCCACGCGAGCCGCTCGATGTTCGGCGTGAGCCCGCCGAGCTGGAACACGTCCTTCGGGCTCCCCTCGCCCAGGACGTGCGGCTTGCGGGACATGATGTAGTTGACCCAGTTCTCCTTCATCGGGACGAAGGCGTCCTGGTTCTTGATGTACAGCAGCTCGTGGCCCTTGAGGTCCCCGTTCAGGAAGAACACCGGGGCGTACAGCCACTGCTTGCCGACCTTGAAGCCGAACACCGCGACGGCCTTGGTGTTGTCCTCGTTGCGGTCGACGAGCTGGAACCCGACGACGTAGTCGAGGAGCCGCGGGGCCTTGTCCTTCATGTAGGCGTAGGCCAGCGAGGAGAACGCCTGCTCGAAGCCGGTCTCCTGCTCGCCGCCGATGTCGGCCTGCTTCGTGCGGTCGAAGCGCAGGCACATCGCCCGCAGCTCGCGGTGGGTGTAGCCGGGGGCCGCCCAGTACGTCCCGCCCAGGTCGGAGGCGGCCTTGCGGATACCCCGACGCGACGCGGTCGGTGCTTGCTTCGTGTGCGTCATTTGTTCCATCCGTGGAAAACCGGTCCGTGTAGCCCGAGCCTCAACTATAACCGTTGCCCCCTACGGGGGACAAACCTGCGGTGTCACTTCGGCTGGTCCGGGGCGGCGCTCTGGCCGTTGATCCACCGCCGGAGGATCGCCAGATCCTCGGGGGAGAGCGTCGCCGGGTCGCGGCCGCTGCCTTGCATCCGGCCGGTCACCAGGTCCGGCCCGTAGTGCCGGTACGTCGGCTGGGGGACCGGGGCGTCCTCGTCGATCGCCTGGTGCGTGTACCGCGAAGCGTCGCGGGCCTGCTGGACGGCCGGCGCGTTCCGCTGCAGCCAGTCCTCCCGCGCCCCCTCCCGGTAGGGGTCCATCCCGCTCAGCTGCAGTTGGCCGATGCTCCGCGTCATCGCGTGGCACCGGCGGGTGTCGACCATGCCCTGCGGCAGGCCGCTGAAACAACTTGTCCGCGACCCGCCGCCGGTCCGCGGCGCTTCGTCGACGGCCCGCTGGTGCGCCCGCGCGGCCTCGGCCGCCGACTGCCGCAGGGCAGCGGTCTGCTGGGCGGGGCCGTTGTTCGGGCCGAACACCGCGTCGACCGCCTGCTGCACGCCGGCGGCGTCCTTGGGCGGGCTGGCGGCCAGCCGCTCGCGGAGGATCATCGCCCCGTCGTCGTTGTACTCCGGGTGGTTCGGGTCGAACACGGCGGTCAGGGCGTGGGCGTACGGCTCCGGGAGGTTCGGGTGGATGAACGGCCGGGCCGCGTCGAGCCGGCGGGCAACCTGCCACCGCTGGGGCAAGAGCCGCTCGTCCTCGTACACCTCGCCCGTGCCCAGGTGCTTCGGCCGGACCCGCTTGTCGTCGGGCAGGAACCCGAGCTGCCAGGCGTTCGAGGTCCGGTCGGTGAAGTCGACCTGGGTGCTGCCGATCCGCCGCTCGTACGGCGTCGCCCCGGACTGCTGCCGCGCGGCGTTGGCGGCCTCCAGCGCCGTGTCCAGTCGGCCCGAGCCGGCGTTCACGTCGCGGGCGGACGACCAGGCCCCGGCACCGGCGTTGATCGCCTGCCCGCCCCGGTAGACGACCTCGGGGGCGTGTTCGAGCATCTGGACCGGGTGGTCCATGTTCTCGCCCGCCTGGGCCATGACGTCGGCCCAGCTGCCGTGGGCGGCCCGGTCGTTCGCCCGCGTCAGCTGCATGTACCGGTCGGCGTTGCCCTTCCCGGTCGCCACGAGCCAGTTCGCGTTCGGGTCCAGCTCCTTGCCCCGGGCGTAGCTGCCGTACCCCTCCTTGCCCAGCTCGGCCGCCCAGTAGGCGTACGGCAGGACGCGACCGCCGGCGGCACCGGCCCGGCCGAGCGCCGTCGCGCCGGGGGCAGCGGTGGGGGCGTACTTCCCGGTCGCGAGCATGCGGAGCATGGCCGGCGACATGACCGCCTGGTTCATGTTCCCGCTGCCGTCCTCGGTCACGTCGTAGTTCAGCATCAGCGGGGCGGCCGCGTTGCCGAGGTGGCTGGCCCCGCCGAGGAACCGGCTCGTGCCGCCGAGCCACGCCGGGGTCGAGCCGGTGAGCAGCCTCGCGCCCTGGCCCGCGCCCCACGCGGTCGGGCGGAGGGCGAAGTCGTTGGCGAGCGTGCCGGCGAACAGGTTGTTCTGCATCGCCATCGCGCCGCCGGGGACGCCCTGCCCGGTGTTCGTCGGGTCCTGCAGCCCCACGAACGGGACGTTGGGCCACCGGTCGCGGCTCATCTGCGACCGCACGCTCGGCCGCCACGGCGGGTTCCGCACCGAATCCCAACGGGCCGCGACCTCGGGCGGCGGGGTGCCGCCGGCCCAGCTCGTGCCGGCGTTGGCCAGCGTCTGCTGGTCGTACGCGCTCGGGTCGAGCTTGGGCGGACCCTGGAGGTACGGGTTCGACAGGAACGGGTTGCCGCCGGCCGGGGGCGGTGCCGGCGCGGGCTGCTGCTGCTGTTGCGGTTGCGGCTGGCCGCCGCCGGGTCCGGGCAGGTGGAAGCCGCCGCCGTTGGCGTTGGGCTGCACGGGCTGCGCGGGCGCGGGGGCGGCGGGTGCCGCCGCCGCCGGCCGGTTCGGGGCCGGGGCGAGCGTGCCGGGCGGCACGGTCGTGGGCTGGGTCGCGGGCTTGAGGTACGGGTTCGTGCCGCCGCCGCCGGCACCGCCGCCGCCGAAGTTCAGGCCGATCGGCTTGGGGGCACCGCCGCCGCCCGGGACCGTAGCCGCGCCGGTGCTGCCGGGCACGCCCTCGGCGGCCTTGAGCAACGGTTCGAGGAGAGGGGCGAACGTGGATCGCATTATGGCTGCCTCGCCTTCATCACGACTTGGTACACGGCGTCGAGCCCGGCCTGCAGGCGGGCCGGGTCCTGGTGGTGCACGTACTGCTCCAGCTCCCACTTCACCGCCTGCTGCATCTGCGGCATGCCGGCGATCTCGCCTGCCCAGTGGAAGCCCTGCGGCGTCACCTGGCTGAACAGCTTGCCCCGGAAGCCCTGCAGCGCGGTCTGCACCGGCGGGTGGGCGAAGAACTCGGCCTCGCTCTTGAACTGCAGAGGCGGCTTCGGAGCGGCTGAGCCCGGTTGTTGGGCGGCCGGCGGCGGCTGGACGGGTGCCGGCGGCTGCTGGGGCGGGACCGCAGGGGCCGCCGGAGGGGCCTGGGGCGTCGCAGGAGCCGCCGGGGGCGTCGGAGGGGCCGGGAGGGCGGGTGCGGGCGTCTGCGGCGTCCTAAGGCCCTGCGTGTAGTCGGTGCCGTGCGTCCAGTCCTTCTGCCCGGTCAGCGTGCCGAGGGCCTTGAAGTCGACGCCGGCCATGACCGCCAGCGGGGCGAGCGGCCCCAGGTGTTGGGCGTACGGCATCAGGGCGGTCGCCGCCTGCTGGTTGAACCCGCGCTGCGGCTGGTACCCGCCGAACCACAGCGGGGCCTGTGGCTCCGGGGCGGCCGTGTCGGGCATGTACTGCTTCACCGGTGCCGGCGCGGGGGCGGGCGTCGCCGCCGGCGGCGGGGCCGGCGCTGCGGGCTTCGGAGCGGCGGGTGCCGGCGCGAGCTTCGGCGGGGCGAGCCCGCCCGGGGGCGAGCCGATCCCGCCCGGCGCGCCGGGGGCGTCGCCGGCGGCCGGTCCGCCCGGGACGCCGGGGGAGCTGCCGACCTTGATCGCGGCGGGCGGCTCGGGTGCCCACCCGGGCGACGGCTTGCGGACGATGCCGCCGGGCGTGCGGCCGAAGTCGACGGCCTTGGCCAGGCTCGGGACGAAGCTCGTGCCCGCCTCGTCGCTCGTGCCGCCCCGGTGGACCGCCTTCAGCAGCCCGCCCTTGAGCCCCGAGCCGTACATCCGTGTCATCCAGTCCGGGTCGTTCGCCAGGCTGGTCATGCCGCGGACCATCTCGGCCTTGAACGGCGGCGGGTCGCGGTGGACGCGGACCTTCTTCACGCCGAACTCCTGCAGGTCCCGCATCACGCTCGGGCGGACGCGGGTGCCGACCGTGTAGTGCAGCACGGGCTGTTCGAGGTACTGGTTGCCGGCCAGCGTCGGCTCGACCTCGGCGGCGTCGTCGCGGGGCTGGTACCGGCTCTCGACCAGGTGGTAGGGCACGAGGTCGTCCGGCGCGTGCTCGCCCACCTCGTCCGTCAGCCGGACGTGGTTGATGAGCCCCCGCGACAGCAGCTCGATGTTCCGGCGGTTGGCGGTCATGTTCGCCCCGCCCATCGCCTCCCGGAACGCCTTGACGAAGTACCGCCGGCCCTCGCCGATGCCCTTGTGCTCGACGATCTTGGACGGGTTCGGCAGGCCGGCGGTCAGCACGTCGCCCGCCTCGACCTGGTCGCCCGGCTTGACCTTCAGCTCGACGCCCTCGGGGACGTAGTGCTCCTTGCCGTTCACGTAGACGTAGTTGCCGCCGGCCGGGGCGGGGATGATCCGCCCGACGACGCCGTCCTCGTCGGAGTGGGCCGCCCCGCCCTTCATCTTCTTCGGCACCTGCACGAGCTGGTTGACGTACTCGAAGCCGGAGATCGCCTTGCCCTCGCCGGCGACGCCGCCCGTGTGCTTGGAGGAGATCTGGGCCTGCGTCAGCGGCTCGGACAGCGCCTGCACGGCGGCGAGGCCGGGCATCTCGCCCCGGCCGGGGAGCGTGCCGTGCTCGCGGACGCCGACGTCGCGGGCGTACACGCCGCCGTTCGGGGTGCCGCCCACGGCCGGGCTCCGCACGAGGATGCGCTTCTGCCCGATCTGCCGGAGGTGCGACAGGATCTTCGGGGTCAGCACCGTGTTCCGCTTGTACGGGCCGACGTCGTGGGCGAGGAGCGAGCCCTCGTTGTCCATGTCGTCCGTGTCGACCGGGAGCCCGCGGGGCGGGGCGTCCGGCTCGCCGTCGCCGTCGCGGTCGAGGGCCTCGACCACGAGCCGGTGCGTGACCTGGTTCAGCTGCTTGGACAGGAAGCCGGCGTCCTGCGTCGCGAACTTCACGTCCATGACACCCTTGCGGGCACCGTACGTCCCGGCCCAATACTCCCACGGCTTCAGCCCCTCGCTGTAGCTCGACAGGACCGGCACCGGGATCACGTTGTCCCGGTGGTCGGCGTACAGCATGTCCGAGCCCCGCAGGCTCGCGAGGTTCATCTTGTTGCCGCGGGAGCCGGAGAGCACTTGGTAGGCGAGCGGGTTCTTCTCGGCCAGGCTCTCGTTGAACACATCCTCCTGCTGCTGCTTCTGGAGCGCGCCGGCCAGCCGGGTGATGCGGTCCTCGCGGGTCTTGTCGTCGAGGTTGTCGTCGTCGAGCACCTGCCGCATCTGCTCGCGGAGCTTCGCCCGCAGGGCCAGGGCGGCCTTCGCCGGGCGGAGGTGCTGCATGCCGAAGCTGTAGCCGCCCGTCTCCTGGGCGGCCCGCCAGCCGATCGTCGAGAGGGCGTGGGAGATCTCGCGGTACTTCTCGGGGTGCCGCTGGGCGACGTCGCGGAGGAGCGCGTTGATGCCCTTCTTGTCGAGGACGCGGTCGTGGTTCCGCAGGTCCTCGGGCAGGTGCTCGTTGACGAGGAGTTGGCCGACCGTCGTTTGCACAGGCCTCCGTGCCTTGTGTGTCGCCGTCCGTGGCTTCTCAAAACCGGTTTTTGGATCTTAACACGACGCACCCCGTGGTAGCCAGCCGAGGCCGGTCCGCGGGGTGCGTCGTCGTCGCGTGCGGACTGTCAGGATCAGCGGCGGTTGCGGCCCTTCTTGCCGGTCGCCGGTGCGTCGGCGGCGGCGGCGGGGGCGGCGTCGCCCGTGGCCGCCGGCTCGTCGGCCGTCTCGGCCTCGTCGTCGGTGTCGGCGGCCGCCGGGGCGGTCGTGGAGATCGCCGGCTCCTCGTTGCTCGCCTCGGGGGCCGCCTTGACGGCCTCGGGACGGGGGACGTTGCCGACCGGGGCCTCGTCGGCGACGCCGGCCGGACCCTGCGGGCCGTCCGAGCCCTGCGTGTTGGTCACGTCGTCGTCCGTGTCGTCGTTGTCCTCGGCCGGGGCGGCCGGGGCGGAGATCGTCTGGACGCGGCTCGCCTCGGGGGCGGCCGGGGCGACGTCGTCCGCGTCGGTGTTGCCCTTGACGAACGCCTCGATGTCGTCGGGGATCGCGTCCTCGGGGTCCTCGCCGACCTTGACCTCGGGCAGGCTCGCCGGGTCGATCGCGCCGAACGTCTGGTCGGCCAGCTCGGTGCCGGTCTTCGGGGCCAGGGAGAACTGGACGTCGCGGTACTGGTCGCGGGAGATCTCCTCGCGGGCGACGCGGATGTCGAGGCCCGTGCGGATGTCCGGCTCGAAGCCGACGTCGGCGACGTGGACGATTACCGGGCTCGTGCCGCCGAGCAGCAGCTCGACGATGCGGGCGACGGCGGCGCGGATCGCGGCGGGGTGGCCCTCCTTCACCAGCAGCGGCCGGCGGAGGTCGCCCTCCAGCGGCGTCGTGTACGCGGCACCGGCGGCCGGGCGGGCCTTGGAGTCGGCGCGGGGGTCGACCGGGATGAACTTCGCGGGCTCGGCCGCCCGCCGCTGCATCTTCGAGCCGCCGTTCTTGTAATACTGGTCGGTCGAGGTGTCGCCGGCGACGTGGACGGGGGAGGCGTTGGCCTGGAGCGGGTCGTTGACGTTGCCCGTGCGGTACAGGGGGTTCTTGTTGTTGATGACGGACTTCTGGCCGCTGCCGTAGTAGGCCTTGTTCGAGCTTTCGTTCGCTGCCATCGGGGTGTCTCCTTCGGAGAACGGGGTGTCACCGACCAAACGGGCCGCCAACGCGGCGGGCACCGGCCGGGATCGGCGTGTTGCTGGTGCTCACGGTCTCCATGACCACGGTCTCCTGACCGTAGCCGAAGGCCCTGAGCGACTGGTTGAAGTCTTCGTCCGCGCCGTGCGAGACGCGGATCGTGCTGTTCGGGCCGTACTCCCCCGCCACCATCACGGGCGTGCCGGAGTCGTTACGCACGACGAGCTGGGCCGCCTCGATGCGGATCGGCTCGCCCCCGAACTTGGACAGGATCTCGACGAACATGGTCGCTGCTTACCCCGCCCGGCGGCGGCTGCGGAGCTGAGCGATCGCGGCCGCCTTGTTGGTCAGGTTGCCGAGGCCCTCGGTGCTGAACCCGCGGCCGTTGTTGACCGCGGCCTGCTTGGCGCTGGCCATCTTCGGCCCGCCGCCCATGCCGCCGCCGGCGTCGCCGCCCCCGCCCATGCCCGGCGCGGCCGGCTGCATCGGGGAGATCGGGGCGATCGCGCTCTGCTGCGGGGCACCGCCGCCGGCCCCGCCCGCCTGGCCCTGCTGCTGGGCCATCTGGGTCAGGTCCTGGCTGGTGACGGCCATGTCGCTCGCGGGGATGACGATGCCGAGCGTGTCGCAGATCTTGGCGAGCATCTTCTTGATCTGGAGCATCTCGACGTTGACGTCGATCTTCGGCTTGATCGGCTCGACGCCGCCCATGCCCCCGCCGCCGCCCATCCCGCCGCCCTGCGACTGGATCATCGACAGCACCTGCTGGGCGATCATGTTCGGGTCGACCGGCGGGGCCGCCGGTGGGGCCGGGGGAGCACCGCCGCCGCCGGCCGCAGGGTCGCCACCCGGGGGCGGGGGAGCGCCGCCGCCGGCCGCCGCCGCGGGGTCCATGCTCGGGTCGCCGGCCGGCACGAAGGCTGCCTTGTCGTACCCGTTCGGGTCCATCAGGTTGAACGACCGCGCGACGGGCTGCGGTGCGGCGGCGTGCTTGGCCAGCGACCCGGCGACGCTCTGGTACGCCATTCCGAGGAGCTGGGGGTTGACGAGGTGCTTCGACATAGGTCGCGTCCTTGCGTGTTGAGTGCTTCCTTGCGTGCTCACCCGTTAGTGTAACAACTACCGGGTCCGCCGCCAGCCCCGTGCGCTGCGGCGGTCAGGAGAACAGGATACAGGCGGCCCGCTCCGGCGGGATGCCTCGGTACTGGTCGTCCGGGTGACCCGGCCCGACGAGCGAGCGGTCGGCGGTCACCGCGACGGCCACGGGGTCGGCGTACAGCCCGTCGAGCAGCGGGTCGTGGTAGTGCTCCACGCCCAGCCGCACGTCGTCGGGGCCGCCGGCGTAGCACGCCTCGATCAGGTGGAGCATCGGGGTGTTCACCGCCAGCCGCCCGCTGCGGTCCCGGGCGGCCTGGGCGACCCGCCGCAGCTTCGGCCCGCCGAACTTCAGTGGTCGAGCGATCAGTTCCATGGTGCGCGTCCTCCTTGACGCTACCGCTTCGCCGCGACCGCGTCGCCCAGGACCTTGATGACGTCGTCGATCGCGACCTCACCGTGCTCCCAGGCGTGGCGGACGTCCTTGGCGCTGCGGAAGTAGCGGACCGGCCGCTTGCTGCGGCCGCTCGTCGCCTTGTACAGCCCGCCGACGTACTCCTGCCCCGGGACGTGCACGGGGCTTTTGAAGTCGCCGGGGCTCAGCAGCTGCCGGCTGGGCAGCATCCGGTCGAGGGCCTCGGCCCGGGCGTCCTCGCTCGTCGGGACGTGGTACTGCACCGCGTCGCCGTCGAAGTCCATGCCGAAGCCCTTCACGATCAGCGGCGGGACGTGCAGCACCGAGCCCTTCACGAGCTTGGGGCGGAACGCCATGATGCCGAACCGGTGGAGCACCGGGGCGCGGTTGACGACCACCGGCCGGTGGTCCATCTCCTCGACCAGCACTTTCCGGGCCAGCGGGCTCTTGTCCTTGACGTGCCGCAGGGCCTGGGCCATCGGCATGCCCGAGCGGCGGAGGCGGCGGACGACGAACCGGCTGTAGACGTCGAACGCCCGGTCCTCCGGGAGCCCGACGCTGTCCATGTCGAGGTCCGGGTTCGGGACGACGACGCCCCGGCCGACGTTGTCGACCGTGGAGCCGATCAGCTTCCGCTGCACGGTGCCGAACTTCGGCGAAGATCCAAAAACCGATTTTAGGATTCCCTTGACCTGTTTCTCCTGGCTCTTCTGCGTGATCGGCTCGCCGAGGCCCGTGACCGCCTTGAACGCGTGGTACACCGCCAGCCGCTCGTCGCCGACGTCGTCGCCCACCTGCTCGCTCATGTCGCGGAGGTTCTTGTTCGCCTCGAACAGCTCCTTGTAGAGGAAGTTCGCGTCCGCGACGAGCGGTACGTTCTTCCCGCCCATCACGTTCACGGGGCGGAACTGCGGCGGCAGGACCGGGGCGCGGTTCAGCACCCAGTCGCCCGGCAGGACGCCCGTCTTCTTCGCGCTCTTGAGGTAGCCGAGCTTCCGCACGGCCATGTCCCGCTCGGCCTTCGTGCCGTTCTGGATCTTCGCCCGGGCGATCGCGATCTCCCGGTCGACGTTCATCGTCTTCAGGGCCTCGGCGATCGCCCGCGGGCCGGTCGCCCCGGTCTGCGGGTTCAGCGGCTCGCGGCCGGCGATCACGTCCTCGAACCGCTTCTGCGTCAGCCCGAGCACGCGGCGGATCGGCTCCTCCATGACCGGGTTCGGCATCGGCTCCGCGAGCTTGATCGCCGCCCACCGGTTGCCGTGGTGGCCGCCGGTCTTCGTCTTGTCGAACAGGCCGCCCTTCACGGGCTTCAGCTCGTTGTAGAAGTCGACCGTGTCGCCGACCTCGATCTCGCGGTCGCCGGCCAGGTGGTCGACGTCCTTGTCCGTCAGCGCCATGACGTGGAGCTGGCTGCCCTCGCGGACGACGTTGATCCCGGCCCCCTTCAGCTCGTTGACGAACTTCTCGTACACGAGCGGGACCTTCGGCTTGCGGGGCGAGAACCCCTGCATGAACTGGAGCCAGTAGTCCTCGTTCCGCTGGCCGCTGATCGCCCCGACGTCCTGCAGGTAGTCGGTCGCCCCGTGCGAGAGCAGGGCGTTCACGTTCAGCAGCGAGTTCCGCTTGCTGCCCGTCTCGCCGCCCTTGGCCGGCGTGTCGTCCGAGGCGTACGCGCCCGACCCGCGGCCCTGCCCCTTGGACTCGGCCGTGTGGTGGAGCTTCATGAAGAAGCGGTTGCCGGTCGAGATGCCCGGGATCTTCGTCCCCCGCACCGGGTCGGTCACGTCCTCCTGGTCGGGGATGCCGTGCTTCCGCATCTGCTCCTCGACCCACGCCGCGCGGTCCTCGACCGCCGGGTCGAAGTCCTCGACCTTCATCGCCTTGCCCAGCTTGGCGGCGATCGCCCCGAGCTTGGCCTCGGCCCACTGGCTCGGGTTCGTCCGGCTGATGACGCCCAGGTCGTTCAGCAGCACCTCGAACGGCTTGCCGTCCTTGTCGTGCGGCATCTGGTCGTCCGGGATGATCGCGCTGACGACGCCCTTGTCGCCGTACCGCCCGCTCATCTTGTCGCCGACCTGCATCGGGTGCTGGCTCTTCACCAGGACGACCGGGCCGTTCTTGCCCTCGACGACGTCGGTGACGATGCCGGGGTCGTGGTGGTCCCAGGTGACGGACACGTCGTTGAACGCGGGCGTGCCCTTCTTGTGGATCTTGTTCTGGGCCGTGCTCCGCTCCTCGGCGGCGAGGATCAGCGGGTCGCCGAAGTGGACCTGGGTGCCGGGCTTGATGAGGCCCTTATCGTCGAGCTTCGCCAGCGTGGCCTTGTCGTACTTCGACGGGAAGAGCGAGATGAACTCCTTGCGGCCGACCTTCGTGCGGTCGTTCACCTCCAGCCCGTTCTGGTACATGTGCTCGGACGTCATCCGCTTGGCCATGCCCTCGCTGATGACGATCGCGTCCTCGAAGTTCTGGCCGCCCCACGGCATGTACGCGACGCGGGCGTTGAGCCCCAGCGCGGCGGCCCCCTTGTCGTCCGTGAAGTTCGACCGGGCGATCGGCTGCTTGGCCTCGAACCGCTGGCCGGGCTTGACGGTCGGCGTCTGCGTGATGCCCGTCTTGCGGTTGTAGGGGAAGTTGTTGTACAGCTCGATCGTGTCGACCTTGCCGTCGTCGTACTTCACCGTCATCGCGTCCGGCGTCACGGCCAGGACCTTGCCGCCGCGGTCGGCGACGACGGCCCCCATGTGCTTCGCGTACTCCTCCTCGTAGCTCCGCTCGCCCTTGGAGCCGGGCAGGCCGCTCTGCACCAGCGGGGCCTCAGCGCCGACCAGCGGCAGGGCCTGGGTGGTCATCCGGCTCGCCATGCTGGCCCGCTGGCCCTTGAGCTGGCTCTTGAGCGGGATCAGGTTGTCGATCGGGCTGAACGCGTGCTCCATCGTCGGCAGCACCAGGCCGACCTCCTCGCGGGTCGCCCAGCCCATCCGCCCGTTCTTCATCGCGGGGATGCGCTTGTACGGGAGCTTGTCGGCCCCCGGGAACGTGACGACGGCGTCCGCGACCTCCTGCGGCGTCTTCCACGCCGGCTTGCCGGTGCGGGCGTCGACGAACCGGCCGTACAGCTTCCCGTCGCGGCCCTTGCGGACGTTGCCGCTCAGGAACACGTCCACGCCGGCCTTGAAGCTCTCCGGGGTGCGGAGCGGGTCCATGAACCCGAAGTGCGACGGCTGCACGGCGCGGGCCTCGTCGGGGACCGCGTCGTAGCTCGGGATGCCGCCCTCGCCCATCCGGCTGATCTTCGTGTTCTTGTCGAGGATCTCCGCCGGGTTGATCTCTTCGAGGGCCTGGCCGAGCCCCGACGACATGATCGCCGAGTCGATCTGGTCCTGCAGCGGGCTGGAGCCCATCGCCCGCAGGCTGCCCTTGCCGCTGATCTTGAAGAGCATGTTGCGGCGGACGCCGGCGCGGTCCTTGCGGAGCCGCTCGGCGAACAGGTCCTCGGGGCCGAGGAACGTCTGGTACGCGAGGTGGTCGCGGTCGTCCGGCTCCTCCTCCTTGCGGTGGACCCGCAGGAGCTTGGCGGTCGCGGCGACCAGCGCGTCCTTGCCCAGGCGGTCGTACGGCTGGCCGAGCGTCCGCTTGGTGACCTCGGGGTCGAGCCGCATGTTCTCGAACGTCTGGCGGAGGGCGTCGGCCGTGCTCGTGCCGTCGACCGGCGGCTTCTTCAGGAACTTGGCGACGATCTTCGCCATCGCCGTCCCGTCCGCCTTCTGGTAGTTCCGGGCGTACAGGTCGTCGCCCCACGCCGCGCGGAGGTCCTTCTCGCTCGCCCCGAGCGTCTGCAGCAGCGGCAGCAGCGGGATGTTCGCCTGCCCGATGTTGACGTAGAAGACGCCCTTCTCCGGGTTCAGCTGGATCTTGTGCGAGGGGCCGCCCTCCAGCACGTTGACGTGCGACTCGTACTCGCCGTTGTCCTTCACGCGGGCGAAGATGCCCGAGCGGAGCCGCTGCTGGTTGCCCAGCGCGTAGTCGCTTCCGTTGTGGACGAACGTGCCGCCCCCGGTCAGGTGCGGGACGCGGAGCACGGTCTGCTCGCGGCGGTCGATCACCTGGTTCGTCGCGTTGTCGAGCAGCTCCCAGGTGCCCTTGAGCCGGCGGCCGAGCGTCTCGCCCCGCAGCAGGGCCTCCTTCCGCTGGCGGATCGTGAACTTGTCCGGGTCCTGCCACTGCACGCCGGTCAGCCGGAGCGTGTGCTTCTGGTTCTTCGTCGGCTCCATCTTCGAGGCGGCCTCGAACACGGAGTCGTAGATCGCCTTGCGGGTCGCGTCCACGTCGCCGAACGCCCGCAGCCCCTCGGGCTCGGCCTCGACCTCCTCGACGGGCTTCGGGGCCTGCAGCTGCATGGGCGCGGAGACGAACCCCGGCATCGCGTCCATGATGCCGAGGTCCGAATCCCCCATGATGTTGATGCCAGATCCGAGGCGGCCCATGGCGTCCTTTCCCTGAGCGTGCGGCAGCGGCGGTTACAGGAAGTCGACGCGGCGGCGGGGCTTGAGCGGCGCGTCGCCCTCAAGCGTCGGCTCGCCCTCGACCTCGGCCAGCGCGGCGGCGTCGGCGGCCGGGGCCGGCTTGCGTCGCAGCACCGGCTCCGGGACCGCGTAGATCTCGCTCGGGCGGTTCATGTACGCCTTGCGGCTGCGGAGCTTCATCGCCTTGTCGAGCGTGGCCCCGCGGCCCGTGCTGCTCGTGCGGTTGTACTGCCACATCGCGGCGGGGATGCCGGTCGCCAGGGCGTACATGCCGTACATGCCGCCGATCCGGCCCTTGAGGTTGTCCCAGTTGAACGCCTGCTTCTGCTGCATGCCGTCGAACACGCCGTCGAGCAGCTCGCCCAGCTCGGCGGCGGCCGTCTTGGTCGCGACCCCGCCCGGCCCGATCTTGCGGGGCTGGCCGTAGCTCGACAGCAGGGCCTCCTCGAAGTCGCCCTTGGCCCGCCGCAGCTCGTGCTCCTTCTGGGCGGTCCGCTGCTTCTCCAGCAGGAAGTCCACGCCCTTCCACCCGCCGACCAGGCCCGCCCCGCCGGCCAGCAGCATGCCCGGGTAGTACCACGGGTGGGCGTCCTTGGCCGTGATCGCGGCGGTCTTCTCCTCGTCCTCCTCGACGGGGACGGGCACGCGGGTCACGATCGCCTGCGGGTACTTCGGCCGGGGCGGGTTCGTGTGCCGCTTGACGAGGTTCGCCAGGCCCATCGCGCCGCGGGCGGCCGCGCCGACGCCGAGGGCGGCCAGCCCGGTGTGCATGATGTCCTTCATGCCGGCGCTGGCGAGCTGCTGCTCGTACGCGGCCGGGTCGAGGGCCTGCTTCTCGCTCGCGGCGAAGCGGCCGAGGGTGACGAAGGGGTTCGCGCTAGTCATTGGACCTCCCGATGTACGGCCGCTGCGACATCATCGGCTGGCCGTCTTGCATGTAGAACTGGACCCACTCAAGGACGATGCGAACGCGGATCAGGTCCGTCTTCCGGTTCCGTGTCACCACCCGCTTGCAGTAGACCGTGTGCGCCCACCCGTTCACGATCATGTCCCGCACTTCGAGGTAGGCCTTCGTGTCGTGCTCGTTGCTCAGGTCGAAGATGCGGACGTGCGGGTCGGCGACCCGCACGAGCCGGTCCTCCATCTCCTCGCCCTGCAGCATCGGCGGGGCGGACCCGCGGAACGGGGCACCGTCGATGTCGGCGCGGCCCCAGTGCAGGATGCGGCCCTTGCCGCCGTTCGTCTGGTTCGCGAACTTGAAGATGCTGGAGCTGGCCATGGCCGTCCTTTAGAGCAGGTTGCCCGGCCCGCCCGCCGTGTACCGACGCAGCAGCCCGGACCGCCGCATGCGCTCGGCCTGGCGGCGGTACTCGTCGATGACCTCTTGCTTCTTGGCCTCCTCGACGTCGTAGTCCGAGACGTCGGTCGCCTTGGCCGCGAGGTGGCCGGCGACGCCGCCGACGATCGGCGGGGCGGCGAGGGCGAGCCCGAGGCCGAGCTTGCCGGCCCCGGTGGCGAAGTTCGTGACCTTGTTGACCGCCTCCGTGACGAACGCCTGCTTGACGATGTCGCGGATCGCGGCCGGGTCGGTGTGTCCCAGCTCGATGCAGTGGGCGATGAAGCCCTGCTTAAATGCGGTACGCGCGTCCATGCGCCTCCTTGTCGGTCCGTCAGTCAGTTACCGGTCGTTCAGAACGTCCGCAGGCCGGGGACGACGACCAGGCGGCTGTGCCGCTTGGCCTTCCAGTCCTCGGCGTGTTGCTTCGAGTGCTTGGCGTTGTGCGGGTCGCCCTGCTCCTTCGCCTTCTGGATCTCGACGATCATGTCGTCGACGTACCGCTGGTAGCGGTTCACGTCGTCCGGCTTCATGTAGCCGCGCTCCGTGCGGCTGTTGCGGATCATGTCCTGGATCGCCTGGAGCCGCTGGAGCACGAGGCGGATCGAGACCGACCCGTAGTTGCCGTTGCTCTGGTTCTCCCAGTGCATCAGCCCGCGTTCGGCCCACCAGCGGTACCGTTCGTTCGTCCGGCCCGTCTTGGGGTCGACGGACTCGAAGATGACGCCGTTGCGGCCGCGAATGATCGGGATAGCCATCTGTCAAACCCTTCCGTGGGAAACTTCTCAAAACCGGTTTTTAGAACGCCCGTCCCCCCGTTCGGGTTCATTCTACACGAAACTCGGCCGCGTCCCACACGGGGCGGCAGGTGAACACCAGCTCGTGCTCCCGGAGCTTGCCGTGCGTCTTGGACGGCATGCCCAGGTTCTGGCCCCGGTCGATCTGCAGCACGGCCTCCAGCGAGGGCGGGATGTGGATCAGGCGGGGCGGCCTGCCCGTCAGCTTCGCGAACAGCATGAGCGCGTCGAGCACGACCATCCGCGTAACGGCCTCGGGCTTGTCGACGCCGCACTGGGCGCTGTCCTTGATCTCCTTGAGCGAGCGGTAAAGGGCCTGCAGTCCCGGGGGGACCGAGGTCTGGCCTTCGACGCCGTGCTGTTTCTGTCCCATGATCGAAGCCTCCTTGCTTCGCGCGCGTGTCCGTCTCACTGACCGAACAGCCTCGGGACAACGGACTTCACGATCCCGAGGTACATGCCCGTCTGCTTCAGACGATCCACGGTGGAATCCGGCATGCCGGTGAGGAGGCCGAGCGTGTGACCCACGACGGCCCCGGAAAGATACCCGGCCCCCATGTGGACGGCCAGGTTCGCCATCTGAGCCGGGGTGACGAAGCCGGGCTGGTCGCCGCCGGGCATCTGCTGGGCGGCCGCGAGGGCACCCATCGTCATCCCCGCCGTCTGCGGGCTGGCCCCGGTCTCCCACAGCGTGCGGCCCATCGCGTCGACGTTGACGCTCATGGGGCTCGGCGGCGGGGCGGAGCCGTAGCTGGTCGCGAAGGAGTCGCCGAACGCCTCCTTGAGCATCCCCTCGTTGTCGGCGGCGAGCTTCTCGGCGTACGCGGCGCACGCCTCGGTGTACCGGGTGCCCAGCTTGATCGAGTCGAACGCCGCCTTCCACGGCATGTCCTGTGGGCTCATCTGCGTGGGCTGCGTGAGGAGCGAGTTGTCGTTGAAGCCCTTCCCCTGCTGCAGGTTCGAGCCGGCCCAGATCGCCCCGGGCACGGCCCCGGCCAGCCCGCCGGCGACGGCCAGCGTCTTGCGAAGCCGCCCCTTCTTCCACGTCTGCGGCATCAGCTTCTCGGCGGCCCACCCGGCACCGTACCCGAGGCCAGCGCCGACCAGCCCGCTCGTCAGCATCGACTGGACGGGGCCGGGCGAGTTGGGGATGCCGCCGGGGTACTTGCCGGGGAAGAAGTTCAGCAGCTCGCCGGTGCGGCGGAGGAAGGGGCTGTACGCGACCTTCGTCCACTGGCTCAGGGCGGCCTCGGCGTTGAACTCGGTGAGGTCGAGGCAGCCGGCGTTGTCGGCCACGCGGGAGACGGCGGACTTGACGAGGGCGAGGTCCTGCGGGGTGGCGAGGCCGGTGTCGTCGCAGACGGCGGCCAGCTTGACCGACCCGTCGTGCAGGCTGCGGACGTACACGCCGACCGGGACGGACGTGTAGACGCCGCGCAACGACTGGCGGAGGTCCCAGGCCGTCGCGGCCAGGTCCTCTGCCTGTTTGAGGGCGGCGAGGGGCAGCCGCATCCAAGCGGCCATCTCCTCAACGCTGGGGATGGGTTCGACCTCCATGTCGCGTCTCCAGTGTTGTCAGCCCTTCGATGATACCACGGGCGGGGCCGACTAATAAAGCAGGACGCCCCGAGCGTGGCCCGGGGCGTCCGTGTTCGTGGTGCGTGGCGACCGGGCTTACTTGCCCTTGGTCGTCTTCTTCGCGGCCGGCTTCTTGGCGGCCGGCTTCTTCGCGGGAGCCTTCTTCGTGGCCATGGCGCGTCTCCTAGAACGGAGGGGTCTCTTGCCGTGAGCGTCGGCGGGCTACGTCACCCGCACGACTACCGGCGTGCTCAGCCCTCGCAGCTCGAACAGGTGAGGATCGACCGGCTCAACTGCTGCGCGGCGTTCTCGTTGATCTGATAGTACAGCGACTTCACCCCGAGACGCCAGGCCTCGACGTACAGGGCGTTGACGTCCTTCACCGACACCTTGGGGTCGATCAGCAGGTTCGTCGACTGGCCCTGGCACAGGTACTTCTGCCGCTGCGCCGCCTGCACGACGATCTCCATCGGGTTGATCTCGGCGAACGTCTTGTAGACGTCCTTCTCGTGGGCGTCGAGGCAGTCGAGGTGCTGGACGCTGCCGCCGTGCTTGAGGATCGACTCCCACGTCTCGCGGTCGTCCTTGCCCTTCGCCGCCAGCACCGCCTTGAGCTGCTGGTTGACGATGGTGAACTTCCCCTTCTGCAGGTCGCGGATGAAGTAGTTCGCCTGCCACGGCTCGATGCCCTGCGACGCGCCGCCGAGGATGAAGCTGGACGACATCGTCGGGGCGATCGCGGTCAGCGTCGTGTTCCGCCGGCCGTACCCCTTGAGCACTTCCGGCTCGCCGTAGTCGGCCGCGAGCCGGCGGGACGCTTCGAGGGCCTGCCGCTGGATCGTCTGCGAGATCTCGGCGTTGTACCGCTTGGCCTGCATGCTCTCGAACGGCACGTTCTTGTACTGCAGGTAGTCGTGGTACCCGAGCTGTCCGAGTCCGAGGGCGCGGTGTCGGGTCGCGAACCGCACGGCCCGCTCCATCCCGGCCTTGCCCGTGGCCCGGTCGATGAAGTCCGTCATGACGGCGTCGAGGAACTCGACCTTCAGCTGGACGGCGTCGGTGTCCTTCCAGTCGTCGTAGTACCGGTCGTTCATCGAGCCGAGGTCGCACACGAAGCTCTCGCCCTCCTCGGCCGCGCCGCCCGTCGTGCGGACGCCGGTCGCCTGCTCGGTCAGCGAGTCGCCGGCCGTCGCCGGGAGCATGATCTCCGTGCACAGGTTGCTCGCGACGATCCGCATCCCCTTGTCGCGGTAGACGTCGACGGCGTACTTGTTCGCGTTGTCGATGAACAGGATGTACGGGTAGCCGGTGCGGGCGCGGGCCTTGAGGACCTCGGCCCAGATCTGGCGGGCCTTCATGTCGCCGCCGATCATCCGCTCCATGAACTCGTCGGGGACGCACACGCCGAAGGACATCTGCTTGATGTCGTGCCCCTTCGAGCGGAACTGCAGGACCTCCATGATGTCGCCGTGCTCGATCGGCCAGTAGCCGGCGAACTGCCCGCGGCGGGTGCTGCCCTGGCTGATGACCTTGATGAGCGTCTCGAACATCAGGGCGAAGTTGGCCGTGCCGGCCGACTCGCCGTTGTCCTTGATCGGGGTGCCGCGCGGTCGGATGTTGCCGAAGTAGCCGCTGGTCCCGCCGCCGTACTTGGACATCATGCCGGCCTCGTAGTGGGCCTGCATGATGCTCTTCACGCTGTCGTTGATGTTGCAGCCGAAGCAGCTGATCGGCAGCCCGCGGGTGACGCCGAAGTTGGCCCACACCGGCGACGAGAAGCTGTACCAGCCCTTCTTGACGTTCGCCTTGAACCTCGCGGCCCACCCCGGCCGCTTCACGCCGTCGCGGTTCAGGATCTCTTCGGCGCGGTTGCAGATGATGTCGACCCGCTGGTCGACCGTCTGGCCGGGCAGCAGGTAGTCCATTTCGAGGAAGCGTTGCGAGTCGGGGTTCAGCCAGACGTAATCGTTCGTGCTCATGAGTTGTCCCAAAGGTCGTCGTGGCGGCGCGGGGCCGCCGTGGTCCGGTCGAGTGTCGGGAAGCGTCCGCCGGGAAATCAGAAGAGCGAGTTGGCGTCGTACGCCTTCTCGCCCTGCGTGTACAGCACGTTCCGCTTGTGGAAGAAGTCAGCGCGAACGTCGGCCGCGATCTCGTCGGTGAACCACCGCATGCCCTCGATCGCCTGCTCGTCCACGATGAAGTGGCCCGAGCCGCCGATCATGGCGATGCTCTCGTTCATGCGGTGCTTGATGAACTCGACCAGCGACGCCTTCGGGAGGAAGGGCAGCTCGCCCTCCGCGAAGATCCAGTCGATGATCTTGGACTCCGCCTCGAACGCCCGTTGGGCGATGGCGTTGAGCCTGTCGTAGAAGTCGGACCCGAACCACTCGGGCCGCTCGGCGCGGATGTGGTTGACGAGGCAGACGCCGAACAGGGCGTGAACCTGCTCTTCCTTCTGCGTCGCCTGGACGACGTTGTCGACGTCCTTGAGCACCTGCCGGTGCTTGTTGAAGCTCTTCACGATCGCGAACTGGCTGAACAGCGAGACGTTCTCCACGAACAGGGAGAACAGGGCGAGGGTCATGGCGTACTCGTCGTCCTCCGACTTGCCGGCCCCCTTGAGGGACTCCTGCAGGTAGTCGACGCGGGCGCGGATGGCCGGGACCTTGAGGATGTCGTCGAACGCGCTGTCGAGCCCGAGGACCTGCAGCAGGTGCGAGTAGGCGTCGGCGTGGCGGACCTCGCTCTCCGCGAACACCATGCCCACCTGCTCGATCTCGGCCTTCGGGAAGCGGAGCCCGATGTTCGCCCAGAACCGCTTGACGCTGACCTCGATCTGCGCGATGGCGAGCAGGGCGCGGGTGATCGCCTCCCGCTCGTACGGCTGCAGCTTGACGTGGAACTCGTGGTGGTCGCTGATGAACTCGAACTCGTCGACGGTCCAGTAGGCGTGCTGGATCGCCTTCTTGTAGGCGACGACGTCGGGGTACTCGAACGGCTTGAACGCCTCGCGCTTCTTGAAGATCGAGACCCGCTTGGCCTCCTGCTCTTCCCGCAGGCGGCGGCGCTCGTCGCGGAACAGGATGTAGTGCTTGGCGGCGTCGTGCTCGCCGAACGACATGAGCACCGTCTCGGCGAGGTCTTGGATGTGCTCGACCGTGACGGTGGAGCCGGGGTTGCGGGAGAGGATCACCGTGATGCGTTCGGCGACCCGCGTGGCGAGCGTCGTCGTGTCGTCGTTGTCCTCGCGGCGGCACCCGTTCACGAGGCAGAGCCGCACGGCCTGCACGATCTTCTTCGTCGCGAAGTCGACCACCTTGCCCGACCGCTTGCGGACCTTGATGTCGGGGGACGGCGACGCGGCTGTTGGAACCTGGGACATAGTCCAGCTCTCCTAGAACTTCCTCGCCCGACCCACCGTTTGCCGGCGGTTAGGTCGGGCCTGACATAGTCGCGAAGAGGAGGCTGACGTGTGGCCTCCTTGCCTTCGCACGATTCGTTGAAATTGCCCGGGGCAGTATAGCTGAGCGGCAGCTACTTACGCAAACCCGGACCCTTCAAGCCGTCTACCACTGCGGCCACCGCGGCCTCCAGTGCGGCACCGCCTATTGTGGACCCCCTCTTCGGGGGATGCAACGGCCTCGTCTGTCCGTCCTGCCACAATTTGAACAACGGATTTTGGGTGTTGTCCGTTGTTGTGTTCATGACCAGCGGGAGGGGCGGGTTGCCGAACCCGTCGCCGCCCATGTTGGGCAGGTGGTCGAGCGTCACGTCGTTGACGGAGCAGCCCAGCGCGCGGGCGATCTCCTCGACGTCGTCGGTTCCGTACAGGGCGATCAGCCGTTCCAGGCGGTGGGCCTTCTCTTGTGCTGTGGGCATCACTGCTTCTCGGGTTGGAAGTCCATCTCGATCGACGCGTCGCCGGTCGGGGCGTTCATCGCCTCGCGGAGCATCGCGCCGAGGACCGGGTCGTCGGTCCTGATCCGCACGGTCAGCTTGTCGGGCGTCGACTCCTCGGGCACCGCCTCGACCGTGAACCGCGGGCCGTGCGCGTCGAGGATGTCTGCCACCTGCTCCTTGATCGCCGTGACGAGCTGCTGCGTCACGTTCGTCTTCCCGATGAACGGCACCAGCGCCTCGCGGAACCGGGCCGCGATCTCCTCGACGGTCGGCACCGGCTGCGGGTACGGGTCGACCGGCGTGTAGCCGACCGTCTCGTAGGCGTAGAAGCCGACCTGGTGCTTCGGCGGCTCCGGGGGCGGGACCGGGGCGGGCTTGCCGTCCGGCCCGAGGATCATCGAGTAGGTCGTGCCCTCGGTCGCGGGAACGACCTGGACCTTGTTCGGATCGAACGTCATGCGGCCTCCTGAAGTTGCTCCAGCACCGCCGGCGCGAACTCGTCCCACGTCCCCTCCGCCCGGATCGCCCGGTTGTCGAGGTAGACGTCGGCGACGAGCTTGCCGCTGCTGTCCGGCGGCTGGTGCGGGTTCTCGTTGATGTAGTCGTACGGGATCTGGTGCTTGTCGGCCCAGGCCTTGACCAGGGCGTCGTCGCCGCGGACGGTCCAGATGATGACGACGGCCCCGGTCGCCTTGAACTTGCGGAGCCAGGCGACGACGTCGGGCATCGGCTCGCCGATCACCTTCGGGTCGAACGTCTCGTACTCCTCGGCGAGCGTGCCGTCGAGGTCGACGGCTACGGTCTTGGGTCGGGGAGCTGGTCGATCCGCCGCTTCCTCTCCTTGGCCGGCTTGGGGATCATCGGCGGGGCCGCCGCCGGCGACGCCAGCATCGTCGGCGACGCCGGGCTGTCCCGCACGATCGTCTCGATCAGCTCGTCCTTGAAGCCCATCGCCCGGAGCCGGCCGTGCGGCGTCTGCGGCGTCGGCGTCGTGATCGTCCCCAGGATCGCCATCGCCTCCTCGCTCGTCAGCAGGCCCGACGAGACCAGCGAGTAGATCGGTCCAGCGTCCGCGTCCGCCTCCTTCATCCGCCCGCTCGGCTGGTTCGCGAGCTTCGCGTTCTCCCGCCGGTAGCGGATCACGTCCGCCGCCTTCATCTCCCCGAACTTCACCAGCCGCTTCGGGTCGTGGCCCGCCTGCGTCACCATCATGTCGATCCGGCCGCGGTCCGTCAGCAGGTTCTTCCCCGACAGGCCGTGCACCACCGCCAGCGACCCGTCCGGGTACCGCAGCACGCCCACCTTCAGCCCCCGGCTCGCCGCCTTCGCCAGGCCGTCCGCGTCCGCGATCACCATCGGCGGCGACAGCAGGTGGTTCCCGGTCGGCGGCGTCGGGGAGGCCGGCGAGGATGGAGTCGCCGCCCTGCTCGCCGGCGTCGTCGGGCCGTCGAGCATCACGAGCTGGCCGCTGACCATCTGCCGCCGGCGGCCGTCCTTCCCCCGCAGGATCTTCCCGGTCAGGTTCACCTTCTGCGGCGGCATCTTCGCTACGGGCATGGTCGCCTTCCTTGGCCCTCTTGGTGAGGTCGCCTTTCAAAAACCGGTTTTTGAAATCGTCGAGGGTCATCGGCTTGATCGAGCCGAGCCCCTTCCACCCCTTCTCGTAGCAGGCCAGGTACCCGGCCCGCGCGTCGGCCTCGGTCGTGAACCCGAGCATGACCTTGTGCTCGTCGAACCGGCCGGTCGCCGGGTCGTTCTGGTTGACCACGAACACCAGCTCGCAGTCGGGGTCGGGGCCGACGAACACGTCGACCGCGTCGCCGTCACGTCCTGTCGTACCCGTGATCGCGCCGTAGTGGTGCTCCATCTTGGTACGCCACTTGCTTCCGTCCGGTGCGGTCCCCTCGCGGTATGAGCCCCGAGGGTTTTCGACGGAGACCACAAGGCCATGGATGGCGACCTTCCCCTTCTTGTAGTTACCGGCTTTACGCTGAGCGAGGGTGGGTTTTACGTCCGTGGCGGCAGCCGCGGAAGCCACCTCTTCGGCGAGGGCTCGGGCCTCACCCAGCTTCGACAAGGCCAAGCGGGCGTTGTTCAGTCCGCTCGGGGGCAGCTCCACCCGCGGAAGACAGATTTGCGCGGTCGTCGTGCCATCCATGGCAATGTGTCCAGTGTTGCTTGTGTCGTCCCCCGTTCGGGGGTAGTATCTTTACCGGCTGTCAGGAAGTCAATTTTCCCGATTCTTCCTGCATCGAAAGGAGTCGATCATGCTCGTTCTCTCCCGTCAACGAGACGAGTCCACGCTCATCGGCGATGACGTCGAGGTCACCGTCGTTGACATCCGCGGCGACAAGGTCCGTACCGGCATCAAGGCCCCGGAGCAGTACCAGGTCTACCGCAAGGAACTCTACGTCCAGATCCTACAGGACATCGCCCGGGGCAACCAGCCGCCGCCGGTCCGCGAGCGCAAGGGCGGGGGCAACCTCGTCCTCTCCCGCCAGCGGGACGAGTCGATCGTGCTGGTGGAGCCCGCGGAGCTGCAGAAGTTCGCCGACGCGGTCGCGGCCGGCAGGGGCGAGGGGTACAAGGTACCCACGGCCTGCGAGTACACGGTCGTCGACATCCGCGGCGACAAGGTCCGGCTCGGGTTCGTGGCCCCGGCCGACGTCCCGGTCCACCGTAAGGAAGTGTACGAGGCGATCCGCCGCGAGAACCGTCAGGCGGCCCCGTCCCCTTTCGCCCCTAGCCTGGCCTGCTAAGCCGCGTCCGTAGCCTTGGCGGTGTCGTTGCGACCGAGTACGCCCTTCCGCCTGACAGCCACCGTGATGTGGAAGTCGTACTCGCCGTCCTTCGGCAGCCCCGAGAGCCCATGGCTTCGACGCAGCTGTTGCAGCTCGGGCGAATGAACCCTAAGCACCCAGCACTTGGCCATGTCGGCCCAAGCCGCCGGGGTCAACTCGACCAGACGACCGAGGGAGTACCGAAAGGGCTTCCCTCGGTCGTTTTTTAGTGCCTCGGGTCCGCCCAGCATCTCGATCTCTTCGGGCCGGAAGACGCTGATGTGCGCGTTCAGCTTCCCGTCCGTCATCGGCAGCTCGATCCCCGGCTCGGTCAGCGCGTCGAACATGCCACGGACCAGGGCGTTCGGCACGGACAGGCACGCCCACGGCCGCCCCGACGCCTCGGAGACGTACAGGAGGCCGGACATGCTGTAGGAGGGCGTCGGCGTGTCGTCCTCGGCGGCCTTGAGCCTGCCGAGGGCGTACGCCTGCCTGTCCCAGTAGCCGGGGCCGTCGAGCACTTCGATCATGGCGTGTCCTTCGGGGCGGGGACGTGCGGGGCCGGGGTGCCGCCGTAGAGGAACCGCCGGCCGGCGGCGGCCTCCGCCTCCAGCCTGGCCCGCTCACGGTCCTGCAGCTCGGCGATCTGAGCGGCGGTGATCCTAGCCCGCTCCTCGTCGACCGCCAGCCGCTCGCGGATCACGGGTGCCCCGTCCTTGCGAAGCACGTCGATGTCCGTCCGGGTGTTGCCCAAATCGCGGATCATCTGCAGCTGCAGGTTGTCGACCTGGGTCTTGAGCGGGGCGAGGAACATGGCCCCGAGCGGGACGATGACGGCGGCCAGCCCGCCGATCACCGCCATCAGCAGGCGGATGTCCAGGCGGCCGTCCTTGGTCTTCATCAGCGTCAGCAGCGATTGCATGTCGCTCGACAGGGAGCCGAGGGCCGCCTGCTGCTGCTGCTGGGTGGCGGCTACCTGGCCCACCGAGTCGACGACCTGGGAGAGGGTCGACTCCGTGCGTGTGAGCCGATCCTTAACGGCGTCAAACTCGGTTTCGTTGACTGGCACAAACGCCTCCGTGCGTTCGGGTTTACGTCGCGACTTGGCCATCCTGACCCGTCACGCCTTCCTTCCCCGCTGGTCTATCGCTGACCGAGTGCCCCGGCCGCCGTGTGGACGGCGGTGCCCGGCGCTGGAGCCGGGCGGGGGGCTGCGGCCCGAACGGGCTGCGTCGTGGTCGTCGTGGCGGCGACCGTGGTCTGCGTGGTGCCCACCGGAGCCGGGGGGACGACCGGCCGCGCGAGTGCCGCGTGCTGGTCCTGGCTCCGCTGGATTTCGAGGATCGTGTCGAGGACCTGGCCTTTGAGCATCCCGGCGAAGGCGTCGGGCGGGACGAAGTCCTTGGCGATGCTCCCGGTCTGCTGCTCGACGTTGCCGAGCCGGCTCAGGATGCCGCCCATCTGCTGCTCGAAGCTGGTCTTCTCCTTGTCGCCGCGGAGGGCGCGGATGACCATCACGGCCCCCTGGCAGGCGACGTAGATCAGGACCGCCGCTGCGATGATGACGGTCAGCGGGTTCCAGGTGTCGAGGCTCTGGGCGAGAATGTGGCCGGGCATGGCGAGTCCTCCGTGACTCTACGGGTACGTCCGTGCGTTGTACTGCGGTAAGCTCGCTGCCGGTTTCCCCAGCCACCTCGGGGTTGTCACGGCGGTTCGCCCGCCGCGTCCGAGTCGGTTTCCGGCTCCGTGGTATCACGCCGCTAAGCGTGACTCCGTTTGCGACGGCGAATTGAGCGTTCCGTCGCACCACCGGGCGTCGGGCCTTCACGCCATGACGCCGTTCCGTGGGTGGTGTCGCCATCCTTGGCATCGCCACCCGTCCATTACCGGCCGACGCTCGCGGCCAACGGCTTACCTGCTACTAGCATACCCCGCCGAAGCGTGTCCCGTCCACCGCGACCTCACTCGTCATCCACATCCTTGCCGTCGTCGTCGTTCCGCACGTCGAGCCGCCGACGCCGGCGGCGGGCGAAGGAGTCCTGGAAGACGGTCTCCGGGTCGTCGATCACCGGCCCCTCGACCTCGCGGCCGACGATGAAGCCCTCGGCCCCGGGTACTAGCTTGCCGGCGACGCGAAGGGTCTGCTGGCTGACCGGCTTGCCCTTGTTCACGAAGTCCTGCAGCTCCTTGAACATCGCCTGGGCGAGCACGAGCAGCCGGCGGCCGGTCTGCTTCTCGTTGAACTCCGGGTCGAGCTGCAGGTGCTTGTGGATCTGCTCCAGCGTGAGCTTAACGGCCCGCTCGGGGTTGGAGCCGGAGCCGGGCGGGACGTTCAGCTTGGACTGCCTGGCCCACTGCAGGACCTCGGGCTCCAGCGCGATCGCGGCGACCTTGTTGTGCGACCCGGGGATCGCCCGGGCCAGCTCGGTGACCAGCAGGCAGATCTCCCGCTCGATCGCGGCCTTGCGGCTGGGGATGTCGGCCACGATCGCGGCGTCCCGCTTCGTGTACAGGGCGCGGAGCCGGCCCTGCAGCTCCTCGACCATCGCCTCCTTGTTCGCCTGGGACCGGCCCTCGACGCTGCGGGGCGGGCGGCCCTTCTCGCGGCGGCCCATCTCCTCGGAGAACGCGCTCATCCAGTATTGGTCGACCTGGCAGTAGCACGGGTGGAGGGTGTAGACGATCGTCGACTTGAGCTTCGAGGCGGGCACGCCCTCGATCGACTCCGACCGGGTGATCGAGTTGCCGCTGTACAGGCTCTCGCCGCTGACGAACCCGTTGACGGGCTGCTGGCAGTTGGGGCACGGCACCGGCGGCTCCAGCAGCCGGGCGGGCCAGATCTTGCCGGGGATACCGACGTCCATGTCTCTCCCTCACATCTCAAAACCGGTTTTTGGATCAGCGACGCCGGATGATCGTCGGGTCCAGCACGGCGATGTTCTTCGCCGTGTGCAGGAGCCCGTCGCGGTTCATCCGGCCGGCGACGCACTCCTGGATCATCATCTGGCCCGCGGGGTTGGCCGCGAAGGCGACCGGGTCGTACCCGGCATTGTACAGGACCTTGGCGATCAGCTCCTGCTTGGTCGGCGGTTTGGGGCTCTCGATCGTGATGCAGACGAGGGCGGACCGGTGAGCGTGGACGATCACCGGTCCGGCCTGCACGAACTCGACGTCGATGATCTCGTCGACCACTCAGCCCTCGGTGTCGGGCTCGGGCAGCAGGCCGCCGAGCATGTGCGTGGGGTCGACCAGGGACGCGATCGTCGCCTGGTGCTCGGTCTTGAACCCGTCGACGGCCGCGAGGTTCGCCTGCATCTTGGCCTCGAACGCCTCGGCCGTGATGAGCCGCTTGTCGAGCAGCACCTGCACGACGCTCAGCAGGGTCGCCGCGACGTGCTTGTTCGTCTCGCCCTGGTTGGGGCCGACCGTGTTGACCCGCTCGACGATCCGCTCGGGCTGCGGGCCGTCGAGCGTCTGCGGCGGCGGCCAGCCCTTCAGCGGCCGCAGGGGCACGCCGGTCGCGGCCGACAGCAGCTTGCGTGCCTCGTCGTCGTAGAAGTAGCAGCTGACCACCTTGGCGTACATCGGGGCGTACGACACGACCATCGCCGGGAACTTCACCGGGCCGGCACCCCACGCGACCTGGTCGGTGGCCCAGCCCTGGTTCTCGGCGAACTGCTTCCGGTACTCCTCCCAGTCGTCCTGCCCCTTGAGCAGGTTCCAGCCCTTGACGAGTTCAAACATCGGTCTGGCCCTTCGCGGTGAGGTCGGTCTGTTGGTGTTCGAGCCAGCTCCGCTCCTGCGACGCCCAGATGGCCAGCTCGGCCTTCCGCCGCCTGCAGGTCTTCTCGCGGAGCCGGTTGACGTACGACCGGACGGTCTCGTACCCGAGGCCCAGCGCGTCGCCGATCTCGGGGTAGGTCTTGCCCTCGGCGATCCCGATGGCGATCTGCACCTCCCGCAGCGTCAGCTCCGGGTGGTTCGGCGTCGTCTCGGGGTCGAGGGCGTTGGTCTTCTTAGCCATTGTTGGTTTCCTCTTGCAGCACTTCCCGCACGCGCTCGAAGCCCTCGGGCTCGCCGACCGGCGGCACCTCTGGACCCCACAGCGTGGGCGGCTCGAACTGGAACGCCACGCCGTCCTGGCCACAGACGTCCAGCCTGGGAACGTCCCACGCGTACTGACCGAGCCAGTGCCGCAGGAGTACCTGGTTCTCTCGGAGCCACGCGGCGCTAGGGCACCGGTCCTTGTTCGTGGCCCACTTCCTGTGAAACTCGTAACCGCCCGCGTTGTCGCCGCGGACGCCGAACACCATCCACCACCACTCGTCCGTGGGCCGCACGGCGTCGTACCGCTGCACGACCGACATGCCGAGGGCGTGCGTCGGGCTGCCAGTGTACTTCACCGGGATCAGGTCGTCCGTCACCCGCTCGGCCCGGCAGACGAGCGTGGAGCCGACCAGCCGCACCTTCAGCGGCTCGTGCCGCTTGTCGAGGCGGTACACGAACAGCTCGTCGCTGTCGAAGAAGTGCCAGACGCCGGAGCTGAGCAGGCTGGGGCGGTTCGCGTCGTCCGTCTGGACGGTCTGCCGCTCCAGCCGGCCCGGGTGGTGGCGGATGTCGTCGTCCCAGAGGGCGACGTACCCCATCGTCTCCCGGGCCTGCGAGAGCCCGGCCCGCAGCATGTCCTGCGGGGTCGAGCCCGGGCGGGCCGCGACGACGAACACGGTGCCGAGCTGCGGCATGAACCGGTTCATCAGGCGGATCGCGTAGTCGTGGTCCGTCGTGTAGACGTACAGCGACTTGCGGGGGACCGTCTGGTTGACGAAGTCAGTGATCGCCCGCACCGCCAGGCCCTCGCGGGACGGCTGCGTCAGCATCACGCCGATGACGGGCAGCGTCGTCACGGGTCAGCCTCCGATCGTGGGCGTCAGGGGCTGGTACTCGACCGGGTACGGCATGACGTGCCAGTCGCCCTTGCGGCTCTCCTGGAACATCGACCTGATCTTGGCCACCGTGTCCGGGTTGACGTCGACGCGCGGGGTGATGTACCGCAGCGGCGGGCCGTAGGTCGCCGGCAGCCCGAAGCTGAACAGCTTGGGGTCGGCCTCGCCCTCGGGCTCGCTGAAGACGTGCAGGAAGCCGTCCTCGTGGACGGCCAGCCGGAAGCTCTTGAACGTGTGCCGGCCGACCGGCAGGGCCTTCCAGTAGTCCGCCTCGATGTCGACGGCGAACTTCACGGTCGCCACGCCGCACAGCGTCACCTTGTGGACGCAGCTGAAGTCGTCGCGGTTGGTCGAGATGACCCGGAGCGGGAGCTTCGTGCCGTCCGCCAGCATCGGCACCTTGCCGACGACGGGGTCGACGATCGCGTGGCCGGCGTACGTCGGCTCGATCGGGGCCTGCTCGAAGATGTCGTTGTAGGCGGCCCAGTGAATGTCGGTGACGCGGTGCAGGTACTTGAGCACCTGGGGGACGACCGGCTGGGTGATGTCGAGGTCCGGGTGCCGCATCCACTTCACGACGTCGTAGCACTCCAGCCGCGAGATCCGCGGCGTCAGGCCGCGCTCGGCCTTGGCGATGTCGGCGCGGGCCAGGATGACCGTGCGGGTGACCGGCTCCCGCTTGGGCTTGGTCTTGGGCGGGGTGACGTAGATCGCGTCGATCGTGACGTGGTACTCGTCGTCACGCCCGGGGCCGTTGGCCCGGTGGTGAAAGGCGGTCACCGACTGGACGCACAGGCCGGAGAGCTTCGCGTCGTCGAGGCTGAAGGTCGTGTTGCGGCCGAAGTCCGTCGTGATGACGAACGGGTTGGGCGGCAGCTCGGGGGCGAGCGTGACCGCCCACTCCTTGTTGAGCACGGTTCGCTTCTGGACGTGCCCGAAAGCGGCGGCCGGGACCAAGGCTGCAGTCCCGGCCGCCACGGCCGTTCGGAGGAAGTCGCGTCGTGAGTTCATCGGGGGTCTCCTTTGACGCAAGACAGTACCCGAACGGGGGATAACGGGCAAGGAAACGGCCTACCCGCGGTACCCGGCAGCCTTCAGCAAGGCCTGGATCTCGGCGGCGGTGGCCTCGTCGCGGGTCGTGGCGGTCAGGGTCGAGCCCGAGCGGGTCACCGCGACCGGTGCCTTGGCCCCCTTGTCGGCCACGGCCCACTGGAGGCTGTCGTCGGCCCCGTGGACCGTGATCGTGTGGACGTGGTCCTTCACCTCGGTGGCGAACGTCTTGTTGTCCGTGCTCTCTTCCATGGCGTCTCCTCGTGACGCGAAGACGGCCGCCGCACGCGCGACGGCCGTCCCCGCTGGTCTCTGTGTGTCAGCCGGCCGCGTCTTCAGGCGGCGGTGAGCGTCTTCAGCGTGGCGGGCCGAGACCGGCCCAGGTTGACCACGCTCTTGCGGCCGTCGTGCCGCACGTCGAACTTGGCCCCGACGTAGTAGGCCGAGTCGTCGACGAGCACGCCTTCGAGCGGCATGTAACCCTTCCCCTGCGGGATGGTCACGTCCGACTCGTACACGTACCCGCCGGCGTCGACGACGATGTTGGCGCTGCGGTTCTGCCGCATCGCCGTCGCCGTGATCCGGGCGATGTCCTTACAGGTCTGGAGCGGCTTGGCGTAGGCGTTCGCGGGCCGCTGGCGGGGGAACCAGCTCGCGCGGGCGGCCCGGTACCGCCGTCGCGAGACGCGGAACAGGGAGACGACCAGGGCGAGCAGGGAACGGAAGAGGAAGCCGATGCGGTTCATGGTGTGCACTCCTTTGCACGTCGAGGGCATTATGCCACGGCTGCCAGCTCCAGCTCACTCGCGACTGCGAACGGCTCGTCCACCCGGAGGCCGAGGGTCGAGGAGCCGTCGTCCAGCTCCTCGTCGTCGTTCAACCCCACGGCCACCCGGCGCACGAAGGCCTCGTCCGGGATCATCTCGGAGAGGTAGAAGCCTAACCCCCGGAGCTGGCGAGCGGTGATGTGCTCGTCCGGGCAGTAGGGCCGAACTTTCGCGGCCACTGAGAACATGATTGCGGGCCTGGTACGGTCAAGAGAAGTCCTTGTTTACCGCCCAACGCGGGCGGGGCATCCGTGCCGTGACACTCCTTCGAGCGAGGCCATCTTAACCACCATCCCCCGATCGGGTCTACGGCAAAGTCCCAAAAACCGGTTTTGAGATCCGAGGGAAAACAAAGAGCCCCCGGCGGCGGACCGGGGGCTCTGGGCGGTGGCGTCGTGGGATCAGCAGGTGGGTTAGATCTGCTGGACGCCGGTGAGGGGGATCGGGACCACGAACTTCAGGACCAGGTTCAGGGCCAGCCCCACCAGCCGGAAGATCGTCCGCTCGGCACCGTGTACCGCCCGGAGGCGGTTCAGTTCCATGAGGGACTTCGTCTGGTTGCGGAGCTGGGCCAACGTCTCCTGGTCGCCGGCCGCCGCCGCGTCGACCGAGTCGGCGATGATCGCCTGGGCGAAGTTCTGCAGGTCGGACCGGGCACCGACGATCAGGTCGTTCAGGCTCTCGACGAGGGCCTGCGTCGCCTGCTGCTTGAGGTTGTCGTTCTCGGGGTTGGGCACTGGGTGACCTCCTTGTCACGTCGTCTCGTGCGTCCGTCCGTGGACGCGGTGCGGGCCGCCGCTACGGGGCGACGGCCGTTAGGGGTTGGTGGCGGGTGTCGCCCTCCCGACCTTCAGCAGCTCCCGCAGGATCGCGGTGTCGCGTAGGTTCGCGCGTTGCTTGTAGGGCGGCAGGGTCCCGTCCGACTGGACGTACCCGTCGTGCCGGTCGGCGACGCGGTTTAAGGGGGCCTCGATCGCGTTGGCCGGTACGCTTTCCGCCTGCCACGCCTGCCTGAGCACCGCCGAGTCGGCGAGGGCCTCGGCCTGGTCGACGTTGGGGTCGGCCTGCACGTACTTGTCGTGCCGGTCGACGACGCCGGTCAGCGTGCCGCCGGTGTTGGCGGTGTTGATGTTCTTCCCGCCGCAGCCGGTCAGGCCGAGCAGGAGCGAGGACAGGAACGCGACGGCCACGAGGGCCGAGAACCGGGAACGGAAAGTCCGCATGGTGCGTGACTCCTTTCACGAAACGCTGGACTGGGCCGCTGTGGGGTTGCGGGCGGCCCGAAACCGCATGAGACCATAAATGCTACCCCTAGTCGTCCTTCGCCGCCAGCGCGGCCGCGACCTCCTCGTCGGTGCAGACGCTGAACTCCGCCACCTGCTTGACGACCTCCTTGGTCCCGGCGTACCCCCGGGCGACCATGCGGTACGCCCCGCTGGTCCACGGGAACTTGGTGAACCGGTCGCCGCCCGTGTCGCCGGGGAAGGCGTAGGGCGGGGTCCGCTCCTCCTTCTCCAGCAGCGGCGGCTTCTCGTCCCCGAGCTTGTCGAGGCTGAAGTGCACGCGGTCGATGCCCCGGCCGCCCGGCAGCACGGGCACGGCCTTGACCGCGACCGGGGAGTGCAGCGACGAGCCCTGCAGCCGGCCGACCGGCTTGCCGTCGAGCTTGACCGCGATCAGGTCGAGCCGCGGCTCGCTCGGCGGGGTCGGCTGCGGGGTGGGCGGGGGCGGCGGGGTCGGCGTGGGCGTCGGGGCCTGGCCAGCGCCGGCGAGGGCGAACATCTGGTCGATCAGCGGCTTGGCGTCGAACGTCGCGTAGCTCGCCCGGGCGTTGGCGAGCACGCCCCGCTCCTCGATCCACTCGCGGAGGTCGGGCCGCTTCGGCGGAGCCCAGCTCTGCGGCTTGACCAGCCGCTTCACGTCCTGGCCGCCGATCGACTGAATCCACTCGCCCTTGGGCCAGTCCCAGACGTAGACCCGGTCGAACTCCAGGTCGGCGATCCCGATGTCGATGCCGCCCGGCTTGTTCAGGTACTCGCTGTCGGCACCCATCCGGCACCGTTCGAGGGCAACGGCCTGGAACTTGTCCTGCGGGGCGTGGGCGATCAGCACGTCGCGTACGCGGACCCGCTTGCAGTTGGCGAACGACATCGCGTTGCCGCGCGGGCTGCCGTTGATGTCCCGGCCGCCGACGAACACGAGGTGGTGCACGTCGCCGCTGACGCCGCCCTGGCACAGCGGGCCGCCGCCGTTGACCAGGCCGTACGTCAGGCCGATCGGGTTGTTGAGGAACAGGTTGTACGAGTTCGGCCCGCCGCACCGGTGCTGCAGGCCGGTCGCCGCCCCGTTGTAGAACAGGTTGCCGACCACCTCGGCCGGTCCGCACGAGGCGTTCAGGTAGGCGTTGTGGTTGAACTGCGTCGCGATCCCCTTGCCCGGCGTCCACCCGTTGGTGTCCCAGACCGTGCGGAGGAGCCGGAGGCCGTCCGTGTAGCTCGTGAAGATGCCCTGGCTGTGGCCGCCGCCGTGCGGGCTGCCGGTAGGCGGCTTGGCGTTGAAGTTGTTGTGGACGTAGCACTGCTCGACCGTGAAGTTCGAGCTGCGCTCGCCGGGCTTGCCCTCGCTGGTCATGCCGTTGCGGAAGCCGGCGACCTCGACGCGGGTGAGGCGGACGTCCTTCGAGCTGACCGAGCGGACGCCGCCCGAGGACGGCTGGGGGTGGACGCAGATCAGGGCGACGTCGGAGACGGCAATGTTCTGCGCGCCGAGGAGGTGGACGCCGGCACCGCTGTCGAGGAAGTCGACCCGCGGGCGTGGGCCGCCGGTCCCCTCGGCCACGACCTCGACGTTGCGTTTGAGCCCCCAGTCGCTGGAGGCCTGGTAGGTCGCCCCGCGCTGCAGGACGACGCGCGTGTCCTTGAGGTTGCGGAGCTTGGACAGGTCGGAACCGGGCGGCGGGCGAAGGTCAGGCATCTGAGCCTCCTTGCTACGAGTATGCCCCGTGCCGGCTGGGCCGGGGCGGGTTAGAACCTCCAGTTACAAAGAAGCCCGACCGCGTGGGTGAGCCGGTCGGGCTGTGGAGGGAAGATTTCAATGTAGGGGCGGCCAAGGAGTCACTGGCCGCCCCCGTTTCTTGTTGAGGCTCCCGTCGCAGGGTCGAGCTGCGTCGGCACACCTCATCTCCTCTGCGGCTCTTAGGGCGTCCGTCAAAACGCCCACCGAACCGGCCGGACGCGGTGGTGACATCCTTGTCCCCAGTGGCCATCCCTGGCCCCGTTCCACGTCCATGCCCGTCCAGCGTCAGGAAAGTTACCCCCGATGGGGGGACGTGTCAAGAAACTTCAGAGAACGTGCTCGCGGCACCATTGAACTACTTTCGATCGGTGCTCCTCGTGCTTGGGGTAGCGGACGCTGATCGCGTTGGCGTCGTTGAACCCCACGTTCTTGTACGGCAGCCTCACGGCGATGTTCGGGCGGCCCGCCTGCCGCATCGCGACGTAGCTCATCACGATGTCCTCGCCGTTGCCGAACGGGACGCCGCCGAGGGCTCGGGCCATGCGGACGCTCTGCCACAGCGCCTCGCCGGCGACGCGGGGCGTGGTGACGACGGCCCGCGTCAGCAGGATCGGCACCGGGCCGTAGTGGTTGTCGATCGTGTACCGCCCGTCCTCCGCCGGCTTGCGGCCGTGCAGGCCCACGGCCCCGGCGTTGTTCCGCTGGAACTCGGCGAGCAGCCGGCGGACCGTGTCGTCGGGGAGGTCGATGTCGTCGTCGCAGATCAGGACGTGGTCCGTGCGTGCCATGGCGGCCAGGGCGAACCGCGACGGCAGGCCGACGTCCTGGCTGAACGACGCCACGACGATCTTCTCGGCTGCGTCGGGCGGCAGGTGGTTCGCCAGGTTCAGGCTGTGCGGCCTCGGGCCGGCGTGCGGGTTGTTGTCGCCCACCAGCACCTGGGCCACGGCGTCGTGCATGGCGTAGAAGTGCACGAAGCGGCGGACGTTCTCCGGCCGCATCCAGTTCAGCATCACGACGGTCAGCTCGCCGGCCATCACTTGCCTCCTTGCTTCTTCTGCCCGCGGAAGAACTCCCGCATCTCCTGCTCGACCTTACGCATCTCGTCGTCGGCGTTACGGTAGACGGACGTGTCCCGGGCCGCCATGCGCTTCCGCTTGGCCGCCATCTTGAACCGCCGCCGCAGCTCGTCCAGCTTGTGTTGCCTCGCCAGCCCCATCGAGCGCCTCCTTGCACTGTTGGTCCGTCAGCCGCTCCAGTGTAAACGCCACGACCTCGCGGCACACGGGGCAGACGACGATCGGGATCTCGCCGCCCTCCCCGTCGCCCACCTCGTCGTGCTCGACGTCCGTGTGCAGCGGCCCGACCTCGCACCCGCACG